TGATAAGACTTCATTATCCATTTTTTGATCCTTTTTAGTTGATATATAAAAATTATATCACGTTTTTTTACGGCGGGTGTTATAGTCTATAAAACTTTTTAGCTGTTTCATTAATATCGCTGCTTCTTCAACATTCATATTCATCGACATATGAAAATCTTTGTCTGTATTATTATCATGCGCATGGATATTAAAACAAAATTCTGATACTGGATTTTTTGGATGCTTATATGCGTTATCTTCAAAGCTTTCACCAAAAGTAGTTAATGACTTTATTTCGTACGGAAAATACTTTTTATGTTCGCGTTCAAAATGTTCACGCCATTCAAATATCATCGGTTTTTTCATTTGCGGTCAACCCATACTAATTCTTTTAAGCGGTATGATTCACGACGACCCGTATTTTTTTCAATCCATGCATCAATTTCTAATGGATTATTGAAATATTGAACGACTAGCTCTTGATATGCATATGGCCAATCTTTATCAATAAAATCAAAAGATGCAACTACTTGCAAATCTTTTGTCAGTTCATCCAGCCGGTCTTTAAGTGTATCAAGGCTAATACAGAATGCTTCCATACGATAATAGCTGTTATTAGCCGGATTATATACTTGTGCCATTGGAGGACGACGTTTAATAATATTGTATGCGGCGGCAAATCCGATTGATTGAATATATTGGTCAATATCAATACATGGATCAAGGACTTCATCTGGATCATATGATGAGAACTGTTCAAATACAATACCAATATTGTCATTAGAAATTTCCAATGGCCAATTTCCAGGATTAACTATATTATTTGCAAGCCAGTTATCTTTGAACTTATCCAGGTCAGCATGAATTTTATTAATAATATCTACTATATTTGTAGTATCGCTCATATCATTAGTCTCAATATTTAAATCAATATACATATAATATATCATATTGCGTTCAATTATATATAAATAAATATATAAATAAATATATAAAACAAAAAACAAGAGAGTGTTTAAAAATGAATTTTAAAAATTACTTAAATGAAGCTGAATCAACCGCCAAGGTAAAATATAAACTAGTTAAAAATTCTGCTATTGGTAATATATTATTAGGCGAAACAGATATCGCTGAAAAAATTGTTGACGATATCCGTAGAGAAAGTAAAGGCGACGGTTTTGATATAGATGAAGGCGATATCTATTTCACTCATATTGAACCATTGCAAAATGGCAACTTTAAAGTACACATTGTCGCCGTTATGCCGTATGATGACGGAAAAGCTGGTTTAGACAAATTTGAAGCCGTTATCGATAAGAACGCCAATGTTAGAAGCATTTCCGGTGATCAGGGCGATACAATGGATGCAAAAAAATGTAGAGAATTGGCAAATAGTCAAGGTATACGTCTTTTAGATATTTAAAAAAAGGACCATATGGTCCTTTTTTAATCCGGTTGAATATCATAAATTTTACCACCGCCATAATATGGCGAGTCCACAAGCACAGTCTCACTGTATGAACTATATTGATCGTTATGACCAATGAAAGCAATCGCAATACTATCGTTACCATTATCAAAAACATAAACTCGATATTTTAAGCAGCTTTCTTCATGATAGTAATAATCATCTTCTTGTGCGGTAATACCTTTAGCATCTAATAGAGCATCAGCAAATGATTCTTCACCGCGGAAAAAATCTTCTTGATAAGATTTGCTTTGTTCAAAGATTTCTTTAACTGCATCTAATAATGTATTCATATCGTTTACTCCATCGAGTTTGTTTGTTGATAGAATCATTATATACCATATGATTATATTTGTATATACATTTTAATAAATAAGTCAAATAATATTATTTCTAAATAGTTATAATAAATAAAATCTCAAAAAGGATAAATAGCTATGAAATTTTCACAATTTTTAAATGAGTCTGAAACAAAATATAAAGATCGTTATAAATTAGAAGATGCATTATATAAAAATAAAGCCAAACTTAAAAAAATTGAAGCTGCATTTGAAGAAAATTATAGTGATAATGAAGATAATTTTGACGAAGATAGTTTTGTATATAAAATTGTAAAGTCTTTAAAAGATGCAGGTGTAAATGAACTTGCTAATGCAATTCATACAATTAAAGATGTTGAATCCGTTGAACATTATATTTCAAATATAGATGATATTTCATCTGTTGCAAATAAATTACATTACCATCAAAATTTAGATGATATAGCTAAAGCTATTTTAGATTATGTTGTTGGATAATAAAAAAATATAAAGTTATATTTGAGTATACTTTGCTAAGTGGAAGCAATTTCCAAAAGATAAAAAATTAGTAATATTAAAAGAATATGATTTAAAAGAATTAGGTATTATATAAAAGAAAAGCCACTCATATTGAGTGGCTTTTAGAATTTGGCTCCCCGGGCAGGGCTCGAACCTGCGACCAAGAGATTAACAGTCTCCTGCTCTACCAACTGAGCTACCGAGGAATTAATCAATCATATATTGGCTTAATTATGGCTCGCCATAACTGAGATATCCGCAATATGATTGACTGAACAACTCAACCATTATTATTACTTGATCACACGCTAAACGCGATCACATTTCATAATAACAGTAGAGTTATGGTATGATTTCACGTATCATACTTGTACACCCTCCGGGCGTCTCACGAATTGATTACCAAGCCATCAATCCAGGCGTTGCTAGCACATCTGATTTACATCAGCAGCTGAGGATTTCATTATATATATTATTTATGTTAATGTAAATAAAAATATTATGTTTTCGCGCACTTTTTTATAAAAATATAATCAACAGTCTATTTTTTAATCAATTTATTAATGACTGTATGCAATATCAATATTGAAAATATAAACTAATGCTAATAAGATTAAACAACCTAATAAAGTGCCAACAGGAAAAGCAAACTCAAATGGTTTAACACCTAATAATTTTATTAAAAATATTGATAATAATGTTGATATAATTATTGCTATATATAATCCCATATAATGTCCTTTTTATATATTATTTATGCGAATCATAAAAGCTTATTAAAAGAAAAGGGAAATACAATTAAGTATTTCCCTTTTCATATCGCTACCTTAAACCGGGTTTAATATAACGATACGCTGTTTACGAATTACATTATACATCAATTTTTATATAAGTAAACATATAATTTAAGTAATTATGTTATATTTTGACATTACACGGTTAATACGTTCATCATGTTCCAAATCAGATAATACAAAGTCAACTAAATCAATCTTAGAACGTATAACGGTTTCGCCACTACATTCTGCGATTTTTGTATATTGAACCCGCTTTAGATATGATCCAGATTTAAAGAATTTAGGTTCATCTTCCCAAATAACATTCTTTTGAGTTTTCAACATATCTTTCATTACATCAGAATTTTTCTTTTGTAATGATGCGTGACTGAAGTGATGTTGCGCAAGCATGCTAACGCTATTTTTAATAGCATCTTTCTCACGCCATAAAATAGCATTTGCCGCTTCTGCTTCATTTGGTACTTCAAAAATACGACAGTCAAATCGTGGTAAATTACCTTTGCCAAATTTCTCTGGAATTAAACGTTGTAGATTTACATTGAAGTATGCTGTACAAGATGCAGCCAATGAAGATACTAACTTTTGAATTTTTGCATTAAAAGTAGTTGGGGAGTCATAGTCATTTACAAGAATCAATGAAATTTCATCCGACTGTGTATAACCTATAGTCGCATTATATTCGTCAACCAGGTATGCAGTCGTTTCTTGCATTAAACGACTTAAACGTACATCATATGGGCGAGTCAAGCCTTTTGTGAATTTACTAAAACTACGTCCATCCAACCGCACATATAAAATACTATTTGGACGAAAACGCTTCTCTGTTTCAATTCGTTCATATGCTTTTAGTCTGTCACCCATTGCATCCATACGCTGACTTCTTACTGTTTGCTTTTTCATTTTAAATCACCATTTGTAAATCCGATTGCACATCCATCTAATGTTACCAAATAAGTATCCCAGCCAATACGATCATCCTGTGCATACCATTTAACATCCAATATAGAATTTATATCCATATATGGAATTACTTTATAAAGATGCCGTTTTAATTCAGCTCGCGAATTAACTTCAATAACTGTTTTCATCGAGTCTTCTAATAAAGATCGGTTCTCCCGAAATAATACCATATTAACCACCTAAAATTTTAATAAGTTCTTCTTTCACTTCTTTTGGATCATACCCTTTGTTTGCTTTAAGGAATTTACCCATAAGTGCATTAAGTGCTTTTTCGTTACCCGATTTATATTGATCAACTAATATTGCATTATCTTCAAAGATAGGTGCAAACATTACACTAAAATCTTCTTTCTGTTCTAATTGAGCAAGATCGCGATCTAAAATAATAAAGTCTACTATAAATGCTGTATTCATTGCATTTTTAATAAATTCATTATAATATTCAATATCGAATTCTTCTGGTATTTCATTACCAGCTAAAAATAAATCACGCCCAGAAGCAGCTTTAACTAATTGAATCATTGCCGCAGCTTCTTCAAATCGTTCAAAACGGATAGGGCATTTCTTTTCGTCACTTCGCAATTCAAACATCATACTAAACTCTTTTGCATGTGCGTTTATAATAATAAATATAACGCCATATGTACATATATTTTTTAATAAAAAAAGGACCATTAAGGTCCTAATTTTAAACAAGTTCAAACTTGCTTTGTAAATCATTAAATGTTACAGCTAGACGTTTATCTTGTGCGACAATATTTTGTTCATTATATATTTTTCGCATTATAAGTAGCGCATCGCCATTTATATTAGTAATTGGTGAGTCAAGTTTGGTCAAATATTTACCAAATTGACTATATTCGCATGTATAATACTCATCACCTAATTTATATATACTATGAATAAATATAAATTTATCTTTATGTGTATCATAAAATTCAACTTGTTGACGTAATGTTTCAATATTAGAATTTAAACCACTGATGCTCAATCGTCTATTTTCTAACTCAATCATTTTGTCGGTTTTTTTATCTAGCTGATAAACTGTACCAGCTTTAGTTAAAAATGTGTATATATTATTGATATTATCAACTTCATATTTGATAACTTCATCCCATTGGATAAATTTTGCTTCTGTTTTAGTAAGTCGATTAAACAATACAACTGGATAATCGTCACGTAAGCGATATATTTCAACTTGCTTATATACAGTTCCGGACGGCGTCTTTCTTAATTCTTCACGAATTTCATTAACTGAATTACAAGAGCCAACAAAAATATTAGATTTTTTGTCGTCAGCAAACCATTTAATAAGATTGTCTAGCGAAATAGGATTTCCTTCAGTATCTAATACGTTGATTGATTCTAATGTACTAATAACTGATTCTTGCGTATAGCATAGCTCACTTTTGCTAAATCGTGAAATTGAACCTTCACCAATGTGTGTAAATTGTGTTTCTGTGACCAAGTACATATAAAATCCTTATTTCTTAATTGATCTGATTAGATCGCATCCGCGTTTATTTGTATTGGCAATATAAACATGGTCACGCTTAACTCGACGCCAGTCACTGCAACGTTTATTACTATCACGTCTAATCGCACCAGTGCTTAATATTTTATATTTGACACTAAAATGCTTTGGCGGATTCACTTTAATAATACGAATTTCTTCATATTTTGGTGGTGTCTGTTCTGGCGGTTTACATGCAGATAAACCCACAATAATAGGAATTAATAATAAAATTTTTTTCATTAATTAGATTTAACCTTCTTAAGTTTTGGAATAATAACATCTTCTTTTAAAAGATATACTTCAATATTATCAAATACGCGAACAAAGTCACCATAATAACTAACTGGTGAACCTAAAATGCCTTCAATTGCGTTATATAATAATTCTTTATTATATTCAACAAATTCTTTATCATTAAGGGCTAACTCAATAGAATCGACATCGTATAGATCAATATCTAATTGCGAATCAATTTCATCCATATATTTGTCACGTAAACTATGTAAATGAGTCATTGCTTTAATAAAATTAAAATCATCATTACCCATGCCGCCATAGCTACATGAAAAGCCGGGAAGCCATTCTTTATAAAACGCCACTTCTTTTTCAGTTAAGCCAGTAATAACCGTATATGAATAATCATCCGCATCATTTTCCCATGCAGTTACTTTAACAATATAGCCAGCTTTAATAGTTTGACCAAACATATTTATATCAAGATTCATATTATTTCCTTTAAATTATTACCACGCTAAATTTGCATTAATACGATTAGAATAATATTGATAATAGTCAACCGCATTTTTTATGTTACTGAATCGATAAGATTGTCGATATGATTTACACTCGTTTTTATTATATTGAATAGCATCTAATACATCGGTATATAAGACCGTGTGTGTATAAATGTTATTTGTACTTTCTGAAAATATCACCGCCCCTAATTCATATAAAATAACGCCTTTAATTGGCCCATTCATTAAATCACTATAATTAGTATCTAAAAAATTGGCAATATCTGTTTTAGTCTTTTCATAATCCAAATTAAAGATAGATAAGCTATAAGATACAAGGCAAGATTTTACTCGCCGCTCACTGTCATTTAAAAAAGTAACATATGGATTAGACTTGTATTGATTCAAACGGTCTAAAACCAAACCGCCTGCTTCTGGATAATATAATAAATTAATTGTATTACTTGTATAAGGTTTCATCCTTATCTCCTTTAAGGCCAGTCAAATGTATCAATGATTTTGTATACTAATGATCCAGTCTGATTAATATTTCTAAGTTCAAACTTATTATTTTCGGCGCTTTTAAGTACGCCATTTATTTGTGTTTTACCACAATCAACTGTGAAATTTTTTCGACGATCATAATTTATAATATCACCACATGGCATTAATATAATAAAATCATTATGACTGGATTTATGAATTAATTTACCATCAACAAACCATTCTATATAACCGTCTTTTATTTCTAATTTGGCATTAATAAGCTTCGCCAATGCTTTTGTACGATCACATGCTTCTCCATTAAATATCCGACTAAAAATCATTAGATAAATGTGGTTATACGGTGATAATACAAAGTTTATATGGCTTGACTTTAAAATATCTAATCCCAATATCTTTAAATCGGACTCATACTTCCGCGCTGTTAATTTATCTATAATAAAAGCTATAATAAGTAAAATCGATATAATAATCCCGGCTAACATTAAAATCATTTGCATGACTATATTCCGTATAATTTAATTACATATAGTGATATACATCTATATCGCTTTTCACGTAATTTATTATAGACTGTTTAAAAATTAATGTATACACAAAAATTAAAAATGTATGCTAATATTAGCATACATTCCATATAGTTTACATTTTAAAACTTATCGTCTGATTCTTGCACAGTAATTGTATTTTTATCAGCCAATGGGTTATAAATAATAACATCTTCATCCCCATTTTTATCTACTGCAATTACATATTTTTCGCCTGATAAATTCATTTTATGACACATTTTTTGATACCAACCGGCTAAACCTGTAGTTGCTTCATTTGGATTATGATAAAAAGCATTCATCACAGGAGGCAATCCTAAGCCACACACCACACCCGAAAGCAATACGCTAATAAATGTATATCCCAGGATAAAAGAGCTATATGGAGCCAACTGTGGTACATTAATGACTGCTAATACTAGTGCTAATGAAATGCCGCCGCGAACACCTGCCCAAGAAAGAATCGTTAAACTACCATTTAAGCTATTTTTACGAACATTTGGGAATAAATAGAATGTTAAGAAATTAGCAATAAATCGTGAACAATGCAATACTAAGAATGCAAATACACCAGATAATAACATTACAATATTAAGGTCAAGAATAAATAGTTCTAATCCAATAAGAGTGAACAAAAACGCATTAATGATACCTTCAATTGTATGCCAAAAATGGTTTACTTCATCTGTATCTTTTTCTTTTAAGAACTCATTCCATTTATTACCAACCATTAAACCTGCAATTACACATGCAATTGGTGCTGACGCATGAGCATATAACGCGACCAAATAAGATGCACTTGCTAATAATGCCGTAATTAAAATCATTGTTTCCATATCATGTTTGCCTTTTAATAAAGCGAGCGCAATACGACCAAATGCATAACCAATAATAGCAGCAATAATAATTTCAAATAATAGTGTTTCTACTACCCCAATAACTGTAAAGTCTCCGCCTTTAATAATATTAAGAATAGTCATAAATAATGAAATACACATTGCATCATTAAATAGTGATTCACCTTCTAATTTAACCATTAAATGGTTAGGCGCTTTAACAGAACTTAATACGCCTTTAATACCAATTGGATCTGTCGCTCCTAATGCAGCACCAAGTAATAGTAAAACTAGTAATGGAATTGGAGATCCAATCATATATTGATAACCATACATGATTACACCAAACAAGAATGCGCATGTCAATAAAGATAATGTCGCTAAAATTGTAATTGGTTTCCAATGAGCTTTAAGATCAGAACTTTTAAATTTTAATGCTGATGCCGTTAATACAAAACAGATTACACCATTAATTAAAAAATCATAAAAATTAATGCCGCGTACTGTATTTTCAATTTCATTCACATTGATAGTAAAGAATTGGTTTCCAGCCAATAATCCAGCTGCCCACTGTAAAATAAATACAGAAATTGCTGCTACAATTGGGGCCCCAATCGCAGGGGGAAAACCTAATACACGTTTGTTAATCATTGATGTTGCAACGGATAGTGCAAACACAATAACAAAGACTTCAAGATATAAAAAGCTACCCATCAAAAATACTCCATAATTTATAAACGCAAATATAACGTATACAAATATAATTGTATATACAAAGATTTAAAAAATTTTATATAAATAAAATATATATACAGGAGAAATAAAATGGGCTTACTTTATCTTATCTTTTTGGCTTTCCTTGTACTATGTACTCATTTATGGTATACAAAAAAATTTAATAAAAAGAAATAAGTTATATGATATAATTTGATTTTATCAAATGAGTATCGTTATGGAAAATCATTTTGCGGAACATGAAGGCGCATATAAAGCACGTGTAATGTTTAATACATGGGGTCATACTAATCCAAAATTAAACACGGAATATAATGGTTTTGTTATTTTTGCAATTGGTGTGTTTGGCGATCTTGTTATTATTGATTATAATTTTGATGGCGTAGATTCCGGCCCTGTAATCTATAATGACTTACAGGCTCATTTTTTTGAAGTAGATCGTGATGTTGGTGTATATCGATTCGACGGATTATATAAAATATATAAAAAAGAAAATAAAAATGATAGGTTTGGATATTTTAAAGGCCGAACTAAAAAAATTTGTACAAAATAAAAAGAGGCTTAAAGCCTCTTTTATTCATTAAACCATGATGGTATATCTCTATTCTTCCAAGTACAAATATTGCGCTTTTCAGTTTTATATAAATGTCTATATTCCAATACCGCATTATTAGTACCCAATTGATCTTTTACAACAATAGCAAAATTCGTCATTGGAATATCGTTTGGTACTTTATCAATAATACCTTTAAATAAAGGAATTAATCTAGAACTAGCATGAATTTTTCCATATCGATATGTATATTCATCTAATAATGCAATAGTAAGATTAAGCAAATAATCAAAATTATTTTTAGATTCGCACACCCATTTTGCGCATGGATGATTAACATGAGTTTTTTTATACATGCCATCAACAGCTATCCCATGTACATGACATGCAGTAGATAATAGCTGACAATATTCAAGAATCATTTTAACCACGTGTTTATCACAATGATATTCAACACACTTTTGAATATCATTATCTAAAATGAATATATTCATTACTGACAACAAGGAAATGCATGCTGTATTTGCATATTTGGTTTATGACAATCGCATTTACACTTGCCAGCTTGTCTATAAGTTAAAAATAGAGAATCGGCAATCATTAATTTGACATCTTCAACATCTTGATCGGACATTTTATAAGTAATAAGTCCACCCATTAAATGTTTTACTTGCGCTTCTTTATTAGTCAAATCAATCTTAAAAGTATGAATACTATTACCAAACGTAATTACACGTCCTATTGGTTTTTCATTATCCATATCAAGATATACATCTTTGCTATATTGATTAGCAATACTAATATTATATGACGATAAATCACCAATCATTTTTAGATGATACACAATGCTTGGATATGATTCTGATAAAGGCATAATTTTTATCCTACTTATATTTTGCGACTTCATTTAAAATAGTAATACTTTCTAAATATTTGGCGTCGAATGTATATGAACTAATTAATGGTGTACTAATATTAATAATACGTTTAATTGTTTGTACTGATTCAACTAATAATATAATGTCATTACTCTTAAGGCTTGGTTCATATGAATGAACAGCTTTGCGATAATCGGTTAAATGATTATCGCAAAGCTGTTCATCTTATAAAGCTCAACGAATAAAGGTCTAGTTGAAAGCTGTTTTAATTGTTCGTGCTGAATTGTAAAATTAGTTAACATAGTGAACTCCAAATAAGTTAATAGAATCATTATATACTCTATTAACTTATTTGTATATACATTTATGATTCTGAATAAATAATAATTTCTTCACCATTATAGATTAACTGACAATCAAACCGATTAATAATTTCTTCAATTTGATCATATGTAATATCTAAAAAATTAATATGACCAACTGAATTATCAAATGTCATATTAATGTGCGGAAAATCTTCTTTAAATTTGATATATAAGAAATTAGCAATATCGATATCTTTTTCTGAAGCAGTGAAGTTACCATTTTCACAATAACCATGTGTGGGGTTACCTTCTAAAAAGTCATCCCAAATATTAAAATAAATTGTCATTTTAATTCCGCCAATTGTTGATTGATAAATGTAAATGAATCATCCATATTATGATGAGTTTCTGCGCTAATTAATATATCGTTTCTAAACACTAGTGATAAGATATTATTATTTTTATTTCGTTCATTATGATATTCATATAATGGATGAGATGTATGAATATTAACTTCAGAAATATAGACTTTAATATCATCTTTTTTCCAATATAAATTAGAAAAAGACGCATGCATATTATAAGAGTTAACTGGTGAATCATCTTTTACAATTAAATCTATTTTTTTACCAATTAGCATTTTTGGATTGATATGCATAATAGTTTTAGTATCACGATTCATCATCTCTACTCTTAAAGTAAAGTCTTTATTTTTCATTAGAAATTCATCTGTATCAATCCATCGTACAGCTTTAAAAAGAGAAGACACTACACGAACAGCTTTAGATGAATTTATAAATTGATGAATATGATATTCTGAATCTACAATTTTAATAGTATAACCTTTATAATTTAATGTAGTATCATTAATAAAATCTATTTCATATTTCATGCTATATCCCCGATTACAAAAATTTCGTGTTCACCCCGAGATGTATTGACAAATACTTCTGATTTATTCACTGTACGTGTGAGAACTGCAGTACCAGATTTTGCAATATCTTTAAGTAAGTCAAACTTCTCATCAGTCATATTAGTACGATAGCGATAAACCATCGGACCATTATTTGCAAAACTTTGATACCCGTATTCAAACTTTTCAGCAACATCTCGATCAGTTGTCCAACTAATTCCACCTGCAAAACGTTCATCTACGAATGTTCCACGATATACTTCAAATGTTTCAGGTAATGCGTTATAGAATTTGATATCGTCTTCACTGTGAGTAACTTCACGAATAGTTTCAATCTTGTGTGCAAGCAGCACTTCTTTATATTCATTGTGATATAAAGAGCATGAATCACATTGTGTCCAGAAGTCGCGGAATAGTCGTAACCAGTCTTTGCCATCTACAAGTGAAGCCATTAGATAAAGAATTTCTGGGCGGTTGAATGAGTCAACACTGAATAGAAGTTTTTCAGCATCTGTATGATTAAGGCCATCAAGATGAGATAAGATATATTTGATAATGGTCCCTTTATTAGCAGAAAGAGCCATTTGTTTTTCCATGTCATTATAGTCTTTTGGAAAATAATCTAGTACCAGGGATTCAATATTAGATAAAGTAATCAGTGGTAAATCAAATGATTCCAGTGGAAGGGAAACATGTCGATTCCATAATTCAGATGCATTCATATTCTTAATCCATTGATTAGTTGATAAAAATATTATAATGCATCAGCGGTTAAATGTATATACATTTTAATAAAAAAGCACTTGTTATTGAGGTAAATAAAATAATTCAATTCGGGTGATGTAAATAAATGAAATTTGCCGATTTTTTACTATAAGAAAATAAAGACTATAATGATTTAATGGATATGAAATAAAAAAGGACCTTGCGGTCCTTTTTTTAATAGTATTCGGGTCTAGAGCTAGTTATTTTAACCAAGTCAGGGTGTTCACTAGCACGCTTACCATCAAGTGAAACGATTTGATCAATATAACACCAAAAACCGCCTTGACGTGGAACTTTATAGCTAATAGTCCATGCTTCACGATCTTCATCCCATTCAAGTGAGCACTTTTCTGTTTTACCAGTAACAGTCTTGCCATCCCATGTACGAACCGTTACTGGTACAGAGCGTAAACCGTTTTTATTAATAACTTTAGCCATACTGTATTTCCTTAATAATCAACATTATCTGATAGAATCATTATAGCACACCAAAATTTATTTGTATATACATTTATTAAAATTAAATAAAAAAAGATCGTGATCTTGGGGTAAAGATCACGATCTATAAAGAGAGAAATCGTTGGTGGGCCCAGACAGACTTGAACTGTCGACCATTCCATTATGAGTGGAGTGCTCTAACCAACTGAGCTATAGGCCCAAAATATAAATATCATTTGATACATTTTATCTTAGATATTTATATTCCGATTAATTATGTAACACCTAAATTTGTTAAACTTAACTCACGGAGACAAATTAAGTTTAACGTTACATAATAATCTTAAGTAACAATGTTTGTTAGCTTATGTGTTCTATTATATATGTTTTATTTTATTTGTAAACATATAATAGTATAAAATTTAAACAATCAATAAATTATTTATTAAATATATTTAAATCACTACTTATTGGAATTATCTAACATGACATTTTTAGAATTTTTAAATGAAGCGACACAAAATATAAAGACTACTAATGCAGGCATCAACCTACAGCTTGCAAATGAAGATGATAAAGATAAAGCAAAATTATCAAAATTTGTTGTAGCGTTGAAAAAGAATGGAATTGTATTAGGTGATTTAAAAGATGATACGTTTAATAAAATCGAATTTGCCGCCAAGAAATTTGATTACGAAGCATTTATAAATAGTCTTAAAGGTGTGTATAACGATTTTGATCAAGAAGTTTCAGTTAATGGCAGTTTCATATATGACGATAAAAAATATAATATTGAAACAGAAGAAGAAATGATATACGTTGATGTTGTATAATTAAAAATGGGATCTTAATAGATCCCTTAGTTTTTATATGATTAATTTATTATTTTAATCTTTGATGTCATTGCACAGAGATCGGTTTCAATTAATAAAACACCTTTATCATTTTTAGTTTGATCTTCATACATATCGTACTCAAATGTACTACCTCGTTTAATTAAATCAGAGTTAATGCATTTGTGGTGACCTGCGGCTGTATATACATGTGGCGCACCTTTAATAGTATATTTCATATCTATAATATCCGAACGGTGTCGTCTATTTATTTCACTAACTGTAATAATTTTTGTTATTTGTATATAATTAGATAAATCAACTTGGGTTATTGGTTCAGGTGCACATGCCGTTACTAATAATACTAATGGAATAATTAAAATATTTTTCATATAATGTCCAATAATTAGTTAATAAAAAACCCGATTCATATTATTATCCTACACCATGTCTGACGTGTTATAAAATAATAATATTCATCGGGCTAAAGTCTTACTGGTTACCCTCTTAGCACGACGTCAAAACCATTTATTAGTCGTAGTAACCAGTAAGACTTTTTTAACTTTTTAAACATACATATTTTATGGAATGATAAAGAGTTAGTTTGGCAACATCAATTGTCACTTAAATTTAATTAAGGTTAATTGTTTCTTTAACATTATATCCGGTTGATATTTATGTCAATCAGCTTATGTATTCCATTATATATGTTTTTTTATATTTGTACATAGTTTTTTTACAAATTTAAAGCATATGTTTAATTTTATCCCAAAGTTTTAGCTTAATTGCAACAGCATTGCCACTAAACCATAATTCCAGGTTGTCATTATTCGTCAATGTAGGTAATTCTTTTGTTGCTACTTCTTCAAATCCAAGCTCCGCAGGACTATACGCTTTTAATATAATAGATTCTACTTTATCTGAATCTAATCCAAATATTTTAACTGCCACGATACTGGCATTGTTTTTGTCATCATGCAAAAAGTCAGTAATTTCCTCGACTGAATATCCTGTATCAAATTCATATATATTATCAATATAATCTTTTATATCATCTTCTGTTGCATCATAATCTTTATCATTGCCATTTTCTTCATAATAGTCGTTTTCAACCGTATCTTTAAAATCTTGAACAGCATCAGCAACTAAAATTTCTAACTTATTAACAAACGAACGATAATCTTCTTCTAAGCCCATAGCTTCAAAAATATCATTCCATTCATTAATTTTGAAAGTATAACCATTGATAGTAACGTCTTTACGCCAAATATCATCTTCAGTAACACTACCTAATATAGTTTCTTTAAATGGCAAAATTACATATGGTGTACCATAAAGACTAGCTGTCATTGTTGATGTTGTACATATAATAGATTCTGATCGTTTAGGGAAATTTTTATATGATGGTACTGTATCAAAAATATTATCTAAAATTACTGTATAATAATTTGTTGTATTTTTTGAACTACGCTTACCTTTTTTAGCATCGATAATAAAAAAATCGTTTGTATCATATTTTGCTGTTTCAAACCCACGATACAAATAATATTTCATACTACAATGCTTTTTAATTACGTCAAATGCAGTATGAATATCACAATCTTTCATATAACGTTCTAAATCTTTAAATGCAATATGTACTTCAGGGTCTTTTGCTGACTCTTTTAATAAAAATTGATGAAATTTCATTTTTAACCTTATTTTTTTTATTTTATTTATAATAAGTAAAAAGACGATCGTCTTTTTACTTAAAAACTATTAAGAAGTGATTGTTAATGTATCTAATGAGATAAACAAATCTGCATTAAACTCGCCTGTATCATCATGATCTTTATTATTGGCATAATCATTGCCTTTCAATTTTAATGCAGCCATATCATCAGTATCTGGAACAATACCTTTTGAATCCGTTCCATCAGTTGGGACTAATTCAATGCCCGCTTCTTTTGCTTCTTCAATAACAAGAGCAGTCAATTTTGCAATACCAAGACTATTTACAAGTGCTTTGACTTTAGATAGATCAACAATTAGTTGATTACCGCTTTTACCAGTTACGTCAATTTCACCTTTAATTGCAGGACCAAAAACGCCAATGATAATTGCTTCAAAGTTCTTTGCACCTAAGCGTTTATTGCCTTTAGCTTCGTTTAAAAAATCTGAAAATGCCATTTTATATATTCCTATAGTTTTATTATTATTTATGCCAATTATCTGCGTTTGCAATAAGTTCATTAATAAAATTCATAGATGAGGCATCAAAAGTTACACCTTGAACAATATCTTTTGACGATGCAAAAAATTTATCTAATTCATGAACAAAATTTAAAAATTGACCTAATGTAAGAGAGTCACTAATGAAAGTTAATTCATTTAATAAATCAGGTGAGTGTGGACCTTCATTAGCCAAAAATTCAAAAAAGCGGGAATTAGCAATTTTGTTTAATGCGTCTGGTGTATATGTAATAGACTGAATAAATTGTTTCATGTGGACTGCTCAATTAGTATATACGTCAATTATACCGCTAAAAATTATATTTGTATATACATAATTTATATTTTATGATATATTGATTTTATTATTTAAAAGGTGAATATTATGATTATTGGAACTGCAATTAAAATTGGTGACTTAACTGTAACTGCATTTGAAGCACCACATGATGAATGTATTAGAAAAGCTAATGATTTATGCATTAATAATATTAATGATCATTTACAAATTTATGAAAATTACGGTTTTTATGATGAGAATGGAAAGTTTTATTCGCGTGAGGAAGCCGCTAAACATGCATTTGAATGTGGACAACTCCCTCATGCTGATGGTACTACTAGCCAACATTATGATTGGTAATTAATGGTTGACATGGTTTAGTAACTAAGTTTACACTTAAAAGTGTAACTTTATTACCTTCTAAAAGATACATTGGCGCAAGCTCGCACATATCTTTATAATTAATTGGTAATTCAATTGATGATGAAAATACTAAATTGTTTTCATCATCAATTTCTTTATATAAAATATTACTTTCTTTATGATTTATAATAAAATGTTTATTAGTGGCGGCATGTGCTAAATCTTCAATAGTATATTCGCCAGTTGTACCAATTAATTTTTTTGCTTTTAATTGTTTACGAATTGATTTTAATATTTGTTCACTATATTTGCGGCCATTTTTAGAAACAAGCTTAACAGGTAATTTATAAATAAATTCGCTCATAAAAATATCCTTTATATAAATCTATATGTAAATTTACATTGTGCGTTTGAATAATAGTGCTCAATGAATTCTATTTTACATGGGTAACTATCTGCTTGTATTAATGGTAATTTATAAGCATTCATAATTAATATTAATTCAAACTCATCTTTACAAGTCCATATATCAATATCATTACGTTCTACATAAAACTTAATACCGTGAAATATAAGTTCATCATCATTAAATTGAATATAGCCATCCTTAACATGAATATATCCATTATTATAAAATTCTTTATAAGAATGAAAATAATTTATATTCAGGCTTTTCATTATACAACTCCAAATATATCATATACAAAATTAAAAAGAGACTCGAAAGTCTCTTTTTATTATTTTATTTTAGTATTGAGGTTGATCTTGTTTTGGTTCATCAAGGTCCGCAATCATACATTCAGTTGTTAATAGAAGCGATGCAACAGATGCAGCATGTTCTACAACACAACGAGTTACTTTTGCTGGATCAATAATACCCATGTCGATCATGTCGCCATAAACACCAGTTGCTGCGTTATAACCATATGTATCTTCGCCAAGTTTAACTGCATTAATAACTACATCAGGTTGATCACCAGCATTAGTTACAATTTGACGTAACGGAGCTTCAAGAGCACGACGTAGAATTTGAATACCTGCAGTTTGGTCATCATTAAAACCTTTAACTCCATCAAGAACTAATGACGCGCGAAGTAATGCAACACCGCCACCTGCAACAATACCTTCTTCTACCGCAGCACGAGTTGCATGAAGTGCATCATCAACGCGATCTTTTTTCTCTTTTAATTCAATTTCAGTTGCAGCACCAACTTTAATAATTGCAACACCACCACCTAATTTTGCAAGACGTTCATTTAAACGCTCTTTATCATAATCATGGGTAGATTCAGCAATTTGGTTGCGAATTAATTGAACACGTTCTTCAATTTCTTCTTTAGAACCTGCACCATCAACAATTACTGTACGATCTTTAGATACAGTAACTTTATTTGCTGTACCAAGTTGAGCAGTTGTAGCTTGTTCTAATGACATACCAAGGTCTTCAGAAATTACAGTTGCACCAGTCAATACAGCAATATCTTTTTGCATTGAACGACGGCTTTCACCAAAACCAGGTGCTTTCACTGCACATACTTTAATAACACCTTTCATATGGTTAATTACTAAAGTTGGTAATGCATCACCATCAAGGTCATCACAAATAATAAGTAATGAACGACCCATTTTTGTAACGGTTTCCAGCATTGGAACTAGTTCACGAATATTACTAATTTTTTTATCAACAATTAGAATATATGGATTATCAAGTTCAGCTGTCAAAGTATCTTGATGAGTAGCAAAATATGGAGAAATATAACCGCGGTCAAAATCCATACCTTCTACAATATCAAGAGAATCTTCAAAGCCTGATCCTTCTTCAACTGTAATTACACCAGTTTGACCAACTTGTTCCATTGCTTGCGCAATTAAACGACCAATTGCAGAATCAGAGTTAGCAGAAATTGTACCGACTTGCTCAATTGCTTTAGTAGTATCAGCTGCAATAGATTGATTTTGAATTTCTTCAACAATCAGCTTTACGCCTTTATCAATACCACGTTTTAAATCGATTGGGTTCATACCAGCGGTCACTGATTTGATACCTTCATTTAAAATCGCTTGACCTAATACCATTGAAGATGTTGTACCATCACCAGCAAGATCGTTAGTCTTATTAGAAATTTCTAATGCTAGTTGTGCACCCATGTTTTCAAATTTATCTTTTAATGTAATTGCGCGAGCTACTGTTACACCATCTTTAGTGATATGAGGTGAACCATAGTCACGACTAATAACTACATTACGACCTTTAGGTCCTAAAGTTACACGAACAGCATTCGCGATAGTATTTACGCCATTAACCATTTTGGTACGTGCATCTGTACCAAATTTAATATCTTTAGCTGACATATTATTAATTATCCTTTAATTACGTAAACTGATTGTTCAGATACAACAGAAATTTTGTCATTACCACTAGCTGGTAATTCAGTTGATTCATAGCTGTTAAAAAATACAACATCGCCAACTTTAACTGTTGTTGGGACTAATTCGCCATTAGCCGTAATACGACCTGGACCAACTGCAATTACTTCACCTTGCTTTGCAGTAGTATTAGATGTATTAGCAACAGGAATATGAAGACCGCTCGCACGTACTTCTGTTTCATTTACCAATTTGACAACAATTTTATCATGTAATGGCTGATAGCTCATTATAAACTCCTACGTTATAGACTTGTATTTAGTTCAAAATTATATAACATATATAGTGCTTAATATATATTTTTAAATGAAAAAATTGGACAAATATGTCCAATTTTATTTGTTTGCTTATATTTTATTCAGTTTCATTTAATATAAAAGTTAATGTTGCAATGCCGTCTTCAACGGTGCTACGTAATACGCGCTTAACTTTTAATTTTTGTTCTTCAATAATAGAAGTAACTTCTTCTTTAATATCTTTTGCTAATTCATTTTTATCATCGCGATAATTTGCCGGTGCTTCTTTACCATAATTATAATGTACTACCACTACAGAATTTTTATCTTCATTAATAAATTCTATCGCCCGAATTGAAATTTTCATTTCACGACAAGCATCAACAATATAGCCTTCAATTTTATGTTGTAGTTCTTTATCTAAAGATTCTTTAATCGCATTTGCGTCATATACTTCATTGTCAGTTTTAGTTTTTTCAACTTCTTTTTTAGCAGGTACTTCTTTATCTTTTTTCTTTTCTACGTCATTCTCTTCAGATTCTGTTTCTTTAGTTTCTACGTCTTTTTTAACCAGGTCTTCTTTTTTAATTTCATTTAAAAAGTCTGTAAATTTCATTTTTATAATCCTAATAGTATTTTTATATTATTTAGGAAGTATAAAAAAGAGACTCGAAAGTCTCTTTATTTTTTAATATTTATCGTTATATTCTATTACTACAACTTCTTGAGGTGTAACAACTTTAAATTCTTCATATGTTGCACCGTCATATGAATAATAATATCCATTAAATTTAATATATACAATTTCATCACGTTTTTTAAAAGATAAAACTGTATAAAATTCGACACCCATATCTTCACCGCCATAGCTATCTTCAACAGTAATTTTATCAATAGCAAGCTTGGCAATTAAAAGTAAAATAGATTCGTTGTCAATGTCTGTTACTTCGCCAACTTTATATTCAATTGGATCATAAAAGAAATTAGATCGAATATCTTTTTCCGATAGGTTTTTTAATTCTTTTACTAAATCATATTCTAAAATCATTTTGTAACACTCTTATATTCAATTACTTTAACCACTTCAGGTGTTACTTCAAAATATGATTCAAATTCAGATCCATAATATGATGCATACCATCCTTGGAATTTAACAAAGCATTCTTGACCGGTTGATGTATTCGTGAATTTATAAACTTTATAATAATCACGACCCTCATCTTCCCCACCAATAGCTTCTACACATTTAATAGAAAAGCCTTCGGATTGAATAAATTGGTTAAGTTTATTAATGCTATTCGAATATTTACTAATATAGTCACTATTAAATTCATCATCAAAAAATAATTCAGTTAATGAAAAATTTTCGTCCTCATCTGATTCATCTGATTCATCTGATTCATCTGATTCAAAATTAGTGATCTTATTTAAAAGTTCTTCTACTGCAGCAAACATAGTTACTCGCTTTAAATTAATATATTGAATGTAGTTTGATTATATATTATACTTTATTTTTGTAAACATATTTTTTATATTTTAAATAAAATAAAAATAAAGAGTTATATTCGTGAAATTTGCAGAATTTTTAAATGAAAATGAATCATCATATAAAGAGATAATTAATTATAATGATGCAGTTGAATTAATCAAAACACATTGTAAAAATATGGATTTTGAGCGACCTTATTGGAGAGGCAATCGCGATAATTCATATGCTTATAAAGTAGATGGATCAAAAGGTCATCGCCAATCTTCAGATACCCAAAATTATTATACAATGCTAATAGATAAATTTGCCGTAGCGGGACAACCACTGCGATCTAAATCTATAATTTGTATTAATTATCCAGGAAAATCATATGCTTCTAGATATGCTGATTCTCGTATGGGATCATATTATGCAGTATTTCCATATGATAATGCCAAAATAGGATTTGTCGGTAAACAAGATATATGGGATATTAATGTTACTATAAATGACACCAAATTTTCTATTGAAAAATGGAATAACTATTTTTCATTTTCTAATATTAAAGATACATCATATGAAGATTTTATGGACACTATTAAAAATATATTTTCAAAAGATACATATAAGCTTGAATTACATGAAAAGAAATTATTTGATGTATTCGAAGGTGATTTTAAAAACGTCGAACCCTTTTTAAAAGATGCTTATAGTGCAGAATCATTAAAATTTAAATTAGGAACAAGCGCCGATATAGATAATACACACTTATCTGAAGTATGGATCGGAGGCCCATGTATTTTAATAAGAAATGATATATGGCGCGACTTAGTAATAAATAAGTAAATATAAAATAAGTAGAGAATAAAAATGAATTTTAATACTTTTATATTAAATGAATCGCTTAAAAAAGATAAGATTGATATAGATGAACTACATAATATTTTAACAACTAAATGCGGTGATTTTGATATTAAAAAACCGTTTTGGCGTGGTACAAAGGATAGAGGCAATAGTATATATATTGCTGATGGATCTATAACTGAACGTAAATCTGCAAATACATCCAATCATTATACTGTAATAATTGATGAAGCTTTACGATTGGATGATAGTAATCATCCATTAAGAAGTAAATCTATTATATGCGCTAATTACCATAATAAAGCTCATGCTGAAAATTATGGTAAATTATTTGCAGTTATTCCATTTAATGAAGCAAAAATTGGAGTTACTAGCAGTGATGATATATGGGATACAGACGTTATAATTAATGATTATGAATTAATGTTGCCAATATTTAATAGACTATTAAGAGACTGTAATATTTCAGACAAATCATTTAATGATATTGTTAATGGTATTACTGATGGTATTAATAAAAATACAAAAGATATGGACTTTATGCGATTAAAAAGGGTATTTAAAGATATTAATATTAAAGATGAATTATTAAATGCATTTAGCCCATCTAAATTAGACTTTAAATTTGGTAATGGTAAAAGCGTTAGTAAATTAACAAACGCGCATGAACTCTGGATTTCTGGTAAATGCGCATTTATTGAATATAATATATGGTCAGATTTTATTAAGCAATACTAATTTAGCATTATTAAATTTATCTATATCAAATAAATTTATAATTTGTGGATAATTATCAATTGCAAAATCTCTAAACCAGCCAGATGTTAAGGTGGTGCATACTTTTTGTAGTGCCTTAATATATGATAATTTTGTATAATGAGTCCAATTACTTGGTACCATAAATCGCTCTATTGCAATTACATATGTTTCTTCAGCAACGCATTTACATTTATCGTCATAGCTTAATTTATCCCATAACTCTTTTTCACACCATGCCATTGACGAATCATATTGTAAATGCGTATATAATGGGCGATCATGGAATGCCATTAATTCATGTAAATAATCGTGATCATATTTTTTATCAACTGCATCATCAAAAAACTCTTCAACTGTTTTCTTTAATGAGATAGGGCGATAATCTTCGAACTGTTTATATGATAATTTAATTCTATCATTTAAAATTCTATTATCTTCATCTGTCATATCAATTAGATGTGATTTTAAAAATTTATGATAGATTGCAATATGTCTATCAAATTTCAAATCGCGCCATAGATGTGATCTTTTAATTATTGCTAAACCTTTTAAATTAATTAGATACAATTCAATATCATTAATTATAACAGGCTCATTTAATGAGTATTTTTCAAACTCAAAATTATTCAAAAAAGATCGATCATGAAATTCAAATCCTGGAATTGGCTCTGCCGAAATAACATCAATATCTCGATTAGACTGCAATTTAAAAGTCGGATCCTGATATGCAATTGCACGTGACCCAATTAAATAATTTTTAGTGCTCATATTCACCTTAGTTAATATTAATTAAAATTGAAATACCTAATGCAATAATCAATAGCAAGTGTGTTAATTTAAAAATATATAAAAATATAAAAATATTTTTCATTAAATTTGGATAAAGATCATTCAATGTCTTCATTTCTTCATATGAGGATTTCATATTTTCTAATTTAAGGTGTTGCGTATTAAGAGCCGCTTCTAATAAATTATTAGATGATTTTTTTAAAATAGTAAAAAATCTAGTTTTAAATAATTTAGTGCTATAAACTAAAATATGCAAGCCAACTAATATAATAAACAAATTAATTAAATCAACATTATTTTCCATCATTTTCCATCATTTTTACAATTAGCTTAAATACGTTAAAACAACTATACACTAATAAAGAGATTAAGAAAATGAGTTTCGCCAATTATTTACATGAAAATTTTGCAGAAATTACAACTGAAGTTATTACCGAATCATATAATACAGAAGATTATTATGATTTAGAAGACTTATTTGAATCAGTTAAAACTTTTAAAGATGTACCTAATTCATTGAAAAAAGCATTGGTCAAAGCCGCTAAAAAAGCTGGTGAAAATTCTGCTGTTAAAGATTTAAAAATTCAATCTGAAGGTAAAATTACTACTAAAGGCGCTTTAACTACTGCACTTAAAAATACATTTGCTGATCATGCTGATGATCTATCTGGCTTTGTTATTGAAGCTAATGGCTTGGCTGTCGTTGCTGTAATTAAAACAAGTATGTATAAATTTAATCTTCATGTGGATGGCAGTAATGAAGCAACTCATAAAGATTTAAATGCGACTCAAGCAATTGCTGAAATTAAAACATTATTAGATTCTTTAGAAGGTGGCTTATCCGCTGCATTTAAAGGTAAAGGTATTGAAGTTAAAGCTGTTTATTTTGATACTGTACGTGATGGCATTGCGGATGATCGTGCTGAAAATAAATACCCAGTTCGTTTGAAAAAACATGCTGGTTCTGAATTGACTACTGAAGAACGTAAAAACCTTATTACTAAATTTGCTAAAAAACATTTAATTGCTAATGTTGAAAAATTATCTAAAGAATTACCTACCTTAGGTGATACGGATAACTTATTAAAAGCATCACTAGACCGTGAAGGTTTTGAACATAAACAAATTGAATCAATTAATAAATTGCTGCGCGATGTATCAGATGTATTAGATGCATACCGTTGGGCTATTTCTGATCAACGTATTCGTAACTTTAATGGTGAAATTAGTACATATCTTAAAAAGATGAAAAAAGATAATTAATAGAAGTTAAAAAAAAGAGACTTTCTAGTCTCTTTTTAATTAGGAATAAAAATGAAATTTGAATTATTTTTAATAGAAAGTGAAAGCCATAGAATTTCTATTGATGAAGATGAATTTAAAAGCTTATTTGATATACATTGTAAAAATATGGATATAAATAAGCCATATTGGCGTGGTATGGGATATCATGGCGAATATCTGCAATTAGAACCTAGAAAGCGATTAACTACACGCGATTCTATTACCGGATCAAATACTCAAAATATTTTAACTGATTATTTTTTAAGTAAAGAAATTAAAAATTATCCAAAACGAAGTGAATCTATTATTTGTGGTAATAATAGCAATAAAAATACTGCCAATATGTATGGAGATGCACTTTATAAAATTTATCCATTTGATAGTACAATTATTGCTTCCTGCGAAGAACATGATTTTATTTTCACTGAGATGCATTTAAATGGTAAAACAATCGACGCAGATGATTATTTTGCTATATTAGAATTAGCTAACATAAAAGGTAAATCATATATTGATATTTTAAAATCAATGAAAGAATGCGATGAAGAAGATTTTATTAAAGTATTTGGACCATCCAAAGATATTGAATCCGTTTTAAAGGATGCTTATACAGCTAAAAATATGCAAATAAATGTTGGTACATCAAAAGATGTAAACAAAGAAAGCGGTATGCATGAATTATGGTTTAATGGGCCATGTTTGGCGGTAATTAATTAAAATAAAAAAAAGAGACTCTTCAGTCTCTTTTTTTTATTTTATATTTTTAGATAATACTTAAAACAGTAGAATCAAGAATTGAATATACTTCTTCAACTGTGCATGAAGTATCAATTTCAATAACATGAGAATGACGACTATTTAATTGCGAGCGGTAACGTTCTAATTTATCGTTATATGCTTCTTCAGTCATGATATCCCAATGATCATTATCGTCACGCATGCCTTTACGCTTTTGCATTTCAGCATATGAGCAGTATGCAAAGATAATAATATTTGGATAAACAAGATGTGTTGATAAATTTAAAATCGTATTAACAGGTGATGTATCTGATTTTAAATTATAAACAAAAGAGGTATCAACGTAACGGTCGCTAATTACGTTGATACCTGCATTTAAAGCTGGGATGATATTTTGTGCTACATAGTCCGATCGTGATGCTGATGCTAAGAAAGCAATAGTACGCCAATCTGTTGTAGATGTAATGCATTCAGGGTCCATAAAAATTTCACGGACTTTTTGGGATAGTTTTCCAGTCTTCATATCTGCTACGAACAAATATTTGTCTGAATTCAATTTAGATTGTAGATAGGGAATAATAATACTCGTTTTACCAGCTAGGTCGAGACCCTCAACTGTAATAAATTTAGCCACTTAATTCTCCAATGTAATATTAATTACGATATAAGGTTGATATGTATACCCCGTATTTATAACCATTTTATAGGTCATAATTGGATAATTAATAAGTTCATGCCATATACCCAATTTATTTTCTATTTTATTAAGATCAATATCTTTTTTCTTTGTCGCATCAAATTCAGTAAAATTTAAATTTGTGCATATTTCTTTTAATGTTTTATAACTATCTTTATTAAAAGCTTTAATGTCAATTCTATAATCTGTTTTATTCAAATAGTCATTAACTAACAGCTTAAAAGTATCTTTTGTAATATTAACTTCAGCCGTATCAAAAACAGCTTTTTTACTAATCATTCGATGTGTTTCATTGAATAAATCAGATGTGGCCTTTAATCGAACCGAATTTAAATCATGGTTTAATACTTGACATGACTTATTTATTTTGTCATGTATAAGTTCTTTCACCGAAGCTATTGCTTTAGTCTTGACTTTTGACATTATTAATTGTTCCTTATTAAGTTAACATTATATAGCATAATTTATTTTATATACATTTATATTTTATTATATTTGCATAATAACCATTCGTCATATATCGCTCTGTATCGCATTTAAATAGCCTCTATATATAGTTTATAAGGTATTGACATAAAACTCCATACAGAGCGAATGGTGATGATATGTATTAATATATAGATGATATAAAGATAATATTGATTACTAATTTTAATATCTTATATGAATATCTTTTTCTTTATTCTTTATTCTTTATTCTTTATTCTTTATTCTTTATTCTTTATTTTGATTATCTTTCTTCTGGGTATGATTCACCCTCTATATCCGTGATTTGAGTAAATTATTTTTATATTTGAATTAAAAGAAAGAAAAAAATTGAAAAAAATAATAAAAGAAATAATATTAATAATTGAATACTAATTCTGTTTATCTATTTCAATTCATCTTTATAAATTATTTGATTGCTTATCACTTTTACACATATATCAATATTAGTTGTTTGTTCCTTTAGGAACATTAATTTCATTTATGAAATTATAATAAAGAAAGAATTTATATATTACATACATAATTTATATCTGATAATTCAAATATAAAATAAAATACTTTGTTCACTCTAATTCTACATGAATGAACAATTTAAATCTCGGTGGTTCCAACAATTTCCGTATTACTGTGTAGATCAGTTTGCTATAGATTTAGCGCTCGCCTTTCGGCACTATCTTTGCCATAGATAGTATATCCTCTAAGAACTTATTACGGCTTCTTAGACATCAAATAATATAGCTAGTTCAAAGTGGTCAATCAAATACCAAATTTATCAGTCTATATAAGTTATATTCTATGACGAATATATTGAGATTACGGTTGGTGTGGCGGAAAAATAGAATTCCTGTGCAATCATGAATTTTACTTTTCTGTACTTACCTTTATAAAGAATTATACTATTCAATTAAAGTAAGCCTTCATCTCAAGATGGTTGATTACCGGACCATGATATGGAATCACGTCGTCTGTTGACAGGGCAGTCAGTGCAGACACTGAATTTATTTTGATTGCTATAGTGTTATCAACTATAATCCTTTATCCTATTATTCAACGCCCAGATAAAGTAAAGGCTTAATAGTTTTCACTATTAGAATTCGTATTATATATTACATTTTATCATATTTGTAAATTTTATTTAATAAATATTTTAAAAGAACTAGGATAAAATTAATGAAATTTACAGATTATTTGGTTGAAAATAGATCAGTTGAATTATATGAATCGACTACATATAATAGCTTGTTGGAAGCAGTACAGAATATTGCGAAGATGCCGCCGACATGGGTAGTTGGTTTTACAAAGGGTGAACCTGGTAAAGGAGAATTTTCAAAAACAATAGTGAATGAAACTGTTACTATTAATAATAAAGTTGCTTTTGATCGAGTAATTAAAGATTCTCTTAAAGACAATAAAGTACACGGCTTTTTGATTTGTCATAAAGAAGTACCATTATTTGCATTGGTAAAAGACAAAAAAGATAATTCATCATCTACTTTATTTGTAATTGGGCCGACTCAAGCTCGACAGATTAAACAATCAACTTGGACAATATATACGGCACATGACGCTAAATTTTATGAAGTACATAACACATTTGATGAAAAAGAAATTACTAATACAAATTCAATAGTGGCGCTTGGAAAATTATTAACTACATTTGTATCTAATTATGTCAAAGGATCAAATGATGATATGCAATTAAATGACGCTTTGCGTGAATTATCTATTAATATTAAAACAGTAGTTGTGGAAACTGATAATCAAAGCGATCGATCTGGTGGATCTGGTACAGGTCGAAATTCAGATGATCGATCAGTTCATGCTAATAAAGCAATCAAAAAATTTAGTGACGACTATTTAAGTAAATTTATTGCAGACTATCATAAGCTCGTAGATAAAGAAGTTCCAAATTTAGATAAAGCCGAAGAATTGATTCAAAAATCTATTGATGGAACACTTCAACAAATTAATATTAATAAAGTCACTGCTGAATTAAAAGAATATAATAAATTGATTAGCAAATTCAGTCATGAATATAAAACTAAAAAAGCAACTAATCCAACGGATCCAAACTGGGAAGAGGAGTTTGTAAAAGACTTTATTGACTCATTAACAGCTACAGCATAAAAAAAGGACCTCTAGGTCCTTTTTAATTAATCTTGTTCTTTATGTTTTTTGATCGCTTTTGTAAGATATTTCATATCCCAATCAAGTTCTGTTTTCCAATCAGACTTAATTTTACCATTTTTATATGCTTGCTTAAACGCATATAAAATGCTATTCAATGAATCAACTTTTTCTTTAAGGCCTTTTACATCGATATTAACATCTTCACCTTCAGCAGCTTTCATTAGGATATCTTCTAATTCATCAATTTTTGGTAATGAATTTTTAATATCAGTTACAAGTTCTTCAATATTATTTTTTGTGAATTTTTTAATTACAGCACGACGGTTAGTAACAAGAGAATCTTTAAGACCAAAATTTCGTTCATTACGATCATTACTACGTTCAACATTTTTTTCAATACGTTTACGATCGCGTTTAACTACTTTAACAGTAATATCTAAAGTTGAAATTACATCATCAATTGTCATCGTTTTTACAAATTTTGATTCATCTTCAATATTTGAATTGGTTTTGTCAATTGCCAATTCAGTAAGTGTTTGTGTAATTTGATCAAATGTTTCTTGTACTTTAAGATCACCAGAATGCCATTTTCTCAAACCACCAGAACGATGAAGTGTTCCACGATCCCATTGTGTACGTAGAATTTTTTTCAAGTTACCGTCATTTGATAGTAGATTGAATTTTTTTTCATAGTTATTGATTAAAGCCAATACAGCCAAACCATCAACTTCAATAATGATACCAGCATTATCAGTAGTATCTTTTAAACTTTCTTTGAATAACTTATTATATGCAGTTTTATTTTTAAGAATACCAGTTGACTTAATTTCAATTTCTGAATTTTCGCCAGCAATTTTATCCCAACGAGCAAATACTTTTTTCCAAGCATTTGGAAGATCGGCAAAAGATTTAATCGATTCTTCTAAAAATTCAACTTCTGCTACTTGTGTAGTTGAATCAAATAATTCATCCAAATTCATAGTCGCTTCGTTAAGATGATCTAAAAAGCTCATTATATTTTCCTTAAGTGTAAAAAAACGTTTACTTTATTTAATTTAAAAAATATAAATTTTTTTAAAATATGTGTGTACATATGATTTTACTTGCTATATGATAGCCTCATCACGATAAAACATACTCGGATATATGAAATGGATAAATTAAATTTTAAAGACTTCTCTACAGCAGTAGAGGCACAATATAATAAGATGGTATCTGATAAAGATGCAACTCTTGTTCGCGTTGCAGTTGATATGGAAGAGTTATGGGATACATATTTAAATGCGTTTCCACAAAATACGAACTCACTGTTCCGTGAGCGCCGCGCTTATGATTGTAACTGCTGTAAAAACTTTATTCGTCGCGTTGGTAATTTAGTTGCTTTGAAAGGCACTGAAATTACAAGCGTATGGGATGTTACTGTTCCAGGCTATTTCCAAGAAGTTACTGATAAAATGGCTGCTTATGTAAAAGAACAGCGCATTGATACAATTTATGCAACTTCTGAAGGCATTGCTGGTGGTTTATCAAACTTTGATAATTATAATCCTGAAATTAAATGGGATCACTTCTATGTAAAAGTGCCAACTGAATTTGTTTATAAAAATGATGCAATCGGTACATATTTGGGTGAATTCCGCGGTCATAAAGATGTATTAGAACGCTCTTTGAAAGAATTAAGTCTTGATGCTGCAGAAACTGTACTTGAATTAATTGAGCAAGGTTCTTTATACCGTGGCACAGAAAACAAATTTGCAGTTACAACTTTTATTAAGCATAAACGCGAATATGATGCGATTGAAGATGAAAATCAAAAACGCTCTTATGTGTGGCAAGCTGCAAAAGTTTTAAAACAACATGGTCGTATTAAAAATACTTCAATTGGTACACTGTTAGCAGCATTAACAGAAGGTCAATCTTTAGAAAAAGCAGTTAGTGCATTTGAATCAATGGTTGGTGGCGCCAACTATAAACGTTCTAGTGCATTAGTTACTCCATCCATGATTAAAACTGCGCAAGAAAAAATTCGTTCTTTAGGTTTAGAGCCAAGTCTTGAACGCCGATTTGCGAATAAAAATGATGTTACTATCAATAATGTATTGTTTAGCACAATCCATAAAAAATCATTAAATGTATTTGATGATTTAATTGAAGAAGCTGGTCGTAAAGTAACTGATAAAAAACTTGACAAAGTTGAAACTGTTAGTTTGGAAAAATTTATTAATGATATTTTACCAAATTCAACTAAATTAGAAGTTATGTTTGAATCACGACTTAAAAGCAATCTAATGACTTTAGTTGCACCAGTTCATCAAACTGCACCAAATATGTTTAAATGGAATAACCAATATTCATGGGCATATAATGGCGATGTAACGGATACCATTAAAGAACGCGTTAAAGAAGCTGGTGGTGATGTGGAAGGCGATTTACGTGTATCATTATCATGGTATAATGCAGATGACTTAGATTTATCATGTATTGAACCAAATGGTAATACAATTTATTATAGCCAAAAATCGTCTCGTCATTCAGGCGGTATGCTTGATTTAGATATGAATGGCCTTGATAAACATAGTGATACTGCACCAGTTGAAAACTTGATTTATAAAAATAAATCAAAAATGCCACGTGGTGATTATAAATTTATTGTTCATCAATTCTCACGTCGTCGTAATGAAGATGTTGGATTTGCAGTTCAATTAGAATTTGATGGTCAAATCCAAACATTTGCATATGATAAAGGTTATGTAAATGGCCGTCGTGAAACAATGTTTGTAATTAATTGGGACGGTGAAAAGTTCACATTAAAAGACGTATGGAATGAATTTACATCATCGTCTGCGGCAAAAGAAAGCGTTTGGAATATTACAAGTAATGAATTTGTTCCAGTATCAATGGTAATGAACTCGCCTAACTATTGGGATGATAACAAAACTGGTAATAAACATTTGTTCTTCATTTTAGAGAATTGTAAAAATGAAGAACCGGTGCGAGGATTCTTTAACGAATACTTGAAACCTGAACTAAATGATATCCGTAAAACGATTGAAGTGTTAGGCAGTAAATTAAAAGCTCAACCTACTGAAGAACAATTAAGTGGTTTAGGCTTTAGTGAAACAATTCGCAATACTGCGACAGTACGAGTTACTGGAAAAACTCAACGCGTATTTAAAATTAATTTCTAATCGGAGAAACAACATGTCTAATATTTTTGAAAAAGCAACTCGTGTTAAATTACGTTTTCCTACTACTCGTGGTGAGCTTTCTGTAGAAGATTTATGGGAATTACCATTAAAAGGTACTTTATCACTTAACTCTATTGCAGTTAAGCTAAAAAAAGAAGTGTCTTCAACTGAAGACATGATCGATTTAGTAGATGGTGATGCTGCAAATAAAGAATCTAATATTAAAATGGCTAAAACCAAATTAGCGTTAGAAGTAGTAATGCATATCATCGGTGTTCTTAAAGCAGAACGTGATGCTCGTGAATTACGTGAAGCTCAACAAACTAAATTGCGTTTAATTGATAATGCGCTTGCGACAAAACGTCAAGAACAACTTACTTCAGGTAGCATTGAAGATCTTGAAAAACTTCGTGAAGACATTTTAAAAGGAACTGATGCATCTTTATAATAAAGGTGTATTAAAAAAGGTGACTACTAAGTCACCTTTTGGAATGGAACGTACTTGGCGGAACGTTCCATTTTTTTATTTTAAAATATTACCTTTTAATTTATTTTTAATATATAAATCACAATCAGCAATAGTAGTAAAGCTATCTTTAATATCGTCAATTAAAATGTCTGTTTCATTTTTAGAAACTCGATGAATATATTTACCAATATAAAAATCATCGCCTTGATCAGCATCTTTTTTATAAATAAAGAAACCTAAAATTTCTTTTGTTTCGACTACTTCATCAGTTTTTTTATAATCAATAACATAAATATCGCCATCAGTATAAATATCAGAATTTTTAGCTTGATCTGCAATATTTTTTTCTACAGTATTAATGAAACCGCCAACTGTATTGTCATTTTCTTCAGAATTCTCATTTAAAAAATCAGCAAATTTCATTTTTAATCCTTTTTATTTTATATTTAATAAATTATATTTGTAAAATAGGTGTATAATCAATCCACGCCAATATTATTGATTTAAATAACGTTAGAAAGTTATTTAAAGGTACAGTAGAAAATGATTCTTGTAGACATGAGCAACCTTGCTATTTCAGCTTTACAATCAGCTTTAGCAGGTAGCAAAGAACAAACTAAATTAACTCCAACAAGTGTACGTCATATTATTTTAAAAAAATTAATTGAAGTTCATAAAAAAATTGGGCGCCACCATCAATTAGTTTTATGTTTCGATTCTCGCAACTACTGGAGAAAAGATATTTTACCTTGCTATAAAGGTAACCGAAAGCGTGTTGATGATCAATTTTCATGGGAAGAGTTTTATGCCCATTACAATACATTAAAATTAGAATTACCTATGTATTTCAGTTATAAATGTATTGAAATTGATCGTGTAGAAGCTGATGATATTATTTTCTGTATTTCAGAATATGAACGAGGACGTGATATTATTATCGCATCATCTGATACAGACGATTTACAAATTCTTGAAAAATATCCTGAAGCGGCTCAATTCTCTATTAAGCATAATAAATTTATTACGTGCGAAGATTATAATTATACTTTATTAGAACATATTATCGAAGGCGATAAAGCCGATGCTATTGCTAATATTCTTTCTGATGAAGATACGCATGTTAATCCTGAGAAGCGCAGTAAAGCTCTTACTAAACAAAAACGCGCAGCATTGAAATTTATTATTCCTGCGGAAAATAAAGCACGGTTTGAACAAAATAAAAAAATTATTGATATGTCACAAATCCCTGATAACTATCGTCAAGAAATTATTGATGCTTATCTAGCACCATTGCCAAAACGTGTTGGAAATTCATTTGAATATTGCATTAAGTATAAACTAGGACAGTTATTAAAAATTATTAACTAAGGAATTTAATATGCATCGCTTTTATATTTCATATGCTATGTTCAAATCAGGTTACGCTGTAACCTCATTTGGATCTTTTGTATATAATGCTGATCAAAAAGATCTTACTAATATTGATTTACATAATATTGAAAAGATGGCCCAAGATTGTGTAATAGATAAATTTACAAATGCTACTGTTCTTTCAATTAATTATATTGGCACCACTAACTAAACGAGTATTAAAATAAAATGTCAAGATATACAATTATTTGTACAAATGTAGAATGCACCTATGAACTAGGTTTTACCATGAATTATGTGCCTAAAACAGAAGGTAAAAAATGTGATCTTTGTGGATCAGACTTAACATCAAGTGACGTAGCTAATACACCTAAAGCAATGGCATCAGCAGCTTTAGTAAGCGGTGTGGGTGATATTAATAAACGTTTACCTGGTGACTTTAGAGATTTTATGCAGAAAATTAAAAATAACACGCCAGGTAATAATATGAAGGATTATAAATAATGTCGGCGAATAATCGCGCCATATTTGTCAATCCCGATCATGAATTAGCTATTAAAATGCAATCTTTTTATGAAGCTAATCCTTACGGCGACAGAAAATATTATGGTGTTACAAAAGTATTATCTGAAACTAAATCGGATGAAGATAAAGCATCTTTACAAAAATGGCGTGAATCAGTTGGGGAAGAAAAAGCTGAAGCTATTTTACAAGAATCTTTGTCAATTGGTAATTCATTAGATATGCTGATTGAAAAATATTTGGCCGGTACTTTGGGCGATATTAAACAATATAAATCTGAACCAGGTTTAAATTTATTTTATCAAATGAAACCGGTATTAGATAATATTGATACGATTGGTTTACAAATTCATATGTATTCTGACAAATATAAAATTCAAGGATATCTTGACTGTATTGGAATTAAAAATGGTACATTAACTATGATTGATTTTAAAAATAGTCGCCGTAAAAAAAGTGAAAAATATCTACAAGATTATTTCTTACAAGCATCTATCTATTGTCTATTAATATATGAAATTACTGGTATTATTATTAAAGATATATGTATTATTTTAGGTATTCGTGATAGCTTTACCACTCAAGTGGCGACTGCAAAATTGTCCGATCATATCGTGGCAGCTAAAGAAAGAATTAATCAATTTAATATTATGAAAAATAGATAATATAAAAAATATAATTTTTTTGTATAAATATGTTTTAAAATTAGTAAAACTGTATTACATTATGATACAGAATGAAATAAATGTTAACGTGTATCTTTAAACAGATACATTTAATCTTAACTTATCTTCTAAAGGAGAAGACGCTAGAATCGCGCTATGACGACTACAACTAAATCTGAGACGATTTGACCGTAAAAGTTGCGTGTTCGACAAGCACTAAGATGAATAGCAATCCCGTTATTCATCGACAAATTGGAGAAACATCAATGATGAAAATCAAAAAATCAATAATCCTTGCATTTGCACTTGCCTGCATCACCATAAGCACACCATCCTTCGCACATGAGACCGTAAAAACTTTGGGTGTAAAGACTGCATCCTGGTATGGAAAGCCTTTCCACGGACGAATAGCAGCTGATGGATCACGCTTTAATATGTATCACCAAACGGCAGCACATCGCACATTGCCATTCGGTACAAAATTAAAAGTTACCTGTGCTCAAACTGGAAAATCAACAATTGTAACTGTGACTGACCGAGGTCCATTTCATGGTAATCGGGCATTAGATTTATCGTATGGCGCGGCCAAGGCGATTGGTCTTATCGATCAAGGCGTAGGCAAAGTTAAAATCGATATTTTAAAATAATTTGTGTTTAAATAAAAAAATATAAAGTATAAGCCGTATATTTTATATTTTTTTATTTTAAGGTAATCAATTATGATAGAACAAAATGATGACTTTGAATTATATCTAGCTGAAGTTGAAAATGTGTCTTCATTAGAAGAATTAAAAAAACAGCTTGATTGTAATGAAATAGATCATGGAAACCGATATATTGGATCACATGCTTTATATTATAAAATATGGACTCAATCTACATTAATTGATGCACTAGAAAATGCATTAGCTAATTCAGTTGAATATCAAGAGTTAATGGCTAATAAATATAAAGTATTAGATAACGCGACTATTGAACAAATTAAACAAATCAATGAATTAAATAAAAAAATTGATTCATTAAAACTTGTTGAATCGCAAATTAAAAATATGAAAGATTCGCTTGAATATTTAAACGCTATTAAATCACGTATTCAAGCGGGTGCAGATACAGGTTTATCTTCTACCCCATCACGAACATATTTTAATAAAGCAATAAACTGTTTAGAAGAGGCATTTTATTCTCACAAAATATAATTAAATATGTTTACATTTGTCATTTTATATATTAAAATGACTTTATATTTTGAGGTAACGTACAATGACTGATGCTGAAAAACTACTTGGTATTATTAATACAATATCATTAGAACGTAAGGTTGGTATATTTGATGCGTTGATTATTTTCTCTGAAGAAAATAATATTGAGATTGAAGACATAATTCCTATGTTAGATTCTAATATTACAGAGAAAATTAAAACTGACGCATTAAGTATGAATATTGTATGTAACAGGAAGTTATTTGAAAAGAAGACTACTTCTTTATTTTAAGGCTTTTATATGGAAGATTTAAATACATCAGATGTATTGAAAATTTTTAAGTTGTATATTGGGCTAAAGCTACATTTTAATTCAGAGAAATTTGTTTATAATGATAACTTTAGACATAAATCATTTAACGAGCACTCTATGAATAATAGAAGAGACGTTGATATATTTATTGAAGTAACGGACAAATATAATCATAAATTTAGTGAATTAAAAGAAATTTTAATTTCTATTTTTAAATCTAATCCAGATGCTTGGATTGGTGATGTATTAGATCGATCAAAAACCGATGTTCATACAAAACGAATGAATAACATAATGAATTTAACCCGTATCATTGAAAAAGATATGACTAAGGTTACAGACTTTATGTTAGTCAATAAAGTCAATATTGATGAAATGTTAGACTTTAAAAATGACCGCCCCTTAATCGTTAAAAAATTAAGGTTATCTGATGAGTTTTTAGCTATATTAGATATGTGTCGACCGTATTTATTGCAAGATACTGATAATCCTTTATGGAAAAAACGTTCTTTTATTTTGCATAAATACAAGTATCTTTTAGATACAAGCGATAATGTATTGAACATGTTTGATTCATTATTGCTAAATAAGTAAATAAATTTATTACTCGGTTTGCCTATTAAACCGATATGTTTGAAAGTTCACTAAGAACATAATTGGCTCCCGTTTAAACGTTCACGAGGAGGCCATGAGATGCCATTAGAACACTTAAAATCAAAGAAAAATGAAATCGCTCAACTACAATCTCGCCTAACACAAATGAAGGGCAAGAAGTCTGATGACGAAGTATATTGGAAATTGACAGTTGATGCTGCCGGTCAAGGTGTTGCAGAAATTCGTTTATTGCCAGCTGCTGAAGGCGAAGACTTTCCATTTGTAGAAGTCAAAGATTATGGTATTGGTGTATTCCATCCAGAAATTGGCAAAAAGAAATGGTACATTGAGCGTTCATTAGAAACAATTGGTAAAAAAGATCCAGTTAAAGATGAATTCTGGGCGCTTCACAACTTGGGTACAGAAGAAGCGAAAGCTGACGCTAAACTTATCCGCGATCGTACTTCATACATCGTTTGGATTTATGTTGTGAATGACAAAAACGCTCCAGAAAACAACGGTAAAGTGATGAAAGCAAAACTTTCTCCTTCTATCTGGAAATTTGTTACTGATAAGCTAACGCCGCAATTTGAAGACGATGAAGATGAACAACCTCTAAATGTATTTGATTTGTGGGAAGGTGCGAACTTAAAAATTCGTGCGTATAACGGTAGCAATAACATGCGTACATATGACAAAACTGTTTGGATGAATCCTGGGCCATTGTTCCAAGATGACGCTAAATTAGAAAAAATCTATGAGCAAGTTAAAGGCTTGAATGATGAAGTTAGCCCAACGTCTAAGCATTATAGTAAAACCTATGAAGAATTAGAAACTAAGCTAGAAGCTACATTAGGTCGCAAACTGGTTAAAAACCAAGGTGCAACTGATCATAAAGCTGCTCTAAATGATGCATTTGCTGAACCTACTTCAACACAAGTTGCTGCAGGTAAAGATAATGATGTAGGTGATTCTTATACTGAAGCTCTAGGCAAAGTACAAGAACCAGCTGATATCAACGATGCTGAACTTGAAGCTCTACTCAATTCTTAATTGAATTGTATAAATAAAAGGTGACACTATTGTCACCTTTTATTTTTTATAAATATAATAAAAATATATAAATATAATAACCATGAAAGTCTTATCACATAATGGCCATCAAAATTTTAGTGGCATTCGCAAAACAGTTCATGAATCATATTTTAAAATTGAATTCACAACCGGCGAAATTATAAAATGTACAGAGAATCATTTATTTGAAACTTTGAACGGGCCTATTACCGCTCAAATTTTAACCAAAAATGATGAACTAATACATTCAGAAAATAAAACGACTTTTATTAAATCAAAACGCCGAATTAAAAATAAATTTGAAGCTTATGATTTAGTTGATGTTGATCATGGATCTTTATATTATACAAATAATATTTTAAGTCATAACTGTAGTTTTCTAGGATCATCTAATACATTAATTGATCCGGGTAAATTACAACATCTTGTGTTTTTACCGCCTGTATTATCACAAAAATATTTAGATATATATGAACAACCACAACCCGGTCATACATATATTACAACAGTTGATACTGGTGCCGGACTATCACAAGATTATTCAATTGTAAATGTAATTGATGTAACACAAGCTCCTTATAAGCAAATATTAGTATATAGAAATAATGAAATTGATCCAACCTCTTTTTCAATTGTAGTTGAATCAATTGCGCGTAAATACAATAAGTCGTATTTGGTTATTGAATCAAATAATGATGGCAAGATTGTATCCCGTGAATTATGGGATATGGAATATGAAAATTTAGTCAATACTAGAAGTGAAAATGGAGATAACGTTGTAAAGGGTGGTAAACGTTCTGTACCGGGTATCATGATGACTAAATCAACAAAAAGAACAGGCTGCTCTAAATTAAAAGACTTAATTGAATCAGAAGTATTAGTTATTCAAGATCAAAATACAATTTCTGAATTAGGCACATTTGTTCAATCTAAAGGCAGTTTTTGTGCAGAACCTGGTAAACACGATGATATTGTAATGTGTTTAGTTATGTTCGCATGGTTTGCTACTACTAACTATTTCTCTGATGTGACTGGTAATAATACTAGCCAATCGATTAAAGAAAATAGATCCGATGATGATATTCATACATTACTAGGATTTATTAATGATGGTGATACAGATGATGAAGTATCATTTGGATTTTGGTAATTTTATAAAAAAAATTAAATATATTAAAACAAGACAATAAAAAGGAAGAATGACATGGCAGAATTTGCTTCTCCTGGCGTTATCTCTACTGAAAGAGATTTTAGCGCAACAGTACAAATGTTAGGTACTGCAACAGGTGGTACAGTTATTAATTCAAAATGGGGATTCGCAGATTTTGAAATGATCGTTGCGAACGAAGATGAATTAGTAAATCTTGCAGGTAAACCAACCGATGCTAACTATCGTGACTGGTTTGCTGCAGCAAACTTTTTGAAATATTCAAGCGCACTTCGTTGGATTCGTGTAATTGACGATGAAACTGCATTAAATGCAGCAACTGGTGGTGCTAGCGGTATTTTGATTAAAAATAAAACCCATTTAGATGTAGTACGTAGTGTATCTGCACTTACTCATACATTTGCAGCTAAATGTCCAGGTAAACTAGGTGATAGTATCGGTATTTCAATTGCTGATGCAGCAACTTATAGCACTTGGGCTTATAAAGATAGCTTTGATACAGCTCCGGATTCATCTGGTGCATTATCAGCAAGTGATAAGCCTGCATTAGACGAAATCCATGTAGTTGTTATTGACGTGCTTGGTTTGTTCTCTGGTGTTGCCGGTTCGGTACTTGAAACATATCCGTACTTATCAAAAGCACGCGATGGTAAAGGCGTAAATGGCGAATCTTCATACTATATTAACGTGCTTAACACGCGTTCAAATTATGTATGGGCATTAAGTCCGATCCCAGGTACTGCATTAGTAGAAGCTGATCCAGATGCACCTACTTCATTAGTTGGCGCTAACTTATCTGATGGTAAACCATTTGCACCATTTACTGCTGCAATTACTGCTCAGTTTGCTGGTGGTAATGATGGCGATATCCCTGGTAAAGACAACTACCTAAATGCATTTGATATCTTGACTTCATCTGATGATACTGATATTGCATTGCTATTTGCTGGTGGTTGTGGTAATGATCTAAATCAGCCAGATGTATCTAATCACGTTTTAACAATTACTTCACGCCGCGGTGATATGGTTGGCTTTGTTTCACCTAAATTTAGCGATGTGGTTGGTGTTATTAAAACTATGGTTGTTAAAAATATCATTGCAACTAAGAATTCTTTAACTACTAAAGACTCTTATGGTGTTATGACTACCGGTTATAAATTACAGTATGACCGCTATAACGATATTAACCGTTGGGTGCCTGGTAACGGTGATGACGCTGGTTTATGTGCTCGCGCAGAAAACTTGTTTGACGTTTGGGTATCTCCAGCCGGTTTTACTCGTGGTCATTATATCGACTGTCTTGATCTTGCATTTAACCCAGATAAAAATGCACGTGATGAATTGTACCGTGAAAATATCAACCCAGTTGTTACTTTCCCTAAAGATGGTACTTTGCTATACGGTGATAAAACACTACAAGCTAAGAACAGTGCATTCTCTTGGATCAACATTCGCCGTTTGTTTAACTACTTACGTAAATCAATCCAAGCATCTGCAAAATACAATCTGTTTGACTTCAACACCTCGTTCACTCGTCAGGCGTTTAAAGATCAAATTGAACCACTTCTGCGTGAGATTAAAGGCCGTAACGGTATCTTTGACTTCTACGTTCGTTGTGACGAAAGCAATAATACGGACGCTGTAATTCAGAAGGGTGAATTCCTTGCTGACATTATCATCAAGCCACAATACTCAATTCAAGGTATTCGTTTATCATTTACCGCGGTACGTCGTGAAGTTAGCTTCGACGAAGTAATTGTAGCTTAATAAAATAAAAATAATAAACAAGGAGAAATAAACATGGCAGCTAATGTCAATTCATTCCTGGCGAACTTCACGGGCGGTGGCGCCCGTGCTAACCGCTATGAAGTAATGATCGGTTTTCCAAACTTTTTAAACGTACGTGATACTGCTATTTTGCAAAAAATTAGCTTTACATGTAAAGCATCAAGTGTACCGGCATCAGAACTAGGCGAAGCAGTTGTACCATATAAAGGTCGTCAAATTAAAGTCCCTGGTGACCGTACTTTTGGTGACTGGACTGTAACCATTATCGTAGACAATGACTTTAAAGGTCGTGACGTATTCGAAACATGGTCTGCTGGTATGCTGGGTAACTCAAGCAACGTAACTAAATCTGCAAATGAATTAAACCCATTACAGATTTATGGTCAAGCTCAAGTAAACTTACTTGATCGTTATGATCAAGTTATCAAGCGTTACCAAATTACTGGTATGTTCCCTAAATCAGTTGGTGAAATCACTATTGGTTACGACCAAAATGACCAAGTAATGGAACAACAAGTAACATTTGCAATCAACGAATGGTCTGCGTATAGCAAAGACGGCGCGTTAATTACAAACTAATTTTTTTAAAGTAAAAAGAGGATCTTCTGGTCCTCTTTTTTTATTCTTTATTTTTTACATAAATATATAGTATATAAAAAGGTGAAGTATAAATGGGCATATTTGACGGCTTTCTAACCGAAAAAAGACAAAAAAAAGAGAATCTTGAAGTTCTCGATACAAAAAATTTAGATATAAATGATGGCGACTCAATTGTTGTAAATGGGTATGGCCATGTTAATAACACTCAATTTTATCAATACGAGCGGGGGCAGAATGAAACTACCCGTATTGAAACCTATCGTCAAATTGCTAAGACTGCCGAAATTGATGAAGTAATTACTGATATTGTAAATGAGTCATTTATTTTTCAGCGCGACAAAAAAGCTTTTGAATTAGATTGGCATGCTAATGTAAGTATTTCTGATCAGCTTAAAGAAAAAATATATGAAGAATTCTGTAATATCTATGCTATATCAAATTTTGATGACTATGGATCTGAACTATTACAAAGCTTCTATATTGACGGGCGTATTGTATTTGATAAAGTAGTTGATAAAAATGCACCTAAAAAAGGTATTCGTCAAATTATTAAACTTGACCCGCTGAATATTGTTAAAGTAAAAGTATTACCACCACGTGATAGAAATACACAAATGGTAAATGCATCCGATATTAAAGAATTCTATGTTTACTCAAACAAAAAAATTAAAAATCAGAATAACTATTTGAATAATGTGTATTCAAATTATGACGATGTAGTTGAAGGAAAACAGCTAGATACCAATCGAATTACATATGTAACATCCGGTCTTACTGACGCTATGTATGATATGACAATTGGACACCTGGATAAAGCGATTGTTCCATATAACAACTTGAAAATGATGGAACAATCCATGGTTATTTTCCGTGTTGTTCGTGCACCAATGCGCCGTGCGTTTTATGTAGATGTATCATCTTTGCCAAAAAGTAAAGCTGAAGAATACATGAAAAATATGTCAACCCGTTTTAAATCTAAGCTTGTTTATAACTCAGACACCGGTTCATGGGTAGATCAAAAATCTGTTATCTCAATGGCAGAAGATTATTTTATTCCACGTTTTAATGAATCGAAAACAACAGAAATCCAAAATATTGAAGGTCAATCGTCTCAAGAAATTCTTGAAGAAGTATCTTATATGAAGGATAAATTATATCAAGCATTGAACGCACCAAAATCACGTTATACAGAAGAAGGGCATATTTTTGTTTATGGAAAATCTGATCAAATCTCGCAAGATGACTACCGTTATAAAAAGTTTATTGATCGCTTGCGTAACCGCTTTATGCTTGCATTTGATGACTTATTAAAAACTCAATTAATTTTAAAGTCAATTATTTCAGAGTCTGATTGGCCTGAAATTAAACGGTCATTCTTTTGGAATTTTACTGAAGATAATGCATTCATTGAATATAAAGATGCAGAAATTTTTAATAATCGTATAGATACTATATTAAAAATGAATGACTTAATTGAAGCCGGTATCTATTCAAAATTATGGGTTCGTAAAGTTATTCTTAAACAAACTGACGATGAAATTAGAGAAATTGACGAGCAAGTTTATAAAGAAAAAAATCAGGACCCATCTCAAATGCCTGATAATGTTCCGGCACCAGAACCATCACCGGAAACTGACGACACCGATGGCACTGATGGAGAACCTGTTTCTACTGATGATGAGCAAGCATAAATATAATTATAAATATTCTATATAAATATAAAATAAAAGGATAATTATAATGACAGATTTTAATAAAAAATTGTCAAAATTATTAAATGAAAATGTTACGCACATGATTTTCATGGATGAGCCATTAACGGCTGAAATTGATGAATCTGTAATTGTAGGTGAAATTTCTGCGGCAGGTCCATTATATGGATTAAAGTATCTTGGTTATGAAGAGGGTGTATTATCATTCTCTACATATCAAAAGACGTCTATTGAAAAGTTCGCGATGTTTTTAGATGATAATGACTTTGTTGAAAATTATGCAATTTCAGTTATTGAATCTAATCCAATGACAAAAGTTGCTAATGTTGTAGATGAAATTGATTTTGATTCTACACGCGAATCTGAATTTGTGGAATTCTTTATCGATGTTGTTATTAGTTGGAATTATGTCAACTTTAACAGCGTTTATGTAGACCCACAAAATCCATTCGCCGCAAATCAATCCACATCTTTTCAAATTCCGATGGATACAAGCGATCCATATGCAGCTCATGTCCCATTAGATAAAGAACCAGCAGAATTTTATGATAATAATGATTTTGAATATCCAGATGCGGATGCAAAAATTGCTATTGTCCCTGGATTCGATACACTTCAAGCGGATGAAACTCCATTACTTGTAAAATTATCTGCTATTAAATCAAATTCATTAGTTGGATCCGTATTAGTTACAGTACATCCAAAAAATGATGATGAGATTTTAGTTCAAGCTACTTATAAAGAAGAACCGGTTACGGACGATGTTTTAAACGACTTATCAGTCATTAATACATTAGATCAGCTTTATCCGACTAAGCTTGAGCTAGTTAAAGAAGCATTTTATCAATTAGGTGACTTATTTACTAGTTCGGCTGTATATAAATCAATAAATGGTAAGAATGTTTTAAATATAGTAGAAGTATTTGCAAATAGTGCAGATGAAGTTATATGTGATACCAATTTATTGAACGAGTTACGTCGTGAAATTAAAGTAAATTTCCGCGGCAAGAAACGTATAAAAATGCAATGCCAACCTGGATTCAAATATGACCCAGAACGTATGGCATGTGTAAAAATTTCTGGTGCAGAATTGGCCGTATCACGAATCGCTCATCGTCAAATGGCACGTACTAAGAGAGCGCTAGGCGGAAGCTATAGAACAAGAATTTTAAGAAAAGTTCGCCGCGCTAAACATTTTAGAAAAATCATGGGGCTATAAAAGTGATTAAAGACGGAACCGCACTCTTAATTGAGCGTAACTTAGAATTGACTGAAAGCAATATTATCACCGGCGATAATGCTACTAATGATAAGAAATATATTATCAAAGGTATTTTCATGCAGTCAGATTTAAAAAATCGTAATGGTCGTATCTATCCAGAAAAATATATGGATCGCGAAGCGACTCGATATATACAAGAAAAAGTTTTAACACATCAAGCTACTGGTGAATTAAATCATCCAACTGGTGATGGCAGTTTATCAGTGAATTATGAACGCGTATCTCATAAAATTACCAGTCTAACTAAATGCGGTAAAAACTGGATGGGTGAAGCATTGATTACACATAAAACTCCAATGGGCTCTGTAATTGCAGGCCTTATGGAAGCTGGCGTTGTAATGGGCGTATCTTCACGCGCAACAGGTTCATTGAAATTAGATGGACATGGCGTAAAGATTGTTCAAGAAGATTTTAGATTAATTACTCCTGCTGATATTGTATCTGATCCATCTGCACCTGACGCATTTATGACTTCTATTATGGAAGGTCATGAGTGGTTATATGTGAATGGCGCATTAACAGAACAAGCAATTAGTGAAGTAAAAACCGTGCTAAATAAAGAAGCAAAGACGATTGTAAAAAATGAAGAACAATTAATCAATGTTTTTAGCTGGATTTTAACTCATAAAGTGGGTAAATAATTTTTTTTTATAAATCGCTTAAATAAATAAAAAATATTGGAGAAATATTTAAATGAACGAATTTAAGAAATTAATGGGCGATGCTATTTCAGACGAAACAGCTACAGCTCTTCAGACAATCTTAGATACACACCTTAATGAATCTGAAGCAAAAGCAAAGCAAGAAGCTGAAAAAATTCAATCTGAATTAAATGCTCTTACTGAACAACATGCTGATCTACAAGAATCAGTAACTAATTTGACTAAAGACAAAGCAGACTTAGAAGCTGACAAAGCCGATCTTGCTGAATCTGTTAAATTAGCTGAAGAAAAAGTTGCTGAACTTACTTCTAATATTGATACGCTTAAAGAAAAAGCAGAAGAATATGCTGAGCAAGTTAAACAAGAAGCTCTTGAAGAAGCTGTTGCAGAACACCAACAAGAAATCGCTACTCTTAAAGAACATGCTGAAGCTTATGCTGAAAAAGTTAAAGAAGAAGCTGTTGCCGAATTAACTGAAGCACAAGAAACCGAAATTTCATTCCTTAAAGAACAAGCTGATTTATTTGCTGAAAAAGTTAAAGCTGAAACTACTGCTGAACTTACTGAAAAGGCAGATGCTTATGGTGTTTATCTTCAAGAAAAAGCTGAAGAGTATGCTGAAAAAGTACGTCAAGAAACTATCGTTGAAATGACTGAAAAAGCAGACGCTTATGGCGATTATCTTCAAGAAAAAGCTGAACAGTATGGTGTTTATCTTCAAGAAAAAGCTGAAGAATATGGCGAATTCTTAATTGCCGAAGCAGAAAAGTATACAGCTGAACAAGTAGCTCTTACTGAAGCAAAATGTTTAGCTGAAGCTGAAAAGCAAATTAATGAATTCAAAGACGAACACAAAGATCAATTTGAGCGTTTAGATGAACATAACCGTATGGCTATGGTATTTAAAAATCTTAAATCGTTAATCGAATCTTCTGGCTTCTCTATCGAAGAGTCTGAAACTCTTGATACTTTAGAAGAAGAACTGCGCCAAGCTCGTGCTGCAAATCGCCGCCTTGAACGTACTTTACGTGAAAGCTCGCAAGAACTTAAACAGCTTAAAGTAAAAGAACTAGTTGAATCAATGGCTGAAGATTTAACCTTCACTGATAAAGAACGTATTGTGAAAGCCGCTTTACGCACTCGCAGTGAAACCAATGAAGATCTTTCAGAAGTTGTTAAAACTTTAGTTGAAAATACTACGCTAAATAATAATAGCAATAAAGCAAATACAACAACTGTTAGTACATTGACCGAAGAAACTGCAAATACTGCATCCACTAAAGTTAAGTCTGGCTGGGCTGAATTCTTGAAATAAGAATTCAATCTAAAATAACAATTTTTTAAACGTTTTTATTAAATAAGAATAAACAATAAGGAAACAAGAAAATGAGTCAACAACTTCTTACAGAAAAATGGGATGACGTTTTAACTGACAACCGCTTTGCCCCAGTTCAAGACGACACTCGCGCTAAGATCACTGCACAACTTTTGGAAAACCAAGAGCAGAATCTTTCAGAATCTACTAACGAAACTGGTAATGCTGCGCAGTGGAATCCAATTTTGATTAGCATGGTACGTCGTATCGCTCCACGTCTAATCGCTTATGATTTAGTTGGTGTTCAACCGTTAACTCTTCCTACAGGCCTAATCTTCTGTATGAAAGCACGTTATGCTGCTGATACTGCAAAAGCTCAAAACGATCTTACTAACAAAGAAGCAATGGGTTGGGACGAAGTTGATGCTGGTTACTCTGGTGACAAAACTCCAAATGCTGTAGTTGCTAATAGCTTTGCTGGTGGTGTTGCGTATGCTCGCGGTAAAGGTATGACTACTCAAGCTGGTGAACAATCTAACGCTTGGAACGCTATGGGCGTAACAATCGAAAAAACCAACGTTAATACTGAAACTCGTCAATTACGTGCTGACTACTCGCAAGAGATCGCAGAAGATATGAAACGTGTTCACGGTATGAATGCAGATTCAGAACTAGTGAATATCATCTCGAATGAAATCACTGCTGAAATTAACCGTGAAATGCTTGACAAATTGTATGTATCAGCTAAAACTGGTGCTCAATGGACAGCTACTCCAGGTACTATCGATCTAACTGCTGATGTTGGTGGTCGTTGGTCTGCAGAACGTTTCCGTGGTCTTCAGTTCGCTATCGAACGTGATGCTAACCGTATTGCAATCGAATCTCGTCGTGGTAAAGGTAACAAACTTATCGTTTCTGCTGATGTAGCTTCTGCTCTTGCATTTGCTGGTATCATGTCATTCGCTCCTGCGATTGCTGCTCAAACTAACTTGAATGTAGATCCATCTGGTGCTACTTTCGTTGGTACACTTGGTACCTATAGCGTTTATGTTGACCCATACGCTCAAGGTGATGGTTACTTAGTTGGTTATAAAGGTCAAGACGTTACTGACTCTGGTATCTTCTACTGCCCGTACTTACCGCTTGCTCTTAGCCGTGCAATCAACCCAGTTAACTTCCAAATGGCTCTTGGCTTCAAGACTCGTTATGGTTGGGCTGTTAACCCGTTCGTTAGTGCTACAAATACTTTCGTTCCTGGTGCGAACCCTTACTACCGCGCTGCTCAAATCAGCGAATTGTTCTAAGCTTAGGTTTAGATACAAAACAAAAGAAGACTTCGGTCTTCTTTTTTTATTCACTAAATTTGATATAATTCATTAATAACAATTTTATAATAATTTATCTTAGCATATATATTATCAAGCATATCAATTTTTTCTTGCGTAAGAAATTTAATAGATCGCTGAAATTTTAATAGCTCTACTGAATTAAAAAATATATAAGATCGTGGTGTAATATAATCATCAATATATTCTTTAGTAACCATGCCCGTTTCAATATTAATATACAATATGGTTTTAGATTTTAAATTTGACCCTAATAATTCAATTGTAATATATGTATCAGTAGATAAATTATCTAATATTGTATTTGTTTTAACACAATATTCAATTTGTGGTAATGGTTTACCGTCATTAATAATATCAATAATACGATCAATATTACTATCATATAAAGTCCATTTAGCGGGATCATAGCGAGGCAATAATTGTTTAAAATATTGTCGGGCTTGAGGTATCGTTTTAATAATAGGATCAAACTTAAACATATGGTATATCTGTGCAGTATAAAAAAATATTTTACTGCATATACAGATATAAAGAAATACATTTTTATGATAAAATATAAAAATTATTTGGAGTATATTTTATGAAAGAAATTAATATCTATTGCGATGGTGCATGTAAAGGTAATGGCAAAGTAGATGCCATTGGTGGTTGGGGATCACATTCATTTGATATTGATATGTCAATTTATGGCGGTGAAATAGGTACTACTAATAATAGAATGGAATTACTTGCAGCCATTCGTACATTACAATGGATTTTAAAGAATCGATCTATTGATAAAAAAAATCCTAGCGCTAATAATGAATTATATAAAATCCATACAGATTCTAATTATGTAAAAGAAGGCATTACTAAGTGGATTATCAAATGGAAAATGAAAAATTATATGGGTGTAAAAAACCCCGATTTATGGCAACTTTTAGATAAGTTAAATACTCATATGTCTAAATCAGTCCAATGGCATTGGGTACGTGGGCATGATGTATCAGAGGGTAATATTGAAGCGGATAGATTAGCTAATTTAGGTTGTGAAAGTATTAAATAATATATAAATACAAATATACTTTTTATAAGGAAAAATAAAATGAGCTTTAATACTTTTATTGAAACTGCAAAACCAGTTGTTGAAGAAACCCCTTTAGTAGAATCGGTTGGTGAAATTGTTGGTAAAGAATATAAATTTGCTAAAAAAGATGCAACTCTTAAATTCTTCAACAAATTCGTATTTTTATTTCATGACATTAATGATGATATTCAATATAAATTAAAAAATGCCACTGAAGTTAATACACCTAAATTTAAGGCTCAACATATTTTGTATACAACTTATGGTATTACAGAAGATGGTAATGTAATTATTAAAGGTCGCGCTGTATTACCAGTTGGTGAAATTTTTAAAACAGCTGATTTTGAATATATTACTTCACCTCGTGACTTTCATAAAATTGAAACCGTTTATACTGCCGAAAAAGAATTTGACACTGCCGAAGCCGCATTTAAATCAATTTCAAAGGGCGCTGTTGCTTATTTTGACTGGGCAAAATTTGTTTAATTAGGAAAAACAAAAATGAAGTTTGAAGAATTTTTAATCGAAGCTAAAAAAGGCAAAAAGATTAAACCTAAGCATAAAGATGGTAAAGGTTTAGATCGCGTAATTACACAAATTCAAGCCCGTATCGATGCATTACATGATAATTGGGAGCAAGAAGAATTTGATAAAGAAATTCAACCTAAGTTGGATAAATTTGGCGACCTTAATAAACTTGATCCGCGCGATGCTGTAAAACTGTTCTTTGCTATTACACGTTGTTATTTTATTGCCAAATATCCAACATCTACAGATGCGCTTGTTGGCACTGTTAAAGTAATTAAAGATAGTAATGTTGATAAAATGCTTCGTCAATTGGCGAAAGACGTTGCTGAATATGCTCAAAAGAAATTTCCTGGCAATAAAGACCTTGACGAACTATTAACTGATTTTGAATATGGTTATATCGATGATATTAATACAGAAGCATTAATTGAATTGATTGAACAAATTATTGGCTTTATTGGATAAGGACGATAAAATGAACTTTAATCAATTTTTAGAAGAAGGTTTAGCAACCGCCCACGGTAAAGTGGAAATGGCCATTCGTGAGCTTAATTTAAAATATACAATTGAAAATACGGATAAAGCTAAAATTTTTCATATTGAAGATTTTATATTAACATCAAGCAATAGTGGTGAAGTTACACTGAATAAAAAAGGTGTACGTGGAACAATCGCGACTTTTAAAGAATTTAACTTTAATAAAATTCGTGAACGTGTTGTTGAACTTTTGAAAAAACATGTTGTTGAAGCAAAAGAAGATAAGAAAGAAGCGGATGCAGCGTAATTGCGCACCATTCGCTCTGTATCGCATTTTATTCAATATAGTATATAAGCATATATGATATCTAAATAAAACGCGATACAGCTAAAAATAGGACCATGTGTGGTCCTATTTTTTATTAATAAAGTCCATAAAATTTTTATGATAATGTTTAATATTATTTCCACCAACTGGGTTTTTAGTATGAACAAAAATATTCAAATTTTTACATTGAATATCATTATCCATAATATAATCACATAACCACTTTAAACAATCATATCCGGTGTTTTCACTGCCGTCATCATTGAAATCTTGAATATCATGATCAAATGAAAAATAAGTATTATTCCAATCTTTAATATATGGAATAATATATTTGAATTCTGCCAATGTTCTTACAGTAAATTCTGTATGGAAGTCAGGATATTTAATCCATGTTACATCTTTTAAATCGCGCTCATCATCTAAAAATATTAAATTTTTCATTGTAAGGTCTTCAAAATATGGGGCAATGCCACAACAGGATGCTTTTTCAGCTCGTTCGTTTAATTCTTCAAATGACATATTTTCAATTTTAGCCAAAAATCGTTTGGCTAACTCTGCGTCAAACATAATACCACCTAAAATAATTTATGATTATATCCTTTTAAAAATATTTTTTGTAAAAATACATTTAATTAAAAAATACACATATATCATAAAAATAATTTGACCTAAAATTGGTATTAAAAATATCAATTTATTTTTAATAATTTGACCAAATTCACGATCCATATATTCTGATAATGTTTCATCAGTAGCCACTATAAGAAAATTATCATCTTGACCATTTTCAAATGTATATGGTCGATCTAATACTTTAAGCGAATCCTTAATAATAACATTATAAAAATCCTCTAATAAATCTTTATTCTTTAAATGATGTAATATTTCTTGTCCCTTAAGTTTATCATTGTCATAAAAGCATCTAGTTTTATAAAAATTGATATCAACTCTACATCCATTATTATTAGCTCGAATTAAATGAATAGATATCAATAAATCCCTCATATTAATTACAGAAGGATTTATAGATTTTGCAGGCGCAAACGTTTTAAATGAATAACTATCAGTATCAATATTACCGGTCAAAAAATAAATTGCTTCCGCTACTTCTTTATGATAACCATGAATAACTGATACAATATCATCTTTAAATTGACTTTTTTCTAAAGCCTTAGCCATATCTAAGTTTTCATATTTAGATTTTAAGTCCAGATTCAGCATATAACAGTCTCTTTTTTGTACATATAAGACATTCGCCATCCAAAATCATTTTTAGCTTTCATAAAAAAGAATGCACCATCTGGAAACTTGCCCGTTTCAGCCCAGCTATTTATAATATCTGACGCCCGCGATTGCAATGTATCCAATGGCTCTTCCATATATTCAACTAAAAATTTAGTAAATTCATCTATCGCATCTTTTATAGAAATTCGAGTTGCTAATACAAATTGTAGTTCTCGAATTTCTATATCATTGGTACCTTTCATAATAAAAGTATGAATTTTAGTTGGCACTGCTGAATCTGACATATTATTTATCCTGTGAAAGTCCAATCTGGCGGCATAGTAACTAATGTACCTTTATACCGTTTTTTCTCAAACTTTTCTTCATTAACATTTACACGACCTTGATATTCCTGCCGCATATACCAATCAGGCGCAGAACTCGCTGTATTATATTTTTCGTCATATTTACGACAAAATTCTAATGCTAGCTCTTCAGTTGGAAACAGATATTGATCTTCACGGCGGGATCCCCATCCGCGTTCATATTCCATCTCATCTACTAGATACACAATCATACGACACTCCTTTTAATAGTCATCATCTTCGTCTTCGTCTTCTTCATACCAATCATCTTCAACATCTTCATCATCTTCTTCTGGACGAGTGTCAACTGTAATATGACCGAACTTCATATTACCATCGTTATTACTACATTGTACATTATTTTCAAATGTAACAACTACAGAACAATCGGCATTTGATTTAATTACTTTCTTAGTAAGTACAGATGTCGGAATAATCGCAATCTGTCCACTATCAACTAAAATATTATTGTTATTAAAGGTATTTGGGTAACCGCCATCACCATATGCAGTTCCGAAGACAACCATATTTTTACCTTTATAAGTAAATTGATTTTCTTTCATATGACTGGTACTATAGATAGTATCAACCATATTTTGATAAGCATCATCAGGCATTACATAGCATGGATCAATAATAATATATTCGCCTGCTGGGAGTGTAATTGTATTTGTAAACATGTTAATATACCTCTATATTTGTATAAAATCATTATATAATATAATTGTTTAAACGTACATACATTTTTATATTTTAAGGAAAATATTATGCCTATTAAATTAGATGAAGCAGCTGTAACTATTACAGTACCTGACTCTACCAAATATAACATGGATTTAATGATGGATTTAACAATAGTATTAGCTAGTCGACACTATTGGGATATCAACGGCAAGGCTGTGTATAAAATATTTCATAAAAAATATAAAAATGTTAAAAAATCAAGCCTTGATAATTCAATAGGTGAACTATCAAACTATGAACACTATAAAGATCTTTGTAAAATTAAAACCGCACTTGACTTTTTTAAAGATAAATCGGAAACAGATATTTTAGATTTACAGTTTAAAGCTGAAATGGGTAAACCATATAATAAGTATATTACTCGTCTATTTGTATATCGTAAAATTATGTGGATTTAAAAAAAGGACCTCGAGGTCCTTTTAAAATATTAAAGATGTGTAATTAAAATCTATCACTAATGCGGTTATCAATCCATCTGAATTTTTACAAGCACTTACATCAATTTGAGTTTGATGATATGGGATTAATGTACTAGCTACCATATATTGAGATGACAAAACAAATTTTATATTATCTTCACGATTTAGTTTAATACCATTACTTCTAAAAAATTTATCATCATCACCAATTACAATATAGCTATTGCTATTTGATAAAGTGCAATAAATAGTTTTTAATTTTTCAGGGATAAACAATCCATAATGAGGATGATTTAAAATAATTTTAGCAATATTTCTATTGTCGTCATAAAAAATATCACAATTATATTCGCCAGGAACACATAGATAACTATTTTCTACATCATATTCATTTAATTTAGTAGTAAATGAAATACGTTTTTCTAATTGAATAGATAGCAAAATGAACTCCAAAAAATGGGATAATAATATTATTATCCCATTTTTATTAATTTAAATTATTTTTTCATTGCGATACGTTGGCTATCGGTTTTGACAATCTTTTTATAATTGTCTTGTAAATCTTTTAAGCGAGTAACTGCTTTTTCGCGCTCACTCACACCCTGTTGCTGAATTTGAATTACTTCATTAACAGTTTTAATTAATGTACTTTGTACATATTCTAAAGTTGATACGTCAATAACTGAACGTTGGTTTGCTTTAGCCGTACTTACAGAGTTGGTGTGCAATAAGTCTGCATTACGTTTAAGAATTTCATTTGTAGCGTCATCAATAGTATTCGCTAATTGAACACTATTCTTTTGCTCATTCAATGAAATCGCAAGTGTAATCTGGTTTTTCCATGCTGGAATCGTGATATTTTTGATTGCATAGAACTTATCAACAAGCATCAAATTGTTTGCTTGAATAATACGAATCATTGGCAATGTCTGTAATGCTGATTGCTGTAATACATGAAGATCGTGTAAACGCTTTTCTAAGTTATTGCAAACATGGTTCAAGTCATAAATACGTTGAATTACATTTTGATCTTGTTGATTGCCATTAGATAAATCTTTAATTTCGTCTTTAAGTTCTTGTAACTTTAAATGGCCTGCTGCAATATGTAGACCTAATGAACGATAATCGTTGTTTACATTGTCAAACATATTATCGAGTAAGTGGACACGATTAGTAAGGCCAGATTGATTGGTTTCAATTTCACTTACAAGCGCTTTAATTTGTTCTTCTGTAGTATTAAATTTAGTTAAGAAATTATTACGAGCTTTTTCAACAGATTTAAATAATCCACCAATAATTGGTAAGCGCGAAAATGAGCTTTGTTTACCAATAAAGTTGCTGCTATTAATACCTTTAGCTACATGAATAACCTGGTTTAATTTTTCGCCGGTTTGATCAATGTCTTTATTGTTTACTAAACCCAAAATTTCTGATGTACAGTCATTTGTAGCTGATGAAATATCTTTACCATATTCAGCAACTGCTAATGCATCCATTGGACCTAATTTATTTTTTAGTTCCATTACATCTTTTACATCAGCGTCAGTCAAGCCAAGATCAACCAAATTCAATTTTGATGCAGCGAGATCCAAATTTTTAATTGCCGGCAATGCAGGTTCTTCATTTACAGATTTAAGAATTTGATTATTTACATCTTGCTGAATAGCCGATGGCTCGTCTGCAACAATAACGTCCACTTTACCAGTCTCAGATTGAGACATAGCAGCGCGTTCTTTCAATAGTTTTTCTAGTAAAGCGTCGGTTTGTTCTTTATTAAGATCGTTAATTGATGATACCATGATACATATTCCATTTAGGTTTTAAGATAAAACAAATATACCATAAAGAAGTATATTTGTATATACATATTTTACAATAAATTATAAACTTTGTTAAATTCATCATTATTGATTTTCATATTCATTTCAATTGCAGGTTTTAAGATTTTTTCAATCGCTGTAAACTTGTCAATCAAAATACCAATATTGTTTTTAGCTAGCTCATATTGCATTGCTGTTGTACGTGACAATGTTTGAGCCGCCAATAAATCATTTTTTCGTCGTAATAAACGTTGCTTATCACTATCCGAATATTGATCATCTTGCATATAAGATTCTAATAATTTGATATCTTCATCAAATTGTGTATGTAAATCTTTTAATGAATCATATAATTTAGCAAATGATTCATATTGATTGGATAATACAGTTACTAAATTACTGCCTTTGTCTAATAAATTTTCGAAGTCAATAACTGCAATTGTAATATTGGCCTTAATTTCAATGTCTGATTTAAATATTTTGCCCCAAAAGCCAATAGTAGAATACTTTTTATATTTTTCTACTGCAGATTTAAGATTTACAATTACACTACTCATTCTTTCCAGGTTATCACTAGTAATTTCCATGGTAATTGTATTCATTTTATCGATAGTTGTTACACCAACTGCAAAAATACCGGTATTTGTATCCATATCTATTTCAGCCTTTTCTATTTGTTCATCAACAACTGTATTGTCGGGCTCTTTAAAAGTACCCATTAAGTTGTTATATTGTAGACTGTTTATAATAAGTTCGTACATACGTGGGCTAACATAAAACTTAATTATTCTATCAAATAATTTTTTATGTTGCTCATTTAGCATAAAGTAGTCATATTCAATGCATCTTAATATAAAAACTCTAATGGCAGATAAATCATTAGATCCACCTGTCATGTATATAAATGGAATATACTTATTTTGATTTAAAATAGATTCTATCTTATCTGGTCTAATGTCATCATTTAAAAATTCAGATATAAAGTTACAGTAATCGATGAGACCTTTATAGTCATCATTTACATAAAATCTTAAATTAATGATATCATTAATAATAGCAATATGTTTATGTAAATCCCTACTTCTAGTTTGTTGTAAATTTCGCACATAACTTGAAATATATCCATCATTATAGCCAAACCCACTAATTTTATCTAAATTTTTAAATATGTCATTTATTGAAAGTGTGTTATACGTATGAAAATATGCAACTGTTTCCGAAGTAGGCTTCGTTTCATACATTGGTAAATGTAAAATAAAATCTTTGCTTATAAGTTTTGAAAATGTATGATATGTATAAATTTGATTAATATAATTGCGATATATTGTATCAGCAACATGATTTAAATCTTTTGCTTTGGTTGTTAAACAATATTTTAAAATTAAGGCCATACGTTTATGTAATGAGCTATTATCATCATACGAAATCGGATTTACAACAGCTGCATAAATATCGCCTAAAGCGGGCTTTAGATCATTAGGTAAAGAATTAAAATGATATTCAATTTTGTCAGTCAAATAAAAGTTTTCATCACGAATATCGTAATGTATAAAAGATAGAAAATAAAAATATACATGCATATTCATGATAATTGCCTTATGATTTACGAATTTTTGATACGTCTAACTTTTTAATTTTTTCAAGATGATCTGATGCATTAATTGCATCTAAAAGATTATTTGCATTTCGATTGCTACGATTAATCGCTTGCTTTAAAATAATTGGACCAGTCCCAATCGCTTGCATCATATTATATGTACTATTCATTTTGATAAATCCCGTGATAGTTTAGCCATTTTATTTTTAAAAGCCATATCATAAAGAGCTTCCGACGTTTGACCATATTTTTTAGTAATTAACGTATGAGCCTTAATAATTGCTTCTTCATAAGTATAACCGCCACAATCAAGGTCTGTATCATGGGTTAAAGCAAACTTACGACCTTTTGTATATGCATATTCACTACTAGGAACGCTCCAATCAATTTCAAATGGGACTAATACTTCTACCCAATATTGTAAGGTATCATTTAAAGATGCATCATCTTCAATGCGATTAGTTTTTTTGCAAATAAGATGAGGATCAATTAAAACAATAATTGTCTCTTCTGGATAAGCAAACAGAAATTTGTGGTGATTTTTAAGTTCCCACTCTTTTTTAATAAAGTCTTTAATTTCATCAATAGTCATAATAAAAAAGCTCGCTAAAATGTATATACATAATAACAAGCTTTTTTATATTTGTAAACTATTTTACTTCAATGTACGGCAACTTTGAATAATATAGAATAGGTTTACCAGTTGTATCTTTAGTATAGCAATCTTGTTGCCAATCCCAACCTGCCAAAAACCATTTGTCTTCGCCAGTATCGGACAATGAATTAAAGCCAATTGTAGTTGTATATAAATCATCCTGGGTACCAACATTTGATGATTCAACTAATACAATATATTGTTCACCATCTTTAATTGAATCATCAATGTATCGCCATCCCATCTTCAAATATGTAGTAATTACAGCTTGTCGATGTTGATCATGCATGCCTTGTAATTTAGTATGCATGAGCTTAATAATTTCCATTGAAACATTATCAGGGTGATCTTTTGAAATATCAATGCCATTAACTAATTCAGGTACCCATTCGGTTGACCATAAATTATATTCATTTCGAATATCCTGACCTAATGACGAATGTAATGAAATAAGATCATCACTATCTAATGCTCCCAATTGAATTTTTGCATTATCAGACAATTTATCAATTAAGCCATCTGCAATTTTATTAATATCTACTTTCATATTATTCCTAATTCATCATATATTGCGCTGTATCACACTATATCAAAGATGGTTGCGGTTTGTATACATTTTTATTAAGTATTCCATATGGATCAACCAGGATCAAATATGGAATACTATTCTGGCTTCCAAAGCTTAGCAAACTTTAATACGTTAGGTATATTGCCAGTGCTTACGGGTAATGTAACTAAACAAGATTTTTTACCACCCAAGGTATTATTTTCATGACCGGCGTAACATACTAATTGGGATTGTATTTTATTAAATTCTTTTTGATTTACCTTAACAACCACCTTTTTAAATGATTCTGTTTTCCATTTTGAATATGTATCGGGAATATTTGTATTACCTAAACAATTAAATTCAATCGAATCTAAAAAATAGCTATCAGCCGCTAATACAGCATGCGCTACTAAAGTGGGTACCATATAAGATGGGAATTCATCTAATACAGCAATATACATTTTTAAATATGGTTCTTGGCTCATTCTTAATTTCTCCTTTATTTGGGTATGACTCGACCTTTATATCCGTGATTTGAGTAAAATTAAATTAAATTTAATAATAAAATTAAGAATGATAATAAAAACTTAAAAATATTATTAAAGTAATTACTAATGATGATATACATATGGAAAAATGATAAGAAAACATATTTACAATAATTTGTACTTTGATTCTCTATTTCTACAATGAGAAATCAATTTAAATCAGGGCTGGTCCAACAATACCAATATCACCGTGTAGAGCGGCTTATTACAAATTTACATCTCGTCTCTCGACACATTCTTTGCCGTAGAATGTATATCCCCTAAGAATTTGTTCCGGCTTCTTAGGCACCAAACTATATACTAGTTCAAATGGATCAATCAAATATCCATCCTATCAGTTATTATAGAGTTATATTCTATGACGAATATATTGAAACTACGGTTGGTGTGGCGGATTCTAAACTATCTATGCAATTATATAATTTAGAATCTGTTCTTTACCTCTATAAAAGATTATATTATCTGATTAAAGTAAAGTCTTCGTTTCAAAGTGGTTGATTACCGTATAACCATGATTGGATCACGTCGCCTGTTGTTAGGTCAAACATTGCAGGCACTTTATTTTTTAATTGCAAAGATATTATCAATCTTCATTCTTTTCTCTATTATTTCGCGCCCAAGAAAAGTAAGGCAGGCTGCAACTTAGGTTGAGACTTATTTATATTTTATATCACATTTGATTATATTTGTAAATAAAAAAACTCCCGAAGGAGTCTTTATTTTATAAAATCTTTAGTTATAAAATGGATCTTTCATTAATGCAATTAATAATGCGTTATGCTGATCAACCACTAAAAATGTTGTGAACGGTTGATATTCTCTATTACATCGTGTAATAAAGTGACCAAACAAGCGTTCGCCTTCTTCGGCACCAAAAATGCTTTGGAATTTACGCAAATCCGATTTATATTGGAATTTAATAATTCTTCCATTAAATGAGCTCCAATTTCTTAGAACTGTTAATTCATCATTTGATAATTCATTAGACATATAATTTACTCACTTTTAAACATAATAAACGACAATTTCTAAATCTGGTGTAACTTCATTAATAATTTGTTGAATTGTAGCCCAATCACCGCCAGCAAGACCTGCACCAATACGAGGTATACATGCAGTTTTGCCTTTAAAGTCTTCATTTAATAATGCGAATCCTTTTCGAACAGCGTCATAATCTACTTGAATTTGATGTGTACCAAAATCATATTGTGTATATAAGTTAATTACAGTACCAAATTCTGTTACAGCCATTGAATAAAGACCAAGTTTATTTTTTGTACCAATTGGAGTTTTACAATCTGCTTGATAAGCATTAGGGTATCTGTATTTTACAATAGCTGCGATTCCACCTCCCATGGTATGGAAGCAATTACAACCATGTACTAGTATATCATATTCTTTCTTTTCAAATGGTACAAATAAGTTTTCTTTAATTTCAGCAACGATCATGTGTTTTTTCCTGGCCAAATATAATAATATATATAAGCAATTATATCGGAGATACATAGTGATTAAAATAGAAGATTTTAAAAAAGAACATTCTACAAATATGAAAATGCTGAATAAGTATCTAAATGATGATTTAATGGGACCTATAGCAGAATGGATTATGGAAGAAAAAGGTAATCCATTAGTTTGGATGGATCCTAACTATTATAATCAAATGCGAACTTTGGGTGGTCTTATTAGCATTTTACACAATATTCAACATGCTCTTGTGGATGATGGAGAAATGTGCTTTCCAATTGTTGAAGGCGAGCAGCAAATTCGATTCATGGACAAATGGGATTATATTCGTACTATTGGCGAACCTGATGCATGGGCCGAAGATATTTATGACTTTATTGAAAATATCGAAATAATTCATCGTGAATGGTTACGCAATGCATTTGCGTTTGATGCGGCTGATATTGGGATTGAGTCTGCAATGGATCAATATTTATCACGATATGCAGACTTTGATCCAGCCTGGGGAACTGAGATTTTAACGCTAAAACGCATTCATATCAAAGCTAAGTTAAGAAAAAAATTACAATTAATAAATGAACGGAAGGCTAAAAATAATGATCCACAAGTATAGTTATGGCAAAGGATATAGCACTGTTGATATAGAAGTTTATGAAAAAGAACTTACTATTAAAAGTGATGAATACGGTTATTTCTTACAATTTTATAAAGGCGACGAATTCTTAAACATTCTTGAACTTATAGAAATTAACTTTGCTAAGAATGAATGGGATCAACATACAGAGACTTATTTTAAACATGAATTAGAAGCTTTTAAGATAGATTTTGATATAAATGTACCACATCATGCATATACTATTCAAAGTCTTGCAGATGAAGATCATCGGTTATGTGTATCATTGAATGAATGGAATGAATTTTTAGCTACTTTATATACAATTCGTGAAGATTTATTCAGATAATATATGTACTTATGTATGTACATTTGTTATAATGTATATACATTATAACAAAACACAAAGGTGTTAAAATGACAGACTATCCTGAAGGAACAACCCATAAAAATCCATGGTTAAATCGTTACGGTTCAACTTGTTTTGACTGGTTTAAGATTGATCAGGAAACTGGAGAAGTTTTCCAATGGTATATTCCGTATATGGAACATCAATATCGATGGGCCCCACCTTTATCACAAATGGTTAGTCGCGAAACATGGCACAAGACTTTAATTCCAGTTGACCAGGAATGTAAATTGGAACCAAAGCCTTGGCATAAAGCGTCATATTTAGCTGGTGGTATATCTAAAGCTTATGACCGACCAGAAAACCCTTATTACCCTAACAGTACAGGATATCAAGGAGATTAAATTTTCTTTTTCTTCTTTTTTGGTTTACTGAAATTAATTGATACTTCATTATCTTCAGTGGTGATAGTAAGTTTTTTAGATTTATCACTTTCATAATAAATGGTACCTTCAGACGTTATATCTAATTTATTAGCTAGTGCTTGAAGGGCCGTTTTTATAATATTTTTATGACCTAAACCAGTTACTGACATTCTATTAATATAAAAAATATTTTCAACATTTGGATGTGTGCTATATGTTTGTATAGTTACACCGCGCTGTTCTAAAAAAATAAAAATATCTTCTAAATCAATTATATCATATTCGCTTGATAAAAGTAATTCGTCATTACTTGCAAAATAAGTAGTTGGCCCTTTTAAGAAATTTGTATATCCCATTATTATTCCTCGATGTTCAAAATATCTATTAATAGAATCTTTTCATATATACTATGCTTTTCTATTGGAAATATACAAATATATTTTTCATTTTTATAATTTGTATAAATACCTTCACTAAATGATTCAAATAATTCTTTTGTAATTTGTAGATGTTCAAACTTTTGATTTAATTCCCAATCATTAAATTTGAGCATACTAGCCCAATGTAAATTTAATGATTTAAAATAATCTGATGATTCAATTAATGCAATATCGGTATTTATTTCTTCATACGAAATAATATAAAGTACGTATTCCATTCATTTGCCTCGACTACTTATATATTCTATTATTTATTCATTAAATGTATGTGCCTAAAATAGCTGTACAAACAAATATAAAAATATATAATTCGATTAAGAATGACAGGAGCAAACATGAATACTCAAATTTCAGATTTGAAATTTCAAATAACACAGCTGCAGCAATCTATTAAAGATTTAGATGATGAGTGTGAACGATATTCAGCAATGGAACAAGCCGTAAAGATTGTTTTAAACGGTGGATATGGAGCATTAGGGGCAGCTGCATTTAGATGGTATGACGAAACAATTGCGGAAGGTATTACTGCAACCGGCCGTGTCGGAATACAATATATTACTAAAAAAATTAATGAATTTGTAAATGAGAAAGCCGGAACAGCCGGCATCGACTATGTTGTAAGTTCTGATACAGATTCAGTTTATTTTGAAGTTGACGCAATTGTAAAACATAGATGGCCCGAAGTTACCGATAAACAGCAAATTACTGATTTAGTAAATGAATTTGCTGAAAATGAAGCTGGACCATATATTGATCAATGCTATAAAGATCTTTCCGATTATCTAAATTGCGACGTAAATTTATTAGATATGAAGCGCGAAGCAATTGCTGATACATTTATTATCAGGGCCAAGAAAAATTATATCATGCGAGTATTTGATAATGAAGGAATTCGTTATGCTGATCCGTATTATAAAATGATGGGTATTGAAGTTGTTCGTACATCTCACCCACAAATGATTCGTGACGCTTTAGAGGATACTTTAAAGATGGTAATTGAAGGATCAGTTGAACAAGTTCGATCATATGTAAAAGAATTTAAAGCAAAGTTTATGAATTCGCCATTAAATCAGATTGCTGCACCCCGCGGTATTTCCGATATTACAAAATATATGAATAGCGAAGATTATTCAATTAAAGAATTTGAATATGTTACTAATGAATTTGGTAATAAAGTTAAATCTAAAATTACTATTCCAATTCATGTAAGAGCTGCTATTAATTATAATTACCTAGTTAATAAATATAAGTTATCAAATAAATTTGAATTTATTAAAAACGGTTCTAAAATTAAATTTTTGCCATTAAAAGAGCCGAATCCAATTAAGAGCCATGTAATTGGATTCATTGATAATATTCCAACTGAATTTGGTTTAGATGAGTTTATTGATAAAGAAGCTCATTTTAATAAAATGTTCATTAGTCCGCTAGAAACTTTCTTAATTTATAATGGATGGACAATCCAGGAAAATACCTTATTAGATATGTTCGGATCATCCGATATTGATATGGCGACAGCTGCAATTAATACAAAGAAAAAGACAATAAAAAAAGTCGATAAAAAGACAACTTCATTGTTTTAAAAAAAGGTCTTCGGACCTTTTTTTAATGTATACACTTAGTTTTATTGTACAAATATAAAAAATAATAGTAAAATATGTTCATTGGATTAGTTCAATATAATTGATTATACATATATGTACAAATATAAATTTTAATATGCCTATAATAAAAGCAAGCGTGTAACGATTATAAATAGATGTTTAATTTATAATTCGGAGCATATATAATTATGTCATTATTGGCAAAGTTAAAGAAAAATTCAACTATTAAAATGTCAAACTCAATGGCCGACTCTAAATTCTTTAATGAAAAAGATGCAGTTACCACTGATTTGCCATTATTAAATCTTGCATTATCTGGTTCTATTCATGGTGGTTTAAGCTCTGGCTTAACTGTTGTTGCAGCTCCAAGTAAACACTTTAAATCAAATATTTCGCTATTTATGGTAGCGGCGTATATGAAAAAATACCCTGAATCAGTATGTTTATTTTACGATTCAGAATTTGGTTCACCACCTGATTACTTACATTCATTTGATATTGATCTTGACCGCGTATTACATACACCTGTTGCTACTGTTGAAGAATTACGTTCAGACTTAACAGTTCAGCTTGATAACATTGAACGTGGTAAAGATAAAGTCGTAATTTTTATTGACTCTATTGGTAACTTGGCATCTAAAAAAGAAACCCAAGATGCATTAGATGGTAAAGAAAAAGCGGATATGACTCGTGCTAAAACGATTAAATCATTATTCCGTATTGCTACACCACAATTTATTTTGAAAGACATTCCATGTATCGTAATTAACCATACGATTGAAACAATGGAAATGTTCTCTAAAACAGTTATGACTGGTGGTACTGGTATTTTGTATTCTGCAAATACAGTTCTATTTGTGACTAAAGCACAAGAAAAAGATGGTACTGATCTTGCTGGATTTAAGTTTACCTTGGTAGCTGAAAAATCACGTGCTGTTAAAGAACGTTCTAAATTCCCTCTTATTGTTACTTTCGAAAAAGGTATTAATAAGTATTCTGGTATGCTTGAATTGGCATCTGATTTAGACTTTATCAGAAAACCAAAAATGGGATGGTATTCTCGTGTAATTGACGGCGTACAAGAAGAAAAATTGTGGCGTGCTAAAGATACAAGCACAACAGAATTCTGGAATCCTATTTTCAACGATCCAGCATTTGATGATGCATGTAAAGCAAAATATCGTTTATCTTCAGGCGCGAAAGTTACCGAAGATAGTATCGAAGAAGAATATGAATCCGATCTCGATTATGTCGATGATATGGACTATTAATAAAAAGGACTCTTAATTGAGTCCTTTTTATTTGTATGTACAATAATTAAATCTTACGGCATAATATTTTTATTATATATAGGAATAGCGACTATGAGCGAGCAATTTACAATACAATCAGTTGCACTTACTTCTAATACAAATATTGAAAACCTATGTCTTGTCGGTTTTTTAGGCGATCTAGATTTATCAATTGAATACGTGTCGTCTTCTTATATTCATGAGAAAATTAATAAAACATTTTTAATTTTAGATGAATGCGAGGATTATATCCATAAGTTATTAGATAATAAAAACCGCTATTTTGAATTAAAATATATTTTAACACCTGATGAATTAAAGCTAATATTTAATGATCAGATTGATATTTATGAAAGCGGTGAAATTGATAATATTAATGTCAATCAAATTAAAGAAGTTGAACAATTACGTTATATTTTATGGCGTAACGATAAAAGACATCAATTTAATAGTAAAAATGAACTTATTGGTTATTTGATTGATTATATTGAGTTAGATATTTTTATTAAAGAATAATAATCTTTAAATATAATATAAAAGGATACATTCGTGTATCCTTTTTAATAACAATAAATAAAGCCTGGAGAATTATTGTGTCATTTGTAGAATTTTTAAAAAATGAAACTGAACTTATTAATGAGAGTTGTAAAGTAAAAATTACTGATGAATTAAAAGCATTGGTAACTAAAGAATTACATAATGGATATTTTGGAGCCGAACATCGTCATCTTATTAAAATTAAAAAAGTTGACGATAGTAAATATTATGCATTAGTCGGCCATCATGTTGATGAGCATCAAGTTAGTTTGTCAAATATAGAAGGCTTAAAAGTCGGCGACGAAATTTATGAAATATTCGAATTTGATGGTATCGAAGAACATAATATAAGAGCAGTCGATATTATACCTGGTGAAGATGATTCTGGTATCTATACTAGTAAAACAAAAGCGTTAGAATATTTTAACTCATTAAAAAGTTAAAAAAAGGACCACACGGTCCTTTTTAAATTCTTATATTTTATGCAATGATATGGAAATCAAAGTGAATACCAAGTGATACTGCTTCAGTGCCAATCGCAACTGGGATAAAACGACCATAATGATTTTTATTATTGCAGTTATCTTCGTCTAATTTTACCACGATATAAGAAATATCAACTTGACCATATTTTTTTAAAAACGCGGCACTTGCATTTTCGTATGAAGCATAAGTTTTAGTAGTTGAACATGTATCTAATTTACGTAAGGTTGCAGCCATGATATTTACTCCATCGAGTCAGTATGTTTATTTGATAAAATCATTATACCACAAAAATTTTATTTGTGTATACGTTTTTTTAAATTATTATCGAATATAAATTTCGCCATTTAAATGTTTAACAAGAGATAAACAATCTTTTTCGCTAGATACAGTAGGATCTAAGCTTACTAGATTTTTTACAACGCCAGTTGATTTTTCAACAGTTAATTCTATATAACGAGTATTAATTAATACGTCATGGTCGTTAGTTGTGGCTAATACTGTAATACGACGTTGACTTCCATCATTAAGAGTCCAATATTCACCATTATCAAGCATTGAAACTACAGTTGAAATTACTAAATTTTCCATATTTTTACTCCAGCAAGTATATTTGATATGGACATCATACCGCAATAATTTAATTGTGTATACGTTTTTAATAACTCAAAATAAAATCATATATGTATATACAAATATATGCGTACATAATATAATGACGATAACTTAAATGATCCATATGGATAAACTCAATGAAAGACACCGTTTTAATTTTTAAAATTGACGATACTATCTATCACGTAGAGATTCCTGCTATGTATAATGATAGAGCTATTCCTGCGAATGTCATAAATCAATTTGACGCTGCAATTTTAGAAGATAAAATTAATAAAGGTCATTTTGTTGATATCCATAAAATTGAATATGCGTATCGAGTGAACCGTACAAAGCAAATTATGTATAAAGACTTTGATCGTGCAATTCAATTTAAATCATCTGATGTAAAAGAATTTTTATCAAAATTATAAGGTACTATATGAAAACAGTAAAATTTTTAATTAATGGTAATCTATTTGGATTTGCCACAGATAGTAATGATGAATGGCAACATATAGTTTGTACGCAGATTGTGCAAATGTGTGAATTTGTATCTATTGGCGATGATATTATTAAATGCCGTTATCCTAATAAATATACAGTACATGCAGATATTAATGAACAATATAATCAAGGTCATTTTACGCAATTACCGGTTAATGTATTAAAGCCTTCGAGATTTGATTCTTTAATATATGATAATTTAACTGGCTTCCCTGAAAGAAATAATCATTTGATGGGATATGATCACATTCGTAATATTTTTGATTTACTCATTAAAAAAGATATTCTTGTTTAATAAAAAAGGACCTTAAGGTCCTTTTTTAATTTTAAAACTATTAACACAAAGCACGTAACACTTTGAGCTGTGATGCTAAGATACGTGGAGCACCATCACCTAACTGGATCGATTTAGCGGTTGCAATTGTTGATACAAACACTAAAGCACCATTGGATGCGGCATCATAAATACCGAGTGAAACCACTGTTCCCCAGTTACCAGTTGGGACTGGAAAGATTAATTCAGCTGTATTGTTATATTCCTGGTTAGTACCGGTTGGTCCAGTCCAAGTACCAGCAACGCGAGGCAACTCTACACGTGAATATCCTGTACCTGACGCCGAAACCTCTACGCCGCCAGTACCATTTAGGTTAGGTGTTGTAGTAAATAACGCAAGCCATAAGCTTGATGGCATTGAAGGCATCGCGACACCTTTTAAAAGGTAGTCGAGGAAATTCTGTGAGGTTGTATAAGAGAGCGTACTAGAAGGCATGTATAATTCCTCAATTTGATTTTTTATAATTATATTTATGCAACTTATTTATGTACTTTTAATTATATTTGCTTTAATATAAGTATGTTTTGTAACCTTCTAAAATTGGTATTTAAATCATGCATAATAAATTTGCTGACGCCGCTAAAGCTAAATCTGAATTGCCACGTAAAGAATGTATTCCTTATATTACAAAAGATGATACATCTATTAAATATGATTGGTTCACACAAGAAGAATTTCAAAAAACTGGATATATCCAGGTTAATTTATCAGGTTTTGCCGATCATAAAGATGAATAAGGACTATAAATGATAAAATGTTTATTAAAATCTCTAGCGTGGCGCATTTTAGATAAAGAATTGCGTCAACATTATATTCAGCGATCACACTTCAATGAATATACTAAATGGATGAGTCGAGATTTTCCTATCATGGAAGATATGTTTGAACATTTTAAAGATGAGCCATATGGACAAGCTCGTCGCATTGATGTTCATAGAGAAGAAATGAAAGAAAAATATTTTCCTAAAGAAAAATAATTAGGAAATATTTTATTAAAAGGTCTATTTATAGACCTTTTATTTTTACCAATATAATTGTACATACAAATTTATATATGGTATTATTACTTTACTTTAGATATGAGCCTATATGATGAATATTTTAAATTTATCGGCTAAAGATATTTTAGCGATTAAAATATTTTCTGAAATGTTCACCGGAACAGAAGATGAAAATAAAAAAACATATCGTATGCTTTTAAAAAAATGGCATCCAGATATGAATAGTACGGATACAAGCGATGTATTTGTACATATTACACAATTGTATGATAGCTTATCTATTAATATAATTCCGAAATCTGTAGAGATTAACGGCAAGTCATATGATTATATATATGATGTTGTAAAAGATTTATATACAATTTACTATACTGATAATGGTACAGGATTTTTAATTAAGTTCAATCAAAAAGCAGATGGACTTAAACAAAATTATAAATCTAATTTAACTAAGCTTCAATCTTTATTGAAAAATCATAAATTTGAAGATCGTTATAAAGATTTGTTATCTTGTAATATTTATGAAAATAAAGAATTTGCAAAAATCAGAGTACCTGCAGGTTATGTTCCTTTAAACCTGGCTTTAAAATATATTATATCTTTTAAAGATTGGAAAATTTCAGCATACATTATTTCGCGTTTATATGATACAGCGTTATTGTATAAAAATGCAGGTCTATCATGTATCGGATTTGATCCTGATTTTATCTTTTTAGATACTAAAAAACATCAAATTATTGATTTATCAGCATTATTTTTCTCTACTGAGAGCAATAAATCTTTAAGTCTTGCACTTACTCCAATGCAAGCATCCGCATTTATTAAAGATGACCTACAAAATAAAAAGTGTAGTGATGATTCTATTAATAGTATGATTAATTCATTAGGCTTAATGTTATCAGGTGATTTAAATCGATTTGGTAATATTAATGTATTAGATGATTCTGCAAATAAAGAAATGGTTAAAATTATTAGTGGTATTGGTATTAATGTTCCAATTCGCAATAATTATGAAGCATGGCAAACTAAACTAGTACAACGTATTTTTAATGAAAGATCTTTTTATAAAAAAGAAATTGTATTTGGTGATTTAACAAAATATATTGGTAATTAATATGAATATTCAAATTGATGAAATTATTAAAGCATTAAATTATATCTCTGAAAGTACACGGGATATTAAAGCTTTTAACTTTAATAAATTTATTTCAATTTATCAACGACCAACAATTATGCCTCGGGAAGGTGTACTAGTTGGGCAATATGAAAAATGGTGTTATAAAAAGATTTATTTTTTATCATGCTTCGGCGTTAACATTCAGCTGTTTTCATATTGGGAAGATGAGGTTGTATTTACTGAACAACATGCGAATGATATTTTAAATCATATCCGCAACACGCTTGAAGAAATTAAACACATTTATTTTTAAAATCGCGTGTACAAATATAAAATTTTATAGCATTATATTTGTACATACTTTAAAACAAACGTTACGAGGAGTAACAATATGGGTGGTTCATCTTTTAATTATGATGATTGGCAACAGTCTTCAGCAACGACTAAAACACAATCGATTAATCAAATTTATAGCTCATCTCTACAAGATGATGTAAATCCACTATTAATTAAAAATGGTGTACGTGAATCATGTGATAGCGATGCTAATCCTAATTCAACGCCTATTATTATTGGTCTTGATGCAACTGGTAGTATGCAAACTATTCCAGAATACATGATCAAAACCGGCCTGGGTGAAATGTTTAAATCTATTTATGAACGTCAACCAGTAACAGACCCACAAGTTTTATTCTGTACAATCGGGGACGTAATTGCAGGCGATCCTGCACCATTGCAAGTCGGCCAATTTGAATCTCAATGTGATCTTCTCATTGATGGACTAAAAAAATTCTGGCTTGACGGTTGTTGGGGTGGTGGTAATGATAAAGAAAGCTATGACCTACCATATTATTTTGCAATTAACAAAACCCGTACTGACGCATTAATTAAACGCGGCAAAAAAGGTTATCTAATTACTATTGGTGATGAGCCACCTCCACAATTATTAAAACGCGAACATATTGATAAAGTATTTGGCGGTCGAGCTGAAGGCGACTTTACATTTGAACAATTAGTGACACAGGTCCGTCGTTCATATATTCCAATTCATATTGTAATTGAACAAGGTAGTCATGTTCAATCATATGGATTAGATCATGTATATAGCCCATGGAAACGCTTATTGGGTGAAGATGCGATCGTTTGTAGCGATTATACTAAATTGGCCGAAATTATTACTAGTATTTTACAAGTAAAAGCTGGTATTAATACTAACGATGTAATTAATAGTTGGGATGGTAGCACTTCAGTTGCTGTTGCTAAAGCAATTGGTTCGCTTACAACAACACAAGATACAAGCGTTGTATTTTAATAATTGAAGGTTGGATGCTGTAATAAATATTATTATGGCATCCAATATTAAGTGGTATAATAAATGATTACACAATTCTTTAGATATAGAAAAATATTTGTTACATTAGGGACAGAACGCTTTTGTATTATTATTCCATTTTATGAAAATAATACATATCTTGCAATGGATCCAACTGGTCAAATTTTTACCTATGATTCACTCCCTGTATTCGATAAATCAGTAAATCAATATATAATTGATGAAAAGGAACATTCATATGATTTAGTTGCTACCTATAATGGTGACGCATCTAAATTTGTAAATAATATTATTGCAATTGCAGACAAGCAATACGAATATAATTTTGTGGAAACCTAATTATGAGACTAGAACTGGAATCCGTTATTAATACCGATCAATTTATTGGTAAAAAAGTTTATGTTTGCGCTTATCAAGAGCCAGACTTACATAGTCGTCGTGCCGTACAAAATGTACATGTGACAGAATGTATTGTTGCACCAATGGATGAATATTTACAAAACGCATCCACCAAAAAAACTATTTATCATAGTAAAAACGCCTTATTAAAGTTAACAAAAACTAGGCGGGTCATTTATAATAATCCAGTTCAGCCATATGCATATAATGCATCATATCATACATGGACCAAAACAGGCGGCATCAATATATTTGATGATTTAGATGAATGTAAAGAACATTATATTTCTTTACTAAAAAGTTAAATTCAATTATAAAAAAGAGGCTTTAAGCCTCTTTTTTATTTAAATGTATATACATTAGTAATAAACTTATCTATAATAAAATGTATATACATATTAAGAAGAGATAAAAATGATTAAATCTACTTATAAGCACACGTTAACTCTTATTGTGGGTGACGAAGAATTAGAAATAAATATTCCTAATTTTGAATATCCATATTTTGTGGCCATGAATAAAAATGGTGATATTTTTATGTATGATTCACAACCGGCTCGAGCTGGCTACGATCATAATCCACTTAACTGTAAGCGATATATGCATATTGCAAGCGCGATTGAGGTCGATACACAATCATATATCGATCATTGTATTGAAGTTGATATGTTTGATACAATTGTTGATTTTAATAGTGGTACATCTCGATAATTGTATATACAAATGAAATATTTACTGTTATAATAAGTTATTAATTAATCTAAATGAGATAACATATGAACGTTGTTGTAATCGGCGCCAACTATGGTGATGAAGGTAAAGGTCGTACTGTTGATTTTCTTGCCAAAGACTTTTGTGGGCTTGAAAATCGACCTACTCTGAATGTAAGATTTTCTGGTTCAAATAATGCAGCACATACCGTATGGCATAATAATACATCATTTGTATTTCATATGTTAGGGGCTGCTTCTTTTCGTGGGCATCCAACATATTTGAGTCAACATGTTGTTGTTGATTTTGTTGCACTAGAAACAGAAATTAATGAATTTGAAAAAATTACTGGATTTAAACCAGTCGTTTATGTCGATCCGCGGTGCCGTATTAATCTGCCATATGATGTAATGAAAAACCGTATTAAAGAAATTCTTAAAGGTAATGATAAACACGGTTCAACTGGTAATGGTCTAAATGAAACTATTGACCGGCATCAACGTCTTCCAATTTTAGCAGGTACATTTGAATTTGCATTACCTATGTTAATTCTCACACAAAGTGATTTTCAGCAATTTGTTGAAACTGAGTTAAAGGATATTGAATTAGAATATCGACATAAAGACTTTATTGAATTTTTATGTGAGAAAAATTCAGTATCGTTTATTTTTGATAAAATTAGACATATCCTTAATAATCATCCTCAAATTGTATGCGATACACCAAATCTTAAAATTTATAACTGTATCTTTGAAGGGAGTCAAGGGTTAGCTTTAGATGAATATAGCAAATTTTTTCCTCATGTAACTCGTACACGTACTGGTACAACAAATGTAATAGATTTATGCCGTGAGCATGATATTGTAATTGACAATGTATATTATGTATCACGACCGTATTTCAGCCGTCATGGTGCAGACAAATACTTTGAAGAATTTGATAGAATTAGTGACGTTTATAACATTGTAGATGAAACTAATATACCAAATGACTGGCAAGATAATTTAAAATTTGGTATTTTAAATGTAACTGAAATGGATGAACGTATTAATGATGACTTTAAAATCATTAAAAATTTATTCCCAAATGTAAATAAGCAGCTGGTGTTTACTTGTATGGATCAATGTGGCGGTGGGTCTGGTATTTATATTCGTAACGGTCGACTATATCAAACAAGCGATCTAATAAATTCATTAAATTTATATTATAGATTTAGTGATATTAAACCAATCTTTTTTGATAATAAGGAAAATATATAATGTCATATGATATTATCAGTAAATGGCCACAAATGCTTGTGACCGGTCAAACTATTACTAATCGTGATACTATTATTGAAATTCTTTTATTAACAGATTCATTTTTAACAGATACATCCCAATATAGTGGTGGTAATAATCACGCATTTAATTTAATGTATCGTACAAAAGCCGGCCTAGAATATGTAGGTAAATTTGAAAGATATATTAAAGAAAATAATATTACATTAAATGATGATTTTAAATATTTTTCATATGAGTTTGAAAAACTTTTAAAAGCTGAATTAGGTGTTATTGATAATGAATATGTATCTAATAGATGGGCGTCATCGTGTTTCATTTATGGTGCATATGGTTGGTGCTCACCTGAAGGGAAAATATTATATACAGATAATGTTGGTAAATGGCCTTCAACAGAAGAAATTGTTGAAGAATGGGAATTTATTGCAAAAAAATGGCCCTTCCTTAATATTAATGTTACCATTTTTGATGGTGAAAGTTGCGAAGATAATAAAAACGCATTATTTAATTTAGCTATTAAAGACGGTACTGTTGAAATTAAAGCACCTGATACAAGTGTACATTGTCATTTAACAGATATGGATTCTAATTTTAATCAGATTAATCGATCATATTCTGAACGTAATGAACAAGGTATTCCAGATGATATGATTGATGAAATAGCATCAATTGTTAAAAATAAAGTTCATGAGGTATTAAAGAAAATTCCAGAAAAAGAGTTAGTCAAATATATGGAATTAAATCCATTTTAAATAAAGGACCTTAGGGTCCTTTTTATATTTGTGCACACCAAGTTTTTTACAAATATAAAAAGAAATATAATACAATACTTCATATTGTATACTTTTATATTTGTAGGAGATAATTAACGCATGTTTTATACATCAGTTGTAAAAATGGGAAATAATATTATTCACCGTTATATCAAAGATGGAAAGCGTTATCAAGAAATTATTAAGAATTTTGATTATGATTTATATGTGCGAAGCGAATATTCGCGAGACGCTTTAGATGTACATAAAAACCATTTAAAACGTTATAATTTTGACAATATTTATGATATGAGTCAATTTATTAATGAAAATGGTAATGACAATGTTTATGGTAATACTGATCCAGTAACACAATTTATAGCAAAAACATATCCTGATGAAATTAAATTAACTAATGATTATGTAGTTCTAAACTTCGATATTGAGACCGAACACGGCGAAGGCTTTATCAAATATAAAGACCCTCATATTATCCAGGTTCAAGAAGATAAAAATGAACCAATTAAAATGGCATTGGGTGAATTTAAAAAGATCGATCTAAATGTACATGAATATCATGTATATGATGAAGAAAAAAAAGATTGGCTTCTTTATGAAAATTCATGTTATGCGCCGCAACAACTAGGATTCCCAGACCCAAATTTAGCTTTATACCAGGTAATGTCGGTATCATTAATTTCATCTTTAGAAAATATAATTTATGTATATGGTACTAAAGAATTTAAAGGTGCACGCACAATTGAAGGATCTGATTATACTATTCGTCATATTTATTGCGCAAATGAAAAAGAACTTTTAGTTAAATTTATTCAGAAATGGCGTGAAATTAAACCTGATATTTTAACTGGCTGGAATGTTGAAGGATTCGACGTACCATATATTATTAATCGTATTGTGCGTGTACTTGGTAAAAAGTTTGCTAATATGCTTAGCCCATTTGCTAATGAATCACAAAACTGTATTCGCGAACGCCAAAAAGAAGATGCCGTTTATTATAGTATTTCAGGTATTACCATTTACGATTACCTGTCTGTATATAAAAAGTTCTCGCGTGAAAAACGTGAAAGCTATAAATTAGACTGGATTGGTAAAGTAGAAGTAGACCATCAAAAGATTTCATATGACGAATATGATAATTCACTAATGAAATTATGGGAATACGATTATGATAAATTCATTCTATATAATGCTATCGATACATTAATTGTTAATAAGCTAGATAAGAAATTAAAGTTTATTAATCTTGCAATTACGATTGCTCATATTACTAAATCAGATTTAAGTGATGCTTTAGGTACCATTAAAATTTGGGATAATATGATTTATAACTTACTACGTAAGCGCGATATTCAAATTCCACCAAATATCAAACAAGAAAAATCTAAAGAATTCTTGGGTGCATTTGTAAAAGAGCCATTACTTGGTCGACATGGTTGGACTTTAACATTCGATTTAACATCGCTATATCCAAGTATTATTCGTATGTTAGGTATGTCACCGGAAACACTTATTGATCGTGAAATTGGTAATGATTTCACTGCAAATAGTGCCGTGCGAAAAGTTATTAAATCCAATATGGATATTGTTGCCAATATTATTATGGACGGTGAATTTGGCACAGATAATGAATTATCAGAAGATTTATATATTCTTAAACGATTTGAATCAGCCGATGTTAATAAAATTAAATCATTAGATAAAAATACAATGATTTATGTTTTACAAGAATTACGTCGGGCAGATGAATATTATAATTCTGGTCATAATCATATTCATGGTGTTAAAACAGTATTAGAAAATGTTGAAAACTTTATTAATATGGTGACCGATCTTTCTTGGGCTAAAGAAAAAAATGTCACTGTAGCAGGTAATGGTTCAACATATGATAAATCCACTGAAGGCGTAATTCCTGAAGCGATGACTCACTTATTCAATTACCGTAAACTACTTAAGAATAAGATGAAGGAAGAAAAGAAAAAATTACAGCTAAAAATTGAAGAGCTACATAAGTTAGAATCACAGCTAACATCTTAAAAAAAGGACCGCAAGGTCCTTTTTTATTGTACTTACAATTATATACGCGATACAATTTATATAAATTAATGATAGAGATCATACAAATGAATATTCCGCACGAAGTATATCAATTATTAGCAATTCTTAAAGAATATAATCCGCTATTGGTTGGCGGATGTGTGCGTGACTATTTAATGGGTAATGAGCCACATGATTATGATTTAGTTGTGCCACATGTACATCACCAAATGCTGCTTGAAATAATTGAAGCTGGATGGCAAACTAAATTAACCGAAAATAATGACACAGAAATTTGGAATGTAACCAAAAAATTTCCGGTATATGATACTATCTATTATAAAGGTTCACCTATCAATTATGTTAAAGGCGAAAAATCTTATGTAATTGAGTTGCTTTCATATAGAGGCGAAACATTAAGCGATGATGCATCTAATCGCGACTTAACAGTTAATTCGTTATATTATGATTATTTTAATGATAAAATATTTGACCCGACTGGTCGTGGATTGGAAGATATTCAAAATAAAGTTGTTCGCTTTAATAATAAGCAAGTAGTGGAAAAAGATCCATTGCGTATTATGAGAGCATATCGTTTCGCTAAAAAATTTAATTTTACTATTGAAGATAAAAGCCTAAAACTATGTAGAAATGGATTTGATTCAATGATTAAAGAAATAAGCCCAACCAGAATACTTAAAGAAATTGAAAAACTTTGTCTATAAATTTGGAGATATTATATGTTAACTTTTGATCAAACATTTGAAGATGGCGATGATGTACAATATGTATTAAAGGATAACTCATATCATTGTGGCGTTGGTACTGTAAAGTTTTCTAATAATGAATTCGCCGGTATTATTGTAAATAGTAAAATATTTTATGCACCACATAAAATTTATGCTATGCATCACCATAGCCGTGACTTTGATTTAGGTCGTTATCTTAAAAAAATTGAACTTCCTATTAAAGCACAAGAATATATTTTTGATGAATATAAAAATGTAGATACATCTAAATTACAATTAATGGACTTTGAATCCGACTATATTCATCATACACCGTTTCAGCGGGTATTATTTGAACAGTCATATTGGGATAAATCTCATTTAGAACATGTCAATTGGTTTGCTCCATCTGCATGTTATTACCCAAAAGGATGGTATAACCTGGGTGGTGAAAGAAGTGAAGAAAGCGATACTATTGGCGAACAAGTTGATTGGCAGTGGCAAGCGTGGCGAAATGCACTTTTACAAAATATGTGGCTCGACACTATTAAAGTAGAAAAAGTTACATATCAGGTATTAGTATGAAAAATATTGATGTTAGAAATTTTAATTTTAAAGTTAAAAATTATTCAATTCATAATGCTATTCAACAAATAGATAATAAAGAACTGTTATTGCAATATTATAATGGTAAAAAATCCACTGATTGGGATAATGTTCAAAAAAGCAAATATATTGAATCTATTCTAATTCGGGCGCCTGTTACACCCATTATTTTATATAATGACTTTAATAATCATATAGTAATTGATGGCCTTAATCGATTAAATGCTTTATATGAATATATGAATAATGAATTCGAACTTACAGGTTTGGATTTTTTGTTGGAGTTTAATAATAATAAATATTCTGATTTTGGCCGAGCATTCCAACGGCGCATTGAAGAAACTCAAATAATTATTCATGTCATAGAATGTTACAATGAGAATGGATTAGCAAATATATTAATAAATAGATATTTTTAAAAATGTATATAGTAGTATAATACATTTACAAATTTAATCCAATTGAAATTAATGAGTATATAAATGAACAATATTGTTAAAGTGAAATTTATTTTTGAAAATTGTGAATCACTTACTTATGAAGCCGTTGATATTGCTAAAATTGCATTTTTTGGCTTAAGTAAACAATTTTCCAAATATTCAGGTAGTCTTCATAAAAATAACTACGTTTCCGCATTTGAATTTATTTTAAAAAATAAATCAATTCCATGTAATGAAACATTACATTCTCCATTAGACAATCCATCCTTTCGATTTGAAGAACACGACGTTGCACAAATTTGTTTTATCTATGAAGATGAATCTCATGAAGCATATTTGGTAGAATGGCCAAACGGTGATGCATGCACCCATTCTAAACAGCAATATAATATGTCATTAAAAGGCAATATTCATTTTACATCATATATTAAGAAAAAGCATTTTAAAAAGTTTGCAACAATAGAAACGGTAGATTATTTTTCTTAATTGTATATACACATATAATTTTTTATATTATAATATCTCCATACAATATAAATCTTGATGGAGATATGCAATGAACATTACTATTAAAGCTAAACCTGTAAAATATTCTGCAGCGACTAAACAAGCGTTACTTAGCAAAATTGATAGACAATTTAGTTACTCTGGTGGTGCCTTAGTTGGATTGTTTGATTATAACCGTAATGTAGTTCGTGTTTATAATCTTCATAAAATTAATGCAAAATATGATCATAGCGCAAAATTTAAAAGCGGGCCTCGTAAAGGACAACGTAAGCCAAGCGTAAAAGTGCGCGATAGCCAATGGATTGCCTATGTATATGATTTAGATCGTACATTACTTAATCTCGCTAAATTACAAGTTACTCAAAACCACCGCAATTTTACTATTAAATCTCGGAACTAATATGTCATATCATAAATTAAAAATTTGTAAACATCATGTCGGCAGCCCATGGAAATTACAAGAAGAAGTTCTTGAATACATTGATGCTGTATCAAATGATAATCCTGTTATGGCAGCTAATGAGTTATCTGATTTATATGGTGTCATTGAAGAAGAAGCTAAAAAATACGGTCTGACAATGGATAATTTAAAAACCATGTCAGACTTAACAAAGCAAGTATTTAATAGCGGGCATCGCAAAGGCATGTCTTTATATGAAGATATTAAAGCTAATGCTATTAAAGTTGGTTTTATCGACGATTTAGCTATTGCATTTATGCCAAACGAATTTGTATATCTTTTTGTTAAAGATGGACAATCTTATTCAGATGATATTACAGAAATGCAAATTGTAGTAGAAACAATTAAAGGCGAATGTCATATTACAGATGGCTCAAATAATGAAAATCATCTAAAATTAAATGTACAAATGCTATTAATTGACTCGCCCACTACAGAGATTTATTTTGCAGACAATACTATTATTAAATTTAAAGCATTTAACGGCCAATTATTAAATGCAGAATTTGATGCTGATGAAGAAGCACTTTTTTATATTAAATCGGTATGTGAGGCTTAAATGAGTAATATTAGCGCATCATTATTATATTCAGCAATGACATTTTTTAAGAACGCTGGATATCATTTTATTACTGTTCCAATGTTAATCGATGAAGATGTTATTCGCCTTACATTACCACCTGATCGATTACCAAAATTTCATAACAATAAATGTTATGTTGGAAGTGCTGAACAATCAATTTACCAACTTATTAAAGAAGGTAAAGATTTACCTCCTAAATTATTAGCTATTACACCATGCCAACGCGACGAAATGGTTCTTGATGAATTACATCAAGAAATATTTTTAAAAATTGAGTTGGCGTGTACTGATAATACTATTACATATCGTGATATTGCAAATGATGTAATGAATTTTTATAGTCAATTTACAGATAAAGCAAAAATTGTTGATTTTGTAGACTTTGATAATAGCTGCGATATCGAAATTGGTGGTATCGAAGTTGGTAGTTATGGACAGCGTGAGTATAAAGGCCGCACTATTCATTTTGGAACAGGTGTAGCATTACCGCGTTTAGCTCAAGCACTTAATAAACTAATGGTTAATGAAAATGAATAATCATAGAATTATTAGATTTTTAAAAGTATATTCTATTTTTAATGGTGGTATATATGATGAGTCGACAAAAAATTTGTCGGACCATTATGAAATATATATAGATATATATCCAGAAGAATCTAATAATCCTAAACAAGAATTCGATCAAATGAAAGAATTTATATTAGCAAAAAAATGGAACACATATGCGAAACGTTAAACAATTAATTACTAGTATTGAATCTGGTAATGATCACGAATATATTTATTTTTGGGGACACCAAGGTAGTAAAAAAGGTTGTTTAAGCCAATGGTTTGAATCAAGTTTTGTTATTAATGGTGTAACATATAAAACAGCTGAACATTGGATGATGGCTCAAAAAGCCAGACTATTCGGCGATGCCACATTAGCAAATCAAATTGTACAATGCAGACACCCGCGTGATGCAAAACAATTAGGGCGGGCCGTTAGAAAATTCAATAATGATATTTGGAATAAACATAAATTTGCATATGTTGTCGATGGTAATATCGCTAAATTTCAGCAAAATCCTTCACTAAAGAAATTTTTATTATCTACTGGTAATAAAGTGATTGTAGAGTCATCTCCTGTTGATTCTATTTGGGGTGTTGGTTTGCATATGACAAATCCTGATATTAATAATCCTACTAAATGGAAAGGCGAAAATTTATTAGGATTTGCTTTGATGGAAGTTCGGGAACAATTAAAATGAGTAATCGTGAACATTATCAAATAGAAGCAAATGAATATTTTAATAAGCCCTTTAATATAGATGACTTTATTGAAAAACTTTGCTCATACGATGATAAATGGGCGTGGGTAATTTTTGTAGGTAATTTCACGCGTTATGTTGATTCCAGAAGTTTTTGGGAGTTCATGTTCCTGGGTGAAGAGCCTAGCGACAATCATAAGCAAAATACCAAAATTGATATTATCAAAGAATTTATGATTAAAATCATGAATCAAGATAATATCTACCTATTACAATTTGTAATTACAGGTCTTGCCCCTATACGATATTATGTTCGTGAAGAATATAAACAAATGCAATTGGATTTTAATAAAATAGTCAATAAAAACTGTTTTACTAATATACATTTATATACAAGAGTTAATTAAATTAGAATTAGATAATATTAAATCTAAACTAACTCAAATAATACCGCATTAATAAAATTTAAAAATGTATATACATTTTTAAATTATTGTATTATAATTTCTTTATTATATGTACAAAGAGATTATACTATGACTCGTCAAGAATTTTATGAAAAATATAAAGATGTTGAATTTACCTTAAACGGATATAACAAATATGTTTTTACGTTTGTTGGTGATTACAATGGCCAAACGGTTTATGTTGGTGTTGGCGGTAATTCAGATTCAATTTACCGCCAGGAATTTGCAGTTGATTGTAAAGAATCAATTGAAAGTTTAGAGCCTTTTGAAGGTCAATGCGGCGACGATTCATTCTACGATTATTAAGGATTTTATAATGTATATTTTTCGATATAGTTATGAAGGTGCCTGGAATAATACATGCATTAAATATGCGGATGAATTGACCACTGAAAATGTTAAAAAGTTTTTATTAAGTCTTCCACCATTTAAAGAAAATTGGACTACTGAATATGAAACTAAATTTATGGATCAAATTGATATATATCAAGTTGATGAAAATTTTGTTATAAGCTCATACGATGAGGATGGCGATTTATTTTTAAAAATTGAAGATGAAAATTGCGATAATCATTGGTGTTTTGTTAAAAAAATAGAGCCCGTATAAGGAAAAACCCTATGTTCGATTTATTTTTACACCATCAAAACATGCCATTTAGTATTGCAATTGCAGTCGCATTATTAATTGGTCTTGTTGAAATCATTAGTCTATTATTAGGCGGATTAGTTAGTATTGATAGTATTATCCCTGAAAAAGATATTGGGGTTGATGCAGATATTAATGGATTTTCAGTTGTCGATTATCTTTGTATCGGTAAAATACCATTATTAATGTGGTTAGTTGTATTTCTATTGTCATTTGGTATTATTGGTATTATTTTCCAATCAATATTTGCATTAAATTCAACAGTTGCTGCTATTATTGTATTATTCATCTCTGCATTCCCTGTTCGATATATATCGTTATTGTTGCAAAAAATTGTTCCTAAAGATGAAACAACTGCAATATATGATATTGATTTTATTGGATATAAAGCGGAAATTATCCTTGGTACTGCACGTCGTAATTATCCAGCCCAAGCTAAGTTTAAAGATGTTCACAATCAAACACATTATGTAATGGTTGAACCTTTATCAGATACAGATGAATTTGTTACTGGTGATACTGTTGTCTTATATGAGAAAAAAGGCACAATTTTTCTTGTATCGGATTATAAATAAACTTTTTTAAAAATATATGTGTACATATATGTTAAATTATATTATAAATGTACACACAATTTAACGTAACTTACAAACAAGGTTAATATTATGCCAAATCTTATGAACATTTTAATTATTGCGGGAATTATCGTCGCTGGTATTATTATCATGGGTGTCATTATCGCCCGACTATATAAGCGCTCAACAAAAGAAGTTTCTTTCGTTCGTACCGGTTGGGGCGGAGAAAAAGTAATTCTAAATGGTGGTGCAGTCGTTCTACCAGTATTGCATGAAATTATCAATGTAAATATGAATACACTTCGTCTTGAAGTATCACGTATTAATGAACAATCATTAATTACTAAAGATCGTATGCGTGTTGATGTTCAAGCTGAATTCTACGTTCGTGTTAAACCAACTGCTGAATCTATTGCTGCAGCTGCACAAACATTAGGTCGTAAAACAATGTCTCCACAAGAATTGAAAAATCTTGTAGAAGGTAAATTTGTTGATGCTCTTCGCTCTGTAGCAGCTGAAATGGATATGGAAGAATTGCATGAAAAACGTACCGACTTTGTTCAAAAAGTACAGCAAGCTGTTACTGAAGACTTAACTAAAAACGGTCTTGAACTTGAAACTGTATCTCTTACTGGTCTTGACCAAACTGATGTACGTCATTTCAATCCTCAAAACGCATTTGATGCTGAAGGTCTTACTAAACTTACTGAAACAATTGAAGATCGTCGTAAAAAACGTAATGAAATTGAACAGAATACTGATCTTGCGGTTAAAACCAAAAATCTTGAAACTGAACAAGCTCGTCTGCAAATTATTCGTGAAGAAGAATATGCTAAGATGGAACAACAACGCGAACTATCTAATCGTCGTGCTGCTCAACAAGCTGAAATTGCAATGCAAGAAGCTGAAAAGCAACGTGAATCTGAAGAAGCTCGTATTGCTGCACAGCGTGAAGTTGAATTAAAACAAATTGCTGCTCAACGTGATATTGATAATGAAAATATCTTAAAAGAGCAACAAATTCAAAAAGCGAAAGTTGAACAAAAGAAAACTATTGAAATTGCTGAACAAGATAAAGCCATTGCGATCGCTCAAAAATCACAAGCTGAATCTGAAGCAAAAGCAAAAGCTGACTTGGCACGTGCCGAAGCAGTAAAAGCTGAAGAAGAAGTAATCACAGTTCGCCAAATCCAACAAGCAGAACGTCAAAAATCTGTAGAATTGGTACAAGCCAAAGAAAAAGCTGAAAAAGAAGCGATTGCAATTACTGTTGCGGCTGAAGCAGATAAAAAAGCTGCTACTGACCGTGCTGAAGCTACTCAAATTGCATCATCTGCACAAGCTGAATCGATTCGTATTGCTGCTAAAGCAAATGCTGATAAAGAAGCGATTGCAATCACTGTAGTTGCAACTGCAGAAAAAAATGCAGCTCAAGCTCGTGCTGATGCTCGATTACTTGAATCTAAAGCTCAATCTGAATCTGAAATTCTTCTTGCTGATGCGGCAGAACGTAAATATGCAGTTGATGCAGCTGGTAAACGCGAATTGAACGAAGCGGATAACTTACTATCTGCAGAACAAATCGCAATGAAAATTAAGCTTGAACTTATCAAAGCTCTTCCAGAAATTATCGCTCAAAGCGTTAAGCCAATGGAAAACATTGAAGGTATCAAAATTCTACAAGTTAATGGTCTAACTGGTGGCCAATCTGGTGGTGATACTGTTGAAGGTGAATCTACTAACTTGGCAGATCAAATGACTAACTCAGCACTTCGATACCGTGCGCAAGCTCCATTAGTTGATTCACTAATGACTGAACTTGGTATCAAAGGTGGTGACATCAACGGTTTTACTAAAGGTCTAAATGACTAATAAAGCAAAATAAAAAAAAGGACCGCAAGGTCCTTTTTTTATGCTTTTTTAATAGATTTAACTATATTATATTCGGATTTAGTCGCTAATAATACAGTTTGCGGTGTTAAATGACCATTTGAATTTTTATAACTTAAAGATATTGTTCTACTATATCCGTATGTATCAGATGATTTTCCTTCTTGATGAGCAATCAATGCGAAAGTATGAGCTCCTTTCTTATTTTCATTTGAGTCAACTAATTCATATCCTTTTTTAAGTAATTCAGCCGGCTTAGCCGATTTTAATACAGAAGACTCTTCAATTGAATCTAAGAAATCACTATAATTATCCCATTTTGCATCAGATTTATTTTGTACTTTACTTTGTACTATATAATTAAAACCTTCTACTACGGCTTTAACTATTGTACCGTCATCTAATTCAATAGTTAATAGATCACCTTTATTGTAATTTGTAAATTTTACACTTTTATCATTCGATGATTCATTTAAAAATTGTTCAAAATTCATTTTTTATTGCTCAATAATATTTATATATATATATTTATATAATAAAATAACTTTTAATTAAGATTTAAAAAGGATGCAATATGCATCCTTTTTTTATTACTTATCGCTAAAGTGTTCAGCGATATATGATTTTAAATCTTCATTATCATCACATATATAAGTATCAAGATGTTTTTCACCTTTAAAGAGAATACATTCATATTCTCCTTTGTCAAATTCAGTAATATATAAAGAATGTGTGGAATTAGTAATTAAAGTTGCTTTACCAGTATGTACTTTTGCGGTGCTAGGTACTGCAGATTTAATAGCCGAAGTTGTAATTTCATTTAGGAAGTTAGTGAAGCTCATTTTTTATCTCTTTATTTACGTTATTATATTATTTTATTTAATAGAGTTTTTTTTATTAAATAATAAAAAACCCCATACCAAAGGTATTAACAAATGAATTTTGAACAATTTTTAAATGAAGCATCACCCGCGCGTGAACGTACTGCTCGACTCACTTTTTCTAAAAAAGTAGCTGACGGGCTTGATAAAGCAGCGGGCGACCCAGAAAAAGAACGTCGCTTCGGTAAAGCTATTTTTAAAGAAATGTATAAAAAATATGGCGTCGGCTATGATCATTTATTAGATTCACTTGAAGGATCAACAGCTGAAAAATTAGAACAAGCAAATGCATGGGCTGCTTTAGAAGGTGTTCGCGATTTTTATGCTGAAAAAGGTGATACAAAAACAGCAGAATCTTATCAACGTACAATTGATAAAATGGATCGTGAAACTACTACTAAAACCGGATCGGCTGCTTTAATTAAAAATATTATTGCGGCAATTAAACCAGGCGGTAAGTTTAACGAATTTGCCGAATATGATACTAACAAATTTGATATTGTTTTCCCAAAACATAGTCCAAAAACCACTGAAGTTAAAGAATCTGTTAGTAAAGCAACAGCGAACTTATATTTTCAGCATAAAACTACTACATATAAAAAAGTAAGTACAATATCATATATGGCGAATATTATTATTGCTTATAATGGACCTCGTGCTGGTGAAATTATGCATATCATTTATAATGATAACGGCGTCACAAAAATTAAAACATTCGGTACGGAAAATTTATTAGATGACGCTTTAAAAGGTACATTTAATAATAAAACGATTACAAAAGTTTAAAAAGTTTAAAAAAGGACCATTTGGTCCTTTTTATTTTACTGGTGAAAATCAGTTATTTTATAAAAATGTATATACAAATTTAATTTTATATATTATAATGATATCATATTCAATCATAATGGTGATTAAAATGAGATTAGTTCGTGAAGCTGCTGGTAAAGAATATAAAGGTAAACGTCATGCATTTCGTATCATTGGCGCTGCTGAAGATAAAGCTCGCATTGAGCATATTGAAGATCTACTTGGCCAATGTCTAACTGGTAATATGATGTTCTCTGAATACCACCAAAAAATGGTACCTGAAACTTATTATCATCGTTACAGTGATTGGTGTGCCGGATGTGAATATTCTGGTGCTGGATGCGGTTGGTATGTTGATATCGAAGATATTGAAGAATTCAAAGCAAATTGGAATGATATTAAAAAGCGTATACAATGAAACTATTAGAAACTCATATGCATCATCAATATCCGGCACATTTTAAAGAATTGTGCCGTGAGCTTAATACTAATACTATTAGTGATATTAATTCGCAATCAAATATATATTATGGTGATACCAATTTTTTACAAGAATTTGGTATCTATAAAAATCCTAAAGCATATGATACAATAATTAGTCGTATCATTGGAAATATACCGCCTCATGTAGATAATTTAGAGGATTATTCAAAGAACGCATATCTTCTTGTATTAGATGTTAGTATAGGTAATCAATATGTTGATTCTCAAAGTTTACCAATGTTATATCAAAATAAAGAATTTTTAGGCTTACGTAAAGGTGATCTAGTAGAATTTAATCAAAGAGCAACACATGCTTTATTTTGGGATCGGCGCATTGATATCGCCGTATTTTGGAAAAAAATTTATTATTAAGTGAGTATATGATATGGATCCAAAAAAAGTTGAAGAATATTATGAAAAAATTCAAGAAGTAATTGAAAAATGTGGTTATGCAATCCAGGGCGTATTTGGCGACGGAAAACCTGTTTGCTATACAATTGGATTAACCCCATTACTTGGTGCTGAAATTCTTACCACTGCCCCAATATCATTAGATACATTATATCAAATGTTACGTACTAATATTGATGGCTTTATTAAAAATAATCAATCAATTCCTGATGATGTATTTTCAGGTGGCTATTTAAAAAATGGCGATGAATTGCGATGTAAATTGGTAGATGTATCTACAAATAAAGATGTACTAAACTTTATAACTGTTCGTACTTGTAATGTAGATAAAGTTTATCAATTATATTTTGGCGATATTAATAATATTCTGCCAGGTGAAGACGGTTATGATAATAACTTCGATCAAGAACTAAAATAAAAAGAGGCTAAAGCCTCTTTTTAAAAACATTTTTTTCATCTGTATGAATATGATCTTCAATAATAGATATATTTTATGCGTCTTTTTCTTCGGTTGGTTTTAAATCTTCAATCAATTCACCAAGGTAACCATATAATTCATCTTTACCAAATTTCTTCTCTAATTCAGTAATGAACGCTTCAATATCTTTACCACCACCAGTAATAGGAGCGCCTTCATCGTCATTCACATCAACATCGCCATCTTGTGAAATACCAGCTTCTACTGTTACTGTACCCGTTTTGCCATCTTCAGTTGTAACTTCAAATTTAACTTTAGCTAAGTGGACTAATTCATCACCACCAAACTCATCATATGCTTCATCAGCATCGCCGTCAAATCCACCAACTAAGCCATAACGAATAAATACATAGCTTTTAGCATATTTAAAAGCATTATCAAAAGCAGCGGTTGCACCTTTTGCTTCATTTAAAAAATCTGCAAATTTCATTTTTATTAATCCTAATAATTTTAATAATATTATTTAATAAAAATAATGTACATTTATTTACAGCTATGTTATAAATACAACATGATAAAAGTCTTATGTAGTAATGCATACAGCCTGTCTTTATTATATCCGGACGCGAAAAATAGGATATAAGATGTGAATTGATAACATTCATGCAATCGAAATTAATAAAGTCTGGGCAACGACGACCCCTGTCGACCTAGGACGGTGATCCCACGAAAGTGGTTTACGGTAATCAACCACCTGAAGATGAAGAATCTAATATTATTCCATATGAATATAAAATATTAGATTCAGTTATTATAAAGAATGATTGCACAGTTTTTATAATAACCGCCATACCAACAGTAATCTTCATATGATCGTCATAGATCATAACTTATATAAGAATGATAAGATAAGCATTTAATTGGTTTATCTGAACTGTCTATATTATTTGGTGTCTAAGAGGCCGTAATAAGCTCTTAGAGGATATACATTCTACGGCAAAGAATGTGCTGAAAAGCAAGGCAAACTTAAAAGCAAGTCCATCTACAGGATTATGCGAGCATTGTTGGGCTCAACGTGGTTCTAATTAAATGAATGTGTAGATAATAGTTCATTTAAAGTAATTATCTTTTTATAAATTAAAATTTATAAATTGAATAAAGATAATATGCAATCTCATCACTATTTGTCTTCGACAAAATGACACGACTTTCAGTCGGTCAAACTCCATATGAATTTATAGTTTATTAATTGATAATCATTTCTTTTAATATATTTTAAATTAATTATATATAATCATTCTTTTTCTATTTTTAAATTCTAATTTTATAAAAAATATATTTTACTAGAATCACGGATATAAAGGGGTGAGTCATATCTAAAAGAAAGTAAAAAAGAATATAAGAATAAATGTATATACAAATATAATAAAATATAGTATTATTGCCTTTATTTTTTAAAGGATTTAGTTATGCGTTATCTTGCAGCTTTTTTATCAATGCCTAATGCTGGTTCGTGGAATGGACGTTGGAGTGGTGAATCTAGACCATATGTATCATTAATTCGCGTATCAGAAGTTAATAAAGCAAAAATGGAACGTCAATTATCAATCATTGGATCATATTACTATGATTTTGGTGATGGATGGGGTGCAAGCGTAAATATTAAAGAAGTAACCGAAAGTGAATATAAGCACTATAAAAAGATTACCGCTGGTTTTTCTGGTTATGACTGGATGGTTTCATCAATTATCAAGTATAAGCGTATCGTGAATTCAACGGAAAAGACCTTTTTAGATTTTAAAGAACTTGCAGAAAAACATTTAAACCATGTTGAATTAACTGATCATAACTGTTATGAAGAATTACGGTTTGATAATGGTCGTAATAAATTTAGCTTGCGCTTATATAATCAATATAATGATCATGCAAATGAACATATGTACTTATATGTAGATGGTCGTGAATATTGCAAAGTAACAAGTGCATCATTAAGCTTAATGGAAAGTCTTAAACATATGGCAGATGCGGCTTAATCAGTCGCATTTGATCCTAATTGATAAACATAGACAAACATATATGTTTTATTTAAAACTCCATATAGAGCGAATGGGAAGATCTAATGACTCATAGAAAAATTAATATTAAAGACTTTATTAAATTAAAAGGCGAGCGCAAAGCTAAAAAGATATTTTTAGGGCGTGGCACATTAACTACATATATGTGGTATGAATATAATTTAGAAACAGGTCAGGGTCAAAATATTTATATTTGTATTGATGAATTATGTAAATATTTTGAACAGGTAATTAAAAATGAAACTATTTGAAGAAATTCAAATTTTAATATCTAAAAGTATAGGTGAATAAATTATGTGTAACCATCATAACAAATATGTACATTTAAATGTAGATCTTAGTAAGTTTAAAATTACTTATTGCGATAATCAATCAATTATTTTTAATCATATTGATGACACAGATATGGAAGATCGTATTCGAGACTCATATGTTGTAATATATTCAGATAGTGCTTGGATGGGCGGCAACATAGGTGTTAATTTATATTTGGATGGATTTACACAAGGATCTGACTTGCAATTAGATCAAGCTTTATTGGAACTTGATAAACATTTTATTAATAAAAAATAATATGTATATACAAATACATTTATATGTTTTATAATGCCATCAACATATTTATAAAAGGAAAAGAATATGAACTTTAAAATTATTGTAGATGTCGAGGCAACATGTACAAACAAAGATGAATTTCCACGAGATGAAATGGAAATTATTGAAATTGGCGCGGTATGTTTAGATGAGAATGATGAAGTGCGAGATACTTTTCAGTCATATATTCGACCATTAAAACATCCACAACTTACAGACTTTTGTAAAGAGCTAACTACGATTAAACAAGAAGATATTGATCTATCTTATACATTTAATACGGTTATGCCACAATTTCTTCAATGGGTAAAAAATATTACAGGTCGTAATGATTATATTTTTTATTCGTGGGGTAATTTTGATAAAAATATTTTTAAACGTCAATGTATTGAAGATAATATTGACGCACGTGTATTTTTATCAAAACATAAAAATGCTAAAACATTATTCGCTGCTGAAAATCAACTTAAAAAAGAAGTTGGTGTTGGTGGAGCATTAAAAATCAAAAAAATGAAGTTTGTTGGAACTCCACACCGTGCTATTGATGACGCTATCAATATTGCGAATTTAGTTTTAACATTAAAATCTGCTTAATAGGATAATTGTATGGGCTTAGATATTAAGTGGATTCCAGAATATAAAGATACAGCTAGTGGCGATTGGCTATTTTTTAATGTGCCTGAAGATCATCCTATAAAAAGTAGAATGAGCAATCGTGATTATCAAGTATTTTCTTTATTAGGACCAAAATGGAAGGATGAATATAAAGATTATCCTACATTACCACTTTTAAGAGACTTGCCTGTACAAACTTTAGACAGATTTGAATCTAATACATTTAAACATAAATACACATCGTTTTCTATGACTGATGTGTATAGAAACATTGAATTATATGATTGTAGTGAAGAATTTGCTTTACACTACAATCCAATGAATTCAATGTTTAATAGCACTATATATATCGACGAAGCATTATCATTTGATTATAATCAGCTTGCAGTCAATGATTTAACCTGGAATGATCTTTTAAAAGATTGGTGGATTCCTATTATGGAATATTTTAAATCAATGGGCGTATCCCAAGTACATATTTCATTTGGACATTAATTATGACAACTATTACATTAAACGAGTCTTTATCATTTGTAGATACTTCTAATCATCGACAAATTGAAGCAAGTCGTATTGCAAAATATTTCCCAGTAAAGCGTCATACAAAGCTTGACTATATTAAAGGTTCTATTGACACACTTAATTTAAAAAATCATGGCTTATTTGGTCTTATTTCTCATGCTTATACATATCATAAGCCATTAACTATTAATCCAACTGATGTATGGATTTTAATTCTATCTCAATTTAAAACTATTATTAAAGATAATGCGGAAACATATCGCCACTTATTTACCGATTCACCGGACAAAAAAACATTGGCTGTACCAACTAATAGTTTATATGAATTGCCAGTTGATCTATTAATTAAAACTCTTAATGAATATATTAATTTCGATTCTAAATTAATTCAAGTTGAATTTAGTACAGATACAGCCATTGCAAATGAAGTGAAAAACCACTTGCTATTGGACATGGCATCTCCATATTACAATTATGCAATGTTTCTATGCGGCATTCCATCTATTAAAATCGGTGGTCATGTAGAAGATTGGGAGCGATTATACAGCGCATTCTTAAAGTTAAATGAAGTATTCTATCTTAAAGAAGAAGATGAATATTTGTTATGGCAATGTTCTGTAACTCATATTCTTGATATTCTATTAATGGCGTCTCAAGGCAATTATGATATTGATTTTTTCCGCGATATCTTTACACAGAAAAATATTGGTTCTGGTGGAGAATTGGAAATTAAGGGATGGATTACTAATCTATTCTATAAAATGCCGAAAGTAGCTAAAATTGAAAACTTTAATTCACATGTATCTTGTGTAGAATATAAGAATTTAACAACCCAAAAAGAATATGTAATGATTTCAGGTGGATTTAGTTATACACTTGATGAAGATGGCTATCATGCGTTATCTTATTCAAAACATATCTTTGAAATTATAACGGTATAACATATGATTAGCTTTATCATTTATTTGGAAAAATATGATAACGGTCGTTGGACGGGTATTGAATTATGCGATTTGAATGAAGAAATTGAAGATAATTTCATCGGTTGTAATTCAATATATCCATTCTTTGGCTATAATAAATATCGTAGCTCATTTAAATATCTTGAATTTAAAGTTGATCCATTACCGTTTATTCAACTTATCCCGCAAGATATTTCACCAGAGTTTGATGAATATTATTTTGCTGGTTGTGAGCAGTCACCGGGTATGTTCTTAATATCTGATGCATTGGCGTTTGATTATGATCAAATTGCATATGATGATATAACATACAGAGATGCATTACATGATAATTATTTTGCTCTATTAGAATTAGCTAAATCAAATAATATGAGCAGAATCCTTTTTTATTTTTCATAAAAATATAAACAAAAATGGTTCTGTTCGTAGTAAAATATAAACAGAACTATTTTGTGAGAAAAAGATGACACTGCAAATAACAAGTTTAAACGTGGATATTGATGGCGTATTGTATGACTATGCTGCACAAATGGCATCAATGGACGGTTTTAAATATCAAGGTCGATGGTTTGAATACATTCAAACAGGTGGATATAATTTACATGATTATATGAAAATCAAATTTGAAGAGTATGCTGCACATGGTCTATTTTTAAATGGTAAACCATGCGATGGCGCCTATGACTTAGTAAGCATGCTTACTTTATTGAAAAGCAAATATGATCTAAAACTTAATATTTTAGGTGCATTGCCTTATAATAAATCATATAGTAATACTGTACGTTGTCATAAAATTTCTTTTTTAAAAACTTATGGCTTATGGGATAAGTTTGACGAAGTTATTTTTGTAAACGGATCACGATCAAAAACAGATTATGCCAATAACCAATCTATTTTAATTGATGACTATCCTCGCACGAAAAAACGATTTGATGATTTAAACGCACCGATGGTTTTATATAGAAACCCATCAGATACTATGAAAGAACTTGAAAAATTTGGTTTAACACTATGAATATTAAGGATCAAGAAATTATTGTTTTAAAGCATTTATTTAACGGTACATTTTGGAACGGTTCTAAATGGATTATTCCTAGCACATATGAAGAGCTAATGGAATGTAAGAATTGTATTTCAGATAAAACGTTAGGTCAATTATGTGAAGATGCCGGTGTAGATTCATTTCGTTGCATCTTTTCATCTATTATTGTACAAATGAGATTTATTTTTTGACATACTTTGAAATTGTATCACAACAATTTAATAAAGTTAGACCATTATTAAAAATGTATAAAGAGAACTGGAAAAAAGAAAATAGTGAAATAGAATTTCATGAATATCTTGGATTAACATCTTCTCTTTATACATTGCTTATAACAAATGAAGAAAACTTTTTTAAATTGATGGCTTCATATTGGCGACTAACTACTAGTAGCAATATTAAGCTTATTGACGGTTTACCTCATAGATTACGTCGCGGTAACTGGGTGCCTATCAATCTTGATTGGTTAGGACAAATTACTACTCGCAAAACTATTCGTAATAGGCCGAGCAAACTTACTAATAAATTAAAAAATGGAAGAAAGCGATGCAAGATCATTTAATTAAATTTCTTAAAAGCGCCAGGTATTATGACTGTGATTGGAATACTATCTATGCAGATACTCCGCGCCAACAATTTTTAAATGCATTAAATGAAAATATTTTATTAGTAGATTATTTTTTAAAGAATTATAATGAATTTGAACGCTCAGCCGAAAATATATTTCATTTAATGCGTATTTCAAATAGATCATTGTTTTTTTCTATTAATGATATTAAAGAAATCCTTTTTAAAGAAACGGATGATTGTACTATTGATTCCATTTTACAGTTTTTAGAAACATATAATTTAGATTATAAAATTGATTTATCATTTTTAAAAAATAAAAAGTATAAATACAAATGGCTTAAAGACTATGCACATTCTATAGCAGATCATTAATTAAATATACGAGGTAAATAATGTCGATTGAATATTTATTAAGCGAATCATATGAAGGTAAATATTTTAAAATAAAAAGCCCAGATGGCTATTTTAAAGACGGAATTGTTGTTTCAGTTGAAAAAGATTTTAATAATAATTATGTATTTGATCCTATTTTGGCAGATGTATATATTAATTCCAATGACCCTACCTGGGAATTATTAGAAGAATTACCTGAAGAAACTCATATACATCATTGTGATACATGTCGACGCAATTCTATTTCATATATAGATGAATCAGTAGAAGAATATGATTGTGAAGACTGTAGAAATAAACACAAACAATTAAGCTCATATTTAATTGCCGACGATATTTATATGTTTAGAACTAATAATGATCTTAAAATTATTCAATCATTATTAGATGGTATTTCATTACACTTTAATGATGAAGAAACATTATTTAAAACTGAATCTGGTTTAGTAGTTGCTCATACAGAAATGGGTGAATTTGATTCATATCCTACTAAATGGTATAGAATTATCCCGAAAGAAATTATTAAATTTTAATAAAAGTCGTATACATAATTATTATATACGCGTTAAAATGATTTTACTAACGTTATGTTATAAAGACTTTAATTAGTCGTATGAAATCTTATAATTGGATATATGTATTATATTAATTGTAATTGGATATATACAGAAATGTCAAATGTAAGTGAAAAGTCTCGTAAGGTAGCATTGAAGCAATCTATTATTGAAATTAGCAATGCTTGGCTGCAAGCCGAGTCGCATAATTTACATGCTAAAGAAGTGATTAAACACGTCGCTGAAGAGTATGAAATGGATAAAGCTTTAGTTAACTCTCTTGCGAAAATGTACCACAAGCAAAACGCCAATGAAATTAAAGCGAAAGCTGATACAGTAATTGACGAATATGAATCTTTATTTGGCTCAACTGACGAGTAAAGATTTAAATTGGAGGATCTTCGGGTCCTCCTTTTTATTGCTTAAATAATAATAAAATTAAAGGAGTGCTTATACCATGAGTGCTAAATTGTTTGCGATACAAATTTTTGCTTGGTTAGCGATTATATTATTAAATTCTATTTTGGTATATGCATATTTTAATTTCATTATTGTTGATTTATTACCACATTATATGAATTTTCAGATACCTTTAATTGCTATATTTTCAACATTCTTAGGAATATATATTTTTATAAATAATTTACAAATACCTTTTTTTGATTATAGTATATTAACTACTGAATCAACTGATGAAGATATTGAATTATGTATACAGCTTGAATTGGCTGATATTACATATCATTTAATGCAATCCGGTGGACTCACAGCAGGTCTAATCATTTTCATGGGCATATTTGTATGACCGATAATTTAATAGATGCATCGGATTTATTAGAAGCGATATCTAATAAAGATTTACCGGCAGCCGTACGTTATAATAAGCGTAAAGTTGTTTTCTTAATAACGCCGGATCCATTTGAAAATCATAATAAGATAATGGATTATTTGAGGTACGGTATGCGATGCGCTACCGATTCAGGCCGTAGAACAGAATGTCCTGTTTTATGCTATACCATAAAATTAGGTCTATATGGATTTAATCAGTGGAATTTACAGGCTGGACCATTTTCGCATCAACAGCTGTTTGATATGCAAGTATCACAGATGTTAAGATGTAATTATGTTGCTGTATATGGTAATGAATATACAGAATCAATGAATAGATTATTAAACGTGGCGAAGCTAAATATACCACGTATAGATTTTAGAACACTTTAGGAACATACTAATGCTATTAATGACCAAATATATCGATGATCAAGGATTTTTAAAAAATATCTTTTTTAAAATTTCACATAATATTAATAATGCTGAACAGCTTAAAATTTTTAAGCATACTATTTTAAGTCAATATAATAGTAATGTATTAATTTTACGCGGTATTTCAGACTTTGGTAAATTAGCCACATCAGCATCGCGTTTAATTACCGATCAATATGATATTGATATTAACGCAAATAATTTTAATATTCTTACTTTACCGGAACCGGCATTTGGATCGGCCGTTGAATGTATTACTACAAATTTGACATTACAAACACAAATTGAATGCCAAAAAGTACAATCTTATTTTGAAAGTATCAGAATTAAGTTAGTACCAATTGATACTAAAGCTGATGCATTAGTTGTTTTATTAAATGAAATTCGTAGTAACGGTATCCATACACATAAGTATGAATTAAAATTTGAATTTTCTGAAGACTGGTCTCCGACTTGTAATACATGTCAAACTGGCATGCAATATCTTCAGCAAGAATTAGCTAAGTTATCTGAAGAATTATATTGTGCAAAAGATATGTTTAATTTAGACGGTCGTATTATTACTGATCTTTCCGTAAATAATATTAGTGTACTTAAAGACGAAATTAAGTTATTATTGACTAATGCGTTATTAAATGCACGGGTACGAGACTTTACTATAACAGATGTATCAGATACAATTGGAGAATTTGGAGATGAAACATAACTTTGTCGCTAAACACATGAACGATGTTTGTAAACCTGCTGTCATGATCGATCGCAAGAAAGATTCTAAAAAAGGTAAACAAAAACATAAAGTAAACTACAAAAAGGACCTTAATCGGTCCTTTTAACATTTATAGTAAAAGCAAAAAGTCTCATACTAAATAACAATAAAAAGGTATTCTCAAATGAGTTTTGAACAATTTTTAACTGAAGCAGCTGAACCGCCATATGAAACAGTTAATACGGATCAATTAAATGTTTTACGTCAAGAGATTGATCGCAGCGCATTACGTGTAGAATTAAATAAAAAGTATATTGATAAATCTGATCTTAATATTAGTTTATTTAATAATGACTATTATATTGGTGGCATGCGATTAGATAATGATGATAATGTTATTGTTAAAGTTGCAATTATAGTTGAAGTAACGGAAGAGGACGGTTATTTATATTATAAGATAGCAAATATTGTATATGATATCAATCAAAATAAAATTATTAAGATAATTGAAAATGATAAGATTCGTGATGAAAATTGGAAAACAGTTCAAGGCGAAATTTTAAAAACCGCCATTAAATTATAAAATTACATACATTTTAAAAAATACGGCTTATTATATGAGTCGTATTTTACATTTAAGGCGTTATTATGTCATATTCTTCAATATACATTATTGATCAAGATACTCATTTATCAAATACAATTGAATATTCAAATAGCTGGCTATTCGCACCAGTTGTATGGGAAATTATTTTAAATTCATATATCCAGGATGAACTACGTACATCATATGGTATTGCTAAAAGTTTATTTACTAGTGATGGTGATCACTTATTCAGGATGGCAAATAAAGCAGTTAATAATTCTTCTATTATGTCTGATCGTGTGGCATGGGAAGTATCTAATCAGCAAATAATATTAGTTAAAGATAAAGAGTTTATTGCCGATTCTTTATTAAAATTTGTAGATGATCATAAAAATGATGTAATGCTTTATAATAAAGAAAATAATTTGCAATATGATCATATTGCAAATAGATTTAAAAAAATTGCGGAAGATATAAGAAATATTGATTCAGATAAAAAATATTTTATTTTTAAAAACACTTCTGTTGATGATAGTATTGAATATTTCTTTACCAAATACGATGAAGAACTTGATGATTGTGTTCCAACCACATTAGAAGAAGCATCTAAAGAGTATGAAATGGAATTAGTTATTTTTTCAGACGATTATTCTAAAATGAATTTTATTAGTTCAAATAATCCAGAATTTAAACTCTAAATAAATATAAAAACTTTTTGGGGATTAAATTAATCCCCATTTTTTGTATAAATAAAAATAATATGGAAATAAATTAACTTATACTAATACTTATACCGGCGAACGTGATTCAGTACAAAGTTTTGAACGCGAATTTACAAATATAAATTTTAATAATACGCGTCTTGTTGGATTTAGTAATGATTTAAACTGTCCAATTAATGATAATTCTGTTATATATACTGCAAAAATCATTAAATAATTGTAAAAAAAGAGAATACTATGAAATTTGCAGACTTTCTATTAGAAGCGCCATTACCAGATACTTGGGATAAAGACAAGTTTAAAGGCAGGCTTGACTTTAAAGGTATGGTTGAATACGCATTAGAACGCTCAAAATCTTTAGGTGAAGGCTCATCACGTGTTGCATTTAATATTGAATATAAAGGTCGTGAAACAGCTTTAAAAATTGCAAAGAATCCAAAAGGCGTTGCTCAAAACGTACAAGAAATATTGTACTTAAATGATGAAAAAATTAAAAAACTTAATATCACAATCCCTTTAATTGATTATGATACAACCAACCATAAAGCACGTTGGTTACATACAGAAAAAGCTGATAAAATTCATGACGCATATTTTGAAGAAGAATTAGGTTTACCTTTGCGGGACGCAATTCTTTATATTAACCGTGATATTAATCCACCAAAGTTGTCAATAGGTTCTAAATTACAAGCCGAACGAGGCGAAAAGCTTAAAAAAGATTCCCCTATCGTTAAAGCAATCTATAAATTATTAACAGATTTTCCAGAAATTGGTTATGGTGATTTAGCTCGCATTCAAAATTGGGGTATGTATAAAGGGCACCCGGTTATTTTAGATATCGGATATGATTCAACCTCGGCAGTATTATATAAGTTGGCAAAATAATGAAATTTGTAGATTTTTTAAATGAAGTTAAGCTTTATAGAGGTGGGGTAATTCCACCTGGTAAAACACTTATTTGGTATACAGAAGATTCAGATTTTGCAACAACTTATAGTCATTTAAAAGGTGACTTTGTATTTCATGAATTAGATGCCGATTTATCAAAATACAATATATGTGATATTGGCAGAATTGAAAATGTAACCAGTATGACATATTTATGCGGCATTTTATGGAAGTATGCTAATATTAAGGATAAAGAAATTTTTGATAAAGCTAAAAAATTGATGCAAGAAATACGAGGGTCTAGTAAAGATCATTTACATCAATTGATATTCAAAGAGCCTAGATTTATTGACTATATGAAATTATTAAAAATAGATGGTATTAAAGCAACGGAAAACAAATCTGTAACATATGGTTTTATTAATAAGCTATAAAAAAAGGACCGTGAGGTCCTTTACCAAATTACAGTCTCAGATTTTATAGCAGGCCTAATCTGCATCTCTGCATCTCTGCAATACAACCAGGCTCTAAAGGATATTTATCAATATTCCACTCAAAATTCGCCATAAAGGTGGTACCTTGATAGATCAAGAAATTTTTAATTAGCGGTTTAAGTATCATTTTTTTAATGTCCTTTTTACTCTTATTTAATAAAAAAGCTATATACTTATATAAAGTCACGTTATATAATTGTATATACAAATTTAATGGAATAGATGCATGAAATATTTAGCAATTATATTTTTATTATCTAGCATGAATGTAACGGCTAAAGCTGACACGATTTATATTGGTGATTATACACAATACCAAGCAAAGTATTTAAAAAACATTGATTTGCATCAATCACCTAAAGGCGTCTTAAATAGTTTAACATCGTTAGATTATAAAAAAATTGATAATGTGGTATTATCAACTGGCGTATCTAATAGATGTGCTGATTATAAAGTCGCAGAGGCACAGATTAAATTTTTAGCATCAAAAAACATTAATTTTATAGTTATTAAAGATAAATCATGCTTTGGCGTAGAAAGCGTATTACGAAAAGCATGTGAAGCGTCTACTAAGTGTAAGTATAAAGAGTTTAATGAATTAAGATTTAATGAATACTAAATTGATCGACACACATAGATTTAAAAACATGGATTATATATTATGGTAAAATATTACGCTGGGATTGGTAGTAGAGAAACGCCACCTGACATTTTTAAATTGATGACAGAAATAGCTTCAATTTTAGAAGTAAATAACTTTATTTTAAGAAGTGGCGCTGCGACAGGTGCGGATACCGCATTTGAATCTGGTATATCTGATTTTAAAAATATGAATTTATTTTTACCCAAGCCAGTATTTAATGATCATAATTGGTATGATAAAGGCTGTATTTATATAAATGATACACACCCAAATTATCAAGCTGCATATGATAGTATCATTATTCATCCAGCTGGATTTAAATTATCACTAGGTCCCCGCAATATGATGATCCGAAATTATTTCCAAGTAATGGGTATTAATGACGAACCAATATCTTCATTTGTTATATGCTGGACACCAGATGGAGCTGATGGTATTACTAAGCTAACATCGCGTGAAACTGGTGGAACGGGTCAGGCCATAAGGATAGCAAGTAAGTATAATGTGCCGGTTTATAATTTAAATAGTGATTATGGTGAAATGGATGCACAATCGATTGTTGATATGATTTTGAAAAACCTGAATGAGGGTATTAACCCTCATATCAGAATTCAACGAAAGACAACTTCACTTTTTTAAAGTATTTCTAAAAACTCTTCCCAACGGTCGAGTAAAACAGCTACGCATGGTCCACCAATCCAAAATTCACATTTTCCGTGAATTTTGGATATCTCATTTGACTTAATAGCGGTAAAGTTTAATTGCTTTGGGTCATATGTATATGACAAATATTTTTCAACATTATTAACATCATGTTTAAATAGTTCTGCCACAAATTCTTCTTGACTACTACTATTATCATTAATATTTTCAATAATATGTTTAATATCGCGTACTATTGATTCATAACTACTTGAATCAATATTGCATTCTAAAAATAGGGTGTTATATTGTTCTAAATCACCAAAGTCATCACCAATAGATGTTTCAGTCATCCAGATATCAGGCTTATTAACGCATCCAATAATAGTATCGTCATAAGGTAATATTACATACATATTATCGCCAAATATTTTTGCTTGACGTTTATTGCTAATATTAGTACAAATAATAGAAGCCGATCTTAATGGTAAATTTGATTTAGTTTTTTTAATAAAATGATCGATCATTACAGTGTAATAATTACCATTACTATCTTTATTGCGGGATTCACGATTGCCTTTTTGTCCTTCAAATATATAGTATTGTCCAGTATTATTAGCTCCACGAATAATATAATTATCTTTATCAATATGGGAGCAATGTTTTTTTACAAGCTCAATAGCTTCGGCTTGTGTTATTGTTGTTCTGTATGAAGATTCATTTAAAAAAGTTAAAAAATCCATTGTATTTTCTCAAAGGTATATACGTTTATTTATTCATAAGGTATAATTGCACCATTATGTAAGGGTCAATTAATATGCTTAAAGATATTTATAAACGTTTGGCGGATCTTCCAAACGGAAAATATGCAATTCAATCAAAATTTTTATTTATCAATTGGACACATGGATATATTTCGGTTGAACGTGATAAAGATGGTAAAATGACATTTATGACAACAAGTCATGAAAATTACCATTACCGTATTGCTGACTTCGCATGCTTTAATGTTGTATTGAATCCAGATCTAAGCGAATGTATTTTTGCTCGCTATTATGCAGTCTCATTTTGGGATCAATTAGGCAAAGAATCATATAAGGAAGAAGCTAGACAATTCTACAATCAGCTTAAAGATAAAACATTTAAAGTGGTGAAATAATATGAGAATGACTGAAGAACAATTGAATAAAGCATACTTTGAATGCTATACCGGCATGATTACGTCCACTTCTAATGAAGAACGCGGTATCGGTAACGGTAAAAATATTTCTGTTGCTAAATTACCATATGGTAAATATATTATTAGAAATGGTCGAAAAGATATTATTTCTTATAAGATGCCAAACGATGATACTTTATATAATATGGGTGCAAAACATCTTATTTTAAATGAAATACCATCATCATTTTATGTACATGAATTGGTTACATCTGACGATTTAAAACCAGGATATGATATTACTCCGTCTGAAATATCAGTTAATCATAAAATTAATAAAATCAGTAATGATTTAATTTTTAATGTCAAGCAAGATGTTATTGATAGATTTTTTATTACCGATTCATATCAAAATGATATACCGAATGGCTATTTATATAAAGCTGAAATTGAAGAAAAATTAGTAAAATATGCGGTATATAACGCGGCAACTAGATCAGTTAATTTTGAATTTTATATCGTAGATGGCGACCCTATACAAGCATATAAAATACCAAATTCTTTTTATTCATCTGATAATCCTAATGTAATTTTTACAAATAACATTTATAGACTTAAAGGCTCAATGCAATCAGCATTAAATTATATTGAACGTTATATTGATAAACAATCAATTGTTCGTCGATCAATATTACAAAGTAATGTCAAATCACTTGTAAATAATAAAATTAATTTGATGACAAATGAGCAAATCGATAATTTAGTAAAATATGTTAATGAATTAGTATAAACGTATGTACAAACTCGTATATATGGTATATATTTTATATATCTTATATGCGAGTTGTTGCTATGAAATATTTTACAGTAATTAATTTTGAAAGCTTATCCTCATCTGGTATTGATACATCTAAAATTATTGATGTAAAAATAGATCAATTAAAAGATGGACAGTATATTAATGATCTTAATAAACCAATAAAACATCTTTGTCTTACTTTAAAGTTTGATAATAACTATATTGTTGACTTTTTAAATAAAAATCCTTTATTAAAACATCTTTTTGACTGGGGTGAATTCAAAATTCTACTTGAATCAGTAACACCAGAATTCTTTAAATTTATTGAAAAATTTTATTTGGTGCATTATATTGATAATGAATATCGTGACAACCGCCAATTTGCTCTATTATCTCAATTAAAATATGACCAATATAGTTTTTTGGAATATAATGGTAATTCAGCATTTTATAAAAATATGTTTTTTGTTTCTAATGCTACTGAATATAATGTTATTCCATATGATAAAGATCGATATAAATCTATTGATAATTTAATTCCTGACTATAGTCGTGGCAAAAATTCGCAACCTGATTTTAGAGACTTATGGTTTAAATTATTAGCGTATATTATGAATAATGTAGATCGCCATATGGATCCTACTGAAGGTCAACAATTTATATTTTGTGATGATCTAATGATGGAAATGACTCATTTTGGATATACACTTCATAAAAAAGGCAAAACTCGCTCTTTTTATGAAACTACAAATATCAATAAAGCCGTTAATTATATTACAAATTATTTTTTACAAAATGATGGTCGTTATAAAATATTAAACAATATGTTGGAGAACTAAGATGGACGCATTTATACTTAATTCATGTGATGACCTTAAAACATATATATCAGATGATATATTAATTGGTGATATTAACGTGCAATATGATGAATGTTTTATTATTACATTGCTTAACTGTAAGGGTCTTAAATCTGTTGCTAAAAATTACCCATTTATGCAACCTTACATTTATAATGGTTACAGTATTAAATTTAAAATTAAGAACACGCCTTCAATTAAAGAACTATTATCTTTAATTGGGAGATCCGAAACTAAATATGCAGTATTATCTTTAAATCCAACTTATGACAATATAGCATATAAGTCTATTTTATTGTCAACCTTGTCTAATAAATCATATACTAAATTGACAAATAGATTATATAAATGGGGCGATATATTTTTAGTTAGTGATGAATCAATTTATAATATAAAAGATTATATTGATACATATATTAATTTAAAGTTGACTCGATTATATATTTCAAAGTTTTTGGCTAATTTGTATTCATATAACAAATATAATGCAAATAATTTGTATATACATCCAGATTTGCGGTATAATCTTACTATTGATACATATCTTAAAGTATGTATAGATGATAAATGCATTGCGTCATTCAATGAGATAGAGGATGCAGTAAAATATTTAATGTTTTTAACATTTACTGACAAAGAAATGTACAATAAATATATTGCAACATACCCAAATTTTATAGAAGGTTAATAAATGAATAGTAATAAAGTATTTGAATCATTACAGGAAATCGCACAAACATCTGCGACTAGTCAAAAACAGCAGCTTGTTGCATCATTTATTGAGAATGAGCAATTTCGATTGGCTGTTGAATATGCTTTTAATCCTCATAAAGTTTATGGTATTATTCCAGAACATAGCTGGATTACTACTAATGGTACTGCTGTATTTGACGAAACTACTTATACTTTATTGAATTCATTAATTGAACGCAAATTAACTGGTAATGCTGCTCGTGAGGCTATTCGCCAAGAATTAAGTCGCTTGCAAGCTGAATCAGCAAATCTTTTAGTTGATATTATTAAAAAAGACTTGCGAGCAGGTTTTTCTGAAAGTACAGTGAATAAGGTATATAAGGATTTAATTCCTGAATATAGCTATATGCGTTGTAGCACTTTAACAAAAATTAAGCCGGCAAAATTTAATTGGAAAAAAGGTGTTTTTTCTGAGCTTAAATTAGATGGTATGTATGCTAACGGTAATATCCTTGATGATCTACAATTTGTATCACGACAAGGTTCGGTTATGCCAATGGAGCATTTCCAAAATATTGCCAATAGTGTTAAACATATTAATGGCTATCAAACGCATGGTGAGCTTCTTGTAAAACAAGATGGTAAAATTTTACCCCGTACTACTTCGAACGGTATTTTAACATCTGTTATGAAAGGTGGTAAATTTGAAGATAATCAAGTACCAGCTTATGTAGTATGGGATATTATTCCAATTGAATTTGCAAAGAAAAAAGGTAAATACAAAGTACCTTATCATAAGCGTTTAGAATTACTTGAAGAATTATTTGCAGAAAATTCATATATTGACGTTGTAGAATATAAAGTTGTATATTCTCTACAAGAAGCAGTTCAACATGCGATGGAGCTTATTACTTTAGGTCATGAAGGCTCTGTATTTAAAGACCCAGATATGCCTTGGGAAGATGGTACAAGTAAATGGCAAGTAAAAGTAAAAATTGAATTTGAAAGCGATTTAGAAATTGTTGAAATCATTCCAGGTCGAGTCGGAACAAAAGTAGAAGGTCGTCCTGCAGCATTATTATGCAGATCATCAGATAATGCATTATCAGTATCAGTTGCTGTTAAAAATGATAAAATGCGTGACACTATTGAAAAAGATCCAAGCGATTGGATTGGTCGTATTGTACCAGTGGTAGCAAATGATTTAATGCTACCAGGCGATAATAATAAATTACATAGCTTATTTTTGCCTCGCTTATCACAAGCTGTATATCGTGTTGATAAGTCTACAGCGGATGATATTGGGCGTATTAAAGATAGCTTAGAAGCGGCTAAACAAGGCGTCGTATTAGAGTAATAAAGAATATGGGGTATAATACCCCATTCTTTTTGGAGAAATAAATGCACATTTATGAATTTCAATATGATTTTGGTCCATATGAAGGAAATTATGTTTTCTTTTTAAAACAAGGATCATCTAGCACTAAAGAATTTCGTCAAAATGCAATTAATCATTGCAAAAAACTTATTGAAGATGAATTAGCATCTGAACAAAATTTAATGTTAGAATATAGTAAACATTATCCAAATGAAGATACTACATCTATGTTTAATCATTCTTTATCATCGTTACAAGAAAAATTGGATGATTTAAATAATCATATTGAAGTTTTTATAGAGACTGGTAGTGCTTATATTAGTACATACCGCAATATAAGATTAATCCAGCGTGAGCTTTTAATATTATGAAAACTATTATTATTGAAATAGATATTCCAGATTTTGAAGAAATTCAAGCGCCAGCATCATGGAAAACTGATGTTGGTGTATTTGACAATATGTTGGATATTTATGCAATTGAATCCACAATTAATTATTTTAAAAATAATAACGACCGTGATTATTTAATTAATGCTCACCACGATATCCGAAAATTATTAGTTAAAGGTTTATTGGAACGTAATGCCCCATACGGTTCTACTTTAAGTGATAATCATCATTTAGTTGAAGCCATTAGTTCATTGATTTTTGGATTCCGTAATGGAACCGGATATAAAATTGATGACTATACCTTTACATGGGATGAATATTGTAAAGGAACTAAAATTTCTATTCCTGGTACTAATTATATATATGATAGTGTTGATAAATTAGTAGAAACTGCAGTATCTAATTATACGCGATCCGGTCACTTTAATAGTAAAATGTTCAAATATAAATTGATTGAAAAAGAGGCTTAAGCCTCTTTTTTTAACTATAAATAAATGTTTATTTTTTATAAAATATAGTAAAATTAGATATTAGTTGAATAGGAAAAAGATTATGCCGGCAGGACAATATAGTAAAGAGATTACACATAATACAGGTCGTGTATTTGTAATCGGTGATTTACATGGTGAAATCGATAAACTTTATGCGGCTATGGAATCTGTTAATTTTAATTATGATGAAGATATTATTATTGCGGTTGGTGACCTGGTAGATAGAGGCCCTAAATCACTTGAATGCTTTAATTTAATTTATAAATCATGGTTTAAAACTGTTCGTGGAAATCATGAACAATTTTGTTTAGATCGTGTATATGGTAGCACACCCGCAAATATTCATGAAGGTAATGGCGGAGAATGGTTTAGTTATTTACCTGAAGATGTGCAAGTTAAAATTGCTGATGAAGTAGAACAATTGCCGATCGTATTGACATTAAATAGAAATAATAAAAGATATGGCTTTGTGCATGGTGATATTCCAATTATTATTAAAGATTGGAATGAATTAGTATCGTTTTTAAGTGGTCCATCAAAAGATACATATGCGACTCAATGCTTATGGGGCCGAACTCGTATTAAGCAAACCATGAACACCCCATTATCATTAAAGGCTAGTATTGATAATATTGCATCAGTGAGAAATGTCGACCAAATTTATATTGGTCATACTGTTATTAAAGATATAAAAACATTAGGTAATATGACATTCATTGATACAGGCGCATGTTTTGATAATTTTGGTTACGGTAAATTAACAATTATAGAGCTAGAATAAATGGTTATAACATTACTTTTTATTTTATTGTTAGTAAGTGGTTTAGCATTCTTATTTCTTAAAAAAAGAAATAAAAAAATTAAAATATCTAATCCACTTAATAATGATTCACAACATTATTATATGTTTAATTTAGATGATTATAATTTTCTTATATATGTAACATCAACAGAAAAAATGCAAGAAGACAAGATTCAAAGCATAAAATATACTATTATAGAGAAGCTAAATATAACTAAAGACGTTAGCAATGAAATCGGCGTCAGCTATTTAGGTTATATTTCAGAAACTGAATTTAAGAGTAAAAATTAATGCATCTAGGTTATCTTGTAGTACATAGAAGTGGTACAGATTCAGAAATTTATAGAATTAGTAAATTTAATGATGATGATACTTGCGAAATAATTTCGTATGTTAATGGTCGTGTAAAAACATTATCTATATCCCAATTACGTGAAGCTGATGATATTGAAGTCATGATTGGTAGCAGGATGAAAAAATGAAATTTAGTGATTATATTGCTGAAGCAAAAGAACAATATACGTTATACGTAGATAAAAAACAAACAGTTGTACTTGATGATGCACCACCGTGGATTGATCATCGTAATGATGATTATGAAAAATATGTTGAAGTATATATTAAAGTAAAAGGTAATGATAAAGATAAAATTGCTTTATTAGTTGGTGTTAATATTGACGACGGTGAATATACGGTTATTGATACAAATATTCATGTTGATAAAGACAATAAAGATCTTTTAAAATTCGTTAAATTAAGCACAGAACAAATTGAAGATTTATCTAAAGAAGAAGCTGAAACCGCAACCTCTTAAAATCTTTCTATTTATTTTATATAAATACGTGTTATAGTTAAGTGTCTCTTACGGGACACTTAAATTTTTGTAAATTAAAATATATAATGGTAAATAAATGAGTGAATTTAAAATTCTGAGTGAGCGTGATCATATCAGAACTAGAAGTGCGATGTATATCGGCTCAATTACATCGGAAGAAATTTCTGGTATTTTAAATTTTAAATATCAGACTAAAAAATATATTCCTGGCCTAGTTAAAATTATTGAAGAAATTTATCAAAACTCGGTTGATGAAGCTATTCGTACTAATTTTGAATTTGGCAATGAAATTACAGTTACTATTAAAGATGACTTTATTAACGGTTGGTTCGTTGAAGTCAATGATAATGGTCGGGGTATTCCAACTAAACAAATAGATGGCAAATATCAAGCTGAATTATCTTGGACTCGAGCTCGTGCAGGTTCTAATTTTAGTGATGATAATCGTACTACAATCGGTATGAACGGTATCGGCAGCTATTTAACAACATGTTTTTCAAAACAATTTGTTGGCCAATCATGCGATGGAAAAATTAACGTAATTGTTAAATGTCTAAATGGTTGTGAAACAATTGAAACTACAGTTGAAAAGTCTAAATCACGCGGTACAAACGTAAAATTTTATCCGGACTTAAAACTCTTTAATACAAAAACTATTGATAAAGAATTAATTGATCTTATTGAAGATCGACTAATGAACTTAGCAATTTGTTATCCTAAAGTAACTTTTAAATTTAATGATAAAAAATTATCTATTAAAAATTCTACTCAATTAGCTAAGTCTTTCCATGAAAGTGCATTGGCATTTGATGACGAAAATTTTAATATGGTTGTTGCTCCAGCTGGAGATGATGAAGAATTCCGTCATTTATCCTTCTTTAATGGTATTGCTATTAAAAACGGTGGTAATCATATTGATTATTTTATCGGTGGTTTATGTAATGAATTAATTCCACTTATTAAACGTAAATGGAAAATTGAAGTATTACCTAACCAAATTAAACAACATTTATTATTGGCATTTTGGGTACGTAATTTCCCTAATCCTAAATTTGATTCGCAGTCTAAAGAGCGTATCACAAATACGATTGGTGAAATTAAAACATTCATGGATTTAGACTTCAATAAAATTGCTAAGAAAATTTTAGCAACTGACGAAATCATTATGCCGGCAATTGATTCAATTCTTCGTAAAAAAGAAGCTATTGAAAAGCGTGCAGCCACTAATGCATTGAAGAAAGTTCAAAAGAAAAAGATTGCAAATCATATCGCTGCAAATGATAAAGATCCGGAAAAGAAAACTCTTTATATCGCAGAAGGTTTATCTGCTTCAGGCATGGGCCTTTCTGTACGTGATCCAAAATATCATGGGTTCTATTCTTTACGGGGTAAAGTATTAAACACACATGATATGTCGGCTTATGACATTCTTAAAAATAAAGAATTAGCTGAATTGCTTGCTATTATTGGATTGGATTTAAGTGATCCAGAAATATTGGAATCTGAATTGAACTACGGTAAAATTGCAGGCTTACAAGATATGGACCCGGATGGTAATGCGATCTTCTGTTTATTATTAATGTTCTTCTCTCGTTGGCCACAACTATTTAAAGATAAACGTATTTTACGTGTTCAAACTCCTTTATTTGTAGCAAAGAAAAAAGGCAAACCAGCAAAGTATTATTATACGTTTGAAGAATATGAAAATACGTCCGATAACTTAACTGGATATGAAATTACATATATTAAAGGTCTTGGATCTTTAGAAAAAGAAGACTATAAAGAAACTGTAATTGTTAATCCACGCTTTATTGCAGTTACACTAGATGACATTGAAAAATTAAATATGACATTTGGTAATTCCGCTGATGCTCGTAAAGAGTGGATGATGGGATAAAAAAAGGACCGTGAGGTCCTTTTTTATTTTACAAGTTTTATTACTTACTCATTTCTTTTTCGTATTTTTCAATATCTTCCATGGAAAGCCATTCAGGTTTTTTATCCAATGCGTTCCATAATTCTTTCATTTTTTCAATTTGTTCTTTAACACTGCCAGCCCATAAACTTGACTCAGAACGACCACCAGCTTTTAAAAAATATTCACAGTCGCTTCGTAAACGACTCAATAACATATAATCGCCTTTGCTTTCATTTAAAAAGTCTTGAAAATTCATTGATATATCTCACTATTTTATTATGTATTTATTTAGTCAAATAAAATAAAATAAATAAGATCATATTTGCGTTAAAATAGAAATTCATTTTAAAGGACCTTAATTTAAATGAACCCCGTAGTAAACAAAACAGTAACTGAAATTATCGATAATGAATATAAAGCGTATGCAATGTATGTTTTAGAGAATCGGGCAATTCCAAGTTATATTGATGGATTTAAACCATCTCACCGAAAAATTTTATATTCGATGCTTAATTATTATAAAGGCAAAAAGGTTAAAGTTGCTGAATTAGGCACTAGTATCAGTCAGTTTAATTATCACCATGGTGAAACATCCGCAATGGGTGCAGCAATCACACTTACAGCAAATTGGAATAATAACATGCCAATTTTCCGTGGGCATGGTAATTTTGGTACTCGACTAATTCAAGAAGCTGCTGCACCTCGTTATATTTTTGCTGATCTAAATCCAGATTTTTATAAATATTTTAACGATTTTGAGGTATGTAATAAACATCTTGATTTAGAAAATCCTGAACCACAACAATATTTGCCAACTATTCCATGGATTTTAGTAAACGGTATTGAAGGTATTGCTGTCGGATTTGCTTGTAAATTTTTATCTCATTCAACTAAAGATATTGCTAAAGCATGCGCATTAGCAGTAAAAAATAAATTAAAAGATTCTTATGTTTTACCTGTTACCTTACCTGGTTTTAAAGGTGAAATTATTCAAGAAGATCATAATAAAATTATTACGCGTGGTGTTGTAAACCGTACTAAACGTAATACATGGACTATTACGGAAGTACCATGGGGATATGATCGTGAAAAATTCTTTAATCAATTAGATAAGATGCTTGAACAGAATAAGATCGTTGATTTTGAAGATATGTGTGATGAAAGCGGATTTAAATTTGTTGTTAAAATGGATACTGCAACAGATGCTAAATGCGAAAAAGATCCAATTGAATTCTTTAAATTAGAAAAAGCATTTACTGAAAATTATACGGCATTGGATGAAAAAGGCCAAATTATTCTGTTTAATAATAAATTAGAAATTATTCGGCGATTTGTAGATTTTCGTATTATGAAAGTTGGCGAACGTATTGCCTATGATTTACGAAAATTAGCTGGCGATATTCTATGGCTTAAAACCAAGCATGCTTTTGTTAAAGATGTGGTTGGCAAGAAAATCAATTTAATGAACTTTTCTCGAGCGGAATTACTTGAGAAATGTATTGAAAAATATAAAGTTGAAAAAGACATCGCTACTAAGTTACTTTCTATTCCAGTATATGATATGACAACAGATATGATTGCAGAACTTGAAAATAAGATTGCAAAACTAGAAAATGAACAGAAAGAGCTAAGTGAATCAAACGCTACGGATGTTTACTTATCAATGCTTAAATCTATCTCTTAATTCTCATTATTTGAGCCATATCGCATAATTATTGTTAACATATATAAACATATATGTTATATTATATTGCACGATATGGCTCAATTCACAAGTCATAAACATATATAATGGAGTATACATGAGTATATTTACACATCTTGAATACATCTCAGTTCTTGCTAATAATGCAACAACAGAATCAGATTCAGGACATTTTACAGATATTGACGTTTTAAAAAAATATACTGATAATGAAGTAGATACAGTTGTTTTCGGTGGACCAATCCGCTGCTATTCAAAATTTCAAATCACGCCACGCGACGTAACTTATGGCGATGAAGAGCATACTTTCCGTATTGCTTGTCTTAAAGAAGAACTACGCGAATTGAATGATGCAATTAATGAAAATGATATTCGTGAGACTATTGATGCATTAGTTGACTTATTAATTTTTGCTATTGGTACAAGCTATCGTGCAGGTAGTGTATTCCGTTCTATGTTTGCTTATAAAAATCACGCAACATCTGTTGGGTATCTAATTCATCAGCATGCGAAAAACTTGAATCTTTCTCCAGTTAAAGCAGCTCATCATGTTGCTGAAGGTTTTGTAAATGATCTTCAACATATGGATCATCGCCATTACTTAGCTTATCAAAATAAAATCGATCAAATCATTGCAACAGTATTGACATTCTTGCTTAACGAGTTCGATCGTGAAATGATTCTCGAGTATTATGAACGTGTTACACAAGCAAATTTATCTAAAGAATTAGGTTCATTACCAAAGCGTGGATCATTCTCTATTGATCTTAAAAAACCTGAAGGTTGGAAAGCACCATCATTTGAAGGTTTATTAAATTAAACTAAATTGTAAGTACAAAAGATACACAATTGTGTATCTTTTTTTATGTTTATTGTTTACAAATATTAATGTATATACTATTATATTTTTATTGTTTATACGGAATATGATTCATGATTTATTTAAATCGATATGCATTTAAAGATGAAAACATTAGTGCTGTAAAGGTATTAACTACAAGTCAAATTAAACAAAATGATGTAACAGTTGATGATTTATCTGGTGTGACTGATTTTAGTATTGTTAATACTATTAAATTATATTCTGGTATTAAATTTAGCATAACAGCAGATGAATTTAATAATTTAATTATTACGGGCGATTTAACTGATGAACAATATACTTATATTACTAAACTATTATGCGAGCCGTTACAACATTTAATTCGTAATAATATTATTAATCTTGTTTGTAATATTGATGAAGATAAACAAGTGACTATATTATATGGCTTTTGTAATAATGATATATATTTACCACATGATATTAAAGCGATCTTGGGTGATGCTTTATTAGTAGATAATATTTCAATTGCGGCTTCATATCGTACTGCAATGTATGATGTAATTCATCGTGCTACAATAGAAAATAGTTATAATCATCTTATTGCAACAGATGAAAAGTTTTTATTAAAAATTATTAATGATAATCCTATAAATAATACATTTGATTTAATTCGTCAAGAGGTTCCACCTGAACATCTTGATCTTGCAACGCCAGAAGAAATGGATACACTTATTGAATATTATGAAAATGGCAAAGAACATAAAAATGTAATTGCTGATTATGATATTCGTTATATGCGTCTTGCTCGTGAATTTTCAACTTGGTCAAAAGATCCAAGCACTCAATTAGGTGCAGTTGCAATTTCCAACGAAAATAAAATTGTTTTGGCACAAGGATATAATGGTTTTCCTCGTGGTATTGAAGATGACTATAGATTATACATTCGTTCATTAAAATATTCAATGGTTGTTCACGCTGAAATGAACATGATTTTCAATGCAGCAAGAAATGGTACATCATTAGAAAATTCTTCAGTTTATATTTATGGATTACCTTGTTGCTCAGAATGTGTTAAAGGATTAATTCAATCAAAAGTTAAGCACATTATTATGTGTGATATTAAAAATGACCCACGATGGAATGAATCATTTAAAACTTCAGCTTTATTATTAAATGAGGCTGGAATCGAATATAAATTTATTAAACCGGAATATCTTGACTAATGAATTCTCTTATTGAAAAATATAGAAAAGATTGTTATAAACTTATTAATACTGAAAAAAATATTAATCCACAACAACTTATCGGTGATGAAACTAATCCAATTCATTTATTATGGATGCTTGATCAAATTGAATATAATAGTGACCAATCTGAAACTAAAAAACATAGATGGCTCGGTTATATTCAGGGTGTATTAGTATGTAAAGGCTCTTTTACGGTTGTAGAAGAACGCAATTACACCAGAAATATTTTGGATGGTAAATAATGTCTAATTTTATTTTATTACCTGAATATGCTGAAGCGATTCAGTCAATACAAACGAACCCAGTTACATATGTAAGTGGAGCTGGCGGGACAGGTAAAAGTACGTTTATTCGTTATATTCGTTCTAAAGTTAAAAATTCAATCCTACTTGCACCGACTGGGATTGCTGCTATTAATATTGGCGGTCGTACAATTCATTCTGTATTTAAATTTCCTCCTGCGTTCTTAACACCGGATGATATTAAACGTACAAATAAGACTACTCGTCAATATTTACAAAGTACAAATTTACTTATCTTTGATGAAATTTCAATGGTATCATCAAATTTGTTAGATGGTGTGGATGAGTTTTTACGTTTAAACATGAATGTAAATAAACCGTTTGGTGGCATTCCAGTATTAGTTGTTGGTGATTTATTTCAATTACCACCAATCGTGTCAGATAATACTAAACCATTATTTGAAAAATATTATGAATCAGCATTCTTTTTTGATTCAGCTTGTATTAAAGAATTGATTGAAAAAAATCAATTTAAAATGGTACAATTGAAAACAGTTTTACGACAAAAAGATGACAAATTTATCGGAATTTTAAACAGAATTCGTACAGGAACAGACGTTGAAAATGCAATCGATGAGTTAAATGATCTTGTTACTTACGCTAATTCTGCACCAGAAGGGTATGTACAAATTACCCCTTATAATGACGTAAGTGATATAACAAATAGCAGAAAACTTGAAGAAATTGTATGTACACCTCGTACATATTATGGTAATATTACAGGACAGTTTAATTCTAAAAACTTTCCAGTTGCACAGGCAGTAATGTTAAAAGTTGGTGCTCAGGTAATGATATCAAAAAATATTTCTCGCGAAATTATTAATGGTACAATTGGAACAGTTACACAATTAAAGGATAGTTCAGTTATTGTCAAAACAGACCATGGCAATATTGAAGTATTCCCTGCAACATGGGAAGAGTATGGCTATACATTAGCAAATGGCAAATATACGTCTGGTGTAGTTGGTACATACTCACAAATTCCTATCAAGCTAGCCTGGAGTATGACGATTCATAAAGTGCAAAGTGCAACTATTGAACGTTTATATATTGATATGGACAGAGGTTCATTCGCACCAGGTATGCTTTATGTAGCACTATCAAGAGCGACTTCATTAGATGGATTAATTTTGTCTAAACCATTAGACTATGAAGATGTGATTGTAGATCAACATGTAATTAACTTTTATAACACATATATCTAGGAGATATATTATGACCGACGGTAAAAAGTCTAGCATCCTTAACTTTCGTATTGCTAGTGACCTCAAAGATGAATCTAAAGAAGTTTTAGCCAAATACAATTTGGACCATTCTAAAGCAATTCGATTATTTTTAAGTTACGTGGCAGAAAAAGGCCAATTACCTGAATCAATAAATGAATATTTAATTGAGCAAAAAGCCAATAAGTAATTTTTTTACTTAAAAATTTTAATGTTAAATAGATTGATAATCCAAAGAACATTAAAAATCATGAGTAAAAAAAGCTATTCTATATTTGATGTTATAAAAGACACTGTTAAAGGTAATGTTCAAAAATCGGACGCTACTATTATTAGTGATCGAATTGCAGTATGTAATATATGTCCTGAATTAAAAAAACCGTTACGGATATGTGGTAAATGTGGTTGTCAGGTTGATGCAAAAGTAAAATATAAATTGGCAAATTGCCCAATTGGAAAGTGGTAATGGAAATAAAGAGTGAAGTCACACCTGAATTCGAGGAACACTATGCTAAGCTTGATCGTCAAGCAACAGAATTAGCATTTGCAATCCTTGAGCATGTCAAAAAAAATGATGTTCGACTTTTAAAAAAAATTGAAATCAGACTATCAAAAGTTATTGACGAAATCAACAATTTACAGTAAACATATATAAAATACGGTGGTATATTTAAATGATTAAAACTATTATTAAACGTAATGGTTCTAAAGAAGTATTCTCTGCAGAAAAGTTAAATGGCTGGTCAGAATGGGCAGCCAATAAGTTAGGTCGTAGTGTTAATTGGTCTGAAGTAGTTCTTCATACTGTTAGTTCTCTCCCGGAAACATGTAGTTCAAAAGACTTACAAGAGACACTAATTCAATACTGTTTAGGCAAAAATACATGGGAATATAATCTCATGGCCGGACGATTGTATGCTGCCCTATTAATCCGATTGATTCATAAATCTGATACATATCCTACTGTAAAAGAAGTTCAAGATCGTCTTGCTAAAGCAGGTCTGATGCGCAAACTTGACTATACAGAAGCTGAATATGCGGAAATTGAAAAAATTATTGATCACGGATATAACTTAAAATATCCTCATTATGCACTTCATCAAAACCGTAAAAAATATGCTTTGCAAAACAAAACCAATGGCACTGAATATGAAACTTCACAGTTTACATATATGCGTATGGCAATGGCTGCAGCTGAATTCGAACCTAAAGAAATTCGTTTAAAAGAAGTTAAAGAATATTATCTTGAATTCGCTCAACACAAGATTAATATCCCAACTCCTTATTATGTTAACCTGGGTACTAAGCTTTCTGGCTTTGCTTCTTGCTGCGTTTATACCACCAAAGATACAGCTGAATCACTTGCCGCAGCCGATCATATTGCATATATGATGACTGTAATGTCTGCTGGTATTGGTTACCATTTAAAATCACGTTCACTTGGTGATCCAGTACGTGGCGGCGCAATTGAACATCAAGGTAAAGTTCCTTATGCTCGCGCTTATGTTGGTGCTTTAGGTGCAAACTTGCAGAATGGTCGTGGCGGCGCAGGTACATTGTACTACAACGCATATGATCCTGAAGTTGAAACAATTGCTAAACTTAAAAACCCAATTACTCCATTGACTCGTCAAGTACGTGGGTCCGATTATAGTTTTGGTTCTAACCGTTTAGTAGTTAAAAAAGCTGCTGCAAATGAAGATATTGCGTTATTCTCGTACTATCATGCACCTGAATTATATGAGGCAATTTATTCTAGCGATCAAGATTACTTTGAAAAATTATATGAAGAATTCTTGACATCAAGCTTGCCACGTAAAATGGTATCGGCACGTAAAATTGTATTGAACGCTTTAACAGAAGCATTTGAAACAGGTCGCCATTATGAACACTTTACAGATCATTTAAACACACATACACCATTCTTGGATAAAATTTATTCAGGTAATTTATGTGTAACAGGTGATACCGTAATTAAATACTGTGATGAAAATGGTGTTGATTATGTTAATACTATTAAAGACTTCGCAGAACAATTTGATGAAGATAAACGTTATTATGCATTGTCATATGATGTAGTTACTAAAAAAACCACATACTCAATTATTGAAGATGCCGGTGTAACAGCTACTACTGATGCGCTTTATCACATTATTGACAACCTGGGTAATGTTGTTAAATGTACACCTGATCATAAAATTTATACTACAAATAAAGGTTATGTAGCAGCTAAGAATATTGTCAACGGCGATAGCTTAATTGTTGAAAAAAATGGTGTATTAGGCGATTCTCATGTTGTAACAATCAAGATTGATATTCTTGATAAAAAAGAGCCAGTATATGATATTAAAGTACGTTCAACTGAATGTTTCTTTGCTAACGGCGTACTAGTTCATAACTGCGTAGAAATTGCATTGCCAACTGCGGGATATAATTCTGTTAAAGAGTTATATGAATCATATAATGAAGATTTAAACTTTATTAAATTTAAAACTCTTAATAAAGCAACTCATCAATTATATAGTTTTGAGCCTGTAGAAACTCAACGCGGTACTATTATTGCTAAAGATCTTCGCTTAGGTGATAAACTTAATTCGAATGATGACTTAGAAATTTATAAGATCGTTGAACGTTCAAGTACACCAGAAATCGCGGTATGTAATATTGGTGGCGTAATTGTATCTAATATCAATAGTGATGAAGAATATGAAAAATCAACTTATCGTATTCTGAAACTTATTCGCTACGGTATTTTGAATTCTGAATATGTGTTCAAAAACCTTGAAGATTCAGCTAAGGGACGTATGTCGGCTGGTGTTGGTATTGTTGGTCTTGCTCACCTTATGGCGAAAAAAGGTCAAAAATATGATACACAAGAAGGTAAAGACTTTATTCATGAAGTAGCAGAAACTCATGCATGGCATTTGTATAACGCAGCTCTTCGTATCGGTAAAGAACACGGTAATGCGCCTTGGATGTATAAGACTAAATGGCCACAAGGTTGGACTCCATTAGATACTTATAATAAAAATGTTGATAAGATTGTAACTGTTGGAAATAAACGCGATTGGGCTGATCTAAGTCGTCGTATTGTTGAAAACGGTGGTATCGGATTCTCTGTTTGTGTAAGTCATATGCCTGCTGAGTCAAGCTCAATTTCAGGTGGTACAACAAACGGTATTTATCCAATTCGTGACTTCTATTTGAATAAAACGAATGAAACTCTTTCTATTAGTTATGTTGTACCTGACTCAACTAAATTGAAAGATAAATATCAAATCGCTTGGGATATCGCACCAAAAGACTTGATTGATTGTTATGCAATTATTCAAAAATGGACAGACCAAGCTATTTCAGCTGACTTATATCGTAAGCTGCAAGGTGACGAAAAAGTATCTTCAACAGAAATGTTACAAGGTTACTTCCAACGTTATAAACTTGGTCTGAAACAACGCTATTACCAAAATAGCTTAACCGCCAAAGGTATCAATATGAACTCATCTGAACCTGTAGTTGGTGCTGATATCCAAGAAGATTTACAAGACGATGTTGGATGTGGTAGCGGTGGGTGCTCATTGTAAGTAATTGATTTATAATAAAAAGAGAATCCTAGGGTTCTCTTTTTATTAATTTTAATATATAATATTAATTTTTATGGATTAAATTTATGCAAAATATAGATGAAGTTAAACAATATGTTTTAGATAATGGTATGGCTGATCTTATTGATTCGCGATTAGACAGATATGAACCAACATCTGAATTAATTGATATGTGCCGATTTGATGATAATACTCACGCGTATGAGCAAGCATTTTATATCATTGATTTTTATTGTAATTATTTAAAAGAAAACCAAACTTATGTACATAAGTTTATTGGATATAAAGGCGTTAAAGAATTCAATTTATATATGAGATTTCGTTTAGAACATATTAAAAATATTATGCATGATGTATCACATAAGTTAGATGACTATACTTTTTATGGACATTCTTTCAGTAACGCTATTCCTAGTTTTACTGGCAATCGCATTAACTTGGTATATAATGATAGTTATGACGATATAAATGAATATTATCATTTAGACATAGATGAACAACTTTTTTTATATGGCTCAGACGAAGCAATTAAAAAATTGGTGCATGATACAATTATTAAATTAACAAACGAAGAATCTAAAAGGGAAGCCCGCAATATAATTGATTCATATATTTATAATAGATATATTTATAAAGCAATTGAATCATATATCAATGATAATAGCAATATTGATTCATATAGAGATAATGAAGGCCTTATTGATTTAGTGAGCGGAATGGTAAAAAATAAATAAAAAAATATGTGTACAAATAATTTTATTTGCCATATTATGTTTCTACCAACTTAATTAACATTGGATATATGATATGGTAACTTTAAATTCTACTAATGTACGTCTTGTCGGTCAACTATTAAATGACGACCGCTTCATGAACAAAGATATGGGTCGCCTGGATGATAACATTGTCCTTAAAATTGTGGAAGACTTTATTGAATCAAATTTAGATATTGATGACTTTCTTGATGGCGATTATATTGACAATATTATTAATAATTAATTAATTAATTAATTAAAAAGTGGGACTAATTAGTCCCACTTTTTTTATATTTGAAATTATTTTATAAAATGTATGTACAAATATAAATTTACAGGATATTATTATTTTATTAACTATTATCATAGATGTATGGTGAACAAAATGACTACTGGTATCTACTTATTCAATCGCAAATTTAGTATTCCTGCTCCATTCCGTAAAAACGGCTGGGAATCAGTAACCAAGGTTAAAATGCCTTCAAAGAAAAAACTTGCAAAAGTCAAAGTAACAAAAGAACAATTCCTTGACGCTATTGAGGAATACTTTAATGATACATATAGCAATGGTGCATTTGATGTATCATCAACCGCTAATGTATTTGTCCGTCGCGGTTATATCTTTATTAAAGTTACTTATATTGGCCACTTTTAAGGTACTAAAATATGATGAAATGTATTAAAACAGGTCTAACCTTATATGTCACTACTACTGATCAGTACACTCGGGTTGATTTATTTTTTGATGGTGTTGACTTATATGTCAATAAAAATACATACTTTAATGGTAAACCAGACTGCACTATTGAAGCGTCTTGTACTTACCTTGTCGTAGGAGACCACTATGACAAACTTATGTACCCATCAGTCGATCAAAGTGTTATCGAATATGTCGATACTATGAGGCACAAAACTTACGCCGAAGAATTTTTTGTCAAGTCTTTTAAACGTTAAAATCAGTTTAGAACAATTTTTAATTAAATGTATGACATATTTGTTGTAACAAGATTTTTTTGGCTCATTTTAAAGGAATTAATATGTTGACTGATAAAGATAAAGGTGAATTATATTATTTGATACATGGCAAAAGCCATATTACAAATGGGGATCGTGTCATATCAATAGATAATGCCATTTTATATGAAGGTGTACCAAATAAAAAACCTTTATATAGGGGTATTTCTGAAAAAGAACTAATTGATATTTTAAACGGTAACCCACTTAATCGATATCAGTCTTTTACTGAATCATGTGATATCGCCAAAAAATTTGGCCCATATATAATTACACTATTACCATCAGTAGTGCACTCGTTTCCGTTATGGCAATGGGGTATTTGTGACTTATGTTTAATGCGATTAGAAAATCCATGTCATTATAAATCATCTGAAGGTGATGATTTATTACTTTTATATGCGGAAGAAAGAGAATGGATTATTCCGTATAATACAAAATTAAAATGTGTCGATATAGATAATTTAATTTTTGAAATTATTTTATAAACGTATGTACAATATAATCTATCTGCTGTATTATTAATTTATCAAATCAATTATCGATGGATAAATAAAATGATTACATTAAGTGCTGCTGATCTTACTAACGTTACTCTTGTATTATCTGATGAAGGCTATAAAATTTTGGCCGAATTTTTCTCTTGTCATAATGACGAAACTAATGATGCTGTGGCAAAAGACTTTTTAGAAAGTGGCATGACTGTAGAAGACTATTTAAAAAGTGATCGCTCAACAAATATTATTTTACAGCGTTCACCAGTATAAAAAAGAGGCTTTAAGCCTCTTTTTTATTTATTTCTATCGTCAGAATCATCTTCAATAGTAATTTTATATTTTTTAGCTAAGGCTTTTGCTTTGTCATAATATTTATATCCGTCTTCATCAACTGATACTTGATATGCAGCTCGGTCTTTTGGTAATTCAGGCTTTAAAAAATATTGGTCAGCATTGCTTGGAAAATCAAAAATACCAGCGATATGTTCCGCTTCATACTCTTTAATATCTTGATTATTAAAGTATACTATAAGTTCAAATCCATCATTTTCAGCTAATAGTTCAATTGATTCAATCTCAGCAATCGCCGCCGCTGATGCATTTGCTTCATTTAAAAATTCAGTAAATTTCATTTTATAATCTCTTTTTTAATATATTTATATGTATTTATCAAATAGAACGGTTGATCCAAATGGTTCTTTAAATTTTTTATTATTATATACGCACCATATAGTTGGTTTATGTAATGGCATAAGATTTAAATTCATATATCCATCAGTAATAATAAATAATGCAACTGCATCAGATCTTGCGGCTTGCTCTAATGTATCTTTAATACATGTACCGCCACCGCCTTTAAATTTAATTTCATTAAGTTCATCTAAATTACTAATTACATCATATGAAATAGTTTTTGTACTAAACTGATATACACCTATTGTCGTAATATTATGCAATAAAAGTATGTTTTTTATTTCATTAATAAATTTTGTAAAAGTTTTACCATCGATCGATCCTGATACATCAATGGCAAAATCTATTTTTGATAAAGATTCATCGTGTAAAGTTGGGATATAAAAATCTGGTAAAAATGATAAATTTAATTTGTTCCATGAAAAATCATTTTGGGTAACTTCTCCAATATATTTTTGTAGTAAAGTATGCCATGGTAATATAGGATTTTTTAATTCATCTATCATACTTCTAACACTATTAGGTATACCATCATCGCTACCATTTGATAATACATGATTATTATATGCTGCAACGACCATATCTTTTACTGCTTCTATTGCCTCTACCCCATCTGATGGAATAATATCTTTCCAAATATCTCCCGCACCATTGCCGGAGCTTTCTATAGCACATCCATTAGAGTCGTCATTCTCATTATAATCTTTAATTAAAATATCATATACTTCTTCGGTAGTTTTACCTTTAAATGCATCATCTTTTAATATATTTTTGTGCCCTGTATAAGTAAACCCAGATGCAAATAAATCTAAATTAATAACATGATCGCCTGCAAAATTCCATATTAACATATTTCTATCTTTAATACGTTTTTGATCTAAATGATCTAACACCAAATGCATAATTTCATGCATAAAAATAAACACCATATCATCAGTTGTTTTTATATTTTTATGTAGATAATCTAAATTATAAAATATAGTATCAACAGAAACAGCAACTGTTGAGATACCATATTCATGACCTTTATATTCTTGCTTTAATTGCAATAATATATGACCAAAAAAACTTAATTCTGTTTGCATTAATTTGATTCTTGCGCGGTCAATCATAAGTTCAACCGCCGCAATATCTTCAGTTGTTAGATCATTTATACTCATTATTCAACCAGGTATTTTTTATATTTGGTAAGCAAATTATTAAATTCAAAATGAGTTGACATAATAAGTTTGCGGTGCTTTCTCATAATTTTTTTCAAAATCATTGAAGGATATTCAATACTATAGCCATCATTATCAACGCCGCCACGTTGTTCAAAATGAGTAATAACATTTACAATATCATCTTCATCATCACTTAAATTATTAATGGCATTGATAAGTGTTGCATAACGTACACCCATATCGTTAGGAGGATTAATAAACGGATTCGCAATAATATTTTTTAATGGGATAACCGATTTAAAGTAATTTAAGTATGCATAAAAATCTTGAGTGGCTACTTCACCAATAGCACCTTCTATAGAGTGCCTAATTGATCCATATGAGCGACTTTTGTCTTTATCTATAAGATAGAGTAACTTACTTACTTTTTCGTGCGTACGAGGACATGGATAAGCAGAATCTTTATCTTTGGGATTGAACCGATGAATATATTCCGGACGATATTGTAAATATGACAATAAAAGAGGATGAAATTTATCAGACGTTTCAGCCCACTTTAACCATTTATCGGTTTTAATTACTGCATGGAATTGAATCATTCGACTTGCTAATGCACTACTTAACGGCATTACAACAGCGCCGTCGGTATCAAGATTACCATTTGCACATAACCGAACAGCTGGATGCAAATTATAATCACCGACCATACGATCATGTAAAATTTTATACGCAATAGCTTGTATACTTGGTACCGCGGAATTAATTTCTTCAAATGAAATCAACCAACCATTTTTTCCTTCTGGTAAAGGGTCGTGTTCCAATGGAAAAATATCTGGTGGAGCGTAAAAAGAACGTTCATTTTTAAATTGAGGAAAACCGTTCAACCGCGTCTGGTCACACATAGATAATCGAAAATCGATAAACTCTAAATTTAATTCATTTGCAATCCATTTATACATTGCAGATTTACCAATACCGGGTGAACCTTTTACAAATGGAATTTCGTCAATATTAATAACGTCTAAAACATGTTGTCCTAATTCAGTAAGGCAAAGTGGCTTCATTTACATCTCTTCTTTATTTTAATAATAGTAATTTGGTATATCCAATCGAATCATCTTGTTTATTTTTTTTACATTGTTCTATAATTTTATCTATTTCAGCTGGATTATTCATTAATATATCTAAAAATATATCCGGTATATAAGTTAAAAAATCGTCAATATGAACATCATGTAATAATATTTGATATAAGCCTTCTATATTATAATAGGCGGTTCTTCTAAATAAACCAGCTTTTTGATCTTTATCTAAATTTAATTTATTATTTAAGTTATCTAAAAATTCTAAAAACCCCGGTGGAAACATATTAGTCCATGACCGGGGGATAATTTTAAGTGCTTCATATGGATCTAAAATAAAAAAAATTACTGATTGACTTATTTGTTGTGTTTCTTCAATAAAGCGTTCTATCGATTCCCAATCATAATCTTTCATGCCATTGGATATTAATAAATTTTTAATAGTGGCTGTATCTATTGGCTGTTCCATAAGTTATTCTTCTTCAATCAATTGTTTAGTTTTAGAATCAAATTTATCATAATAATGCTTTATCATTACATCCGGGAGATCATACTTTTTAACAATATAATACCAATTAACATAGTTGTCATGGTTAATAATAAAAGGCAATGATAGCTTTTGATATCTGCAAATAGCATTCCAATCTAAATAATCGCGGTAATCATGGATAAATGATTCTTGTAATAACATTTTTATTGACACACGATGCCAGTCTATATCCCTAATATTAGATACACGCTTGAATAATTTAATATTTTGTTCTATTTCGTTCATAATATATCCCATATCATTATTAAGTTATTTAAAACAAATATTTTACAAATATAATTTTGTACATTATAATAATATGGTATTGGTTATGTTTTTTTATATTTTTCATTTGTGATGCCAAACATATAACATAAATTTGTTTGGTATATATTAATGAAAAGTTTACATCAATTAAGTCAATTGTCGATGTTTAGTATGGATCATATTGAACTCACCGCAGAATCACGTAATAAAATAGATACTACCGTTCTTTATTCAATGAACCGCGATCCAAATCAAAATATTAACCAGGTAACTAACAGATGCATTATTGCAACCATGGCCGAACAAAAAGTCGCTTCTCATATGTTGGGATATGTGATGAATGGAACTGTTGATTTTTCTGACCCTTTATCGTATGCATACGATGTATTATCTGGTATAGAATATCATGGTGCTCGTATTGAAGTTAAAACACATCAATCAAATGCTCGGTGGATTAGTGTAAATCTTGATGAACGTAATACCACAGGATTCATGAATCTGTTTCATTTTTTAAATTATGAAGCTGCCGATTATATTACTATTTTCAATAGTTTGCCATTAACACCAACATCATATAATTTTAAAACTGCTTTTGTGGGAACGCGAGCCGATATTAAAAAAGTTATTCGAAAGAGTAATTATAATGGATGGTATCTACATATCTAATAAGTGTTTCGACACTTACTTTTTATTAAATAATAAGAAAATACTTTAGGAATACAAATGAATTTTAGCACTTTCTTAAATGAGGCCGTATCTGATGGCAACTATAAAATTAAAATAGATATTGAAAATGCAAAAGAATTATTAAAAAAACATTGTACTGATATGGATTTTAATGAACCTTATTGGCGAGGTATGAGAGGAAAAACGCCCGCTTATATATTAGAAGGTCAATTAAGTGAACGTAAATCAATAGACCAAACAAATCATTATACAGTTTTAATTGACCATTCCATTAAAAAAAATCATATGGGCTATCCATTAAGATCAAAATCTGTTATTGCTGCAAATGATATAATATTAGCAGACGGTTATGGTAATAATGTATATGCAATTTTCCCATATAACAATATTAATATTGGTGTCATTAATGGTGATATTTGGGGGACCAGTATAACAATAAATGAGACTCGTAAAGGTATTACTAGTTGGAATGAATTATTTGAAGAAGCTGGTGTTAAATCATATCCATTACCAAATGCAGCGGAATTAATTATTAATCAAATTAAATCATTATTTAAATATGAAAAAAATAAATTAACGCATGCCCAACAGGTTTTAGTTGAAGTATTTGAAGATGTTGATAGTGTAGAAGATCATTTAATTGATGCTTATAATCCAGATATGCATTTTTCATTAGAAGATACAAAGAGTATTGGATTCGATAATCCATGCGAAGTATGGTTTAGCGAAAAATGTATTGCTATTAGTAAAGATGTATGGGAACAATTAAAAGAAGAGGAATTTACGATATAAAAATATCGACTAAATAACTAATAAAAACTTAAGAGAAGCTATTGCTTCTCTTTTTTAATATTCAATAATTACAAATTTAGAGTTTGTTTTAGTATCAGTAAAAGAGCGAGCCTTTAATTTACCTTTACTAATATAAAGTCTATCATCTGAAATTTTAAAATTATCTTCTTTAACTAATGTTTGCAGAAATTTAATATTTTGGTCATCATTTTTAAATGCGATCTTAACTTTATTTTTTGCATATGGAATTAAGTCAAGTTGATATTTAGTTTGAATTTTTTTAATTGCTGCTGGATAGATAACACTATTATCGCCATTTAATACTTCATTGATTGACTTATAAAATTTGTTTAAAATGGTCCAATCAATATAATCATTATAATAGGCTGATATATTTTTACTTTTAACCTTATTCATTACATATGATAATGGGCCTTTAATATAATCTAAATCGTCCCATCCATTATTAATTTCAAACAAAAATGAATCTTTTGTTGATGATAAAGTTAATCTAGCAACAATCATAAATTGATCTTCTTTTTTTAAGCGAGCTTTACGATTATTATATTCTTCGTCAGTTTCGGCCGAATTAAGGTATTCTCTATTTAAAAATTTTGCTTTGGATTTACTAGGAAAATTAAAAATTAAACATCCGTTATCTTCAATATACGGTATATTAATTTTATTTGCTGCTGATATCAACATATTTTTAATATCATCGTAATTTAAATTTTTAGATTCATTCATAACAAAATCATTAAGTTTCATAAAATATACTCTAATCATTTAATAAATTTATTATACAGCAAATAATATTAAATGTATATACAAATTAAATAATATTATTGAAAAATTATTGACTTAAATAACTAATAAAAACTCAAAAATAAGTTGCCGTTTTTTGTTTAAATTAAAATGCAAATAAAAAGCAAATATAATTGTATTTTCAAAATTATATTTGCTATAATGATTTTGTTCTGCGATACTAAATTGAACATAAGTATAAAATACTTAATATGACTCTTATCTCTTATATGTAATTAATTTCTTCTTTTTATATCCGCATAAATAATATTTTAATTTATACGGAGTTCTTGATGACTACTGCAATTTTTAATAGTAATAAAACTATTGAAGAATATAAAAATACACCTATTTTTATGGGAACCCAACCCGGTTTTATGGATACTATTTATAAAAGTCATCCTAAATTGTGGAAATTATATAAAGAATTAAAATCGCTTGACTGGTCAGAAGATGAATTTGACTATTCACGTTGTACTATTGATTTTAAAAATGCCCATCCAGATATTTCAGACATGATGATCGAAACTATCGGCTGGCAATGGGAAGCTGATTCAGTTGCAGCACGTTCTGTAATTGCAATTATGGCCCCATTTATTTCATCAACTGAATATTGGACTGCTTTACTTCGTATTTCTGATAATGAATCAATCCACGCTGCAACTTATTCCGAAATCGTTAAATTATCATTTAATGATACAGACGGAATCATGCAACGTATTTTGAATTTCAAAAATACACAAGCTCGTATGAACATCTTAGAAAATACTTTAGATGAAGCATTAACTCTAAGCCGTAAATATGCAGCCGGTTTAATTCCAGCATCAGATGAACTATATCGTGATGTGCCAATTAAAACAACTGTATGTCTTCTATTCTTAGAACGTGTACAATTCATGGCTTCTTTTGCTGTTACATTCAGTATTTGTTTAACTGGTTTATTCCAACCTATCGGTAAAGCTGTTCAAAAAATCTGCCAAGATGAATTAGAAGTTCATGCAGAATTCGATAAAGAAGTGCTTAAATACGAGCTAAAAACAGAACGCGGTCAATGGGCAATGCAATCTTTACGCCCTTGGATGCATGAAATGGCTGAAGAATTTATCCAATGTGAATTCTCTTTCATTGATTCATTATTCCGTGATGGCCGTTGTTTACCTGGTGTAACATCAGATATGCTTAAACAATGGGTGCTATATAACGCTAAAGATGTAACTCGTTTCTTAGACTTAGATATGAGCGATAAATATACATTCCCTAAGCATGATCCAATGCCTTTGCTTGAAACATGGATTAATGCAAATAAAACACAGGCTGCACCTCAAGAACAAGACCTTGCACAATATAAAGTGGGTGTTGTAGTCGATGATGCATCAGAAACTGTCTTTGATTTAGACTTTTAATAGATTAACTTAAACTTTATATATATTATAGGAATAAAATAATGTTCACTGTTTACTCAAAAGAAATGTGTCCAATGTGCGATAAAGCGAAAGCTTTACTTACAACTCAACAGCAAGAATTTGAAGTAATTCAAATAGTTACAGAAATTACGGGTGAAAATCAGATTACTCGTGAAAAATTTATGGAGCAATTCCCTGGTATTCGAGTAGTACCATATATTGTTAAAAATGATGGGTCTGTATATAAAACGTTTGCAGAACTAGCACACATCTTCAAATAATTAGCATATAATAACAATTGTTAGCATAGCTCGTACATACTTTCTGGATTTATATTCTATTATGTATTTACGAGTTGAATATATGAACAACATACTTTTTTAGGAGATATTATTATGTCAAATTCAAATTCAAGTGCAAACGAAATTGTTAAAAGTTCTACACGTCATTTTTATGCAGTTAAAGAAGACAATCGTGGAGCAAAACCATATGTATTCGAAAAAATCGCTGATCGTAACGCATGGTTAGAAAAATATCCTGAAGCTGCCAAACCAGCATCGGCTACGGAAGTCTATAAATTGTTACGTAAGCAACGTAATGCAATCCTGGCTGCCAATCGTACTAACCGTGTATACGTAGTTGATTCAATCGAAGAAATTGATACTAATAAAGGTCATCGCTTAATATTATCTTAAGCCGATAAACATCAATCAAAAAAAAGGAGGTTATAAACCTCCTTTTTTTTAATTTAAAAAAATAATATTTTTATTGCAAAAACTATTTACAAAAACATCTATTTTGATTACTATGTTTTTGCGTAATCAAACAAACGGATGACTACTTGAATGTCAAATATCGCAATAACAATGGATTCAGCTGTAGAAGATCAACCAAATGAAATGCATCAAAAAATAATGTCAAACATGCTTTGGGTGGAGCAGATTGACTATATTTTAGATATGGAAATCCAATATGATGATGAAAATTTGAATGTTTATCTAATTGAACTCTATGAACAATTAAATATAAATTCATATGAATTTGATAAAATGCGTACAAATTATGCATTTGCAAAATGTATGAATATGGATCAAGCTGTTAATTTGTACGATTCATTAACTGAAAATGGAAAATCAGACTTAATTGAAGTAATTAAATTTGATTTTCCACATTTACATGATCTTGCTCGTATTCACGATACGTTTGAATTTGAGTCAGCTGATGTAATTACATCAACCGTTCAATGATTTTAATGCATTAGCAATCTTTATATGGTACTCATATAATGTATATGATGAACCATTATAGCCTTTGGCAAAGTCTCTACAAGTGTTTGAATTTGTAGAGATTCTTAAAAATGCAGGCTTAAGATTAGCAACTTTTAAAATATAATTAGCAAGCATACGATAATGTGAAGCCTCACTATTTCTAGCATCCCATAACATATCGATAGGGTGTTTATAACCCATATAACTATAATACTTTCCTAACACTTGAAATTTACCAATAGATATAGATTGTAACGCTCCATCTGGATCAATACAAACTGCATAAGAAAGTTTTTCCCATGAGTCATTGATTTTATTATCATTAATATCTAATGTATAGCCGCCATATTTTTGAAATGAAATATATTCATTTTTGTAACCAACAAAGTAAATAGTGCGCTTTACATATTTATAAAATAAATGTCGTTCCCATAAAATCTTTACAAGACCTTCATTAGTATATGCACCGCCTCCAGATTCAACCTTTGCGACTGCTTTTATACGTTTGTTAGATGTATCACCTAAAAGTTGTGCTATGGACGTTATATCGCTTTCTGTGACGGCTGTAGCATTCTTATTAGTAAACACTTGAATAAAAGCGTTTCTTGTTTTAGGGCCACCGATTCCATCCTCTACGACCTTTGGATTGGCACCTTTATCATTTAGCCATTTTTGTAATTCTTTAACATTCATTATTAATATCCTTTTGTTAAAAAGCCCTTTACTCTATTTAAAGTAAAAGGCTTTTATAATGAATGATAAAAAATTAAACGTCTGTTACTATAGTTAATTCTTTATCAGATAACGCTTTTTCCCAATTGATTAAAGGTATATTTATCATCTCTTCGCATGTCATATTTTGGGTATTAACAATTGATTCATATAATGACATCATTGGGTTTTTATATAAAGATATATCAATACCTAAATTAGTTAATAAATTAAAATCTTTAAACATAATATATTGTTCGATAGTCCACCAAGAATGACACCCCAATATATTTCACCTTTATCATTTTGTAATTTTATTCCAATATTATTTGGTCCTTTTCCTAATATCTCATCTAATTGATTTATTAAAAAACATTTTCATCATCAATAATATTAACAATTGATAAATTATTCATTAATCGCTATCCCTGATTTTTTTGCCATGTATTTTTCTATAACGTATTGCTGATCACTTGTAAGATGTTTATCAAAGCTTATAAAGCCGTAAAATGCTTTTTGTATAGTGTGAAGGTAATGTTGATATTACTTTTTCAACTCGTAAAGTGTTACTCATTTATACAGAGCTCCAAATAATTTTTATTTAAGTCGTATAAATAATATACATGTTATTTTTTCTCGTTAAGCATTTTCAAAATATCAGCCGGGTCTTTACATATAATTGTATTATTTTGAGTGTTATTTACTGTAGGATTGGCTGTTGGCGTTACATCTTTAGATGTTCCAGCTTTGCCAGTCTTCCGCTTATCTTTACGATCATGTACATCTAATAGCTTTTCATTTAACTCAACAATCATTCTTAAAAAGTTTGCAGCTGGTTCAAACGCTTTTGGTGATTCTGCCATTCGCACAATCTCAAACATCTCATCTGCAATATCCATGCTTTTATCAATTAATTCACGAATATTTTTCTTAACAAGCTTTTCATCTTTTTTATATTCTATTTCTTCTGCGCTTAATGGCTCAGCAACAGCAACTGCATTAGTAGCAGCCGGTACAGGTAAAAGATCATCCGGCTCACCATATTCTTCATATTCGTCGACTTCAGTATTTTCATCTAGCTCAGCCGGCAATAAATCGGTACCACTCATATTATGATGATTAACCACATTAACAATTTTGCCAGTTGATAAATCAAAGCCGTGTTCTGTTTCAAGTGCTTGAGATATGCTATCAATTTTTCCCATTATTTACTCCAAGTAAATTCTTCATCGGCATTATCTCTATGCCCTACTAATTTATCAAATAATTCATCGTGATCTTTTTCAGACATATTAATAATTACGTCTTTAATACGTTGAATTGAGCGCGGATTACTATGAAATTTAGTATGTGCGCTAAAACTAAAGTTAGCTAAAATTATTCGTTTTTCATCAAAGCTAGATTCGTATTGAATATCTTGCGATACTGAATTTAAATCAAAAGTAATGTTAGTTTTTAAATCATACAAATCTTTATCATTAATAGTAACAGTTAATTGCGGTGCAAAGAACGGAGCAATTTGTTCAATTATCTGATATAGTTCATCTAATGTATTAGTGGCCAAATATAGCTCAATACCAATTGTATAAGGTACTGATGTAAACATAAATGTTACATTATCTTTTTCAATAATTTTATTCTGTACATTTAACGGGTTCGTCATTTTTTCAGGATTATATGCATAATTAACAACTTCAAAACCTAGTACCGGTAAACCAACATCCGTGTACATATTTCGAACATCTTCATTATTTGATAATACTTCTACAAATTTTTGTTTTTGTGCATAATGTATCGGTACTTGTACAAAGTCGCCCTTACCTGTTTTTATAGTTACATCGCTGAATAGTGAACCAAATGTCGCTATTACTTTTTTAATTGAACGGTGATAAAAATGTTCGCCTATCATAGATCGTCGTCTAAACCCCACTTAGTAAATGGATTACCCGCAGGAACTACATTTGAGTCACTAAATTTATCTGCGGCTTTCTTAATTGTTGTTTTATTTTCACTTTCGGTGGTTGGATTTAAGAAGTCATTAATATCAGTATATGTTGTATCCATAATATTGTTATAACTCTTATTGGCAACTACTAGTGTTAATCTATATGATGCAACCGCACCAAATTGGAATGGGTCCGGATGACCATCCCATAATTGTGTAACTTGGAACATACAGTTTACAAATGATCCATATTGAGAGTCTGGATTACCAATGTATATATAATCACCTTCGCGAGGCTGCGCAAAACCAGTTTTTAATTCGTCCCATGATTTAGCTGAAATAATAATCTCGGTTGATTCTTCAAACCGGAAACCAAATTTACTCATATGCTTTTGCATATTCATATTTTGACCTGCATTAGTCATATAAGCATCTATTTTATAAGTAGTTCTAAATACACTTAATTTTTCTTCACGTAAAAGCTCATCAAAGTCTTCCATATCACGGACAATATAAAGCACATCTATACCATGTTGTTGAATAGATTCCTGTACTATATCCATGTATTCATTTTGTTCATTCTCATTATATAAATGATCAAAATATCGATTGACTGTCATTTTATTTGATTCTTTTTGTATCTTTATTTGTATTTAAATAAAAGAAAAATAAAAGGAAAATTAATATGGGCAAGCCAGCGGGGCGCATCGGAGACGTTCAATCAGGTCACGGATGTTTTCCACCAACTAATTGCATATCGGGATCAGGGAATGTCAAAACAAATAAAAAGCCGGCAATGCGAGTTGGTGATAAATTTGTATCGCATTGTTGTCCAATGAAAGGGTGTCACCCACCCGTATTGGCATCTGGATCAAGTTCAGTGAAAATAAACGGTAGACCTGCCGGTCGCTTAGGTGATCCGTGTGGATGCGGCGGGAAAGTAATGGTTGGATCCGGGAATGTATTGATCGGTGGTTAATCTACTTATCTTTAATTCACTTAAATAAAAAGTAAAAGGTAAAACAATGGCGATATATACAGACTTCGATATGACATTCGGAAAAACTGCAAATGGCGATATCAATGCTTTAAGCGATGAAGGTTGTATTCGCCAGGTTATTAAAAATTCAGTTCAAATGAATTCATACGATATTCCATTTAATAAATGGCATGCAGCAAATATTAGAAATTATTTATTTGAACACCCTAATAAAATCTCTGAAAGCGAAATAAAAAATTCTATCCGCGATGTTCTTTTATTAGATCCACGATTACAAAATCCAGTAATTAACATTACATATTCCAGTGACTTTCAATATTGTTATATCGATATAACCGTATATGTAGTGTTATTGGATAAAGAAGTAAACCAAGTAATAGAATTAGAGCGAGTACGATAAATGAGTTCAGTTAATAGCTTAGAATATAATGATATTCGTAATAGTATCATTAACTTTTTAAGACAAGATCCATATTTTAAAGATTTTAATTTTGATGCATCTAACTTTAGCCGTTTAATAAACATATTAGCATATTCTAGTATGTATAATGGCTATTATATGAAAATGCTATTAGATGAATCTATGCCCGATTCCGCTCGTACTAAAACAGCATTAATCGGACATGCGAATAGCCGTAACTATTTGACTAAATTTATTACATCATCTAAATCTATTATTAATTTATCAGTAAAAGCTGATGACATTAATATCGATGAAGTGCCTTATATTCAAATTCCAAAAGGTCAACAATTCAAAGGTGTAAATCGTGATAATAAATCTATTTATTTCATGGCACCTTATGATATTACACTTTTATATAATGAGGAAACTAAAACATATGAAGGCGAAGAATTTTTATTGATCCAAGGCCAATACCGTACATTTACATATAATGTGCTAGATCCATTCAAGAAATATCAAATTAATGATAATTTTTGTGATGATACTACAATTACAGTTCGTGTTAAATCAAATAAGAATGCAACTATATCAACTGAATATATTCGTAATTATGATTTTTATGATGTAAAAGCTGAAGATCTTTGTTATTATATTACAGCATCAACTAATAATATATACCAGGTGCATTTTGGTCATAATATTTTTGGCCGTGAACCTCGACCTGGTGAAGTAGTAGAAATTACTTATATCAAAACCGATGGTACTTCTGCAAATGATACTTCTAATTTTGATATCGTCTTGGCTAAAAAATCTGACACAGAACCAACCAATATTAATTATTATAAGTTGGCAGATATAACTCTTAAAACAGTTGAAGCTTCTTCTGGTGGACTTGATGGGGAAAGTATTGATGAATTAAGATTCGGTATTCTTAACCATACACGTCAACGTGGACGCGCTATTACCCCGGATGATATTAAATCAGTTATTTTGGCTGATTTCCGTGATATCGAAAGTATTAATGTATGGTCGGGCGGTAATTCAAAAAATAAACAATATGGTAAAACGTATATTAGTATTAAACCAAAAACAGGTGAACTTTTAACTCATGCAGCAAAAAAAGTTATTACTGATTTAATGGTTAATAGATATGGTATTATGTCAAAGACTGACTTAATATTTATTGATCCTAACTTTACAGATATTATTCTAAATGTAAAATATAGAATCGATCGATCAATGACTTCTATTAATTCAACATCAGTAAAAGCGGCTATTGAATCAGCTATTGTAGCTTTTAATAAAGAAATATTATCTAAATTTGATGCTCATTATTATGAAAGTGATTTATTGACATATATTCGCAACGCCGTACCAGCATTATCAAATATTTTTTCAACAAAATTATTGCAAAAAACGTTGATATTAAATTATAGCAGTGGTCGATTCCAGGTAGATTTTGGTAACCCTTTAAGAGGTATTACTAGCTCGTCATTTGCTTATGGTAATTTAACATGCGTAATAGAATATAGAAATAATAATATGGTAGTAGTAAATACCGAAAATAATGAATCTATTGCTAGTATTGGCAGTGCTGATTTATCTAAAGGCACTATTGATATCATTATTCCTCAATATGTTTCAACTGAAATATTAAATATTATTGCAGAGCCATTATATCCAGATATTAATACATTAGAAGATAATATTGTGCGTATTAAATCAATGACTATTACTGAAGCTGTATAAGGATAATTTAAATGACTCCAGAGTTTGCTTATAATAGGTTACCCGAAGATGTAACCATAAATTATCCTGAATTTACAAAATTTATTCAGTTATATTATCTATGGGGTCAACAACATGGCTATGACTCTATTATAAATAATAATCGATCTTTATTATATCAACAAGTTTATAATAAAGAATATGAAGAACGAGTAATTAAAAATTTAGGTATTGATATATCGATTATTAAAGATTCTCCTATTAAAACGGAAATGCTTTATAAATTAGTAAATGAATTTTTAGAAACACGTGGTACTGCAACGGCATTTGAAATTTTATTCAGAATGATGTTTAATCAACAAACATCAATCACTTATTCGCGTGATTCGCTTTTCAAAACTAGTGCAGCGACGTATTTACGCACGTCAGTTATTCTTATCAGTGGTCTTTACCCGCTAAGCCAGTATTCAAAGATTCGTGGTATGCGAAGTAATACTACTGCAAATATTGAATCATTTATCCCATATTATATCAATAATACACGATATTATATTATTGAATGTAATAATATATATGACCAATTTATTGTAGGTGAACCGCTAGAAATAACTAATTTAAATTATACCTACAATGAAATGCATATTCCATTGATTCATCTTGATATTGTTAATCCTGGTATATTATATAAGAAAGGTGATATTTTAATACCTTCAAATAACTTATTCAACGGTACATTTATTGTTAAATCTGTGTCAAAAGGTACTATTGACAGCATTGAAATTATTAATGGCGGTACTGATTATAAAGTTGGTGATAAAATTTTAACCGTACCAGCAAGTCATTTTGACGCATTTGTATCGGGTGTATCTGGCACCGGTACTATTACTTCTGTTAAAATCAGAAATAAAGGCTATAACTTTGAAGATATACCTGACTATAAAATTAATACTATAGATGGTAAAGACGCAATATTAAAATTAAAAACTACAACCATTGGTAATATTAAAGAGATTGATATCACACCAGGTAGTATAATTTATGATATTCGCGCAATTAATTATTATATTGATAGTAAAAATGGCACCGGCTTGCAAGTTAAAAATAAATTGGCTTCTTGTTATTATGCAGCAAAGTATGTCGATACAGTAGGTATGCTATCTTATAATAGCACAATACTTAATAGTGAAAATAAACATACGCATTCTTATAATATTACGTCAAGTGTTCCAGCCGTTAAATATAGCAATATAGTAGATAAATATGCCAATCCATCAGGCTATTCTTATAATAAAATCTACTCAAAAGAAAATAAAATAACAATACCACATATCGAGGTTGACGGTGAACTTATTAGAAAATGATATTACAAATATTTTAATTCAGAATTATGATATATCCATTGGTCATACTAGCTCAATTGCCGATATGGATATCCATGCTTTAAATGAAGGTATTGTTGCAACAAATACATTAAGAGCGAATAATATTACTCATTGTACAATCATTCCAGAATGGAAAGAATCATTAATATATTCGCCAAATACATTTTGGCGACACCAAAATAAAATTTATGTATTATTATATTCACCTGGTAGTGTATCCGTATTCCCTCCCACAGGATCAATCAGGTCTAATATGATCCTAGATGATAACCATGTTTGGAAATACATTTGCGATGTTGATTATGTGGCATCAAATGACTATGTTGTACCCAAGCATATTACTGAAATTGTAAAGCGCGGTACTGTGTCATCAGTTAATATTATTAAAAATTCTAATCATAAATTAGAAACTTATACCGGTTTTTATGCCCAAAATAATTATTTGAGTGGTCAAAATATAGTCTTTGTTGTAGAAAATGATCAAAATACATTCTTAATTTCAGATATTCTTATCCAAGATGGTGGCGGCAATTATAAAAAAGATGATATATTTGTTTTAACCGATAAAAATCATAAGGTAGAAGATGCTGCAACTATTAATCTATATGTTGAAAATGGCAGTGTAAAGCTTGCTGATTTTACAAACGGCCAAAATTATGAGTACCTGGATATTCTTATTATAGGCGATGGGGAAGGTGCACAAGCTACTTATACAGCAGTCGCCGGCGTATTAACAAACGTTAGTATTTCTAATGGTGGTACTGGATATACGTGGGCAAAAGCTATTATCTTAAATTCAGAACGGTATGTGATTGGTAATATTAATATTGAGCCATTAAATGGATATAACTCTGATTTAATCAGACATATTGGTCCCAATAAATATATTATAACAACTACATTTAAACTTGACAAAGAAATTAATTATTACGGAATACACCGCAAAAAGAGCGCGGATAATAAATTTGTATTTTTTGATAATATATATATTATTGATGAATTTGTTCCTGAATCAGACGAAGAAGTTACAGTCAAGCTATTACTAGGAAATTAAGAATGGAATTTAATAACGCGCCATATCATGACGACTTTGATGAAGATAAAAATCATTATAGCGTATTATTTAAGGCTGGCTACGACGTTCAAGCAAGAGAACTGAACGTCTTACAATCAATGAAACAATTTCAAATTGGGTCATTAGGTAATCATTTATTCAAAAATGGCGCCAAAATTTCAGGTTGTTCTAATTCATTCATTCAATACGATTATGTACGTATTAATGATATTGAAAATAAAATAAAATCATTTAATAATACAATATTTAAATTGGTAGGATTAACTTCAAAAGTTGAAGCTACTATTATTGAAGCATATGAACAAAGTCAAGATGATGATGCACTACTTTTAGTAATGTATACTAAAACAGGTGATAATCAAGAATCAGTATTTCTTCCTGGCGAAAGTATTGAAATTTATAAAGATGATATTTTACAATATACTGTTAGTGCTAAATTACCTGATAGTCAGCCGACAGATGCGTCTGTACCTGTTACCGGCAAATCACTCTTATTTGTGATGGATGAAGGTGTTTTCTTTTATAACAATTATTTTGTTCGTGTACATAAACAGTCTCTATTAGTTGAACGATATCTTAATAAAGATGAAAACGGTAATATTATCTCAGATGACGCATATCGTATTGGATTTGATATTGTCGAAGATATTATTACGGCTGACGAAGATAAATCATTATTAGATCCTCATTTTGGTGCTCCTAACTTTGGTGCACCTGGCGCAGACCGTTATAAGATTAGTTTATATCTATCTATTCGTGATTATGTAGATGATGGTACAACAACAAATTTTATTCTTATTGCCAAAGTCCGTCAAAATCATACAGTTGAATATAAAAAAGACGATACTGAATATAATGAAATAATGAAAGAAATTGCTAGACGTACTTATGAAACGTATGGTGATTTTACATTAGTACCTTGGAAAGCTCACTTCTTAAATGAAAAGAAATCTTTCGAAACAGATACTACAGGATGGTCATTAAATGGTGATCCAAATAAATATGTTGCTATTGTTTCACCTGGTACAGGATATATTAAAGGTCATCGTATTGCAACACAATCAGATATAGTTGTACGAGGTAGACTTGCTAAAGATGTTGGTACATTATCCAACCTAAGCACAAATATCAATGAGCCAAAAAGCGTAATTGTTACCAGCAATACAGTTGTTGATTGGGGTGTTGACTCTAATTTTAAAGCAACTTTACATAATTCAAATGATGCAATTGTTGGTACATTGAATATTTATGACATTTATAAATTAAGCGATACACAATATAAAGTTTTCTTTTATAATGTTGTACGTAATGGAAATGCTAAATTAGAATCAGCCGTTAAAATTAAATTACAAAATGGTTCATTTATTGGCACATGCCCAATTAATAGCTTTACCAATGCAATAAGTTATGAATCTTCATTATTGATCCCAACGGGTTTAAAAAATATTGTTGGCATTAGTAATGTGAGTATGAAAGTTAGAAGTAAATTTAGTGCAGTGTTAGATTCATCTGGATCATATACATTTAATGCACAAGGCGATTCAACATTCGTGCAAGATAATTATGCCATTGCATGGGTAAATAATTCTGGTACTAAATCTAATATTGCATTGTCAAATATTAATATAACTAATGATACAATTAGTGTGTCATTAGGTGCATCTTATGCTGGCGCTACTTTTACTTTAATCACCACTGTTAATAAAGTTAATATTCCAAACAGAACTAAAACAAAGACATTAAAAGATGAAAGCATTAATGGTGGCACTGCTGTAAGTAAAGCAGGATGGTCATATAAATTAAAGTATGATGTAATTAAGCTTGAATCTGTTACAATATCATTTGGTGATGGTACTCCTGAAATTGATATTACTAAAGAATATTCTTTAGAAAAAAATAAAGGTGATAACTATTATGGTGAATCAATTATTCGTCGTAATACCTATAGAAATATTAATCCTGACGATGTAATTAAAATTACATATAGCTATTTCTTACATAGTGCAGAAGGTGAATATTTTAATATCAATTCATATAATGAAGATGATCTATCAGAAATTCCTTTATATAATGGTTTAAATGCTTCTGATTACTTTGATTTTCGTACAGATGCTACTGATATTAATAAGTCATATTTTAAAAATATACCGGTATGTAATACAAGTATCACTTTTGATGCTCAATATTATATGTCGCGTACAGACTTATTATTAGTTAATACAAAAGGTGATTTTTATATTAAAGAAGGTATTCCTTCTCGAACAGCTAAAATACCTAAAGTTGATGAAGATAGCTTGGCAATATGTGCAATATTTTTAGAATCTATGGGCACAGCAGAAGATATTAAAATTCAATTTTATGATAATAAATCTTATCAAAGTAAAGAATTAAATCGTGTTGCTGAACGTATTAATAAGATTGAAGATGCTGTTACTTTATCTATGCTGGAAATGCAAACTGTTAATATGTCAATTAAAGACAGTAATGGTATGGATCGTTATAAAAATGGTTTTCTAGTAGATAATTTTAAATCATTTAGCGCATCAGATATTAATCACGCAGAATATAATGCAGCAATTGATACTAAAAACGGTGAATTGAGACCTCAATTTAGACAAAGCAATATTAAAATGTTACTTGATTCTGCTAAAACCGTAAATATGAAAATTAAAAATGGCATGGCTATTAAAGAATATAGCGATGACTTATTTATTCAAAATCCATATGCAACACAATCTGTATCTATTAACCCATATTTTATATTCTGTAATACGGGCAAAGTTGTATTGTCTCCAAATATTGACACATGGGCAGATGATACACATTTACCAAATGTCGCAACTACAATTGATGCCGGAGTCGAAGCACTAACAAAAGTTGCTGATGCTGCTAAGTTGCTTGGTACAAATTATGGTAGCTGGACCGATCTTAATACTTCAATTGTACAATCTACAAATACAGTTGATAAAGTAAGTTCAACTACTGCACAAAAAGTATTAAATTCTGGCACCGACGGTAAAACAGTTCAAGATATAAAAACGACTACTACTGTCACTACAACAGAAAAGATTAAATCAACAACTGTAAATAGTCAGCGCGATGTAAAATCGGTGGAAATTAAATCTAGTATGAAAGCTTATACCATTGAAGATATGGTAAAAGATGTTAGCTTTGTGCCATATATTAGATCTAAAACTGTTCAATTTTATGCTAGTAAACTTAAGCCAAATACTCAAGTATATGCTTATTTTGATGGTATCAATGTAACTCAACATTGCCGACCAATCGCACAAATTGATCCCAAATCAGATAATGTTTTAGTTAATCGTAATGCATCTATGTTTGGTACTGCAACTCTTGTTTCTGATAAAGATGGTAATTTAGTTGGGGAATTCCGTATCCCAGCTGCAACATTCTTTACTGGTGAAAAGAAATTTGTTCTTACAAATGACCCACAAAATAGCGGTAATCCAGATATTGAAACAACAAGATGCGAAACTTCATATTTCGCTGGCGGTGTTTCTCAAACTAAACAGTCTTCTACATTAAACGTTATTACTCCTACATATAGTTCAACCAATGATAAAGAAAATAAGTCTACAACATCGGTTAGCCGGGACGTGACAACTTCTACTAAAACTATCACAACCGAGTCTGAAGCTTATTTTATTGAACGTGAATATACAATAAACGAAGTAAAAGAATATTTTGAAGCAAATCATCCATTATTATCAAATAATTGTAAGGTTAAATCAATTAATCCACATTTTGGTGGTATTACATGGGGGGGTAGTGCATCAAGTAGTATACAAAGTGATTTTAATTATGCCAAAATTTTAGCTATTAAAGAACGAGTAGAAGATATCGAAATACTTATTAACCAATTTGATTCAGCTCGACGTATACAAGCAGATTGGTTTAATTATTCCAACTTACCACCCAAAGAAGCATTCGCTCGTATTAAAGGTGCCTTTGAAAAAGAAAACGCATCTTGTAAAATTGCCGGTGATAGATGGTATAATAGTATAGAATATCAAAGCTATCTTAAGGAATATAGTAAAGAAAAAGAAGAGGCATTAATTGCTCGTAATAAAAATGCAGGCTGGACCCGTGTAAATTGGAACGGCGGCTGGTTCCGTGCAATTAATGACCCTGTTGCACAAGGTTTTAAAGTAGATGATTCATGCTTTATTTCTAAAGTTGATGTATTCTTTGAATTTGTAGATGACAAATCAGAAATGATATGGTTTGAAATTCGCGAGTTGGTAAATGGATATCCAGCTGGCCCAAGTGAAGCAATTGGTCGTGTCGAAATAAGTGGGGCCGACCTTAAAAAATATGAAGATAAAACTGGTAATACATCATATCCTGTAGAATTTGAAGTTCCACTTTATGTAGATGCTAGCAAATCATATGCATTTATTGTAGGCGGATATTCTCCAGAAACGCGCGTATTTATGTCTAAGCTCGGTGCTAAATTAATAAACTCTAATTCTATTTTAGAGCAGCCTCCTTTACCGTATACTATGTTCCGTTCTTTAAACGGTGAAACTTGGAATGCTGAACAATTTGACACAATGAAAATTAATATTTATCGTTGTGTATTTGATATGTCGCCAAGTAGTATATCATTCTATACCGATAGCCATGATACCACTAATCTTAAATGCCAATTTCAACCTATTGAAATACAAAAAGGTAGTAACAAAGTTCGTATATATGCAAATAATCATAATTTAAGAGCAAATGATCGGGTAACTTTAAACTTTAACTCTGGTTTATATTTCCAGATTGAAGTTACTAATGGTGGTATTCCACAAATTGGTCAACCAATCTCTACATTAACTGGATCAGGTTATATACATGATGTAAAATCAACTCCATCATTAAATGTATATGATGTAAATGTTGAAAAAATGGTTGGCGTTTTTAAGAAGGGGCAAGAATTTACTTGTCAAACTCGTAATTATGAATATCGTGACCTTGTGTCTGCATCAGCAAGTGGCGTTCCAGCAGGTGTTCCTATTGTACAAAATATCGTATTAGGTAATGTTAAAAATATTTCTGATGCGTTAGAAATTGATTTGGCAGGCGCATCTTTAGATTTATTTGCAAAAGAACATATTGTAAGAGCAGTTGATACCATCGATAGCTTTATTATTGAAGTAGAAAGCCCATTTACTTCATCCGGTCGATTTGGTGGTGAAAATATTTATATCCACGGTAATAATATTAAAGTTGATGTATTCAATGTGAGTGGCCAATATTTAGCATATAATAGTAAAGAAGTATGGAATGCAGTTACTCATTCATTTGATGACACAGTTATTCCAGATGTACCATTCTTGCCAATGCATGACGTTGAATTAAGTAATCCTAGTGTAGTATTATCAAATCGTAATGAATCTCGTGTTATGGGTAAAGGTAATAGTAGCTTTAATGTAGTGGCGAGCTTTACTCCAATTAATCCGTACTTAAGCCCGGTGATTAATACAGATTCGTTCTCAGTAACTGCCATTAGCAACCGTATCGACTTTATAACTGATACTGTATATAATGTTGAGCCAAATGCAAAAGATCGCTATATAAGCGAAACAGACGCATCCAGAGGCGCACAACCATATAAGCATATTACTAATAAAGTATTATTAGAAAATCCGGCCCATGATATGCGAGTTATATTTGATGTGCATTTACCGAGCCAAACAGATTTTGAAGTATACGTTAAAGTATCAAAACCAGGTGAAACAGCGGCAGAAAAAGACTTAAGCTGGATAAAAATTGATAATTATACTAAGAAAAATACAAGTAATAATAAAGGCGATTATATTACATATGATTTAACTTTATCTAAAAACTGTACTGTATGGACTGGTAATATTGAGTATATTACATACCGAGTAAAATTAGTAGGTAAATCTAAAAACTCAAGCCTCCCGGTGATATTCAAAAATCTACGAGCGATTGCAGTAACATAAGAATATGGACCTTAGGGTCCATATTTTTTTATATAAATATAAGTAGTCATATAAAAATAATTAGGCACGGAAATAGAATGAAATTTAATTTTGCCCCTTACAGCGATACTTTTTCAGAGGATGAAAACTTTTATAAGTTTTTATATAAACCTGGATACGAAGTACAAGCTCGTGAACTCAATGCGATGCAATCAATGTTGCAAAACCAAATTGCTTCTATTGGTAACCATTTATTTAAAAATGGTGCAAAAATTTCAGGGTGCTCAAATTCATTCGTGCAATATGATTATGTACGTTTAAATGAAGTATATAATGATCAATTAATTAAATTGGCTCCATATAATAATAGAGAAATTACTTTAATTGGTGTTGTTTCTGGCGTAGAAGCAACTATTATTGATGTGACTGAACAAACAAAAGATGATGCACCGTGCCTAATTGTTATCTATACAAAAACTGGTGTTGATAATGTTCAATCAACATTTATTCCTGGCGAAGATATTGTCTTTGTAGATTCTAATAATGTGACTGTTTATGCCGCAACCGTTCGTTGCCCATCTTGCCCGGAAAATACTACTGCTGATTTAGTACCACCTATTGGTAAAACATTAATATTCAATATTGATGAAGGTATATTTTATTATAATGGTTACTTTGTTAAAGTTCATAATCATCATATTATCATTGAAAAATATTTGACTAAAAATGATGAAGGCGGTATTGTATCTAATCGTACATATCAAGTTGCATTAGATATTACTGAATCAATCGTTACTGCCCAAGATGATGAATCATTATATGATCCACATTTAGGTTATCCTAACTATGCGGCAGAAGGCGCCGATCGATACAAGATTTCATTAGAATTGGCTATTCTTCCTTATGAAGATGCGGGTGATGACACTAGCTATATTACTCTAGCAAAAGTTCGTCAGAATCATACAGTTGAATATAAAAAAGATGATACTGAATATGCCGATATTATGAAAGAATTGGCACGCCGTACTTATGAATCATCTGGTAACTTTGCTAATATTCCTTGGAAAGCTCATTTTTTACATGAAAAGAAAAAAACGACTGCTGATACTCAAGGTTGGACCACTAATGGTAAAGATGGTAATTTTGTTGCCGTTGTGTCACCTGGTAATGGCTATGTAAAAGGTTACCGAGTATCAAATAATAGCGATACTATTGTAGTTGGTCGTAAAACTCGTGATACTAAAAAATTACGTGGTGCGGCTGTATCTATTCCAGAATGTACCAATATTACTGTTACTGTAAATGATAGTATTTCTTGGATTAATCATAATGGTACGTCTACTCTTACAGATCAAACATTCAATATTTTAGATGCTGAAAATAAATCAATTGGCGCTTTTAAAGCATACGATATCTATAAAATAGGTGATAAAACTTATAAGATTTATTTGTACGATCTTAAAATGGTAGCCGGTAAATTATTATCTGCTGGTAAAAGTGTTTCTGTAGCTGATATGTCATTTAAAGCAACTATTACAGGCGTATTAAATTTAGAAAGTGCAAATAATACATCTTTATTATTCCCATTAGGTTATTCATCAATTAAAACTGTTCGTGATAATGACAATAATAATAATGGTAATACATCAGTTGAAGTTCGTCGTAAATTTACCGGTGTATTAGATAGTAGTGGCAATATCACATTTACCGCTGGTAGTAATGAAGCATTTGTTTCACCGGCGGCGGCTAACCCTATTTGTTGGGTAGGATCAAATCCTACTGGTGTAAGTATTGCAATTACATCAAACGCATATACTTATACAAGCAGTACATTAAGTCTTAAATTAGGTGGTTCTCACGCTGGCAAAAATATAAACTTTGTTACTACTGTTGCTAGAACTTCACAACTAGAAAAGACTAAGACATTAACACGTCATTCTTATACATTATCTGCGAAGCCTCCATCAGATACAAATACTGTAATCACATTACCTCATGCAGATGGATATAGATTGGATAGTGTTAAACTAATTTCTATTAGTGACACTGAAATGAATGAGGATATCACTAATGAATATGTATTCAATGATGGTCAAACGGATAATTTTTATACTGCTGCAACATTAACTCGTACCGGTGCGCGTATTTTTAATAATGACGACCGTTTAATTATCACATATTACTATTTTGAGCATAGTGGTAATGCACCATTTTTCACTGTAGATTCTTATAGCCAATTGGTTAACGATCCTGATTTAGATTTAGAATATAGTGATATACCAACATATACCGATAAAAATGGAACAGTTCATCGCTTAGCTGAATATATCGATTTCCGGTCTATTAAATTGACATCATTCAGTAACACTGCATTAATACCAACATTTAACTCAACTGTTATTTTTGATGTTGAATATTATTTGGCTCGTAATGACTTACTGTTAGTAGATGAAAATAGTAACTTCTATTTTAAAGAAGGTATTCCTAGTGAAAACCCAATTTTACCTACTTTAGATGAAAACTCAATGGGCTTGTATGAAGTTTATCTTGCTCCATATGTGTATTCAATGGATGATGTTAAAGTAAAATATATTGATAATAAATCATTTAGCATGAAAGATATTGCTCGTTTATTCAAACGTGTTGATAATCTTGAATATGCAATTTCATTATCAATGCTTGAACAGCAAACTCTTAATATGTCTATTAAAGATACAAATGGATTCGATCGATATAAAAATGGATTCCTGGTAGATAACTTTAAAGGATATTATGCAGCTGATGTAAATCATACAGACTTTAAAGCGGCGCTCGATCGTACTAAAGGCCATCTACGACCTCAATTTAAACAAAATAATATTCGTTTAAAATTTGATCCAACTGAATCAACTAATATCGTTAGATTCGGTAATATGGCTATTACTAAATTTGAGCATGACTTATTTATTCAAAACCCGTATTCAACACAATCATTATCAATTAACCCATATATGGTGTTTAGACGTAATGGTCAAATGTCCATTTCACCAAATATTGACACATGGTCTGATGATACTCAATTACCAAATATGGTTACAGATATTGATACTGGTGTTGATGCCTTAAAACAAGTAGCTGATGCAGCAAAATTACTTGGCACTGATTATAGCTCGTGGGTAGATTTTAACTCATCTATTATTGATGAGCAGGTTGAAACTAATACAAGCGCATCTTGGAATTGGAGAACTTCGGTTCAAACAATTAAAACACAGACGGTTCAAACCGATAGTGCCCGTAATAAAACTGTTACGTCTGTTGGTTCAGAAACTCAATCTTATACAATCGATGATATTGTTAAAGATGTAAGTATTATTCCGTATATCAGAAGTCGTATTGTACAATTCTATGCAACTAATCTTAAACCAAATACTCAGATTTATGCATATTTTGACGGTATGAATGTTACGTCTCATTGTCGACCAGTCACACAAATATCGGGTACCTCTAATAGTGCAATTTTTGGAGCTACTCCATTAATTACAGATGCCGAAGGTAATCTTGTTGGCGAATTCCGCATACCGGCAAATACATTTTTTACAGGTGAAAAGAAATTTGTATTGTCGAATGATAAAACAAATAGTGGCAATCCAGATGTGGAAACAACAAGATGTGAAGCTACTTATTTCGCCGGAGGCGTTGCTCAATCTAAACAGTCTTCTACATTAAACGTTGTTACTCCTACATTTAATCGCACAACTACTGTTGAGAATAAGTCTACAACATCAGTTAACCGTGATGTATCAGTTGTATCATTTTTAAATAGCAACCCATCAGTTATTATTTCTAGTTTTTCTGGTCCTAATATTCCAGATATGCCAGACTGGGAGGGTCGTCGTGACTGGCACTTCCACTGGATGTTCAACGGTACAAGATGGGTATGGGATCCAATTGCTCAAGGTTTTAAAGTAGATCAATCATGCTTTATTTCTAAAGTTGGTGTATACTTTGCAACGGTCGATACTAATGCCGATATTATTTGGTTTGAAATTCGTGAAATGGTTAATGGATATCCTTCAAATGAAGGAATTGCACGTCGCGAAGTTAAAGCTAGTTCATTAGCTAGCTTTGCATCTGATAATGCCGATATTGAATATCAGGTTGAATTCCCGGTACCAGTATATGTTGATGCTAATAAAACATATGCATTTGTAATTGGTGGATTCTCGCCTGAAACGCGCGTATATATTTCTACATTAGGTAAACCATTATTGAATCAGCCTGATGTAATTCTTGAGCAACCGCCTCTTGGCTATACTATGTTCCGCTCTTTAAATGGCGAAACTTGGAATGCTCAACAGTTCGATACTATGAAAATTAATATCTATCGTTGTGTGTTTGACATGAGCGGAACTACTTTTAAATTCAATACTGAAAATGTTGACGCATTTAGTATGACATGCGACTCTACGCCTATTGAAATGGAAACAGGTTCTAAATTAGTTCGTATCTATGCTAAGAATCATAGCTTAAGAGAAGGCGATAAATTTGTTCTTGATTTCAGTAAAAATAAAATTTATAAAGTTGAATTGACAGCTGGTATTCCACAGATTGGTCAAACAATTAAAACTGATACGGCCGAAGCTGTTATTCGCGATATTCGTATTAATACAGCAGATGAATATGAAATAATGGTTGAACAATTAGTTGGTACATTTGAGCTGAATCAAACATTTAATTGTGAAGCTAAAGCATATGAATTCCGTGATACTTACATTATGAATGACATGGGTATCAATGCTAGCAATATTACACAGAATAGTGCGGATGGTAAAATTATAGCAATTAGTAATTATACTGCTGGTAGCACAACAGGTGGATTGCCAACATCTGTTTTGGCTAAACAACATACTGTAAAAACAGTTGATTCATTAGATTCATTTATTATTCAAATTTCACAAAATGCAGTTGAAACCGGCCGTTTTGGTAATGACTCAATTGTGATTAATGGTAATAATATTAAATTTGATATGTTCAACGTAGCAGGTCAATGCTTAACATATGATTCAAATACAGCATGGTATGCAAATACATATAAAGCAAGCGGCTCATTTGGTAATAGAATGGATATTACACCACTTGCTGATAATTATGTATCTGAAGCATGTATTGCATTATCGGCAATCAATGAAAAAGCAACTGTTGGTATCGGTAATAGTTTTACAATTGAAGTTACTTCTAAATTAAGCAGCCCATATGTAAGCCCTGTATTTAATACAGATTCATTCTCAGTGACAACTGTATCTAACCGAATTGAAGATATTAATGCATTAAACTATAATGTTGCACCAAATGCAGCAAATAGATTTATACCAGAAACTAAAAACTTTGGTAGTGAAATTTATAAGCATATCTCAACTAAGGTATTATTAGAAAATGCTGCTCTTGATATGAGAATTATCTTTGATGTATTCTGCGCTAATACAAGTAATTTTGATGTATATGTAAAATTATTAAATTCTGCAGAAGAAGATGAAACTTTAGTAGATTGGATAAGAATTGATAAATACGATAAGGTACGTGTGAATAATACAGATTTTGTTGAATATGATTTAACTTTATCTAAACATTGTACGCTATGGACCGATACAACACAATACGTGTCATATCGTGTTAAATTAGTAGGTCGGGGAACAAATTCAAGTCAACCGGTCATATTCCAAAATCTAAGAGCCATTGCTATAACATGATAAATGACAAAAAAATAAAAGATCAACCGGGCCTCGTTAAACGCGAGGCTTCGGTCGTTAATACAAATAAAGAAGAATATTTGGCGGCTTTGCAGCGTCGTCAGAAAGAACAACAATTAGACTCTATTATAGAGAGAACTAAAACATTAGAAACTAAAGTTGAAGACATCGATGAAAAGTTGAATTTAATTCTAGAACTATTAAAGGGGAAATAATGTGTCAGAGTATACAAAAGAACAAATAGAACGATGGTGCAAACAATGTGGAATTAATATCCATCAATGTTTTGCTGATATTGAACAAATCAATAAACAGCTTGATAAAAATCCAAAAATTAAAAATAAAGATACAATTACAAAGCTAATGCATAATGCAGAAGACTTAATTAAAAATAAAGGAATAATTGAATATGAGACAAATAATTAATTCACGATTTGACTTTGTTCAATATTGCTTACGAAAATTAGGTGCTCCTATTATTCGAATTAATATTACAGAACAACAGATCGATGATCGCATCAATGATGCATTAGATATGTTTTTCCAATTTCACATGGATGGTAGTTATCGTGGTGTATATGTACATACATTAAATGAAAACGATGTTGCGGCTAAAAAAATTATTTTACCAGAAACTATTATGTCAGTGTTAAGCGTTTTTCTTACAACAGACGCAACTACAAATTCAATGACAGCTGGTAATAACTTGCAGATGCAAGCCTACTTCTCAGACCTTATCTCAAAAACATATAACCAAGGTGATATTTCATCTTATACGATTTCTCAATCATACTTTAATACATTGTCAAGCGTTATGCCAAACGGTATTTCACGCGTAACATCATATAGTATATATGAAAATGCTTTAACTATTCCAGACTTTAAATGGAAAACTGCTAAATTAGGTATGCTAATTGGATTAGACTGTTATCAGTTTGCCGATCCAGATACTGTTGGGAAAGTATTTAATGACTATTGGCTTAAACAATATGCCACTGCATTAATTAAATTACAATGGGGTCAAAATATTAGTAAATTTACCAATATTGCATTACCAGGTGGTGGTACTTTAAATGGTGATAATTTAGTACAACAAGCAATGCAAGAAATTTCAGACCTTGAAATTAAATTACAAAATCAATATAGCTTACCAATCAGTCCTTTTATGGGCTAATTATGTTACACCATTCGCTCTATATGGAACAATTAAACCAGTTATAGTAAAATCTATATCTAACTATATAAAACTCCATATAGAGCGAATATGATCAATTAAGGATTGTTATTCCTATTCCGTACTAACTCCACAACTTTTTTACATTGACTAACATTAAACATTCCAATATGGCAATATTTCGATTCAATTCCCATTTGTTCTGATAGCCATTGATATGCTTTACCGCGAGACATTGTGCCGCTTTTCCATAAAGGATCAAACGCTTCATGCGCTTTTGATTTAGCTCGACGTAGTTCAGCATTAGCAAGACGACCTAAAGGTTGATCCGTTAAACTATGTGTACCAACCCATGCATTATCTGCCCCGCACATATAAAATAATTTATTATATAAATCGGGTCGATGTGGATAAACTTTTTCGCCTGTTACTAATTCAGACTCATATCCGCAATAAGGACAAATTGGATTACCCATATCTTACTCCACCATTTCAATATTATCAATTTTTAAATTTGTGGTGTATCCACTTTTATCTTTTACAGATACATATTTTTCAGTAACTAGTTCAAGAAATAAGTCTTCTGTCATTTGATAAGATTGATTTAATCGATCATAAACGGCTTTAGTCGTTTCATCAGGCGTGATAAATAAAACTTCATCAAATGAATATGTGCATTCATCCGAATACATAATGAATATACCTTTCATGATATTTCCTACAATTAGGTTGTTACCATAATTATATATTACTTATTTTTGTATGTACATTCTTTTATTATTTTTCTTTTTTACTTTCTTCTGAGTATGACTATCCCCATTGTATCCATGGTGAATAAGAAATTAAAAAAATATAAGAATGAAGAGACATATAAAAAAGAAATAAAGAACATAAAATTTAATAATAAATTATTCATTTCATAAAAATAATAAATGACTATTAATAAAGAAATACATAATTGTATAACTCTATATTAGCCATTTTTATAATTATTATTTTATGAAATTTACATGGAGAGCCCAACAATGCTCGCATCAATCAATTATAGTAAATTGAAATTGCTACAATGGTTTATCCCAAAAGGTTTGACCTTTATACTCTTTGCCATAGAGTATGCATCCTAATACCATTTTTTAGAGGCTGGTATTACAAATGAAATTAACAATACTTATTTGACTTCCATTTATGGAATGTCATGAAGTGCTTGTCACTTCAATATCTGAGCAGTAGTTATTAACCTACGTATATCAGATCATAGACTACGGTTGGTATGGCGGATTTTAGAAAACTTACTAGCTACAATATCTTTCTAAAATCTGTACTCTTAATCGAGTCTTCATCTATGTTGACGGTGACCTCAACCTGCTTTCACAGGACACCACGTCGTCTGTTGTCAGGGGTAGACAGTGCAGACACTTTATTTTGTTAGTAGCATCAGTATTTCAACTAATTTTCATAATACCTATTATTTCGCGCCCGGTAATATGTAAAGGCAGGCTGCAGATTATATCTGAGACTTATGTACTATTTATATCATATTTTTACTATAAAATACATATATAATTAAAAAAAGAGCCGAAGCCCTTCTTTTATTTTAACGCTTTAACAATTTCATCATAAATTTCGTCAGTGACAGCCAGGCATTTACCTGATAACCAACATTCATGATTAGTTTGTTTAGGGGCAGTAGAGCCAGTATAAAAATTAAATCCTATTGAGTTAAAGTCAAAAATATTTTTTAATTCAAGCTCAATAGATTTAATATCCAGGTCTGCGTCTTTGAATAATTTTAAAAAATCTTCCATATCACGATCAAGATCATCTTCATCGGTATCGCGTAATTTTTTCAATAAATTTAATGTATCTTTTACAATTTGATCGTATGATTTATCATTGATATCTAATCGTGAATATAAAGCCGAAAAATCTTCAAATGTCATATCAACCTTAGAATTAAGGTCTACATACCAAAGATCTTCTTTACCGGTATTACCAATTTGTGCATCGTCAAATGGAATAATACGTCGACTTATCCCAAATGTGTCAGACGTTCCAGACTCACCAGTCATAATAAATGATTTTGATCTCATTGGTAAATCTTTCTCACCTAAAAACTTATCTAAAATTATAGTATAATGATTAGATGTATTGGCAGATCGTCTTACTGTACTAGATGTATCCATGAGATAGCAATCATCATCAAAGTTACCACCACGCCATAATTCTACATGCAATGATTTAGAGCAATATTTTTTGACAATTTCAATTGCCTTTTCAAGAGTAATTGATTGTTTGTGTTTTTCTGATTCATTTAAAAATGATGCAAAGTTCATTGGATTCTCGATTTTTTAATTATTTAATGATATTTAATTACATATATAAGCAATTAAATGTATGTACAATCTATATTCTATAATATATGATTAGATTTTTATAGGGATCATTGCCATGAATTTAGAAACTATTAATACAATGATTAAAAAACGGGAAAGTGAAATCTCTTTCTTAAAAAAAGCGAGACTTGCTATTACAGATAAAGCTTTTTATACAATTGCCACAGAATTGGATATTAAAAATTATTCATTGGTTGAAGCTCTATATAGTAATTCTTTAACGAAAAGCTATACACAAGAGTCAATGACAGACTTTAATGATCTTTTCCATAAATTGAAAAATGCAAATTATCTAGGCCATTATACACTTGATCAATATTTAGAAAATGGCATTGTCATTAATAAGCAGTTTATTGACTCTTTGGATAAAGATGAAATTCTTCGATTCAATGCTAGTGGCTCACCTGCATTAGTTGAAAAGTTTGAATTAGTATTTGAAGAGCTAATGACCGAATATTGCAAAACAAATCAATGTCCTTAAAAATAGTAGAGCTTCTTTATATGAACACACCTCAAAGTAACGATTTACAAAAATTAAGTTTAGATCAACTTAAAGAAATTTATGATCTATATTGTCAAACGACTTATATTTCTTCATCTGTTATTAAAGATGATTGGATTCCTTTTCAATATGACGCATTAACAACCGGTGTAAGTCAATTTGATATTGATATGATTAGTTTAAATGATGATGACTTTGCAGCCAAGTATCAAACAAAAGATTAAGTAACATTTAACATAAAAAATGACCAAGAAAAAAATAGCTTGGTCATTTTTTTTAACTATAAAATAGTGAAACTATATGTAAATAGTATCTATATGTTATAAATAGGCTTGTTTTTGTTTATTTTTTATACAAATAAATAATATTTTTAAAATTTATCAAATTTATCAAATAAAACTATGTACACACAAATATAATCCTTATATAATGATCTCATACCGCCAAATATGGAAAAAATGTTATGTCACTTAAATTAATTGATGCGAAACAAACAACTACTAAAGTAGAAAATGGAGTTACTTGGTATTCAAACCCTCTTCTTGCCGTTACAGTATTAAGTGATGGTCGAGTGTTTAATAACAAGACTAACAAATTTTTAAAACCTACTGGTAAAGGTCTGTTTAGTGTTTATTTCACAGAGGGCACACCATACAGTCACCCTACTACATACGAATCTTTAATTGGTCATTTACTTGGTTTAGATCGTGCCTGGGGTGAAAAGATTAAACTAATTGATGAAACCAAAGGCTATATCCAAGGTAATCTTCAATTGGTTAAAGAAAAACGGACGTGGGCACCACGTAAATCACGTAAAGACATTGGTGACAAAAAAACGCGTGTCAAAAAGAATCCTATTAAAGAAGTATCTGCCGATATTCATATCTTAGAAACTTCGGAAGTAGAACTTCATGGATATAAACTTCGTGTTACAAAAGCTGAACACGTATTTATTACAGAAGATTTTAAAACCTTTGATACTCGTAAAACCGCTGTAGAACATCAAAATCTAGTTGATAAGGGTAAAGAACTTGCGTCAATGTTGATCACTAATAATGTTGGATGGAATCTGGCTCGTGAAATTTTCCATAAAGTTGTTCCTGATACTGATGTAAAGTATAAACACTTTAAAGATGTTATTGAAAATAATAATGGTATTGTAGAAACAGGTACTAATCCTACATATCGTTTTATTGAACAACCTTATCTTGGTGATTATAAAGAGCTTTTATTAGATCGTGAATTTAGTAAAGCAGAAGCCAATCAAATCGCCTCTTTATTGGCGAAGTTGAATAATCTTTCAACTGAATTGTTATCTGTTGTTGTAAAAGATTAAGTATGATTTAAAAAGGGGGAATATACTTCCCCTTTTCCTCTTTAAGGTATATGTATTATGATTAAATTAACTGACATTGATTCATCAAAAACAGAAACCCTTTATATGGATGGTATCCTTTGGTACTCGAATCCAATTTTAGAAACTATTGTATCTAGTGATGGAAGAATGTATAATCCTTATACTAATAAATATATTTCTAAAAATAAAAGCGGATTATTCACAGTGGTTTTATCTAATAAATATCAAACATCATCAAAATACGATAATTTATTGTCGCGTTTATTAGGTATTCCTCTTAAAAAGGGTGAATCCTTTGTTTTAATTGATCCATCATTAGGGTACGTTGTAGAAAATTTAGTTACAGGAACACAGGTTGAATGTACTAGTAAAGAAGCTATACTTAATAAAATCCATGAAATGGAAATGATGATTTCATCTTTAAAAAGTATGGTTAATCAATTGGCCGATAATTAACCAAAATGTTTAAAAAAGTAGTGTACAAATAATTTAATTATTATATAATAAAAACATAAAGATTAACGATGGTTCTCTAAAAGCCTCTAAAACTTGTCAGACTGGGTTCGATTCCCAGGTTAATCACCAAATTCTCAGTTTATATACCGGTACTTCCCCCAAAGATACCGGTATTTTTTTATTTGTAATTTGTATATACAAGCGGTATTATTATTGTTATAATAAAATATCATTTTATAATGGGTCAATTATTATGGGAAGCAGCTTTTATAAATTAGAGCATGTACCAGCTCGATATGTACAACATCCTATTAAAGAGCATAACTATAAGTATATGACAATGCCATATACATTAGATGAATCAGATTCATATAATCAATGCTTTGTTAGACTCAGTAAACAATTTTTAAATGAACAAATTATAGAAATAAGCACTAACTATGATTTATCTAAATTGACTGGTTTAAATAAAGATTCTCCTAATTATAAAGTAGAATATTTTAGCTCTATTGAGCAAATACCTCATAGATTACGCCAATATGCACCTCAAGAAAATGGATTAATCATTATGGGTAGCGATGGTATTAATATTAGATTTATGGGGTCAAACGATGCAACAGATACTCCAAAAGAAGTATTAGCCTTTATTGAAACATCATGGCATTCTAAAGGATATTATTCAGATAAATTTGACGAATTTTTGAATAAATATGATACTTACATTATTTTTCCTGAAATGCTTGAAGAATTTAAACAATGTTTCCCAATGAGTTGTCCGATTCAAGAATGGGTATTGAATAAAAATGAAATTATTTATATAAGCATGTAAAAATATATTTACATTGCATATACAAACGATTATAATATTTATATTGTTCATGAGGATGAATTTATGCTAAGTTTTGAAGATGTTAAGTCAGTTTTAATTGCAGTTCAATCTAATCCAGAATTACATCAACAAGCTCTTAAAGAGTGTTCTGATTTATATTCTGAAATGTTTGTTGCCGAAGATGGTAACTTTACTGGCGCTGACGTTCTTCAAAACTTAAATCTAAATGATCCATGTATGAAGCATTCATTAAATGGTTATTTGGGCGAAATTCTTCAATTGGAAAAAGATATCGAATCTTATAAAGAATCTTTACAGACAGATAATATAGCTTTAATTTATGTAGAAATTCTTAAAAAAGAAGCAACAAGACAAATTCGCTATAATCCTTTCTATTATGATGAAGATGAAGATACTCATTATAACGATGAGGATTTTTATCATTCAATTGATTATTATCCGGATGACGAAGTTGATTTATCAGATGAAATTGAAGCCCGATTTGATGAACTTTTAGAAAAATTTAAAAACACTGTATATGTAACACTTGTAAATTATAAAGGCGAGTGTGAAGGTGAAAGTATGTTAATTAAGGCATCACATCTTCGTAAGTTTTATTCAAAATATTGTTATGGAGATTAATATGCATAAGTTAGCACATGAGAAATTTGAACTTGAAGAAAAACCTTTTTCAAAATTATTGGAATCATATTTTGAAAAACAATATAAGGCGCCAAATAAATTATTTAAAAATGCTCCGTTAAATAAACCGGAACACTTTTATAAAGATACTTTTAGATATCGACCTAATAATTCATTTTTATGGTTTAAAAGTGGTTGGATGACCTGTTATGATCATATTACTGCATTAGGCCGTATTGCTTTAGTACCAAAAGTAAAAACTGATTTTCATCACAATTTTCTAATGGCTGCTACAAAAGATTTAACTGATAGATCAGAAATTATTAGTAAAACTTATGAATATGCTATTCGTCATGCTGACTTTGTAGCTGATATGAATGGGAATCAAAGACTATTCCAAAAAATTAAAAACGTAATTTCAGAAGTAAAAGAGATAAATTTATATGCATATCAAATACTTGATATAATTAGTAATATAATCTCTAATATGCCATTAGATGAAAAAATCGATAATTACGATTTTACAGATAATACATATAATACGGTACCGGTGTATATTAATGATACGTATACATATAAATCATACGGTAAAACGCATGACTATAAATGGACTTCATTTATCGGTAAAGGCGAATATAATTCAGCCGGTCAGTTTAATATGTTACAAATTATTGAAGATTATAATGATATTTTTACCAAATATCATGATGTAATTCAAATATATAAATCTATGGGCGAGTAAGTATGAGTATTGAAAAATATAAAAATTTAGTAAATCATGCTAATATGACATTAGATGATTTAAATGCTATTAAAAAAGAGCGGGATGCTAATACAGAATCCGCACTAATGTTTATTAAAACGCATAAATCATATTTGCAATATCTTATTCATGGATTACCAATTAATTGTCGTTATAACGCATTAATTAATTATTTTACAAGTAATATTGGGATTATAAATACTAATAAATTAATTTTTCCATTAATGCGTATTGGTATTTTTAATAATAAAATATTAGCGACTATATGTTTAACGATTGCATATATTCATTATTTTATGGTATATTTTATTTTGATTAATTGGTTTTCGACAAAAACGTGGCCATTAATGATTGCATTAATGTCATTTTTTATAATATCATTTGGATTAGCAGCTTTTTGTAAAACTAAATTTCATTTATATAATAGGACAAAATGGTAATGAAAAAACTTTTATTAATTCCGCTTTTAGTAATGTTGGCATCATGTGAAAACAGCTCTAAAAATATTACGGGTAATTATGTTTTACCTCCAGAATTAGCTGATTGTAGTATCAATTATTTAAAATCCACGGTTGAATATAATATTACTGTTGTGCGTTGTCCTAATTCATCGACTGTATCTTCATCAGTACAAAATTGTGGTAAAGGTTGTACCACAACTCGTAATGTTACTGTAATTGATGGAGTTGAGTATGTGCGAGCGGATTCAACACCGACAGCCACTAATGGAGTAGAATAATGAGTAATAATGAGCATTATTCTAAATTAGTAAATATGGCAGATAAGCATATTGAAAAACTTAATTCCGCTAATAAAGAATTAAATGATCAAACACTTGCTGCTCTTATGTTTATTAAATCACATAAAAATTATATTAAATTTTTGGTGCTTAATAGTAAAATTCGATGCCGCCAGGATGATGTATTAAAATTTATTAAAGAAAATGTTGGACCATTCGATAAAGATATTGTTAAGTGGGAATTGACTAAAATTGGTATCCCATCACATACATTTATGGAAAGATTACTAGCATTAATTTTTATTTCTATTTATATATTTTTAATGATGTATTTTTATCCAACAGAGATTGATGATACTTCATTAGTAAACTATTACGTCAATATTGTTTATGGTGGTGTTACATATTCAATGATTATGTGGTGTATCGGTGCCAAATTTATTTGTTCTAAATTACCACTTTATTTTTATAAGAAATATTAATTATGCATTTTATTATTCAAGAAAATATTAATCAAGATGATTTTAACTCATTGATTGAAGCAATTAATGATCAAGGTTTTACTTATGAATCATTTTTTCATATTCCCTTTGATACATCATACCCTGAATTACCTAGTCATTCAGGGGTATTTGTTTATGCGGCAAGTTCAGTAACAGACGCAATTTATAATGATCATGAAGATTTTAAAGGTGTATATAATCATACATCTCAAATTAATATTCATAACTTTTATAAAAATACGGCAGGTTTAATGTGGAGCCCTCGAGCAAATCAATGTACTCTCGCGGATGTATTATTATTGCCATTATCAGATGACAAAATTTTTGTTAGACCTGCAATTGATAATAAGTTATTTTCTGGACAAGTTTGTACACAAACAGAGTTCATTGAAATGGCTAGAAAAATGATTGCAGCTGAACCATTATATGCGAATGAAGAAATATTTATTGGTGGCGTTAATTATCCAGAAGAAGAATATAGATTATTTATTGTAGATGGTGATATTGTTGCATCAAGCTTATATCGTTTAAATGGAGAAGTTAAAAAACTTGAAGGTTCTACTAATGAGGTTAATAAATTAGCCTTAGAATTTTATAAAAAGAATTATCGATCAGGTTATTTACCCCTTTCTTGTGTAATTGATGTTGGATATAGCTTTGGTGAAAATAAAATTGGCGTAATTGAAGTAAATTGTATAAATAATTCGGGTTTTTATGGTATTATTAAAGCTGATCTAGTAAAAGCGTTAGCTAATGGCATAAAGGTGAAATAAAATGATTACATTTAGAGATAGATTTTTCGGCTGTTTCTTTGGATCTATTCTTGGTGATGTATTAGGAATGCCATACGAATTCGAATGTGCCGGTGATTTCTATTTTGATGGTACAATGGAAGAGGGCGGCCCATTTAACCTGCAACGTGGCTATTATACCGATGACACAAGCATGATGATTGCAATGGCGGATTCCATTATCGAATTAAAAAAAATTGATATGGTAAACCATATACATCGTTACAGTCAATGGTATCGTCGCGGTTTATATTCATCAACAGGTGAATGCTTTGATATTGGGAACCAAACACGTACTGCAATTGAATATTTTGAACAATTCAACGAATTTTTACCAGAGTCAACTGGGGCAGGAAACGGCTCATTAATGCGAGCAGCCCCAGTTATTTTGTATTCAGTAAATGATTATAAAACTACTTTTGCTGAAAATATTAAAAAGTCTTGTATCACTACTCATCATAGCGAAAAATGTATTGATTATACAACGCGATATGCTGAATTAGTACGTGACATCATTACTGAAGATACCAGCGCATTGGATAAGATTCGTGAAATAGTTGATTCGTATGATTACGGTGAAGAATATGAAGCTACTGGATATATTGTAAATAGTTATTATGCATCACTACGTTCTTTTGCTAACACAACCAGTTTTAAAGATTGTATGATTGACATTATCAACATTGGCGGCGATACTGATACAAATGCTTGTATTGCTGGTATGCTTGCGGGGGCTCATTATGGATTTAGTGGCTTACCAAAAGAATGGGTGTACAATATTCATAACTTTGAGTACTTATATAAAATGTGTGAATCTTTATTGGAGTTAGTACAAGAAAATGCACAATCCTATTAATACACAAGACGATTATTTAAAATTCAAATCAAGATGTAATGTTGCATCTTGGTTTGACATTCCCACACTTAATGAGTTGAACGAAAATAATATTAAAATTGTTCATGAAGATATTTATGAAGAACGATATTTACAAGAGACGGAAAATCTTATTCGTCAATTTGTAAAAAATATTAATTCAATCTATTCTATTACTTCAATGAATGGTTTATCAACCAATTATATAATGCATATAATTAAAGCGATTTAATTATGATTAATATTAATATGCAAAAAGGTCAATGTTATGAACTAACTTGGGATTATGGTGGTATTAGTAGATCATTGATTGGAAAAGTTGAATCTATAAAAATCACTGATTATAATATTCAGGTCCAATTTATCATGCCTAACTACAAATATAATGGCCATTGGCGCGGCGATAATTTGTTTAAATACTTATGGTGGACAAATACATCTCGCCATTACCAATTGAAAGATGCAGATATTCGCCATATAACATTGGGATCATGTTTTATATTAAGAGGCTTATTACCAAAATATGAAACTATGGAACGATATTATAGTAATTTAAATTAATTTATAAATGTATGTACATTAGGGCAAACATAATATATACTATAGATATACAAATTTATGGAAATATATTATGTTTGCTCTACCTATTTTTGAGACAGCTCATCCACGTTGGGCTAAAAGTATGGCTAACTCCATGCATGAAGCTGGATATACTGACTATGAACATCGTGAATGTGTAGTATTTGATCCTGACGCCCCACACGGTATTGTATATTGTAAAGGCCATAATATTAATTATGAATTGCATCCCTTATTTAATGAAATAACATATGACGCACGACATTCATTAATTGTTGATGTCACAAATAAAAAATCTAAATTAATGCGCAATCGTAAATTTAAAAAATCTTTATGGTATGCACCAAGCTTTCTATTTACTGATGAATATCAAAAGCCGTTTAGAGATGTATATCTACTAAATGATTATGGTGTATGTGATAGCGCTGAACAAGTAATGGCACATTATAAATTTTTGGCAGATGATCCAGATAATACATACTTTATTGCATTAACACCTATTGTTAAAAAGCATCAACCTGCAAATGGTGGCTGGAGATGGCACAAATGGGGCCCATATATTGGAAATCATAAACCAAGCAGTGAATATATTTATGATGAGCCAAATATTGATTATGTATTTACATATCATGTTTATAAATTTAAAAAATGTGAGCCTCTATTAAAGACTGAACATTTTTCATTTGTACAGATTGGTAGAAGCGCGTTTCATGTTTACTCAAATGAAACAAATTTAAATATCTTCACTGTCGATTTAGAAAAGCGTGAAGTTACTATTATTAATGATGATATATCAATTAATAAAACACATATTACAGTCGCGACGATCCCAGAAGATATTACCGCCGAAAATATGGGTGAATGGGTTGAACTTAATTATAAAGATACATGGTTATAATTGGAAAAATTAATGAGTATTGATAAAGAAAAAATTGATTCTCTTTCGCAAGTTTGGACAAATAAAGTCCAAACTATTGCCGATGATAAACGTTATAAGGATGCTAAGTCTGAAGAGGCTATTGCATTTTTATTAAAAAATATGGATCAAATTAAATTTGTTTTATGTACTCATAAAATGAAAAATAGATATGAAAATGTAATAGAATATATGGGTTCTAATTTTGAATATTTTGATATTAAATCCGTGAATAAGATTTTATTTAGAAATGGTATATATAGTCGTGATGTATTATTTATTTTAGAAATTTTAATATCTATATTTTTAACATTATTGTTTTTTATTATTTTGTTTATAATTAATTTATCAATTGTGGCAATATTTTTTATAACGATATTTGTATTATTGCCGTTTTTTGGCATATTATGCGATTATATTCAAAATATAAAAAATACTAAATTTGTTAATTATAGATTAGCGAAACAGTATAAAAAATTACCAATTCCGACAAAGAAGATTCAATTAAAATAAGGTATTTGACTTGTGAACGATATTGTTAAACGAAAATCAGATGAGCTTAAAAATGTTATAAGCCAATATAGCAATAATCAGATTAAAGAAAATACTGATAATGCGGTTACATATTTATTAGCTAATATGGATGGGCTGAAATATTTATTATCTGCTTATAATATTAAAGATCGTCAAAGAATTATGCTTAATCATTTAACCCAACATTTTGGTAAAATTGATAATCACGTAATTACTAAAATTCTTAATAAAGAAAGAATTTATTCTGTCAAATTAATGAAATTTTTAACATATATATTACCATTTATTATATTAGTGATTACATTTATAAGTTTTAATTTATATATGATTTCAGTTGGGTGGTTTATTTTCTCTTTATTAGTCGGTACATTTTTATATCTATTAATTGGTGTATACTTAGAAAGTAGAAATAAGACAAGTGCTTTAACATATAGATTATCCAAAGAATATAAACATTTATATAAGCCTAACCAAAAGCTATAAGGTGTAAAATGTTAGACAAAGAAAAAATTGCCGATGCAACAAATAGACTTGATGAAATTGTTATTAAATCAACTTTTGATGAATCAACTCAAAATGCTTTAATTTATTTTACTGGTAATAAAGATAAATTAAAATATCTTTTAACCGCTTATAAAATATCGGACCGATATAATATATTAGTAGATCATTTAAAAAATCAATTTGGTGATAAGATTAATATACATATGTTAAGACCTCATATTATAAAACACGGCATTTGGGACATAACGCGGCTTACTTTTATTAATTGGGCAGTACCTATTATATTATCGCCAATTATTTTTTGTTCTCTTTTATATATAGTAGGTATACATTTTTTTAGCATATTATTATCTCTCCTGGCTACATTTTTATTATTTGTAATGATCGGTGCATTAGTAGAATGTGTAAATGATAGTAATGTTGTTTTTTACAGAAACAGTAAAGAATATCGATCATTACCAAAGCCTAAAAAAATGTTATAAATTATGCAAATATAATAAAAATATGATACAATATAAATCATTATATTTGCAACTCTCATTTGGATTACTAATACATGAGTATTAAATATGCCGTTTGCGGTATTTTACCAGTTACAAATGGTTTTTTCTTATCAGTATCTCGCAAAGATGACCCTAATAAAATTGGATTTATTGGTGGTAAAATTGATGAAGGTGAAAACCCAGAGCAAGCACTAATCCGTGAAGCTTTGGAAGAAACAGGTTTACATATTGAAATTGATAATTCATATGAACCATTTATTGAAAAAGATTATACAAATGGCGATACTTATATGGTTTATTGTTATTTGGTAAAACTTATAGATAAAGAGCATGAACCTATTTGTGAAACTGAAACAGGTATCATTCGAGTTGCATCACGACTTCAATTAATCAAAGCATCACCATACGCTTCTTATAATGAAAAAGCATTTGAATGGTTTGATCTATGAATAAAGTGACTGAATTCCGTAAAGAAGTTTATCGTATATTAGAACTTGCAAATGCAAAATATAATATATATGGACTTATAAAACATCAATGTATTTCACAAGAAGTGAACATTAGTTTTTATACTGCGGGTTCATCAGCCGGCTGGGCATCACATTTTTATGAACACGGCAAAATAAAAAGGCTATCACTTAGATTTAATTCATATTTTATTGAAAGTAATTATAATTATATGGTATATGATACTATTCCACACGAAGTAGCTCATTTAGTATGTTACTTATTATATCCACATCAAGAAATAGGTCATAATCATATATGGAATGAAATATGTATCAATCTTGGTGGTACAGGTAAGCGTTACCATACAATGAAGACACCAACTGGTAAAAAGAAAATTACTTACGAATATAATGTAAACGGTATAAATGTATATTTGCCAGAAAAAGATCATTTTAAAGCTCAAAAATCATTTATTAATTATCCAGTTAATGGTATAATGACCAGGGTTTTTAAAAATATGTTTACTGGTGCTATTATCAAAGGATAATATATATGTCTGATCGTCGCTATAAAACTCTACTTTTAGTAGATTTATTTGAATGTTCACCCAAAGTTGTTGATACAGCTATTAAAGGTGTGTTCCCAGAATTTTTAAATAGAGAACGTTTTCATTTTACACAAGATACAAATGATACAGCTTTTTCATATGAAAAAACTCTCAAATTATTAGCTGGTACCAATACAGTAATTATTATCGATGTTAAATATGATCCTCTATATCCAATGCTTTCATATAAAGCATGTACAGAAATTTCAGATTACTTATTAAGAAATCCTCATAATTTAGATATTCCATTAGTGATTCTAAATTATGAATCATCACCGGAACGTTGCTTATATATGTGTGACTACGCTATTACTGGTCATAGTAAAGTTAATTATCCAGTTCCAGATAACTGTATTGAAGTAATTAGAAGTCGTACAGGATCAACTGGTCGGATGTTGAAATTGGATTAATAAATATGACTGAATATTGGGGAAACGGTGAAGATATGTATGTACCACCCCCTTTACCAAAAGAACCACCACCTTTACCAAAAGAACCGCCGCCTATCGCCGACTTTACTGATGAATTTAATCGGTATAAAAAAGCAAGCTTACTTATTAAAAATCAGGTAGCCGACTCTTCTAAAAAATTTGATATTATTAACAATAATACAGTTGAAGCTTTAATGTATCTAACTGATAATATTGAAGAAATTAAATTTATGCGTCGCGATGATATTTTAAAAAATAGGCATGAAAAAATTTGTGATATGTTAGATATAACATTTGGCCAAATTAATTATATTGAAATAAATAAATTTCTTCAACGAAATGGTATCTACACTAATAAATCGATGAAATGGACTATTACTATTATTCATTGGATTTTAGTATTTATTATTTATACATCAATATGTTATTTTAAAGACATTAGTGTTATATTAATGGTACATGGATTTATTGGTATAGTATTAATGGGATTCTTTACTAATATACTATTTCTTACGTTATTAGATAGTAAAATCCGTACTTATCGTTTAGATAAAAAATATCGTGCTATTATTGCATATAGAGGTCGACCATGAAATATGAAAAATATGAATCGTTAATACAAAAGGTTGACGCAGAAATTAATAGTGCTAATACTACTGTTAATGAAATTGAAAATAATACACATCAAGCAATTATGTTTTTAAACGCTAAAATGGATTATCTTAAATTCAAATATGCAAAGTCTACTTTAAGTTTACGACATAAATCAATTATAGATTATCTGACAGAAAATTTTGGTAAACTAGATGAGGCAAAAATTAATAAAGTTCTTTATAAAAATTTTATTTTTAAAAAATCTCATATGATGTTTACTGCTCTTACGATAATGCTCATGTCCAATATTTTTGTTTTTAAATTGCTGTGGGATTGGTTATTATCATATCATTTAGGATTTGCAATTGCAGGTAGTGTAGTATATTTATTTATTGTACCAGCGTTATCTATTGCGTGTACAATAGATACATTAGATAGTGTAATGGGTTTACGCTTTTATAGATTGAGATCGCCAAAATGAATGATAAATTTAAAACTGTATTAACCGATATTGAAAAAGACATTCTTCTTATTAAAGAACGTCAAATGAAAGACGACGAAGTTACTAAAAATGTATTAATGTTTTTATCCACAAAAATGGATTATTTGAAATATCAATATAAAGATTTGCCGATTAAAGAGCGTCGATATCAAGCAGAAAAATATTTAGATCGCACTTTTGGTAAATATGATCCTAAAAAAGTTGGTTTAAAATTAACTTTAAACGGTTTTTATGAATTTAAGCACGTTGCCTTTATTGCATTTATACTTTCAAATATTGTATCAATACCTCTTTCTATTCTTATGTTAGGTGATGTAGATACACTAGCTGGATGTTCAGCTTTGACAACATTATATGTGATAATCTCATTCGTATTTACACTATTTATTATATCATTCTTGATATCTTCTTATATGCCAACATACCGCATTAAACCAGTTAATAAATGGAAATAATATGGGAAAAAGATTTGGTCGTAATCAGAAACGTAAATTAAAGTCTGAAATAAAACGATTAGAAGATAAAATGCGATATGTAGAATATTCACATCAACCTATTTCATCTTCATATAGAACATATAGTTATGGTGAACTATTTGAAACGCATAGCTTAAAAGATAAAGATTTATTTTTTTTAAACCCAGTAATAAATCAGCAACAGCATCATTTATTAGATATATATTCTCGTATAATTGATGATGATCGATGTAAACAAATATTAGCAACATCTGTTTTAATTAATGGTGAAGAATTACGACACTATATTGATACTGATTTGTTTAAAAATCTATTACGTGACGGCTATCCAATGGATCACTTATATAAACATTTATATGAAGAATTTAAGATGGCCGTGGAAAAAGCAGTTAAAACTATTCGGTTTTAATATACCGTGTATATAAAAAGATGCAAATTGCATCTTTTTTAATTTTTGTATGTACAAATCATTTTTATCGTATATAATAAATAACTTATATTACTTAACAAGGAAAAATAAAAATGACTTCAGATAATTCAAAACTTATGGAATATGCAGATATATTGGCGGCTTTTATTAAGGGTCAAACTGTGGTTATCCATACAAGTAATGGTACTATACTTTTAAATAAAAAATGTAATACCACCGTTGATGATTTACAAGCTTATTATAAACAAGCTTATGAAGCTCGTGTAATTACAGTATAATATACTTTTGGGTACCATCACCTTGTATATTATCTAAAAATTTAATGAGCCCGCTTATTTCATGCATTCTATGAATAGACATACAATTACCCAGGTCAAACCAAAAAATTGCATTTGATTTAATTGACTTGCCACGTAAAGAATCAGGATAATCAAGTGAAAAGGATTTCATTTCTGTCAATATATCTTGTCTGTCATTATTAGTTAATTGTTTAACAATTCCAAATAGTTTAGAAATAATTTTATCTTGCGTTGCACTATCAATATAATTATAATAACGATTCATTGTAAAATACTTAAATTCCAATGATGTTTTGTTTTTAGTTTTTCCTAAACATAATAATTTATTATTAAATTCTTTTATCACGTCTAATTTAGAACTAATATAAATATCTTTTGACGGATCAAACAAACGAGCGCACGCGATAGTGCTACCACTTTGTCTAATTCCACCTGCAATAATTGTTCGTGCTTCCTGTAAAGTTTGTTCTTTATTAAGAGATTCTTTATACTTTTCTAATAATTTATCTGAATAACCAATTTGAGATAATATGAATTTTTCAATTGGGCTAGGTAAATAGGTATTAATATCTTGCATTTTTATTACTCCATTAGCCTTTATTTAAGGTAAAATACGTAAATCTGAATATGATGACCATGATCCGTCACCAGTATTAGTATATGCGTTACGAGCACTGATATCAGTTATTCTAAGTCTTGTAACTTTATACATATTTGTATTTGATATAGTAAAGCTATTTATATATTGACTTGTCCTTATATTTATATATTTTAATGATGTTGTTGTTAATTCAAATCGACCTTCTATAGATGGATTTGAATCAGTTTTAGCTGCGGTTGTTAATGATGAAGTTGTTGTACCATATTGTACCATTGCACCTAATCCGCTCGAGTCTACACCATATTGTAAATATGCATAAATATTACCGTCATCGTCTTCAAAATACATTTTGCAGTTATTATAGCAACCATTATATAACCAGTTATATAATCTAAAATATAAAGACACTCCAAAAAGGTTCATTCTATATGTTAATGTTTGTGGCGTTGTTACTGTAAAATTGCCTGTTGCTCTCACATTGATAAAATCAATTTGATTTTGAGGTTCTATATATGAGTGATACTCATTCCATGTATTATAGAATATACCGGTCGACCTGCCAGGTTGTATACCATAATAGAAGTTTGTTGTAAAACATATATAGTTATTATATAGTAATCCATAAACATTTGTGTGATATGATTTATTATAAAATGCGACGACTTCATTATTAATAATTCGTTCAATATAAACATAGTATTTTTTATTTTGTGTTGGTCTACTTATAGTATATGTATTTGTATTATTAACTGTAAAATATATATTTTTATTAAGCTCTGTTGGATTTTTTTTATCAGTTATATATATTCTATATGTTGAATCATCCGTATTGTCAGACTCCCATGTAATAGTAGTATCCATTCTGTCATATACAATATTTACAGTTTGAAAATGATATCCACTTTCGTTTGTATATATATTAACCCATTCACTAAATATTAAGTCTGTACCACCATATAATTTAGCAATATAACAATAAGAAGTATTATTTTCTATATTAATATCATCTATTATAATATTGGTATTCCATGCACCTTGCGAAACAATGGTTCCTGCATTGTGGTGCGAAATTCTATCTATTCTATAGATGATATAGTTTGTAAAGCTACCTTCACTTTGTAAAGTAATTATATTTTTTATACCATTATAAGTTACATTAAAATTATTAATATTGCCTATTTTATATGGCTGATCTTTATAATTATATTCATATGTATTTTGTCCAAAATATCGCCATATATTAGATATTCTTATATTTTTATATAATGCATGTATTAGCTCACCTCCACCATTTGGATAAGTATTTACATATTTTGCAAATCGTAAACCGGTCATCATAGTTAATATTGATGGCGTTTTATATCTACCAATTATCTTTTTATTTTTATAGCTATAAAAATCTGTTTTATTTCTAGTTATACATATAGTAATTGGCTTTGATAATTCTTCTTCGGATAATTCAGATGCGCCAATATTATACCATGCTCCATTATAGTATAATTGTACCAATAGCATATTTATAGTATTCAATGCTATTTTTAAGTGGCCCGCCGCACCAAATTTACCTATTGTAAAAATAGTTCTCCATGTATTTTGCAGACCCGACTGCAATACAAAATCAAATTCAATAGTAAAATCACTATTTCCAATATATGTATCATATAAACCGAATAAGCTGCTGCTGCCATTTGCATATATATAGTTATCATCTGTTGGTAATGATATATTTGTAACACTACCGACTGGTATTATTATTCTTTTATTTTTCGACATATCATAAATGACATTACTATATATAGATGAGTTAGCAAAGTCTATAGCTAATTCAACGTTGTCATATAAATAGTCTGTTTCTATAAGCATTTTATTTGGTACAGTATAATTAATACCGCTATATCTTGAATTACCAATTGTAGCTTTTATATTTGTATAATATCCTTGTATATTATTAATACGAGCAATATCGGTAAAGAAATATAAATTGCTTCCTAATATTGATATATCAGTCATATTATCTAAGTAAGCAACAACAATACCATCAACGTGTATATAAAATATACCATTCATGCGTGACACTGTTATATCGTGTATCTTATTTTGTATAATAGTACCATTAGGTATAGTTATAGTAATTGGCGTTATACCATTATAGAATACTAATCCATACGTACCGGCACTATATCTAAACCATATACCAGTTTCTTTTGAATTAGTATCAGTCTGAGCTGTTCCAATAGTAAATATTCGGCTTTGCTCAGCCGCCGTTTCAGTTAATATACATCTAATTTCGATACAAAAATCCTGTATACCAATATTATCAATGTGGACAGAAAAACCCCCATTTACAGTATTATTTGCAGTCGTATTTGTGCCAGTAATTTTACAGAAATTTTTAAATTTAGTATAGTCTATAATAATAGCCTTTTCACTAGTATGTGGAAAATTACCTTTTTCATCATATATATATGATAAGTTATTATTATTATATATTTTTGGTGATACAACCGATCTAAGATTATCTAAATCAACATCATATTTGTGTTTATCTAATATTATACTGCCTTTATTATATGGGCCATAATTATCTTTATTATAATATACATCATATTTATATATACCATTAATTATATCATCTGATATATCATATGAATTATTATCTATTTGATTGGCTATTAATATTGCATTATCTGTATTATATTCTGTTCTTGTAATATTAACTACATCAGTATTATTAAATATTAATGCATTATTTTGGGCGAGTAAATATTGCTTTGGCGATATTCGTGTGGATACTATTCGCTCATTAATATCATATCCTTCTAATTGATATACATTAGTATTATATATTTTAAAATTATCAATTACACCAATAATACCAGCAGTTCCATTACCACCAATTGAAATAAATGCTTCTGCTGCATTAACGTTAATATTCTCAACTTTTGTCTCTAATACACCATTTATATAGACATAAAAGTATATACTGTTGCGCATAATACAAATATTATAATCAATATTTGGTAATATATATGTATTTGTTGAAAAATATATGCCTTCAATTGTTCCAACAATATTTCTAGTGGCGCCAGTACCAGAAATATATACATTCATATCTAATGAATATTGACCAATTTGAAATATAGTAGCATTGGCGGCGGTTGAATTATCAATATTAATTGTAAATTCAACTGTAAAATTATCATGTAAATATTCCATATAACCATACATACGATCACTTGCGGTCCTCATATATATAGGATTAACATAATTATAACTATTATAATATAAATTGTTTGTGACCAATCCATATTGTGATACGGTTGTATTTGTATTATTTACATTTGATACAATTCCATTTTTATTAAATTTTAGTATCGCAATTGTATTGGTATCATTAATAAGATCAATATTTGGAGTAAATCCATTTATATTATATGAAAGATTATTTGCAATTTTTATTGATTCAAAATATGCATTACATGAACTTATCTTTGTTGATGTTGTACCAATATATATTGATTTGTTTGTTATAGCAAAATCAGGATCAATTATTACTTGATTACTTAATTCACCATTAATATATAAATTTATATAATTTGAATCACGCATCACACAAACGTGGTTATATTGATTGTATAGCAACGGGATATTATTATTGATATTCGATGTCGTTTCGTATATTAGATTATGGGTTTTACCGGCAGATGATTCAGTATATTTACCGTGTATTCTGCTATCAAATACGGTAAACCAGTTTAATCCATCTAATGATACTTCTGTTTTAGTAGCATTGTATATTCGACTATCTGCGTAATAGTGCCATACTTTTATAGTTTCAATTTTATATTCGCCACCAAGGTCTACTTTAACCCATTGTTCTAATGACCCGACACTATAATATGGTGAGCTTGCTGTTGCATTATTTGTAACAAGTGAATCCCATGTATCCATACTAGATATACCTGATTTACCATATGCAACATTAACGCCATATTGATCAAATGCCTGTATTTCAACCCAATGATTACCACTATTTACATTACTACCGTTTAGCCAGTCTCTAATATATCGAACTCGAGTTGGTATATTTACAGATAGTCCCGGTATAATATTATTATTTTCAGTCTTAGTATTTATTGATATATTACCACCAGAATCTGCCATTCGTAATAGTGTTGTATTAGTTGTATTATCAATGGGTGAGCATGCTGTATACATTTCAATACTAAATTTATTGTTATTAAATGCGTCACTTACATTTATTTTTAACCCACCATTTTCTGTATTATTAGTTGTTGTATTTGTACCGCTTGCAAAATATATGCCTGTACTATTATTATTTCTATTATATAATGTTCTAGTATAGCCGGCTAAAATAATATCATATCCATTGATAGTTTTATATTTTTTTGAAAATGCTAAATTATCTATCGTATCTTCATTTATAAAAGGATTATATTTTAAATTATCAATATATAGATCATCATTTGAAGTATTAATCTTTTTATTAATTGTTGCGATATAAGTACCGAACTCATTTTTATACCTTACTACATAGTAATAAGTTTTATTTTTTAATATATCACTATCAATATACATATTGTCAGTATAATCTTTTAATAATGGTACAGGTAAATTATTTATAGAAATAGGCAACGTTGATTTATATAAATCAATATAATATATGGATGTATCTTCTTCATCCATCTTATCAAAATTTAAAATTATATTATTCATTGTATCTTGCCTTAAAATTAATAGCGAATTTATTGTTGTATGTTATTAGCTTACTATATTGAACTGTATTGCTATATGTGACTGCAATAATATAGTATTTATATAATAGTCTGTCTGCTATAGTAATACTAGAACCAGTAATATATTCACTATATATGGTTACTTTATTTTTAACAATATCATCTATATTAAATATTTCATTCGAATAGTATAATATAGTGGATTCTATATTTGTATTTACTGTTAATTCATATTCCCATATTATAATTGGTCTTCTGTATTGTTGATATATAATTTGTTCATTTATTATAGCAGGTGCACTTATTAACAAATTTGATTCATATTGCTGAGGGCGTCTACTAGATTGTACAATCCATTCAAACTTTTTAGATGTATCTATAAGAATAATGTCATATTTTTCATTTATATTTAAATTTGGTATGCTATATGACCAGTTAGCATCAATAAAATAATCGTTTCCTATTCTTGTACCATCCTGTCTATAACACCTTATTTTTAAGCTATCTCTATTAAAAGTACATGCTATTGTACTAATATTACCTTCAATTTTTCCACGAACCATATCGGTGTATGAATTTACAACTAAATTATATGTTGGATAATTAGGTGTTGTTAGTATGTATGTATTATTATAATTATTATTAATTATATAGTTATCTTTATTATTATATGTTACTTTGATTAAATCATTCGTATTAATATTTTTAATATTGATAATTATATCAATATTATCAAGCCCCTCTATAAAAAATGAATATTTTGTATCAATATTTTTTAAGGGTAATATATTCAATTGTGTCATATTTGATATAGTCTGTAATGTTACAGCTTTATAATCTGGATTTGCAATAATATTTTTATAAAGTTTTTTTGGCGTAATAGACAATATATCATTTCTTGAATCTATATTTAAAATTGACGTATCTAGTGTAATAGTATAATATGTATATGATCTAATATAGGTAGTGGTGGTTGGTACTGTTATTGTATTATATACCCACGATATCGAACCACGATCATACATTTTATAACCAAACCAAACTGGATTTGTTCCCCATACCTCATTAGCTTTATATGCATAATCCAGCATAATATATCCATTTTTAGCAATTGTAAATGTTATGCTATAACTATATGAGTTACCGAGGTTACGACAAGCGAAATAAAATATCATAAAATCTGCATTATATCTAATAGTTAAATTATTAAAGTATTGGTCAGTATCGCGTTTAAAAATCATCATATAGTCTGGCTCATTACCAGTAGCTAGATACATACGTCCAAGATTTGCGCCAGAGTTCCTTTTTGGTAATGTCGGTATTAGGTCAAAACCGACCATACCTTCAGCTGTATAACTGACTAGAATATTCCAATTTCTTTTGTTTATTGTGGTTGATCTGGCACCGTCATCATATCCGCCAGTATCAGCAAATTGATCATATCCGGTTGATGTAAATAATTTTGTTGTATTTTCATTAAAAATTTCGAGTGGGGTTTTTGTTGTAGTCGAATCCGTATAATCAAACGAATTTGTAAAAATGCGATCAACAGTTTTAGACGATTCAAACGGGGATATATATTCACTCATGGTCTATCCAATTTTATTAATGAATATGAGCCATTTGAAAATACATTCATATATAATGTATTTTCAAATACAGCAATAGTACCAGCTGTTTCTACATAGCTACAGTTAATCCATTTTACATCATATAAAGATCCAATATAATCGCTACTACTACTATAAATTATAGTATCAGATATATATGTACCACCATCTGTTAAATTTGGTCTAGGTATACCAGCATTGCCACTTGGAGCAGTACCACCTAATGCGAACGATCCCATAATATAGAAGTCAATTTCTTTATCATATGAGTTATTAAAAACTACACAATGTGAATATGCTGTTGAACGAGTATTTAAAAATGATGGCGCTTCATTTGCAATACTTGTTCGCATATATGTACCCGTTATTGTATATGGCTGATCACCGTTTAAACGAGAACTAATAATTAATCCATTTACTTTAGATTTATCGACAGCATCAAATCCACCAATTACATAAAATCTAGATTGTGATCCATTAATAGAAGTTGATGAAATAAGCTGTATATATATACATTTATCTGATGCCCATACTCTATATTGCCCACCAGCTCCATTGTTAACGCCTTCAATTAAGTGTTGTGTTGCTCCACCAATTGCATTATAAAATATATGAGCTTGCCCAATATAGTTACCAGCCGGTAAAAAGTTTTCATTTGGACGTGTATAATTATATGGCCATATACGGCCAGTTGTATAGTCAAGCGTATCATAAGATTCAGACATAGATACGCGGGCTGTTTTTGCCCAATTATTATTTGTTACTATTGGTGTACTTAATAATGGTCCAAAGTCTCTATCGTCGATCCTAAATTGTACTGTATCAGTAAATTTAATAATAGTTCTTTTAGCATCAATACCACCAAAAATTCTAGTAACGCCACACGGCTTCATTCTTGCTTGAATTATAGTAGTATCTGTTGATTGTTCTAATAATGAAGTGGAAAATATAATACTTGCGTTATATACAATCATATATTTTTCAATCACATTTATAGATTCAATAAAAAAGTCTAAATTATATGTTGTGCTATTAGTTACAGTAATAGTTTGAAATTCAACCCACGGACAACCTAATAGAGTTTCGTCAAAATATATTTTTACTGTTTTATCAGATCTAGGTTCAATTTTAACAATATTATATAAATTGCCACCATCAATAATATAATTGATTATATTGTTAAAGTCACCATATGTGTTTGTTAACTTTGGCGCGTCACTTGATGCGCTTGAAAAAAAATACATTATTATAGCCCTAATTTTTTTCTATTTATTATATTTATTAAAAAATATAACGGTATTAAATTTAATCGACATAATGTATAGAGTCAACTACATTAAAATTTATTTATTATTTATTATTTATTATTTATAAAGTGTATTAGTTGATCCTAAATTTATTAGGAATATTAAATGAAATCGCTTATTTATAAATCACGATTGATAGCAGATGATTTTATTAAGGACTTTACATCTAATGTTGATTTTACTAAATTATATAAGTTACGTATAGAATCAACTATATATGAAGGATTCACTAAATCATCATCTAGGCTTGATCGACAAACATCAACATATATTAAATGTATCTAATATTTGAGTGTACGGATAATTTTATATTTGATATAATATAAAAAAAGTTTTAAATATGGTAATCGTATGTCAAATGATAAAAGTAAGCAAGATTATATTAATATAGAATTAAAGGTTAAAGAAGATATTGATAAGTATCTTCTTAATCATACTAAAATTATGGATGCTAATCAATTAGCTAAAATACATATTAAAAATAATATCAACTGGTACCGTACGAAATATAAAGATGTACAAAGCGATAGTCGTAATAAGCATATTGTTAATGATGTAGCTTCTAAATTTACCAATGTAGATACAAAAGATTTATCTCTGTATCTTATACGGTTTGGTATATTTACGTTACTTCAATATATTATGATATATATTATGTTATCAATTACAATTTTATTTGTATTATATTTGAATAATATAGTACATGGTCATATTATTGGTGGCTATTTAATTAGTTGTTTAATACTTGGTTATATTTCCGCACTTATATATGACGTATCATCAGTTATTAAATTTTATTACACACGCAAACTAAAATAGTAGGTTTTATGAATACAGAACACGATTATAAATTATTTTTAGAACGTAGCTCATCAAGTGCCGATTTCATTCTTCCCACATTAGAAGAATTAAACAGTAATAATATTAAAATTATTCACACAATTAATGATGTGATAACTCGCCAAATGTATGGTGTAATAGATGGTGAGCTTGACGAAAATAAAACACGAAAATTTCTTACAGTATGTGATAAAATTTTCTCTATTGAAAGTGCCCATTATTTTAACACAGATACATCTGAAATAATTGTTGGAAATAAAATTAGATATATTAAAAAGTAAATTTAATAAAATAAGAATGGAGGCTAGCCTCCATTCTTATTTTATAAAGAAAAGAAAAATAAATAAATTTAGGTCAATAAATGTCTAAACATGTAAATTATATTTCGAGCGAACATTATGGTGCGACACTTGACATACTTGAAAAAAATACATTATTATATCCCTAAATTTTTCTATTTATTATATTTTTTAAAAAATATAATGGTATTAAATGCAATAAATTTGGTCAACATAATGTATAGAGTCAATTACATTAAAGTTTGTTGATTATTATTATTTATAAGTGTATTTGTTGATCCTAAATAATAGTAAATTTATTAGGAACATTAAATGAAACCACTTATTTATACATCAGATGATTATGGCTCACCTCAATTAAAAGGTAATTGGGGCGATTTGGTTAAAATGCTTAAAACTGTATTAGTAGATGGTTTTGGCGATGTAGTCGGATCAATCGCCCGACGGGTTGATCCAAATTCACTTCAAATTACATTAGGCTTTGAAGCAAATTTGCAAGTAGAGGGCGTTATTTATATTAAAGATGTTGTTGGGCATGAAAATACAAGATTTCATATTAAGTCTAGACCGTCGGCTGGTGTAGTCATTGTAAAAAATTATGATAATGTTGACCTTTCTGCTTTTGCTGATAATGATGTTGTATGTACAGTTACTCGTAAGCCACTAGGCTATACTATGTTATTTGATGATATTACTAATTCTGGTAAAGCTGTATTTACAAATCGAAATGGCTGGAATTTACGTGTGCATGATGCATTCCCGACAGAAAATGCCATATGGCAAAGTACATGGGCAAAAGGAGCTCGTATATCATATGGTCGAGAAATGGTAAATATTGATACATGGGCAACACAACCAAAAAATTATAATCCTAGTCGTCCGGATAGTTGGAAAGTACCACATCATGTTGGAACAGTATCTAACGGTAATGTAAAATTATCGGAAAATGTATGGCTATATTGTACAGCTCGTGATTCTTTATCCGCGTATGTATATAGTTCAACTGCATCAAATAATACTACCAATGTATATAGTTGGACTATTATTGGTACTGATACTACATTTTATTTATATATAAATTGTGCGCAATATCAATACTATTCGATAGCACAGCATTGCTATGGATTTGGTGAATTCGATTCATTAATTGCTAACGATATTAATAACGCTTTCTTAATATCTTGGGTCTCACCCGGCAGTAGCTATATATTTAATACTGAGTCTATGTTTAGATGGGCTACACAAATGAACAGTACCACTAATCAGGATGACTATAGTTATAAGCAGCTTAATTTAGCTAGCCCATCATCACAAGCATCTAGCCCTAATTATATACCATATGCATCATTAACATGGCTTAGATATTCAGGTCTAAGCACCCCTGTTAGTGGTCAATCACCTTCATTTTATCAAGCTAATGGTGATATTGCTTCAATAATGTATTCACCTGCGTATATTGATGAAGTTGGTTATTTATTACGGGGTACAATGAAGGGAGCTCATATTATACTAAATGACGTACGACAAATTGTTAGAGGCGTATTATATAATGGTCAGTTTTTAACGGTTAATGCATATAATCCTGGAAGTAACACCGATGACAAAAAATATATATTAAAACCGCATATTAATTATTATTCCAGTCCAGAATCATCATTATCTGTCATAATGTTTAATCTATATGAGGACTGGAATTAATAATGTATGATGAAACATATTTACTTCAAGATGGCACTACCGGTGTAACAGCCGGTATTACATCTAATAATAATTTTATTTATGTAGCCCAAGATATTGATAGAAAAAATGTAGTAATACAAAATATATCTTTAAATATAACATCTATTAATACACCAATATTTTTTAGTTCATATAATTCATCATATATTAATAATAAAGCTAGTACATTACGTCCATTTTTTATTAATGATTACGATAATACAACATACTATATTGAAAGTGATTTTAATAAATCACTTGGCTTTATACCATCTACAATATATATAATACCTGTAAAAGAAACATATTCTAATATAGGTGGACCACTATTTATTGAGGGTGCGCCTAATACATTAGAAGATAATTTATTGATATATGATTATAATGGTGATCATGTAAAATCACATATAATAAATACCCAAAATTTATTCGGCAATTTTACAATATTAACACCAGATAATGAGTTTAATAAAACAATATCAGTTAAATATAAAGATCAATATTATACAATAGATCATACAAAACCGATGATTAGAGGTTATGTTAGTATAACAATCAACACAGCAGTATGTGTCGATTCCGACTTTTGTATAAAAGCTTTTACTAGTGAAGGTCGATATTTAGGCAATTATGAGATAGATATGGAGTTAGGTGAATGTATAATACCGAATCTTGATTGTAATAAAACATATTCTGTCATGCTATATGACAGAAATAAAGTTATAGAATCACGAATGTTGAGCCATCGAACCCCTATACCGTATGAATAAAAAAAAGGACCTCAAGGTCCTTTTTTTATTTGATATAAAATGATAATAAATCAATATTACCTTTTGTTTTATCGATCAGCTGGTGAATAGTGCTTGTACAGTTATCTAAAGTGGTCGTATAATCAAACGCACCAAAGATTTTAACATTTACATTTAATGGTCCCACGTAAGTGATTTTTAATAAATCATTATTACCTTGACTAAATGAATATACAGTTGTTGACTTTTTAATTTCAATATTGAATAAAATGATTTTAAATTTTTCAATCAATTTAATTGCAACTACATCATTATTCACAATATCATTATACATAGTTAATGCAACTGTATAATAATCAGTAAGGTCATCAAATTTTGCAACTGTATCTAAACCTTTAATTCGCGGTTTACATACAAATGTTTTATCTTCTTGTGTAATATCAAATACAACGCCATTAATATAAACATTAATTGCATTATATTCGCGGTCGTTATAATAAACTTCATATGCGTTTTGAATCAAACACATACTTTCTTTTAATGAAGTTGCATTAATAATATTTTGAACAAGTGATACTAAAGTATAAACTTCAAATTCATTACGAGGAATACGGAATACCGGGAAAGCAATTGCTGTTGGAGATACATTCTTTAAGGTGATACGAACATAACCACTCGGATAATTGATTCCGTCAACATATTCTTTAAACTGTAAAGTTACACGGCTATTAATATCAATTACTTGTTTATCATTTGCATTATAAAGATAATGATCTACTACACCTTTTAATCGATCTACTAAATGCTTATATATCTTTTCGACTGTATATGGTACATCATCATATGTATATGAATTTGTAATTAATGTTGATCCTTCTTTTGCAGCTTTAACATAAGAAGATTTTACTGTATATTGCATTGGATATTCCTATAAAAGAGGCCTATATGACCTCTTGTTTATTTGTATTTAATCATTTTTTTCGTGATCTTCTATAACTTCTAAACGCTGACAAAATTTGCTATGTTTTTGCGAAAGAATATTAAATGCAGCTTTAATTGCACCTTCTTCTTTAACAATTGGATCACTAGTAGATAATGTTAACGCTTTTTTCTTATTATAATGCTGTAATAAGCATAATCCTAAATAAGACAAAATAATAAACACATATGCATAAACCATTCCAGTACCAATTGGAACGCCAGTAGCATCGCCACTCCACATTAAAATTAATGATTTAATTGGAATATAAATCAACCACATAAAAGCAATAAATGCGGCCCCACATAATACAAATAATTGAACTGGAATGGCAACAAAAATAGCAATTAAAAAGTGTCGAACAAATGTACAAATATCATTAAATGAATTATATTGGCCGTACTCTTTTTCAATATACAGACTACCAATAATTGTTTTTGACATCATCCCCATAAATTTATATAACGGGCTTGTTTTTTTAATTTGAATATTATTCATATTTTACATCCAATTCATTAGAGCCTTTAATATAAGACAATGTAATTTTAGTTTCTTGCGGTTGGCCATTCACAATAATTGTATCTTGATAAACTTTTGCAATAACACGATTGGCTTCTTGAGCTTTTATTTCTTCAGCTTTTTTAGCAAGAATAATATTTTTCTCGGTATTAGTATTATGCTCATATATTGATGGAATACTAATACCACCAATAACAATACTGATAATAGTCATAATCATCATAGATGAAAAGTATTTATATTCAAGTGTAAAAAATTCCTTTACACTTTCTTTCGTTGATTCGTTCATACATTAAACCTTTTTAAATGAAATAATTTCGCCGCAAGTATCAATTTTGTCTTTAATTACTTCACCAATACTTGCGCCCAGCATGATACGAGTATCTTCATCGCGCACATCTAATAAAGTATCGACTGTAACATTAAACAAATATTCATCTGCTTTATATTCAACTTCCAATGTTAAAGGCTCGTCCAATAATTTAGGCTTAAAATTTTCTTCAATTAATTTTTGAACAATTTCTTCAGTAAAGAAAGTCGATAAATTTTCTTCTGTAAAACCATTATCCACGCAATCAAGTAATTGAAAAAAAATTGATTCCGTGATTTCACCAGTTTTACTTGCGTATAATAATTGAATCGCTTCTGTTCTATCAATAAAAATCATTCTTTAATGCCTTCTAGTATTGGATCAATATATGCCCACTTTAAAATATTTTCAAGTTCAAGTATATCGCCATCTTCATTGTACATAAAAATATACGGTATTGTGCGACCGCCTTCTTCATACGATTCTTGATATGTATCTACACCACAATAATAAATCATTTTATCAGTGCCGACTGCTAAAATCGATCGCTCTACATCTGGGAACGGGCCAATCGTATGACTATCCATTGGTCCAACTTCAAAGAAAACTAGTTCAACTTTTTGTTGGTCAATTTCATGTTGGTTATTGTCAGGCTTTACGATTGATATCATTTATTATCCTCTATATTCATCAGGTATTTCTTCATGCCATTTATCATAATATATGTCGGTATAATCTTCATGTAATTCAGGATTAAAACACGGCAAACTTTGCAACGTATTATATTTATAGGTCTCTTGATCATCTGAATTAGCATACTCATGCAAATATACTAGATATTCATCAAATGTAAAGAACATACCTTCAACAACTATACCTTTAAGCTTTTTCATATATGACATCTCATATTTGTAATATGAATATATAATAGCATATACATAATTAATTTGTATACACTTTTATTTGCCGGAACTAAATTTTCTTGTTAAATTACACATTTGATCTACTATGTTATTAGTTTTTACATATTGACCAAATAAAAATTCTTCTAAGATTTCTTTAGGATCATCGATTGATATATATAGTAACTCATCAATAAGTTCGATAAGCTCGTCATTGGTTGGTCGATAATTTTTACTTTCATCAATTAATGGCTTAATTAAAGCGACCAACTCATTTTTTAATTCATTGATATGATGTGTATTAATGGTATAGACTCGATTTTCACCAAGAATTAAATATAATTTATTACTGATATGGTCAGGTAATGTTTTTAATTGATTAATATATAGACCAAGATTAAATCTAACATATAATTCATCAAGATTATAGAACCCCGTAAAATTAGTATTAATAATTGGATTAATATAGGATGACTTTAATGCTCTATTGGCACATCCAACAATATTAATAGATTTGATATCTAAAGTACCACGATCCGATTCGCCATGCAAAGGTACAAACATTTTTTCCATTTTATCTTTAGATAACGGTAATGATTTAATAATGCGTTCTTTTTCAATTGCATTTACTTTAACGCCATTAAAAGTAAAATATTGAGTGTATTTATTTTTTCTATCACTCATATTAACTCTATCAGTTATATTAAATTCAACAAATGATCCATTTACTTTTGTATCATTTACGTAATAATAATATTGTTTAAAGTCGCCTTTATAAAAAAGTCTATTCTCACCTACCCAAATTGCATCATTAACTTTTAAATCTTTAAGATTCATAATAACGTCCTTAAATTAAAAAAAGGGATTATATAATCCCTTTAAAATTCTGTAAAATATTAACCAACAGTTAGTTCAAGCTCGCCGCACTTGAAGTAAGAAATTGTTGAAAGGTTCAATGTACGGTATGCTTTTTTAGCAGCAATTGCTTTAGCTTGTTCTGGAGTAGCACCTTCAGCACGTGCAGCTGCGGCAGCATCTTTAGCAGCAAGCATATCAAATACTTTAAAGTAATAGTCGATGTGAGCAGTTGTATCAGAAGTACCGTTAGAGCAGATACGTGGGTTTTCAACAAGACCTGCTTTAACGCCAGTACGGAATTGCATATGACGTTCAGTACCATCTTTTTTAACAAACACGACTGTAGCAATTTTACCATTTGTATTTTCAATAATATTTCGCATCATTTCAATTTTGTTCATACTGGTCACCATTGTGATTCATTTCATTAGCTTATGAATATATAATAACACAAATAAAAAGATTGTACATACATTTAAAAAAATAATTACAATTATTTTTTTAAAAATAATCAAATAATACTTATAACTGTCTACGAATATGCCTGATATTAAATGATTGTCCGGCAATAGTAACTTCCGTATTTCCATCAGCTTTTCTAATATGATAATGTGGTGCAATTACATAGGCAGTAATACCATTTTCTAAAGTTGCTTTGGTACCTTCAAATTTACCATCAAATATATATAGTTCATATCCTTCTTTTGGCAGTCCAATATATTCGGCCGCTTTATTAATATCGGCTGCATGATAACCAATAATATATTTGTGATTATCTATATTTGATACCATACATATAAGAGGTTTATGTTGGTAAATTCGACTATTCCTGCGAATATATAAATCTGTATCTTTATCTGATGCGATTGTATAAGTTAATAAATGAAGTCTCTCCGCTAAATCATATTCATGCATATAATTTTTGGTGATAAAATCTTTCAATAATTGAAGACATTCATCATATGTTAATTTATTAAAATTTTCAATTGCTAGTACATCATCATCTTTAATATAAATGTTATTATCTTTAATATAAACGGTCATATCAACTTCGCGTGATAATGCATTTACTTTTAAAAATTCTTTTGTTAAAAGCTGTCCTGTAGAAGATTCGCTTAAAATATATTCTTTAAATTTCATAGTATCAAACTTTTTATTTTATTTATCTAATATATTGTATATAATTATATTGTATTTTTAAGGATATTATAATGATTAAAATTTATTTTTATTCACAGCCGCGTCATAATATTAATCCAGTTTCATATTTTGATTATGAAATAGATTATTTTTTAAAACACAACTTCAAATATAATGATAATACAACTATTCATACATATCAAATATTAATTATATATGCGTTGCGGGCAAAAGTATCACAAGGCTTAATTAATATTGATCAATTTGAATTATATATGGATGATTTAAAAGCTGAAGTATTATCTAACGGCCGTTTTAAATCATATCAAAAAGATGATCAATTTGAATTATATTTAAATAACATAATTGAAAATAGTAACCAAGAGATAGGAAAATAAGAGATGGATAAAGAACAATCATTATATAATCAATTAATGGAAGAGTGTAATGAAATTTCTATTATAGCAAGTAAAATCAAGCGTTTTGGTATTGACTCATATGATCCAACGAACCCAGAACAAACTACTAATCGTGTATTATTGGCTCGCGAATTAAATGATTTACTTGCTGCAGTTGAATTAATTAATGATTATACAGACCTGGCTTTTAAACCTGATCATACAGCAATTGAACGCAAAAAGCAGAAAATCGCGCGATATGAAAATATATCACGCGAATTAGGTAAAGTTAAGTAATATCAATTCGTAAATATGTACGATCAAAACCACTTCCATCAAGTGCTGAATTGATTTCGAACGGTGTAAGTTTAACAGTAAACTCGTCAAATTTAATTTCAGCACTTTCTTTATTTTTAATACTTCCAGATTTTTTGGTACTTCCACCAAATGATTCTAATGCAGTAACTAATTCAGTCAATTTAGTTTCAGCGTCTTTCTCTGAATAACCCTCTTCAGCCATTGGGCCATCTTCCATTACCCAAATGGCTTCTACTTTATGTCCGTCTACTTTATATATGCTTGTAGATGTGTTTTCTTTTGTTTGTGTTTGTCGTACGGGTTCCAATCCAACACCAACTTTATCTAATGTATCTTTGATAATAGCGGCCGAATTAGAAGATCGGTCATCTTCATTTAATAGATAATCTGCAAATTTCATTTAGTCCTCACAATAAAAAAAGGTAGAACATTATATTCTACCTTTTATTTATCATAATTTTAAATTATGATACATTTACCACACGACCTGCTGCAACAGCAAATGGATGATTATCAGCAATCATTTTATCAACTTTAGTCATAATTGCTTCAACACGATCAAAGTTAGTAACAACAAAATTACCTTGTTCAATTTGTTTAATTACAGTTGAGAAGTATGAACTTGTATAATCTTTATCTTGTCCTTTAACAAAGTTATGAACATAGATAACATTTGCAAGACGTAACTTACGAGCACGATCATTTCCAAGCCATGTATTTACAGCTGAAACTTTTGCATCAGTTACATTTAAATCGTCTTTAGATGCTTGATATGATTCTAATGATGCAGATAATGAACTATCAGTTTTGAATTCTTCAATATCAACAGTGCGACCCATTACATTACTGAATAATAATAATTCACCAGGATATTGCATAAAATATGATGCAGCTTTATTATAAGCATCCATATCTTCTACTGGTGCACTGAATTCAAGTTGAGTTGTTTGTTTAGGTGCATTTTCTTTTTCATCTTGTTCAACTAGTTTAACGCCAGCTTGAATTTTTTCCCACATCCAATCTTTAATATCGAAACGACCGTATTTATAATGAGACATTGAATTAGATTTACCAGGACAATGATCAAATACATGTTTTGCTAAAGCTGATGTACGACCACCTTTTTCATTACACCACGTACGTAAAAAAACTGCGCGATCTGAATTTTCATATTTGTTAACAGTTTGAGCCATTTTTGACTTTGTTGAACCTTTTTTTGAATCAACCATTCTAAATTCCTTAACAAGGGGTCATTCGATTTTGAGATTTAATTATACACATATAATCAAATATAAGTAAACATATTTTTTAACTTTTAATTACGATTTTCGCGTATTCTTCCAACACATCTTTACGGAAAGGTAGATCAGCCCAATTAAATTTAAATTGTTTTTTAATTACAGTCTGACTATATGCAGACGTAAAAGCAGCTAATTCTTTTGTCTTATCATTAATATTTTGGGCATCAGATTCACCATCTTCCCGACTAAGCAATTTAATAGGATCATCCTGGAATATACATAGCTTAAACATATGCGAATTCTCACCAATCGCATGTTCCAGCACATTTAAAGGTAATGATAGCTTTCTATATAAAGGTCCATATACAGTCTCACTGATCCATGAACGATCTAATATAATATCGAATCCTTCATTATTAAGCTTAATAGCATTGTTAATTAATTCATTATAATAGATCATAGTCCATCGTTGAAGCAAATCACCAAATAGCTCTTTTGGCGGCTTACTGGAATGTATAATCAACTGTCGCGGATTTAATATATTATTTCGCAAATGATTAATAAATGTAGATTTACCGCAACGATCCGGTCCTTCAATAACGTAGATCATTTAATATTCCTTAAGAGTTGTATATGTGTATATTTATATTATGTCATATTTCAAATATAAAAAAATGCCAATCTATTAAAGACTGGCATTTTTATTTTTCAATTAAACTGTGGCAGTAACATCAGCTAATACTTTATATTCGCATACACGAGCTTTAGCACCACTGTAATCAACAGGAATACTTACAAAGTCTTTAGGATGAACTTTACATTTAATAACGCGATTATTAGCACCGCCATAATATTTATTAATATATGACATTGAACCTACATGTAAACCGCGTGAACATGTTTTATTAGGATCCGTATCAACTACGGCACGATCTTCAGTTACCGTTTTACCAACCGAATTATCAAATTTACCAGTACGATGATCAAGATAATTATGTGTTACCGCTTTAAAGCAAATAACATATCCATCTTTATCAATACCAATATCATTATGCTGAATAAAATCAAATAATTGCGTAATAATTCGATCATCAGTATTTTGTAAAAGAAGATCCGCAAATTTAATAATATTCGCATCTTTCTTTTTATTAGCAAGAGTTAGAATACCATAAAGTGACTTAGATACTTCTTTCTTTTTATAAAGACATTTGCCATTTTTTAAATAAAGGTTTCCTTCGGTTGTAGCAACTAAATCTTTAATTTCAGGTTTATAATCGGCATCGCCAATTAACTGATTATATTCGCTTTGCGTCATGCTATAGTCATCACGATTAAGCAGACTTAAAATTAATTCTTTATTTAAAACATATACAGCACTTTCAGTATTGATATTATAAATATTATCATTTACGATAACAGACATAACACCACTACGCTTCATTACTGAATATGGATATTTTACTTCATCAGCCAATCGTTTCAGGTGGTCACTCATCGTGGTTGGTGCGATACCAACAGCACGACAAGCAGCAGCTTTACTGCTACCTTTCTTGATTTCGTCATGATATTTTGCTAAAATTGCATTTGTTACTTTATACGATTTCATCGATTTACCTTTTTAGTAATTAGTTTTTGAACTAATGGTTTTCCTACTTTAATATCTTTAAATGCATCTTCACACTCAGTCGGAATTCTAATATTTAAGCTATGTAATACAGCATCTAATGCAATAGCATCATTATCTGTATATTTCTCAAATATTGAATTAAGATATGAACTTAATCCATCTTTATCTTTTAAAAGCGGTTGAATTTGATTATTAAATTTATAATACAATAAATCATATAAAGTATTATTCTTAATTTTAGAAGAATATACTAATTTCTTATTTGTAATAATATTATTACAAACAAAATCATTAATAGATATTATATTGCGATTTACTGTATTATTAAATTCTTGGCTTCGTCTTTCAGAAATTAAGAAAATAGGTGGGCATTTTACACTATTTTGAATAGCAGCCAAATAACGAATTGGCCAACAATTATTAAGCTCACCATTACGTTTAGTATATAAAACTATACATGGTTGTGATTTTAAAATATCCAAATCCGTTTCATTAATTGGATAACGACCACTTTCAGACTTGTATAAATATAGACCATTTAAATTAACATCTTTCACTTTTGGTAAACGTGGTTGCGATACACCCTTAACACGTTTAGTTCTTTCAAGCTGTACTGGCTTTATATTATATCCATAAAATGGAGAAATATCTTCAATCAATTTCATATAATACGGAATTGCTTTAGCTTTCATTCTTACTAAAATACATTGCTTAATTTTATTGTTGACCATATATACACCAAGGTCAGCAATTGTAGTGTCATAGATAAAAATGATTGGTAAATTAGATTCAAATATTGCAGCCGGTTTAGCATTAATATATCGTCCAGCAACAGCAATATCAGAACTATCTAAAGTGTATAATTGAATAGTCTTTTTATAATCAACTGGATAGTAAATACTTGTGTCCACTAAAAAGTGCAATATATTTTTAGCGCTAAACTTTGTTAAATAATTTGGATCAATATAAGTATTTGGAATTGTAGCACTAGTATATTCACCAATATTATTAATTAACGATTTAAATCGATTAATAAAATCTATATACCACTTATAATTATATTTGAATTCTGCCTTAAATTTTTCAAGAACAATATTGATAAAATCATCGTGCTGCTTATTAACAACTCGTTCAATACATTCGCGAGTTTGCTTAGTTAATTCAATACGCTCGCGATCAGGCGGAATATTAATATCACCAATATTACATTTATAGATAATAGTTTTATTGGTTTTAATAAACTTAATATCTTGTTCTTCAAAATCTCGTTGCTCTAACGGATATAAAACTTGACCCATGTCAATATATGTTTTATGCTGAAATAAATTTGAGTCATGAACTACGCCAATATCACCATAATAAGTGATCTCTTGATAATCAATATCAATATTTGTGGTTGGTTTAACTTTAAAAGCCGCTAACTGAGTTTGAATCGCATAAACCCATTTCTTAGTGTCACGGTCATCAATAATAATTTTTGTGCCACTTGGCTCATCGGTTTTAACTTCACCAACTACAAAAAATTGTGGTACACCTTTATTCTCACGAGCAAAAGTAACAGATGTTTTAATATTATTTTTAATTGAGATAACCATAAAGTCATCTACAATAGAGAACGGGCTTTTACATCCAATACCGTAAGCACCAATAGCGTCATTACTATTTTCTTTACTTGACTCTAATAAAGTACCAAAGTATTTGATGATTTCATCTTTGCTTAAACCATCACCAAAATCGCGAATTGTAAATTTACCTTCAATTTCGCCTGGTACTTCAATATGAAAAGGTACAAGCTCTTTACCAGCAGATTTGTGGGCATCCCAAGCATTACAAGATAGTTCACGAACGATTGATCCATATTTGTCTTTATATAGACCATCAATTAACATTGTGAATAATTTTGATGAGTTTTTAACCTGCATAGTATGCTGGTCATTACTCCCAAAAATCTCTACATTAGAGTCTTGTGCCTCAATTTTCATATAAATTACCATATTGAATAGAATAAGTTGTTTATATATACTATACTTGTTTTATATTTTTGTATATATGTTATATACGTTTTTATAAAAATAATGTAATATTTTTACATCTTAAGGGGGTATGCTTATGACTGAATTTATGTTTTATGTCAGATACACTGGTTGGTATGCAGAAGCAATTGTGGAAAATTCTACAGGATATCAATATATTGATATCGATACCGCTAATAGAAATATAAAATATTCTAATATAAAAAGTCCTTCAAGTATCTGTATTAAAGATATTGAAAGACTTATATATAGTCATGCTTTAGTTAATTCAAGAGGCGGTTTAAAAGATGCGATAGACATATATGAATATAATGAACAATTTCAATGGATTGATTATGATTTATATGACGCAATTCAAGATGTACAAACTTGTATGTGTTTAAAGCAATTGGATTAAATCGGTTTAATAGATATAATTCTATCTAAAGGGATTGTACGCCAATCATCAAGGTCTAAGTCACGAACAATAATAGTATTTTGCTTTTGGGTAATTTGTGCATCAGTTTTACCGATTCGGAAATTACCCGTTCTAACTTGACCATTTGCCTTTTTAAATTTACAATATACGTCAAAGTCCATACGATCAGCAATTGCTAATAATGTACGTTTAGAATATTCAGTATTTGTTTGTTTCTTAACTACCTGGTTAGAATTACCTAATTTTTTATTCTTATCCTCTTCCGGAAATTTATCATCCATTTCCTTTTTAAGATTATTATTAGAATCTTTATCATCTACTTGTGATAAATTATCTACTTTTTTATAACCATTATTATCCGATGAAGTTTCAGCCTTTTGCTTTTTAAACATTGAATTTGTAAGCTGTTTATCAAGCTTATCATTTGTACTATCAACGTTTTTATTATCTTGCTGCTTTTGATCATCCATAGATTTATCGGCAAAAGTCACATTAACTTTATTACCTTCATCTTCAGCTTGTTTTAATTTTTGATCTCGTATTTCCTGGTCACGTTTTTGCTGTTCAGCTCGTTCTGCTTGACGTCGTTCATTTTCAGCACGCATACGATCAGCAAATGATAAAGGCTTTGGTTTCTCTTGTGTATTTGATGATGAGCTAACTGATGAATCTGAATTAGGTTTACCAAAAATATGCTTTTCTGGTTTATCATTATCTAAGTTAGGATTTTCTTTTTTAAGACCTAATCGAACAGCTAATGATAATTTATTTTGTTTAGGCTCTTCTTTAGTATCTTCAGATTCTTCCTCTTCTTTTTTAGGAGGCAATGTCATTTCAGCTAGTTTCGCCGCTTTACCTTTTTCTTTTTTGGTAAAGTATTCATCATCTTCTAAAATCTTTTTAAGTTCATCTTCAGTGATATGTTTGAAAACATTATAGCCATAAAGACCCTTTGATTTTATCTTTTTAATAAAATCTTCTAATTCAATTTCATTATTTTCTTCAGAATCTATTGCTTCTGTTAGATAATTATCAAAGTACATTTGCCTACAACTTCCCATTCTTTATAATATGTATTTAATACATTTTCTTTTATTATTCTCTGGACATGACTCACCACTTTATATCTGTGATTTTAGTAAATTATGATTTAAAAATAATAGAGAAGTTAATCTCAGAATTTAAAAATCATAAATTTAATAATAGAAATACATATTCAATTGATAATTAAAATAGATCAATTAGAATACTTTATAAAGGATAAGAGACATATGATTTACTTCAAATGATTGCTGTATTTCATTTGATTCAAATTACAGTAGGCCCAACAATGCCGGCATCCCAAATACAGTGGTTGCTTTCAAGTTTATACTTCCCTTTCAGGACACTCTTTTGTCATAGAATGTATATCTCACAAGAACTTATTACGGCTTCCTGTGCATCAATATATGTAGACAGTTCAAAATAGTCAATCAAATACTAAGTTTATCATTCTACATAAGTTATGATCTACGACGATCATATGAACACTACGGTTGGTTTGACGTCTATTAATTAATCTTGTGCAATCATAATAATTAATAGATGAATCCTTAATTAGATTCTTCGTGTTCAGATGGTTGATTACCGGTACCTGCTTTCACAGGATCACATCTTGGGTTTTCAGTGGTCGAAATAGCCCAAACTTTTTTTATTGCGATTGCATTAGTATTATCAACTAACATTCTTTATCCTATTGTTCTGCGCCCAGATAAAGTAAGGCTAATATTTACAAATATTGAATATGTATTTATACCATAATTTACCGTTAAAGTAAATATTATGCTGCCATTAATAGGTCATTTTTCGATTTATTAATATTAGTAAAATATTCTTTATAATAATTTAAGTCTATTAATTTAGCGGCTTTATCAATACTATTAATTGATAGAATATTTAATAATGGATCATTATTAATAATTAGATAATCAATTACATTCATTGAAGATAATACATTTTTATATACATTACCTCTAATACTGGCATTAACTATAAATGATGTATTATAAAAACAAGTAAATTTATTTCTTAGAATTTTATTATTTGTCATCAATGGATAAACGATATTGAATAATTTCTTTTTCAGTGTATCATTAATTAATAGCCAATCATCAACTTTATTTTTTAAAATATGGCTTTCAATTTTGGTACTTGGTGTAATGATTTTACTTTTTTTAAAATCTGGATATTTATTAACAATAATATCTTTATATAAAGGATTTTTAATATTGGATAGATTTAAGTCTAAACCTACATATTGACCAAATAGTTTTATTGTTTCTTCATTTTTTAAAGTTTTTAGTGCTCTATGATAAATACGCGCTGTAATATCGTACTGGGTGTGCCGGATTCGACCTTTTACAGGAGTCTTTATAGTTGGCTCACTTTTTTCAATAATTGGCATAACAGCTTGTATGGAGCACCAAACAGCGTCTGTGATTTGCATTTTACCGGATTTATATGGATAAATTCGCCCATCTTCTTCATCGAATAAATATCTGCTCAAATTGATAGTACGACCTTTATGGATATTACACCATTCAATAAGTTCTTTTACGCGAGTGTCATCTTTATATTTCGCGTCTTCTACATTCTTCATAAAAAATATCCATATAGATTTAATAAAATTATATAATAAAAAAGGACCCTATAGTAGAGCCCTTTTTAACTTTATTCAATTAAAGCTTAGTGATATCTAGACCACATTCTTTCAAATGATTACTGATGCTGCCTAAGCGGATAAATTCGATACCATACGCTTTAGGCAATTTAGTAATAGTGCAAAACTGTTTTGCAGAGATATCATTAAAGTCTTCACTATGTTTGATAGTGAGAATATGCAGAGTACTCAGTTTAGAACCACGCGGTGCTTTATGCACTTCTTTAGTGATTGCATTTAAAAGGTCTCGCTGATGTTTAGTTACACCTTTTACTTCACGCGGTTTACGTGTAGTTTGCTTTTCAACTGTATCGGTTTTTTGTTCAGTAGATTCTGCTTTAGCAGTCGCATTTTTAGTTGCAGTAGTAGTTTTAGCTTTTACTGGTGCTTTAGTACGAGCAGTTTTAGCAGGTGTATCAGATTTAGCATTTGCCTTATTTGCACTTGCTTTTTTACGTTGAGCAGTCAATGCAGCTTTTGCTTTAGGTTGGCTAGTTGCTTTCGCTTTGGCCGGGGTTGCTACATTTTCATTATCTTGAGCTACAACCGCGTTATTAGTAGTGTCAGTAGTAGTTGTGTTAGTTGCTGTATTCATAATAGTTACCATATGTTTGTTGTGATGATGATTTATTATTAGCCATAACTTACGGCTTGTACATACATTGATTAAAAAATTTACACTTTTACTATATAAATTATGGTAAGTAATAAATAAGTGATTGATTTTTATATATTTATTACTTACCGCTAAATGTAATTATTTGTAATAAACTATTGTTTTAAATAATTAAATACACACTTTTCCATTATTATGACTATAGAATAAGCTAATTCTGACTTATTATCCACTAAATTTATTGGTTTTCTAAGGACAAAAATAGGATGTTCGAGCTTATGTATCATCAGTCGGCGTAGCATTACATCTAAATCTTCTTGCATAAAGTCCATATATGCATTTGGTATATTATCAATAAATACTAAATGATCATTATTTGCAAATTCTTTATCATAATGAGCAACTGCATCCATATATCTGGATTCTTTTAATAAGTTGGATGAATGCTCACGTACGAGCGATATAAGTTTAGAAGAGTCTAGATTTGACATTAGATATCTCCGGATTTAAAATAATACTAATAAGGTGTGATAAATTGCTTTTAATAAAGATATGATCTTCGTAGATTTCAACTCTATCCCATATTTGTGGAATTAAGTCTTCTTTAATTATTGGTAAATAAGTGCTAATTGGTGCATTATTTCTATGAAATATTACATAGCTAATAATAGATTGATTAAATGCATCTACTAACAATTGGTACTTGCGTTCAGATTCTAATTGATATAACGCAGCTAGTTGAAAATATTCAGACCACTTGCTTTTGTCTTTTGGAAACAACATATATATACACCTCCATAAATTTTTTTTCAATAATACAGTATAAAAATATTAAAAGATGTATATACATTTAAAAATTAGCGGTATATAATAGCTACATACACAATAAACTCGATGGAGTTAAAAATGGCTAAAAAAAATTTATTCGGTTTACGTTGCGCATGTTGTGGTTCAGATATCACTGCCCCTCAATTCTATAAGGGCCAAATGTATGGCTATACATGCATTACTAAAGTTGCCCCAAAGCAAAAGAAAAATAAAGTAGCTGATTTATTAATCATCCCTTTCGATAAAATCGAAGATACTATTAATAATTTTATTCCATATAATCGAACATCGGTTAGTCGATCTCACCGTATTGGTTATATTTTTACATTATCAACGGGTTTACGTTTATTTATACACGCAAGCCGCATTTATACTACTATTGCAGGTTTAAACCCGCGTAGTGACACTACAATAGCTCATGGATCACAAACTTATATTGATTATGAGAAAAAAATTCTTATTGTACCAAGAAATATTTGGGAACCAGAAACAATAATTAAATTGCGTGATATACCAGGTGTTCAAGGCGATTTTAAATATCTAGACCAATAAAAAGAGGCTTAAGCCTCTTTTTTATTAATCAATTATTTATATACAAAAGCAGGAAGAGTACCGCCGTATACTTTGGCCATATCTTTTAGATCTTTAGCATGACCCCAGTCTACTAATACGCCGCCACCAAGATCACGACCAGATTGATCACCTTTAAATAAAGAACGATCACCAATATCAGAAGTAGGCTTTTTCCCAGATGTTATCACTATACGATATTTTTTATGATCGAGTTGCCATACTTCATATGTAGACGTATCACCCCAAGTTTCATGTACATTAAAGTATTTACTATTACCAGTTTTCATACTTAACGTACCAATTGATAAAATTGCAGCAGGTCGACGTGGTGCGCCGCTTGGAGTTTTATCTGATTCTCTTGTTTTAGTAATCCACGTCTTAGCGGCAGCTTTTTCTGATTTTTCTGCGGGATCAGCTTCATCATATGCTTTTTTAATTTCTTCATATGTTGCGCCGAGCTCAACTGCTTTATTACCAAAATCGGCAAACGTACCTTTGAATGGCGGTTTAGTTAATTCTGTATCAGTAAGCTTTAAACCAGCAACATAACGATCAATCGCTTTTGTTTTATCTTTAATTGATTTAGCAACACTTGCACCGTCTTTTTCTTTATCGATTAAATCCTGCATACGGGTCCAATCTTTGGCGGTTACTTCATTTAAATATTCTTCAAAATTCATTTATTTCTCTTTTTATATTAGTATCAATATTATATATTTAATGCTATTTAAAAATAGCGTATCTTATAAACATATCCATTTTCTATATGGATGAATTTATCGATTGAATATAAATATTTTATATTTGAAAAATCAAATTCATTAAGATCACTCACAATGGTATTTGTTGCACATGTACCATTTTTGCCATCTTTTATAATAAAATCATTAATAAATTTAATATTATTTTTTCTTAAAAAAGATAATGACGGTAATGTGTCATTATCTTTAGGTTGTGGAGTCAATCGGTCATAAAATTTGCAGCGTCTTTTAAATTTACTATATGATCTTTTATTTACTACATTTATCATACTTCAATCACCTGTACTGTAACGATAATAAGTTCATTTTTTATTGTATTTAAAGCTGTATTAAATACAATAAAAACGGTTATAAATATAATGAACAAATATTTTGCACCTAATAATGGTCGATTTAAAATTCTTACTGATAAAGGCTTTAGCGATTTTTTAGGTGTCACTAAAACAGAACAGTCTTTAACTGTCAAAGAAATTACATTAGATAATGGTGCAACTATTACAACTACAGTTGATCATTGTATTTTTGTTGATACTATTAATTCAATAGAAATGGGTAAAATTGGAATTGGCGATAAAGTTTTATATAACGGCGATGCTCATGCAGTTGTAAGCGTTAGATATAAAGATACTAATGCGGTATATGATGTATTAGAAGTTGAAAAAAATCATCGATTCTATGTTAAGTCACTTAATCAATATTTTCTGGTAAAAAACTGCCTATATATTGATGAGCTTGGCTTCGTACCAGCGGCCGAAGAATTTTATGAATCTGTATATCCAACAATTTCATCATCTGATACTTCTAAAGTAATTATTACAAGTACGCCAAAAGGATTAAACTTCTTTTATAAAATGTGGATTGAAGCTGAAACAGGTATTAGTGAATATATTGCATATGATGTAAAATGGTACGAACACCCGGACCGCGATCAGGCTTGGTATGATTCACAGGTTGCAAACTTAAATGCTAAATCAGTTGACCAGGAGATTAATTGTATTGCTGCTAATACAATTATTAATGTAGATAATACAGATATTGCGATCGGCGATTTATATAATAAATATAAAAAGTTAAATTCAGAAAATAATAACGGTGTTGTTTATATTCAAGATATAAATTATACAATTGGAAAATAAGCATGGCGAGTCATAAAAAGTATATAAAAGAATTAAGACCACTTACGTTTATTACATTTGATTCAAATACCTTATGGGATATTGATAATGGCAATTTATTATATGGTGAAACTATACCAGATGAATCTGAAAATGGTGAACCTATTAACGCGCTATTACATACTGAATATATTGTAAATCGTAGCTCTTATATGATGGGTCAGCCCTCAATGGTGGTTAATGCTAGGACTGATAATTATTCTATTGTATTAGCACCATATGAAAAAGATGATAAAAATGAATTTCCTTTTTCTAAATCATGGATTGAAATTCCATATGAAGAGCGCTTACGTTTAGATAAAAGTTTTAGTATTTCATTTATTTTTAATAAAATTAAATCTGACGGATTTATAAGAAACTGGATTTGGAAAGAAGATCAAAATAGATATGTGGCTGCAAATAACACAAACGGTTATAATTATTCTGATTTATATAGAACTATTTTTCGTAAAGGTAATAAAATAGGTTTAACATATGTAATGCCATATTATTATGGAGATTATTTATCAGTTGTTTTTCCAAATAATAGCACAACAATTCAAGGTAGTTCATTACCAGGTTTTTATAATAGAGATATAAATATTGCCATGACACATGAATATATTGTCATGGATGATGGTCGTTATTATACTTTATCTCGATTATATTGGGATAACCGGGTGATGTATGAACATAAAACATCTCCAGTATTTGGTGACTATACCGGCGGTAATACTGCACCATTTGAAATTGGTGGTAACCAGGATGCATGGTCATTTAATACTTTAAATGATAGAGCAACATCATCATTAATATTAGATCAGTTCGCTATCTTTGATTATGCATTACAGCCATTCCAAGTATCAAATATTTATAAAAAGATTTATCCATATGAACAGGTTGTTTTACGAGCGGAACCTACTTTATATTATCCATTTAATGAAAAAAATAATAACTCTGTATTTGAACCTATAGTTAATAATAATTCATATTATACTATTCGATATTTCGGCGCAAATGAATCTCAAATTGACCGGGGTAAACCTGGTATACATGGCGTTTATGGAACTTCATCAGTACATGTAAAAGCAAAAGGAATGCTATATTGTAAGCCATATGAAAATAATTATTATGGTAGCACATTCTTTAACCCATCCGGTGATTTTACAATTGACTTTTTTGCTATGATTGACTCTAATAATAAAGGCGTATTATTATCTATTCAAGATGATATTCAACCATTTAGAGGCTTATGCTTATATGCAAATTGTAAAAACAATGAAGAACATCCTGGTATGTTACAATTATCTATATCTGAAGATAATTATATTATGACAGACGAAAAAAATATTCGTAATGAGGCTGTAACTTATAATGATGGTGTTGTTCGTCATTATGCGATTAGACGTAAAAGTAATTTCATTGAATTATGGATCAATTCAGTATTAGTTAATAAAATATATTTACCGGGTGGTAACTTAACTAATGGGGCTAACCATCTTTATATGTTCGGATTAATGCCAGGTAATTTATCTGTATCAGGATCAATTCAACATTTGACTTTTTATACACGTGCATTATCACAACAAGAATTAGAAGTTAGATCTTCTTATATGGTAAAATATAATATTCGTGGAAAAGTAACCGTACAAGGTATTGGCCAAACTATTTTAATGCGTGTTTATTCATTTAATAATGGTAATTTAGTTGTAGAGCAAAAAACTGACAGCGATGGATCATATAATTTAACTATTCCAAGTGATGACTATATTAATGTAGTAGTGATGGATGTAGGTAATATTAATATTCGACCAAAAATATTAGGACCTTTAATGGCTGACAGCTATGAAGACTTGCCTTGGGATTATTAATATAGTTAAATATATTTTATAAAAAGAGATAATTAAAAGTTATGAATAAGCTTAAAAAATTTGTATCAATTAAAACAATTAAAGATATTGAAATTAAATCGGATATTGGTTATATTCCGATAAAAAATATTATGAAGACTGTAGAATATGATGTATATGAATTAACATTTGATAACGGTGAAATTATAGAATGTGCTGATAATCATATCTTTATTGATACTAATAATAAAGAAATATTTGCTGTTGATTTAACCCCCGAAGATAAAATTATTTCTAATAATGGATTTACATCTTTAATATCAATTAAAAAGCTTGATCGTAAAGAATATATGTATGATATTCAAATGGAGTATCATAATAAATATTATACTAATAATGTACTGTCACATAATACAACTGTTGCCGCCGGTTATATTGTACACCAAATGATTTTTAATGCTGAGTATACAACTGCTGTACTTGCAAATAAGGGTGCAACATCTCGTGAGATTTTATCTCGTATTAAAATGATGTATGAAGAATTACCATGGTTTTTACAAATGGGTGTTTCTGAATGGAATAAAGGTCGTATTCAGTTAGGTAATAAATCCAAAGTAATTTCAGCTGCTGCATCCACATCATCAGTTCGTGGCCAATCTGTAAACTGTATTGATATAAATACAATGATAACGGTTAAAAATAAAAAGACCGGTGAAATTGAAAATATCACGGTAGCAGAATTGGAGCGGAGACTTGGGCGTTCATAAGAATATAAGGGATTTAAACCCTTTAGCTTTATATACATTTGATCGTACTGAAGCATACGTTGAAATAGAAACTAATACCGGGTACTGTGCAAACAGAACGGAATATGACTTTCCACCACTAATGATTAAAAATAGCGGTCTATTCTATAAAGGATATGACCTTAAAGTCATTCAGCCTGCATTATCTGAAATTGAACAAAATACCAAATATCAATCTTTTAGCACGGGTATACCTCAATATATCACATTGGGATATACTGATGCAAAAGCAAAAGCTTTTCAATATTCTTTAAATAATGGATCGGTATATGCTGATGCCGATTTAAGTGAACAAGAAGAAATGATATTATCAACAGGTACTTATACAGTATCGTTTCAATTATCAGGCGGCATATTGGGTACACCACCAACTGTACCGTTACATAGAATTGTAGAAGATATTGCATCTAATGCATATTATGGGCATTTTGCGCATGCTACTATTGTTGGCGTAGATAATCCATTATTGAAAGAACCAGTTAAACTTTCAATGGGATACACCTTAGAAGAAAAAAATACAAATATAGATTGTATTAATAGCTTTGGATATGGATCAACATTTGATTTATATTATACATTAGCAATTGATAAAGTTGATAAGCCAATACCATATCCGTATCCAATGTATTATGCAGAACTATATAATACTAACGTAGATATATTATTTTTTAAATTTAGAAATATCAAGTTATATGCTAGATATAGTGGTGGCCAATATATAACTATTATTTTAAAATCTTTTCAATTGGATCAAAGTGTTACACTTTTTAATATGTCAACTAATGAGATATGCTCATTTTTTATAATAGTGACTGGTATTCATGTAAAAGTATATGTAAATGAAAGGCTCGTTGGATCATATAATACAGAACCGCCTATTGAAGATGATGCCAATAAATTGCATGTTGGTATTAAAACTGAGTGGCGATTAAGTAATAAACGAGATAAAGAACTTAATATGCCTTTATATGAACCAGTTAGTCCTATGTTTAATTTAAAAATTGATAATATAGCTTTTTATAATAGAGAAATAACAAAAGCTGAACTTTTAAATATATATTATACTAATTATAATTATACAACTATTTTTAAAAAGTTTGGATATAGTCAATTATATGACTTTAGTGATTTATATCATAGTTCAGCTCGCCGATATATTGAAAACAGAACTGATATAAGAAATGTATTAGGAGGCACTTCATATTTACAAGTCCAAAATGATTCGGTTAATTTGCCGTATGTAGTTAAAAATAATGCAAATGATTATGAATATGTTTTTAAATGTACTAAGAGAAGCTCAATTCAAACAGAGCGTAATAATAATAATTATGCGCCGATCTCAATGATAAGAGGCAGCGGCACATTATCTTTCTTGTTTAGAACATCCGATCTACATGGTGTTTTATTTGCTAATACTTTATATGAACATAATAATAGTAACGTTATTTTGCTACTAAATTATGGATATTTAGAAATATGGGTAGCTAATACATTAGTATCTCGTATTTCAGATATTTCTAATAATGAATGGCATGAAGTATTTATTGCATTTGGAAGTTTAACAAATTTTTATATTGATAAAATTTTATATTATTCGCATCCACGATCGGTTGTTAATACAAACGCTGTAACATTATTTGGCAATGCTTTGCCAGGTAATACTGATTTAGAATGTGAATATGCTTTAATAGGATTTTCATCTAACTATTTGAGTCCAGAAGACTTAGATATTTTGACTGCAGCTTGTAAAGTTGCTTATTCTGCCTATGGACAAATCACCTTAAATAACATTGCAGTTGGTACAAATATTTTTATATATAACCGTTATACTGGGTCTTTAATAGAAAAAATACAATCGGACTCAGCGGACGGTACCTTTAGCTACATTAATAGATATCCATATACAATATCAGTAGTAGTTACCGATAGCACATTAATAAGTGGTAAAACTTATATCGTCGATCCAGTAGAAATAGAATAACAATAACAGGGGTGGATAGTGGCAGGACAAAACACAATTCTATTCCTGTTTAGCCGTAACGATTTAAAACCGAATACTGAAAATAAAAAAGTAACTTTTACTTTCGGTGAACCGCCTAAACCATGTGAATATCCTCTTCAAATAGATCCAGATAACAATCTATTTGAAATGGGGTGTAATTGCCATTATATTGATTATGATACAAATATAATCAATATTGACTGTACAATACATGAAGAACCTGGTGAACCTAAACCTCCTTCTTGTATATATTGGAAGGAATCTCTTCCAGGTTATACATCATTTGATTGTCCATGTATTCCATATGAACCAAATAACGAGTCTAATGTAGACTTTGTTATTGATTGTACGATACCTGAAGAACCTGGCGAACCTGGCGAACCTGGCGAACCAGGTATACTTAATTTTGTTAGAAACCATTTTGGCTTCACAAGTAGTATAACATTTTCTATTGACATTATGGGTGTCAATAGTGCATTTGGTTTTTATACCACATTTGAGATGTCAGTCGCTAATATGCGAATTGATACATCATCATATTTTGGTTTATCTTCATCGTTCTCTTTAGCTAGAACCCATACAATTAATGTATCACTTAGTGCCGGCTATGCAGCATCATCATCAATTGTATACGATCCATACCATAAATTTTTTAATGATGGTGATAGCACAACTGCTATTTTTGGACAAGCCGCATCATCAGTAATAGTATATAACCCATATCATAAATTTAGTGAATATGATTTAACTATCCCATTCGGATGGTCAGCAAGAACAGCTGTATTATATGATCCGTTTAATAAATTAAGCGAAGTTGATATTGTAAATCATTATGGTGCAGATTCAAAAGCCGTAATTGTATATAACCCATATCATAAATTTAGCGATCATGATTTAACTATTCCATTCGGGGTAGATTCTAAATCAACTATTGTATATAATCCATATCATAAATTTAGTGAATCGGATTTAACATTTGCTTATGGTATAGATTCTAAAACATTTATATTATTCAACCAGTTTAATAAATTAAGCAATAATGACCTTAATATTCATGCTGGATTTGAATCAAAATCATTTGTATTATTTGACCAGTTTAATAAATTAAGCAATGATCCGATTATAACTCATTTTGGTTATGAATCAAAATCAGTAATAATATATAATCCATACCACAAATTAACTAATAGTGATATTGTTAATTATTATGGTGTTACATCAAATACATTTGTACTATTTGATCAGTTTAATACTTTATCTGATAAAGCCCTATCTACTTATTATGGCGTATCAGCTTCATCATTTATATTATTCAACCAATATCATCCATTTACAGATGAAGATATTGTTGCTAGATTCGGTTATGCGCCGGCATCTACCATTGTATATGATCCATATCATGAATTCTTTAAGAATAAAACAGATTCTGCAATTAGTGCATTTGGATTTACTCCAAGTTCATGGATTGTATATAATCCATATCATGAATTCTTTAAAAATAAAACAGACTCGGCTACAATTAATTTTGGTATGGAGCTTAAAGGTAGTATTATCTTTAACCCATATAACAAATTTAATGAAGGTGTAATTAATCCGTTTATTGCCGGATATGATACTAAATCATCTATTCGTTATAATGATGATCACCGTATTTCACCTATAGATATTAATCTTGCGGTTGGTATTGATTCAAAATCAGATATGAAACTTGCAAATATATATGCAAACGTTTCTACTACATTCCCATATGGTTTTGAATCTAACGGTAAATATCAATATCACCCTGGCTTTGTAACAAATTCATATTTTGGTATTGCTACTAATATCAAACATTTAACAACTCGTATACCTTTCCCGACATTCGGTATTTGTATTACGCAAGTTGGTTATGAATTACATAGCAATACATATAAGCCTCGTTATTTTGATTTATCAGCAGGTGAATGTTGTACAATCAATAAATATGAAATGATTCATATTGAAATGACTGATTTTGATGATTGGGACGTATTATATGGTAATGAAAATGGATGGGGCATTGCTTGTATAGCGGATCTTTGCGCGCAACCTCGTATGTCTGCAAATGTGCCAATGGGCTACTATTCAGAAGTTATTGATAATACAGTATATCTAGGTCAAGTTGAAATTGGCTTTGGTATGAAAGTACATACTCGTGGACTTCAATTTGATACTAATATTGAATTAGGTAACGGTAACTTTATTACAGATCAAAATGAAATTAAAGTTGAATTAACTAAGCCTGATGATATATTTGATTCTAATTATGTGATGGGATATGGTACATCAATGCACACAAACTTTGGTGCTACTTATGGATTTAGATTAAATGACCCACCTGGTTTTGGACAATATGTAACTACAACATTGCGAGTTGATGAAGCTTTACGTGGATCATTTACAATGGGCTATAACGGATGGTTTGCATTAAACAATACATCGCGATTTACACCTAGATCATATGCAGGCTTTACGCTAGAAGCTAAATTCTATGAACCGCCATATTATATGTACCATACACCATTTGCAATGCATTGTGAAGCAATTATTACCAAAAACTGGGTAGAATTCTTAGAAGAAGGTGAATTGGATAACGAATATCTATTCCAGACAAAAAATGGTGATATTGATGAAAGTCGTCCTAATGGTGTATCATTAGAAGGCTATCCATTTACTAGATATATCAAGGGTCGATGCTATTAAATAATATAAAAAAGTAGATTATAAATGGCAACTTGTTTAACATCAATTAATACAACGGCGGATCAGATGGTAGAATTATCATCTGATGTTGTCTATACATCTACGATTGACCAAACATTTAACGCTGTATATATTTTATCAAACGAGCTTGACCAAAGTGTATTCTTTAATATTCGGGTATTAGGTGCTACATCGAATATTTCATTTACTCTTACTGTATATAATGACACGACATTAGCTCAATTTGGTAACTTAATGATAAACCAAAGTAGTGTTAATACATCATTTAATATTAAAGCCGGTCGCTATTATGTTTGTATTAGATCACAAGTTCTTCCTTATAATGTAGAATTAACACCTAAATTTATTTCATATAATAAGGTTGCAACTTTACAGCCGCGTTGCTATATGGGATCAACAAGTATTTGTGAAGATATTAAAACAAGCAGACCCGCCGGCTTATGTACACGTCGTCTTGTTTTTACATTAGTAGAAGGTGCATTACCAACTGGTTTAACAATGCTTGAAAATGGTTTTATTACGGGCTTTTTACCTATTTTAGATACCGATGAATATAATAAAGATTTGCCTCCAAGTAATACATGGTACCATAAAGTTAATGATGATGCGTATGTTACTAACTGGGGTAGAGCTTATCGATTTAAAGTGCATTTGACATTATATGATGATAGAACTACTGAAGACGTAAAATGGTTTTATATTAGTATTATTAATGACTATTCTAAAAATTTAGCACTTATTGAAAAATATGAAGAGCTAGAAGATAGCCGTGATGTTACTTTTGAAGAAAGAATACGTTTAGATGAATCTTTATGTCCACCATGCGGAAGCAATATAGATCCTATTACTAATAGACCTATTTTAAATGTCGGTCCTAATTTTAATGGTAATAATCTTACAAATCCTAATTTATCAAATAATTCCGACCTTATAATAAATGAAGACGATACCATTATTTCAATGGATAAAGATAATATTATTAAATTGATTAATGGTAAAAATGAAAATAATGAGCTGTATAATTTAGTTGAAAACAATATTATTGAAGATGAAGAAAATATTATTTTATATGATAATGACTTTAATAATATTTTAGACGAAGATGGCGATAAAGATGTAGAACTTATTATAATACCTGAATCAAACGATATATCATTTGATATTGACGGTCCATTATTTTATAATATTAATTTATCAGATATAGATAAAAAAAATCTTTCTACTTTTGAAGATAAAGAAAATTTAGGTTTAGTTGAATATTATATTAACAATTTTGAGAGAGATGATGATTTCATTGCTCAATTAAAAGATTCTTCTATGTTCCAATGTTATTTGAGAGAAAATAATATTGATCCAACTTATATATTAGAATATCCAATTGAACGTAATGAATATGAAGATTTAAAAATTACTTATATAATTATTGAAGATGAAATAACTAAAGGATCAACTAATTTTATACAATTAGAAAATAATGCAAGTAAAGAACCTAAAATTATTGAAGATGTTGAAATTGATGCAGCCGATGCCTTTACATCCCAATATGAAGATAATTATGCTAAATTGCCACTAATGGTATTCAATATTTGGGGATGGGAATCAGAAGTTAGATTAGTAGTATCAGGAAAATAAAATGAATAATTTATGCCCACCATGTGTTAGTAAATTAACCATTGAAGAACAAGTAACTAGAATTAAAAATCTTAATTATAAAATTAGATCATCTAATATGAAAAATGTAATTAATGATGAATATTATAAAAAAGTTAATCGACCAAATTTTTATTATGAGATGGGTAATGATAAAGCTGAAACTGCAACAGACCGCTTTAGTGAATCTGAATATCTAAAAGAAATGAACTCCATTTTAGAAATGGAGTTGGATTTGCCACCTGAAATTATTGATTAATTAGATGTGATAGCTTTTAGATAGTAAGCGCAGTGTTCAAAGAGTTTGGCTGTTGCCTTTTCACGGGCTGCTTCCATTCCTTTAACTTGATCATATTTTAATTCGTCAAACACATTTGATGATTCAACGATTTTAAAGTTAGACAAAGTTGTAATTACGCAAATTGTGAGAGTCCCATCAAAAAAGTATCGTACATCTTTTATCTGGTTTAAAACAAAATCTTGCGTTAATTCAATCTTAGGTATATTCATGGTTTAAATCCAAAGTAGCTTTTACTATATAACGTATTTAGTAGATCATAATCGGCATCTAAAATTTGATCAAATTTAATATGGCTCGTTGAAATACGGCCACCAATATAACCATTAATATAAAGTTCTGAATATTCAAGCATCCGTAAATCGATTTGAAGCTTCATCTCAACATAGTTCATTTGTCCGTCTGATATACATAATACTAGAATACTACGTTTAAAATCAGACCATCCTTCTTTTTCGACTTTTTCCATAATATAGTTTGAGCTACTATAATATTTTTTCCAATCGGATTCAGCCTTAATCATTTTCTTTTTCTTATTGACCATACGAGGTTTTTTGGTCCATAATTGCTTTTGACCAATATATAAGCGGCCCGTTGAAATTTCTTCAATTAAGTAAATCATGCCATGAGCTTCTTTAATACTAGTAGAATTAAATATCTCACCTTTATAATACCACGGGTTTTCATAATCAGTATCAATAATTTCATATACTGGCATTGGTTGTTTAACTGGTTTTTTTATAGCAGCCTTTTTTGCACCAACTTTTTTTACCGGCGCCTTCGCTATTGTCGTTGTTTTTGATCTAGTTGTTTTTGGTTTAGATTCAACAACTTCAATAGCTGCTGAATCTACTTTTTTACGTGCTGCCACTTAGAAAGACCTATTGTATGCGGTAGAATTACTATTACTTAGGGGTAACCATGATTTGAAAGATAATGATATCATTACGTTTAATACTGTACTAGAGTTACCATAAGAAATATCCATTAAACCAATATTCACTGGATATGCTTCGTATAAAATAATACCGTATGCATCGGCACCAGAATCATTCTGCAAATATAACTTGACATCTGAAACATATTCATTATAAAAGTTCATGGTATTATTACCAAAGTTCATAACGCATGATTGCCATAATTCAAAATATTCACGCGAGTCTAAGTTACCATCGGCATAGAATGATAATGAAATAGGCTGATATGATGTAGACCACGGCATTTTAAAATTAACTGAGTTAGATTTAAAATCAATAGTCTGTAATGAACGTTCCGGGAATGTTGCCATATTACATTTAACGTTTACAGAACCATTTTTATTAAGAGTTGATTCAACGCCTTTAATTTTACTCGCTAACGCACTTGTATTAACCGCATGCGTAGAACCACCACCAGAAACACCACGAGGTAAATTAAATTCAGCTCTAAAACGGCTTGACTTCATTACACCGTTTTTAAAATGGGCCATATAGTCATATATAGAATTGTCTCTATTATTACCTTTGGCATTTAAGTTACCGGCCGAAGATGAGAACAATCCGCTTGATCCGCTGCCTAATTTACTAGATAGTAAGTTATTTACCAAATTACCGGCCGAATTAATAGCACCATTTACCATATTGGTTAGACCATTGGCATAGCTAGAAATAGAATTAGATACGGTATTTACCACACTATTCTTTACAGTAGACGCAAAGCTTTTTAGGCCGCTTGCTGCCATTTTTAATAAGCTCATTGTGCATTGTTTCCTTTAAATCGTGCAATTGGTAATACGCTAACTAGATCATAATATTTTGGATTTATAACAATAAATTTACTTTCTAATCTATTGTACAAATAATTTTTATATGCAAAATTATAAATACCTATCTTTACTAATCCATCTAAGAATGGGTATATTCGTTTAAATAGTTGTTTTTTATCGCCGCGTGTTTGTGTATGTAAATGTGTTAATGTATTCATTATTTTGGCTCTATTGTCATGATCTAAATAGTGCAAATTAAATCCAAAAAAATGATCTTCTAATGGTCGTACAATTAATACTAATGGAAATTTATCCCAGTATCCATTGGTATTACCAACAGCCGCATTATATTTGTATAAAACCAAATCACATAACGGCGGGGCTTTCCTATTGTTTAAAGTGATAGATTCTTGTATCTCACCTTTTTTATAAAAATTTGGTATCTGCTTAATTTCATTGCTTAACCATTGGATAGCTAACTTTTCCTTGTTATTTTCTATCATTATTTTTTAACCTTTTTATTGTATAGATGCTCTTCTGTAAGAATTACAAATTGCCAACCGCGATCTTCTGCATATTTTTTTGCATGTTGCCATTTATCCATATTGACCTGATATACATAACATTCATTGAGATATGATTCCATCTTTTTACCTTTTTTACGTTCAGGTTTGATTGTCTGCATATAAGGTTTAATCTCAACTAACATTGTTTTAATACCATCACGTGTCTGCATTTTTAAAACAAAGTCTAAATGATATGTTCTCATTTTTTGATCAGCTGATGACCAGTATGGGACTTGTACGTCTTCAGAGTTCCATTGAATAACGCTTGGATTCATATCAGCCCAATGAGCAAATTTAATTTCCCATGAAGACCTCATTTTAATATTATTAAGGTCTCCAATATATTTGGCCGGATTTTTAGGATAAAATTGCTTAACCTCGGGCCATCCTTTTTTCTTGTTCATAATTTATCCTTTTATTTATTATTTAAATAAAAAGTAAAAGGACTTGAAATGAGCTTAAAAACGACAGTAAAATATTTGCAAAGTGGTGAAATTTCATCTCCAGCATCATCAATATCAGGCGCAAATTTAGCGTCAGGGAATTTATCATCTAATTTTTTACCAATGAATTTACCAATGCCTGATTTAACTGGTTCGGTAACTAGTCCGCTAAATCTTATTAATGCCGGATTAAACAATACCGCTTTAGGCGCTATTAGTAATGTTGGAAATATAAATTCTTTACCCGGGGGCGGTGGTGGTATTATTGGTGGTATCGGTGGAATAGGTGGACTTACTGGTGGATTAGACGCAATTGGCGGTGGTATCGGTGGATCAATAAACGGTATTGTACCAAATTTGGGTGATATGGCCGGGTCAATCGGAGGATCACTTACTGGCGCTATTAATGGCAGTATAGGATCTATTGGTAGTACATTAAATACAAACTTAAACGCAATTAGCTCATCTATTAATGGTATTAAACAAGATATTGGTAATACTGTATCAGCGTTTAATAATGTTGCTTCGGCTGTTAAAAGTGGTGATATCGGCAAACTCGTAAGCACTGTTTTACCGTCATTATCATTTAATACAAGACCTAATACAAATATGTCTATATATTATCCGGAGACATTAAAGAACGTCGCTTTAAACCCGGCGCATATCCATTTTCAATTTTTTAGGCAAAATACACAAACTAAATTATCGTCTATTCATTTACCGATGCCGGATGATATTCGTAACCCAAGTACAATTAACTGGGAAGCCACTGATTTTGGAATGATGGGTAATGCTGCGGTAAAAAGTATACAAGCGGTAAAAAGTGATAATGTTTCTAAGGCGGCAATCACAGAACAATTAAATTCAATGTCAGAGCGCGTTAAATCGGTCGCATTCTATCACGCGGCATCAGAGGTAGTAAATGGCTTAGGTGGTAACCAATTGTCTCCAGATGACATTATGGGAGCCACATCAGGTAAAGTTACTAACCCATATAAAACATTCTTATTCCGTGGTGTAAATTTCCGTACTTTTAGCTTCAATTTTAACCTGGTACCATTTTCAGAAGCAGACTGTGACAGTATTGATAAAATTGTTTCTAAATTTCGTGAACATTCATATCCAGACTTCGCGTCTGATAAAATGTTTTTCACATATCCAGATGAATGTCAAATTACTTATATGTGGGAATCCAGCCATAACAAGTGGCTAAATAGTTTTAAACGAGCGGTATGCAGCTCTGTAGAAGCCAATTTTGCACCATTAGGTCAATGGGCTGCTTTACGAAATGGCTTCCCATATATGATTACATTATCTACTATATGGACTGAAGTTGAAATTATTACTAAGAGCGATATTCGAGATAAAAATAATCAAGGACAACGAGGATAAGCATGTTCTTTAAATATCATGACACAATTCAATATGAAATATTTGGTACAGAATATCCATTAACTGATATTACAAAATCATCTATTACATTTGATAAAAATAAATTATTAATGAAAACTATTAATGTAAATAGTCGTACCCCCGAGCAAATTGCTGAAGATGAGTATGATGATCCACATTTATATTGGACTATATTATTAGTGAATGATATAGTAGACCCTTTCATTGATTGGCATATGATGGAAGATCATTTATATGAATATTGTAAACGCATTTATGGTGAAGAAGGAATGATGCAAGTTCGTTATTTTATAGATAATGAAACTGATGAAATTATTACGGGCGACCAAGAAATTTTATTTCGTGAAATGATGGAAAACGATGAATTATTACCAGAAAATATTGATTTTGTCCGTCATTTTGATTATGAAACATATAAAAATAATAATAAAAAAGTGATTAAAGTTATACCAAAACAATTAATCACTAAGTTTGTTGAAGATTTTAAATCGTCATTAAAAGGAAAATAATATGTCTGGCGATAGAACGTTTACAAAAATAAAAGTTACCGTTGATGGTACAGATATGACCGATTCATGGTTTAATATTTATATATATCAAAGTGTGGATTCACCCACCTGGTCGTGCGAACTTTCTATTATGGACGCACGAAATTTATTTGAAACTATTCCGATTCAACACGGATCAGAAATTATTATCACATTAGGTACAAATGATAATTGTCCAACTGACGATTTAATTGACTTTGTATTTTATGTATATAATGTAAGTGATAAAGGTATGCAGAACCAAAATTCTGAATCTTATATTTTAAAAGGTGTAACAAAGGCATTTTTAGAAAATAATATTGTCCGTATTAACCAAAAATATAATTCTATGAAACTTACGGATATTATTGCCGACGTTGCAGCCCAATCATTCCCTGGTATGGCAATTGAGTTACCAACACCATCTGATAATAGTAATGAAGTGCTTATTAATAATTGGTCTCCATTTATCACTATTGGTTGGCTGTTAAAGCAAACACATAAAGATAACCGCGCAGACTTTTTATTTTATCAAAGTGATATCAGCAGTTTTAAAATAGACTCTATTGAAAGTATGTATAGTGATTCTAAAAATAAGTTAGATCAAATTATTACATATAAAGTAGAAAATATTACCGGGGAACGTAATCAATATAATATTATACAACATACATGGGATCATGTAGATGTACAGCAAAACTTGCAAAATGGTTATTATAAATCTACTGTAGTGACATATGATTTCTTTAATAAAGAATGGGGTGAAAGTATTTATTCTCATGGTGACGATAGTAAAGAAGATTTACGAGTTGCCCCACAGTGGAAAGATTCTTTATTCCAGAACGCAGAAAAAGCGGCGATTTCTTTTATCCCTAAGATGCCAAAAGTTTATACATCAGAAACAGGCTATGATGATGCAGATAAATGGGTACCATCTCGCCGCGCGGTATTACAACGATTGGATAGTGAAAAATTCTCGGCACAAATGCGGGGAAGTGTCGGTCAATATAGATGGTTAGGAAAACATATTTATATTGATTTGCCAAGTAATAAAGCTGAAACAACAGAAATATTTTCAAAATTTCGTAAAGGATATTATTTAGTATCAGCTATTGTACATCATATCACACCATCAATGTATCTAAATAACTTTGAATTCGTAAAAATGAGGATGGAAGAATGAGTGGTAATCGTAATAACGAGTTCTCATTTGGTGACTTTACATGGTGGACCGGCATAGTTGAAGATGTAGAAGATCCGTTACAAGCAGGTCGGGTAAAAGTTCGTATTTTTGGATATCATTCTAATGACAAAAATATTATCTCGACCGCAGCCCTACCATGGGCAATGATCGCTACTTCTACAATGAGTGCTAGTTATCAAGGTATTGGTATTATGCCACATATGCTTGTTAAAGGTACTCATGTAGGCGGATTTTTTGTTGATGGACCAAGTGCTCAGCTACCATTAGTTTTATTTACTTATCCTGGTATGGGTAAAAATGGACCAGATGTAGATAAATTATCTCGTGGTGAAGTTGTTCAGAAAAAGATGGATTCAGCTGGACAATGGACCGAAAAAGCATCAGGTGCTGCCCCAAAATATCCACATAATAAGGTGATTAAAACACCAAGTGGCCATATTATTGAATTAGATGATACACCTGGTAAAGAACGTATTCATATCGTTCATAAATCAGGAACCTATCATGAATTTCATACTGATGGTACAGTCGTATCTAGTGTTAAAGGCGATAATTATCAAATTGTTCAAAAAGGATTATTTATACATGTACATGGTAATGCTAATATCGTTGTAGATGGTAATGTTCAAGAAACAATTAAAGGAAATAAAACTTCTAATATCACCGGTAATTATACAGTTACATGTAATTCTTATTCAATGAAAACAAAAGGTTCATGGAGTAATAATGTTGGTTCATCTGGACTTATTAAATGTGGTGGATCCCTTACGGAAAAAGCCGGAGTTATTTATTTGAATTAAAAAAAGGACCGTGTGGTCCTTTTTAAACGTCTTCAATTTCGGCTTTTTCCGCAATAATCAATTGATTATTTTGGTCCCTTCCAATAATAGTTGACTCTTTATTAATGCTTTGCAATTTCATATTAACTTGATTATATAAGTCTTTATCTCGTAAAATATGAATTGTATTATTGTTGGCATTTAAAATTACAGTTTTCATAACGAATCTTCAAAAATTTATTTATATTTATGGATAAATCTTTTTTGATTCATTAATTACTTTCATCATACGTAGACGATTAGATTTATTTAACAGTGGTGCATTATCGCACAATGTTTTAAAACCTGTTATTGACGCTTTATTATATAGTTGCTTATATAATAAAGAACATAATTCCATCTTGCGTTCTCTATTTTTCCTCATATACTTGCCGATTTCATCAATAATATTGATTTCAATATTACGACCCGTATAGCGAATAAATTCTAAATGGACGCCTTGAGAATAGTTACGAGTACCATTAATAACGGACTCAGTATAACCAGGCATATCAATAAAGTCGTTAAAATCTTTTTTATGGCCTTTACCGTTTCCTGATGTAAAATATTCAATGAACTCATTTTTAGATGCGCTAACAGGTGTTTCTGGTACAATTGGATCAAATAGATAATTTAATTGCCATTCACAGATAGTAACTTTGTTTATGCAATCGATCAAACGATACCATGTTTCATCTCGCAATGTGTCTTCTTTAATAGCATAGATAATACTATTGCTACCATACAAACTCAAAAGATGTTGAGCGCGCCCTTTTTTAGCTTTATACCATTTTTGAATAAAGTCAACTCGACCTTTATAAATATTCTGCGGATCAACTAAAGTAAAGAATGCAATAAATAGTTTTTGCATATCTTCATTAAAATTGTTAGCATTCATCGTAGAAACTTTATATTTTTCCTGACCAAACTTATCAAATACTTTAACGTATGCAGGATTAGCTTGGAAGAATTTTTTAAATTCTGCGTATGTAATAGTATCCATATTTTTAACACCCATTTTAAATATATTAAAAATTATATCATACATAATTATATTTGTGTTAAAATATAATTGATAAATGTAACCTTTTTTAATGGTAATCAAAAGTAATGAAAGAAGTTAAAGGCGATATATACGAAGTTTATGAAGTTACATATAAAGGAAAATGTGTATATATTGGAAGCGGCGAAGGTGCAGTAGGCAATAAACCAGCAAGACATGAACATGTAAAATCTGGCAAATCTAGTAACGCAAAATTAAATGAACTATTTTTTAAAGATGCTGAAAATGTAAAAGTTATTGTTTTGCGTGATAACTTATCTAAAGAAGATTCGCTTGAATTAGAAAGAGATTTTATTATGGCAAGTGAACCTAAATTTAATATTCAGCATAATCAAAAGAATCATAAAGTTAAAAAGTTTAGAAAATATACGATCTAAATTAAAAAGGTATGTTTAATAGCATACCTTTTTTAATATTATGAATTTTGAATAACAAATTTATAAGCATTGTCAAGATCGTTCATCTTCAATGCTTGCTCAAAAATATTATTATCCCATTCATATACCATATTGCGATTCAATTTTTCAAGTAAATCAACTCTATTATAATCTGTAATTTTCGCGACGGCTTTAATAATAGAGGCTGTATTATCAAAAATACGTTTTTTACTAGATGTTGATCTTCTAGTTTTATTACGAGCTTGATCAATAGCTTTACATGATTTACTACAGAATAAGCCCCAACCGCGATTAATATCAGCTTGACGAACTTTCATCATCTTATTACAGCATTTACATTGACGTATTACGCTCATTTTAATAATCCTATTATGCAGCCCAGAATTCGGCTGCAAGGTTTGCATAATAACCATTTAAGATACGATTTACTGTTTCAGTAATAAATTCGCCAGTTTCAGATTTATCCCAGCAAGCTACTTTTGAATAATCAGCATCAGCTGTATTATAACCACCCATATTAGCGCGAACCCAATCATAAGCTTTTTGTTTAAGTTCATCGCTATAAGACACTTCCAAGAATGTATATTTAACTTGTGGGATATCGTCGCGTGAATTGCTGATATCATAATAATCATTCATAGAGTCAAAATGGCCATATTGAAATTGATCAATAAATGTAGAAAGTTCTTTACGTTGAATTGGATTAATATCGGTTACTTCAACACGAACAGATGAACCCATAGAATAAGAAGAAGCTTTTACTTTAGCCGGTACACCAATTGCTTTAAAGTGTTGACGGATCATTTTAGCGGCAGCAGCGTGAGAAGATACTTGTTTAGTCATGATATTTACCTGTTACATTTAACATTGTATGAGTTTATTATACGCCGCTAAATTATGAATGTACATACATTTAATAAAAATTATTCAAATAATATAGACTCATAATGGCGGATCATATTTCGTAAATTAGATTCCGCTCGAGATTGAAACTTATTGTAAAAATAATCGGTCACAAATATGCGTTCACTATAAAAGTGTTTTAATACTTCACATCGGCGACTCGCATATTCTTTTAATGGATTATCAGCATCCATATTTAAAAGTGGTGTATATTCATATAAGATCATATGATCATAATTTAAAAATCTGCGTGAATGTTTTCCAAAGATAGAAAGGTCAATATCGCGTATAATATTTGAATCATTACATTCAGATATAGGATGGTTTTTAGTATCAATAATATATGCATAAACTAAATTTGCGTTAATACAATCTAAGTGTTGATAATGGTGCATCATTAATTGTGCACTTTGTTCTTCATTATCTTGCGATGCTGGATCATAAACGGCATCATGAAATAAGATAGCAAATAGCACATTTAAACGATGATTACATAAATGTTCAGTATCTAAAAATAACTCTAAACATTCAATTAAATGCTCAAGTGTATGATAAAATCGGTGACCTGTGCAATAGGATGTTTCAATTAGATTATATAATTTATCAATCTCTGTTTGATTCATATAGTCTAATAATTGACATTTTTTTACTACTTTTTTCCATATATTCTTAAAACGAATTTTATAGTTAGGCATTTTTTAATTCATCCTGGGCGATACGTTCCAGCTCATCGTTATAGCGCTTTAAAGCCTCATCACGACGTTGATCAATTCTTTTTTGATTATATGCAATATGATAATCAGTCAGTTCAGCTGGAACATCAATATTAAATGTTTTAAAATTCTTAATAATTGATTCAACATTATATGATTGAGCCATTGTATGACGAGCGTGTTCCATTGCCCATTCTGTGGCTTGATTAAGATCAGCTGTAAATCGATATTGCGTAACACCACCAGAACCATCACTATAATAACTAATATTATATGCAAGATTACCGTCGGATCTACCAATTAAGCTGATTAATTTAATACTTTCAAATTGTTTAAAATAATATTTATTTTCATATGATGTAATAGCATCCATAAAATGACTAATATGGCCATATTCATCTACTGCATATTTTGCTTGACCTGTAAAAATATCACAAAAATGATTAAAATCAAAGTTAGTCAATGATTTTAAAATACAATTAGATTGCTTGGCAAGCTCTGAAATTGCTTTTAATTCTTCTTTTTTTAGATCATGCTGATATTCTAGCTGATCAACCTTAGTTTTTAAGATTCTATGTTGATCATCTAATTCATCATATTGCTTTTGTGCCCATGTTTTTACTGGGATGTCTAATAAACAAATAGAACGTTCCACAAAATTTTGCCCTGCAGTATGTTCAATACCGTTATCGTCCACATACACTTCTTGTACAATGTATTCGTCATCATTTAATTTAGTAACGATATTAACCTTTTTACCAGATGTAGTATATTTTTGAACTGCTTTTGTCATATTATTTATTCCCAATCCATAACTTCATATGGTTTAATTAAACCGTTATATACTGTATCGTCAATACATATTGTAAAATTACTATAAATATCAACGGCAAATGCTTTTTCACCAAGAATATCCAAAACTGTTAATTTTGGATTAAGTGATGTAAAACTTAACAACTCTGCGTTAAGGTTATTTTTCAAAAATTTACTAAATTGTTCCTCTGTCGGCATTTCTTTAAATACGCCGAGATTTTCATCTTCATATTCATCATCTGAACTCTTTGAAGATTCAAATAATGTAATTTCAATATAGTCATCAACATTGTCAACGAGATGATTTACATCTGTACTATATCCACAATATTCTAATTCAATATGGTCAAGCGTTTCTAAACCAATAATTTTATTTTCTGGATTAAGATACGCCAGATGACTATCATAAGATAGATCAGACTCGTTGCGTTTATAAAAAATATAAAAGAGTTGACCTATCTCAGGGCGTTGACCATCTTTAAAAGAATAAATAGTGCTCATACTGATGTGCTCGATTAAATTTATAACTTAATTATATAGCACAAAATTATATTTGTATATACAAATAATTATTTTTTAGGAAAATATTTTTCCATTACTTTTCCAATTTGGTCAGCATTTTCTAAACATAATACAGACATATCAGCTACCGAAATATTATTAGATGTATTCAATGCCGAGTTTTTAATCCCAGTAACTGTAATATTAAATGTTGAATATGAATTGGCAACAATGCATTCTACCTTTTTAATGGCAAAAATATATTTGTATTGCGAAAGATTTACTTGTGCAATTAAGTTTGTATTGTATGTATCAGTTACAGCATTAATCACTTTACCTTGATGATTGATATGTTTAATAGCAAGTAATTCAATACCAGCATCTTTAAAAAATTGTTCGTTAGGTAAATCATCAATAAAACAACGACTCGCAAAATTAGTATATGTATCTAACATAAGTTTTTCCTCATTTAAATATTTACTTATGATAAAAATAAAGGGCCATATGGCCCTTTAAATTAATCTAGTTTTGGCCACGTGGCTAAATTGTATATTTGTAAATTACCAGTAATAATTTCAGATTCATCACTTTCGCTATGTGATTCAAAATCAATAAAGTATTTTTTGTCATCAAATGTAGTAACAATATGTTCATATTCATTATACATATATGCACTAAATTCTTCTCGTGTCGGGAACTTATCAAATAAAACAGTAGTATTATCTGAATAAGGCCAAATAAAGGTTACTTCACAAATTTTCATATTTACCTTTTATAATTAAAGAATTTTAAACTGATTACGCCATACATTTAATGGAGACTTAAATAATTGTTCTGCTGTTTGGTCCATGATAAATGTAAGACACCAGTCATCTTTATTACGACAGCTTCGACCAATACCTTGTACAATTTTTTTGATAGTCATAATCTTATAAATGTCAGGATATTTATCAGCGATATGTTTCATACGATTATCACCCAAACTAGGGAATGGTGCTTTAACAATAATTTGATATCGCGAAAAATCATCCGCAAAATCCAGGCCTTCATAGATAGATGGTGAAATTAAAATTGCTTTACCTTTATATGCTTTAAATTCACGCACCAGGTCGCCTATTTTCATCCCAGACTTGTGCAAAAATACTTTGGTAGCTTTGGGTACTGCTTTTGATAAAGTCTCACCAACAGCGAATGATGGCGTTAACATCAAGCCTTTATATCCGTCGTCATTTGCATTAGAAACAACCTCGCGTACAACATCTTGTAGATATTGAATGGTATCTGGGTCTTTCATTGTATAATAACTTAATTTTTTATTACCACAGAAAATAATTTGTTTATTCTCTGGATCATATACCGGGTCCAAACCCACAAAAGCAGTTTCACCTTTATCCAATTCCATAGTGATTCGCATAAAATCAGGCGAAATAGTAGCGGACATAAACAAATTATAATCAGTCATAATCTTGTTAGACATATTACCAACAAAGATAGGCTTAATTGTAATTTTTGTTTCTTGCTCATTATATTCGAATGAATGATCAAACTTATAAAGGAATAAGTCATTAATTCGAGTAGCATGTCCTTGATATTTTTTAGCAATACGTTTTAATTTTACAAACTCTTCAATGTCCGCAGAATTTGATTTTTCAACAAATACTTCAGCGATGGCTTCAAATGCAGTTTTTAATTGACGTAGTGGCTGAACATAATTAGATTGATTAAGCTCTTCACGCAATAGTTGATTACGTACATCATCCATTACATCAATACTATCACGCAAAGTAAGAGGCGAATATTTATTACATTCATCAATATAGCCTTGTAATACAGAACCATCAATTTCAATTGTTGCATGGTCACAGAATACATCATTAATAGTATGTGCTTCATCAAAGATTACGATTTTACGTTTCTTTAAATGGTTAGACAACATACTTGAAATAAAGTGATATGAATAGTTAGTAATTAATGTGTCGGTTGTATTAATAGAAGCTCGCGCAATATTATATTCGCAATGATTACAATATTTCTCTTGTTCTGCTTTATCAGCTTTGCTTTTAACACAATCTTCACCGGTAAACTTCTTATCTTTTTCTAAAGACATTGAAGCAGCTAATTCACATTTATAATTACCAGCACCAATAATTTGATGGAATTCATCAGACTCAAAGTCTTTAAATGTTTCGCCATATTGTTTAACAAGTGAATTACTATGCACCACAATCATTGCAGGTTTAATATCATCGTCTTCAGCTAATTCATTTTCAAAACGATTTTTAAAAACTTTTGCTACAACAGCCCCAATAATGGATTTCCCCGTACCGGTATCTGCGCTAAGAATTACATTGCGCTTATTATTAATAAAGAATTCAGTAAGAACGCGATCAACAGCAACATCCTGTCCATTAATTGGAATCAGATTCATTTCTTTATATGCTGTGTCAATTTCTTCTTTAAAATTCATGTTATACATAACCGTGTCCATTAAATGTAGGTGTCCATTATAGGATACATAAATTATATTTGTACAACAAAATAGTGCGCGCACAAATATAATTTTTAAAAATTATTTATATATGCGTATACGTGTGATATAATATTTTTAACTAATTGGAGTATTAAAAATGACTAACCAAATTTATGTTATGTACCTAGATAAATTACCTACCTTAAATGGTCAAACTCTTTTTTGCGCCGGTAAATTTGCAAATCTTGGAAATAAAGAAAATGTGTTAAGTTTTTTACAAGAAAAGTACGGGGTGGATTTAGTAGAATCAGTCTCATTATTAAGTGGATCTGATTATGATGATGACCCTAATTTAATGTACGCTTTTAAAATTAATTTATCGAATGGCCTATATTGGAATGGCGCAGTTAAAGAAGAATCTCTTGACACATGGTAATATAAGATTTTAAAAAGGACCTTAAGGTCCTTTTTTTATTTTTTACTATTTATTGAATCAATAATATAAACATACCCGACAACTGCAAATATTGCGCCCGTATAAATACCCATTGCAACTGGATAAGTTACCACTTTTACATATGGTAATTGTGCACTATATTCAACAATATGATCATATGATGTAATAGTTTTCATATTTCTATTTTCATCTTTATACTTTTTATAGCTAAATGTACCTTTCGGAATTTGCTTTAAAGTAGTTTTAATATTTTTAAATATCATCTTTTAATACGCCTCTAATAGTACAGTCGCCTTCACTGTCATAGCTCATTGTATATAACCATTTATATACTGAATAATCAATTTTGTCACCATTTTTGTATCGACGAGATACGCATTCATACTGAATACCGTTCGCATAAAATACTGGGCACTTTACAAATTCTATTTGTAAATTTAATAATTCATCATACGATGGTGGGTATATTGTAGATATTAATTGTTTAAAAGGGAGGAATGTATCATAGTTATTAATTCTTGCACCTGCAATAAAATTCATATATGTTGCAACTGTAATTTTTACAGGATCATATCGAATTATATTATGAATTTCATCTAACGCTTTCAAAAAATCAACATTTTCAACTGTATGGCCTAATGCTGAAATTTGATATTTATCATCATTATTTGTAATAACAATATCTTTAACGTTATTATTTTTAAATAACACCGTTATGAATTCGTCGTTCATTTATATTCTCCAAAGAAATTAAAGAGTGTCGCTCATCTGAATCATCTTGCACCCATTCATTTTTTATCCAATAAAATAAAGCATTATCCCATACACAATATAATTGTTTTATCGGATCAAAATATGTTGCTTCTTCTGGTGCAAAGTTAATTAAATTACTCATTATAAAAACCCTAATTGGGTGATAATGTGATATCACCCAATTTTATTAGACTGCCATATCGGCTTTAATTGGATCGTGATGATTATAATTATCTAATCTGAATTGATCAATTGTTGCTTTTTCAAAGTCTTCCAACGTTTGTAAAACAGGATCAATCCATAAAGTTGGTGGTGCCATAGGGGCGCGTTCAAGCTGCTGATATGCTTGATCAACATGGTTTTTATATACATGAGTATTACCAAAATGACAAGATAAATAGCGTGCTTTTTTACCAAGAATACGAGCAAGTATATGAGTTAACGCAGCATATGATGCAATATCAAATGGGCAACCTAAAAATAAATCAACTGATCTCATTTTAAATAGCACATCAATATAATCGCCCTTAATATTAATCTGGTACATATAATGACAAGGCGGCAAAGTCATCTTTTTAAGATCACCTGGGTTCCAAGCTGAAATAATAAGACGGCGATTTGACGGGTCTTGCTGTGCAAGCGTTAGCATTTCTTTTAACTGATCAACACCATTAAAGTTACGCCATTGGCTACCGTAAATTGGGCCCATTTCACCATCAGTATAGCCTAAGTCTTTTGCTTGCTTGTTATAGTTCGCGTCCCAGATTGTTTTCTTTTCATCATTATAGCGATTTTCTTCACCATGCAGAATAGCGCGCAGTTCATATAAGTTAGAAGAGCCGCGTATAAACCAAAGTAATTCAGAAATAACTCCTTTCCATGCCAATTTCTTAGTGGTAACAGCAGGAAAACCATCACGTAAATCGAACTTAATATGTTCACCAAAAGTACAAACAGTGCCTACACCAGTACGTTCTGTATTATCATCTTCACCAGTTTCTAATACATGTTTCATTAAATTTAAATATTGTTTCATCGCATACCTTTGATATTTCTTAAGTACACACTATTTAGGTGTACCGTTTGGACTATCAAATCTTTAAGGTATGTAGTAGCATATGGAGGGAATAAGTTTTAATATATAAAAGATTTTAAATGATTATATATGTTTATGTATGTTTTGTAAATAAATATAATAAAAAAAGGACCCAATTAAGAGTCCTTTTTTTTAATTATTAATGGTTACCAAGAATTATAATCCGTGATATCAGCAATTGGTTCATTATTAGCATTATCAAATACAATATAAGATGTACCGATTCCGCTACCATTATAAGCACGGATTGTCAAGTCACCGTTAAGATAAACAGAATGATCACTTAAAAATTTTTGAAATAAAGATAGCTCTTCAGCTTCTAATTGAAGAACTGGAATACCTTCTTCTTTCTTCCAGACGTCTTTTTTATCAGTAATTAGACTGTATGTTGTATTAGCATGCATTTTTTAAACTCACTTATATTTTGATGATACATATTTAGCGTCATAGCGCTTAAAATAATTGTCTTTAAAATAAGACATAGCATCTTTAATAGACGCAAAATTTTGTTCCGCACAAATAGAATCAATTTCTGCGTTAGTTAATTGTTTTGGCAAATATGATTCATAAATTTCAATTTCAGCCAATAATTTTGTGCGAGTGGCTTCAAAATCACCCGGCGCTTTTTCACAGTCATCAACCGATTTTTTAAGGTCTCGCACAAAGCTAGTTAAAAAAGCAATGATATTATCATCAGTTGGTAATACTGGCTTATCTAAACGAGCTTTAGTATCAAATGTACCAATAATATAACGCAATGAATTAACTTTTTGCTGATCTTTTAAACGCATAGCATCTTTCATATCAACGATAATTTGTTCATGAATTGTTGTCATCGTTATCTCCTACGATAATTATAAAGAACATATATTATGCCACATTTTCTTTTATAATATACTGATTTAAAAAATTAATTTCTTTTTTAATTTGAATGGAATCATCAAAAATATCGTCTTCTTCCATTTCATCTAAATTTTGTTGTAAGTCATACATAAATGAAGTAATAAAATTACTAACTAATACGTCATCATGTAAACGATCAGGATAACCTTGCTTAATATGTCCAATTATAAATTCCAATAATGGAACATATGTATCATCTTTACTTTCAATAAAGTCGTTTAATTTATTTTCTAAAACTTGTAGTAAAGTTGTCATATTAGTTCCCTTTTAATAATGATTTAATATCGGCTTGAAATATTTTACCATAAGCATGATATTCAATATACGGATAAAAGCTATATGATAAACTACAGCTTGCATCTGCAGTATAATCATCATCTTTTGAAAAGCTTAATTCTTCATTATATGATGAATCATGATCATCAAAAAATGCATTCAGCTTTTTAATTAAATCGATTGCTTTAGCTTCATCACCTTCAACTATAATTGTACGAGTATCAGTTGTAGTACCACGACAATTTTCGCCATAAATTGAAAGTTTAAAATAACAATTTGGCTGTTGGTGATGTGGATAACATACATATTCAAGTTGATCACCTATTTTGGGATCAGCCGTCATTTTATATTTGATGCCATTTAAAGCAACTTCATATTGAACTTCTGTATTTTTTAATAAACTTAATTCCATACCCATACTAGTCAATTGATTTAATTGGATATTAGTTATTTCTACAAATTTTTCTGCGACTTTTTCTGGCTCTAAAAAGTCATTAAATATGATTTCTTCGTCTGCCTTAATAAGCACTTTAACAGTTTTAATCATATCTATAATCCATTCATTAATAGTAATAATCATATTATATTATATGTTTTTATAAATGTACACACAAATAAAAAGAGACTTTTTAGTCTCTTAATATTTTTTCTATTTCATCAAAGTCAGGATCTGCTGCCGTATTTCGATTATTGTGAACTACAATATATTTTTTATCACCAAAATCTTTATGATCTTTATCTTCAATCACTGAAAAATAATTTGATAATTCTTTCTTAAAAATTGAGCGAGCTAATAATTTATAGCCTTTATCAACATTAGATTGGAATTTATATATAATAGTTTTGGCACTTGTAACTGATAAATAAAATCCAGTGAAAATACCTACCAAAGTTTCAACTACTTTATTAACATCATAAAAGTCAGTCGTAATTTGGACAATATCCGATTTACCAGTTCCAGCATAACCTAATTCAGCAGTATAAATATCATCTTTATGCTTAGTAAAGACAAATCTATAATCCCTAGCTTCACCAGTTTGAATATCAAAAACTACTTCATTATCTGAAGTAGTTTGTTCAGCTTTATATCCATTATCGGAGTCAAACATCTCTTCTAATAATAGAAAGTCTTTAAACCGCATTTAGATAAACCGTTTTAAGAAAGTCGCGCCGCGCGATTCTAATGCAATAGTACGTTTAGTCATCTTTTGCTTATTTACGATCGTGATATATAGTTCATCATTTTCGCCTTTTGTCGCATAAACAACTTCGCCTGCATTATTTTTCAAAATTACAGAATAACCAGCTTCTTCATCTTTAGGACCATTTGTATTAGGCTCTTTAAGATTATCTGGTGCAAATGCATTACCACTATTGGCATTTGGATTAGTGCCAGCATTACCATTAGCATCAATGGTACGACCAATCATAAGGCCACGCGTTTTTATCGCAATGGTTTTTGCGTCAGCCCGAGCATCTGTGTTTTGAATATCTGCATTACTAACCACGGCTTCATCTAAAAAATCATTAAAAGTCATTATAATCTCCTTTTATGATTTATTTAGCAACTTTTTCATATTCAGTGAATTTATATTGACAATCATTTTCCATAAATATTTCACTATTTTTAACCAATTTAAAATAGTCCGGTATTTCATATGTTGCATCACCTGCAACTTCAATATCAACTTCTGTCACTAATAAACGATGCGATACTTCCATACTTAAACGATAAATTTCTGCGCCACCAATAATAAAAATTCGATTTTTATTAGTCAAATGTGTATTAATTTTAGCCATGGCAATAGCCGTATCAATATCACGTGCATAGATAACGCCATCTTCTACACGGGTAATACCACTACGAGACAATACAATAAATTTACGACCTTTTAAATGTTTGATGGTTTCATAAGTTTTACGTCCAACAATACAAATATGATTTAGCGTATTTTCTTTAAAATACTGTAGATCACCAGTAATCTTCCACGGAATTTCATCACCATTTCCAATTACATTATTACTACTACGTGCTACAATTTGTACAACTTCTATATTTGACATTTACTTCTCCAAAATCTTTTATATTTTATCATATTTTTTTACTTATATATATAAAAGCCGGATAAGTTTATATCAGAATGCAAAAAATTATTCACATTCTTCAGTTAATACTTTTTTAGTGTCTTTGGCTGGCTTTCTATCGCCATGAGGATATACAGTCAATACTTTAAATAAATCATCTTCCATACGTGTTACTGCGATAGCGCGTTCTAAACTATTTGAATAAACCAAATAAATTTGACCTTTTTCTTTATATTGAACTGCTTTAGCAACATTCTTTAATAATTTATTAATATAATCAATATCTAATGGGGCTTCACGCTCAATATATCTGGCTTGCGCATGGAAAGTAAATTTAAAATAAACATCTTCTTTTGGTAAACGAATTCTAAATTTACTTGTTTTGAAAAAATCTTTAAATTGTAATACTTGAGCTTTTTCTTTTTCTGTATCTTTAATACTAAAGGCTTCAACAAAATACCATTCTTCAAATGATAGGTCCATAAATAATCCATCTTTTTTTAAGATTATTTATGGACTTTTATATAAACTATTATACTAATTCATATAATTGATCAATTAGTTCGTCAGTCACATCATCAGGATTAAATACACCTTCGAAATAATGATTAAAAACGAAAATTACACACTCTTTCATATCTTCGCGACTTTTCACTTCGCCAGTCCCAATATTATGTAAAATTTGTTTCGCTTCAATTTCATATTCATCATACAATGAATTATTAACAGTGCCAATCTTCATAAGATCGTGTATGTAAAGAGTCATTGTGATATCTGATAAATTTGGCATATATACGTCTCCGTTTGTATGATGCAATTATACTACTATTATTTATATTTGTATATACAAATATAAAATAAATAAACTTATCAGATACTTAGATGCTTATTTTGCAATCTTTTTATTTGCAAGGTATAAATAATACTTTAATAATCCTTTATCGCGTTTACCGATAGAACTCAAAATTGCTTTTTTACCTTCTTTAATAATATTAGACAATTCAGTAATATCTTCGACTTTGCCGTCAATACGACTTTGTATAGTATCAAAAGCTTGCTGGTTGCGTTTAATATCATTATTACGAATATGCTGTTCATAATATACACCACCTGGCTTATATCGATTCAACTGAATTCTATCATCAATAATTGATTGTCGAATTGTATGTCGTTCTTTATATGCATTAACTACGTTTAAGCATTTTGACATGGTAATGCTAGATACAAATTGATGGTATGATATATATAGATTCGTATTAACTTCTACCCAACGGATATTACTTCCATTATATGTAGAATTAATAACATTATTAACATCCAGTCCTAATGGTAATTCATCGATATGAATATTGCCATTTGCTTGCATATAAGTATTAATCAAACCTTGTATTGTATGTGCTAAACGGGTATACTGGTCGGCATTAATATCATAGATATTACCTTTCTTAAACAATAATTGAGGCAATACCAGCGTAATACAATTTTTTTCGCGATTTTGAAAAACACCAACCACGAATTTACATTTGGTTAATTTGGTTTCATAATATTTTTTAAAACGGTGTCGCATTAGTCTTTATCCTTCATAAGTATCCAATTATATTTGCTTTTTGGATATTTTGTCTTTGCTTCATTAAATGTTAATTTGTCTTCATCCCATATGCCATCGGGATAAAAGAAATAGATAATTTCTTGACCTTTATCAAATACATTTTTTACTTTTGTATATGTGATATCTATTTTCATAAGTATCGATCTGCACCATTTTTAAATAAAATATCTAAATTTTGATGAGTTAATGCAACATGCTTTACTTTATCAAAATTATTGCGAACATACATACGCACAAGCGGATTATATAGTTTGGCATACTCTTTACGATTACATAATGCATTAATGTAAGTATTAGAATAGTCAATCATTTTCATTTTCCAATCTAATGGCATATCAGTAACATCCAACATCGGAATGATTAATGTGACATTAGTTGGCGGTACAATATTTTTACAGACTTCTGTTAGCATATAAAAACAAAGTTTATGACCAGGTACACTATAAAATTTTTCTGGGCTATATCCACCACCAGGAAAACTTACATTATTAATAGCGAGTGCAATAGTTTCTACATAATTAATAATTTGACCGGTTCGACGGTCCCATATAGATGTATTGTTATAATCAGGATAAGCGGTCACTTCTTTAGTAAAATGAGTGATATAAGATTCAAAAATAGCTTGATAATACTCACCAAAAAAGAATGACTTATGTTCAGATTTTCCACCCGAACAATAAATATGTCGTGGATCAATATTTTTAATTTCATATAATGACATATATATTTTCCATTTAAAGAGATGCTATTAATATAGCATCTCTGAGTAAAGTCGTTTAGAACCAGTTGGACATAAACGTCGAATTTGATTTTGTCTCACTGCGATTTCATATGCTTCATATCGATCTACAAAACGATATTTATTTGTTAAAAATCCTTGTTTAAAATGATTACAATCTTTTTCACCATGGGTATATTTATCATCTATTAAGCCCCAAAAGATTTCACATCCATGACGTACGCATGGATATACGACTCCACTATCCGGGTCTTTATTTGCTGCACATACAATGAATTCAGGTAATACATCACGCGGCTGTACTGGAGCTAACTTTTTATATGATGCAAGTAGAACATCCAATTCAATGCATTGATCTGATATTTCAGAAACATCTGACCATTCATTATTCATATCATATATTTCATAATATGAAACGGCATGTTTACGCAAATATGAATCATTTTCCATATCATATATAGTTGCCGTATCATCAGGTGTATTATCCAATACCTTTTTAAGCAGTAACGGACTTTGTAGTAATTCCAGCGATTTTATACTTAGCATAATAGTCATCCAAAGTTAATGTTTCACCACCGATAGTTGTAATACAGCTATTAAGTAAAATTATTTTTTTATCTTGATAGATATGACTGGCACTTACAAATGCAACTAAATTATAATATGAGTCTGTAAGTTTATCATTTTTTGTAAACTGTGCTGAATCGTTATATTCAATAGTAAGACCTTTAGATCCATCATTAAATTGAATAGAAATACGATTAGTCATCGGTTTTTTTGATTTTTTATCAGATATACCTGATACAGAATAATTATATTGTTTAATATCGCTAATATTTTCAATATTAAATTCGCTATAACTAGATTCATGAATAGCGTCAGCTAAATCATAAACAACATCATTAACACGAATAACGTTGGCCGATAGAAGCGGGGCAATGGATTTAGCGTTCTTAATTAATTCAACAAATTGTAAAATATCCATGTAATAAAAAACCTTATAACGTTTGTATTCACATTATAAGGTTTTTTTAAAAAAATATAAACTATTATTTCTTTATTTTTTGCCATATATAGTCAATGGCATCATTAAAGTAATAAAAACTTGATTCTTCCAAAAATTCATAATCAGGTAACTTTTCAAAAATAGTAAACCATGGTTGATTTTCTTTTGAATCATTTATTAAAATATATTTTTCATCTTCGTAAATGCGATTAGATTTTAATTGCGGAGCACGAGAGAAAATATACATATAATAAGCATCAAGCTTATATCCTGGTGCGTGTGTACATTTACTATCAAATGGATCTGACGGTGACCAATGTGCTACTCCGACCATATTAAATCTTAGTCGTGGTTTGTTTTTATACCACCATCGATCACCGTCACCATCTACAGCATAAAAATTAGCCCATGGTGGAGCTTCATCCCATTTTATATTTTTATGCTGTATACATACATTAATTATGGTATGCATTATGCTGATTGAGACTCTTCCGTATTATTAACAATATATGAAACTGCATCTTGTTCATTCGTTGTTTCATATACAAGATTAAGCTTTCCAAAATAAATTTCATAAATGAAAAACCAATTATTTTCTTGACTGATAATAAATTTGTCATTTTGAAAAACGATAGTTGATGTTAAACTCATTATTGACCTTCACTTACTTCTTTACATTTTGAATTTTTTTGTACTGGATTAACTGAAGAAAACTCCAGTTTTCCATACTTTGTATCACATGAAATATTTACATATTTTACTGGGGGTAAAACTGTTTTTGCATAACTTGCACCAAATACTACACCGCTAGAAATACCACTAACGATTGCAATAATATAGAGAGTTTTTAAAATCCCATATTTCATATATGTATCCTATTTAATTTACGTCGTCACAATTAATTGCAACATTGTCGACTGGTTTAAATGCATGTATATCATTTGATTCACATACAATTTCTTTAAAATTTGATTCTTGATCGTGTCCTACATATTTCCATAAGCTATATGACCCCATACAAATATTGGCAACTACCAATAAAATAATTACTTTCATATAGTCCTTTTATGAATTAATAAAACGCAATAATTCGTTTAATTGATGATCAGTGTGGTATGTCCATTTTTTAGCAATATAGTATTTGCCATCAATTAAAAACACATCAAATTTAATTGCGCGGCCTTTAATATAATCTAATGAAACAGGACGTACTGCATCTTCTTTTCGATAAAATGTTAAAGCTTCTTCATCAGTTAAAACATCATCTTGTTTGTAATGTAAAAAACCAATACCCCGTGGCATAGACAGCAAATATGCTGCCTGAATTGCCTTAATAATTTGATTTTCATTTATCTCAATCATATTATTTATGTTCACAAACAATATCCGTTTATTAAATTTCTTAACTCAATATTAACAAATATAAATAATATTGTACATATCTCTTTATAAAGAAATTAAAAAATCTAAGATATATTTCTTAAGTAATTGCGTAAAAAACCCATCAAATAAGATAACAATAGTTAAGATTCCACAGTATAAATGAATAATCTTATGCTGAAATACTTCACGTATACCATTGACAATAAGAATAAGACCAAGATAAAAGAAAAAAACCATTTTAATTTTCCTTAACAGATATATTATCTGATTCATGTATATAGTATTCAATGTATTGCTTCGCATTGAGTAATATATTTAGTTTTGATTGTGTAGCCTCCTTAATATATTGATCTACACAATCGTTATATGTACGCAATATATCTATAGAATTACCCGTGGATAATTGATATTGCTTCCATTCATCATATCTGTAAGGTTTTTTCACTATTCAACCTCATATAGATGTTTATATTTATCTTCATAATCATATGGAACAAATATATGTGATGCAAAGAATGCATTATGGCCAGTCACTACATTTTCGTCTTCACGAATAGACATACCGCACGCTTTATCACCGATAATCCATGAACCAATAATAGGTTTAAAACCATCATGGTTTGGCAAATTATGCCATTTCTGATACATGTAACCCCATTTATCATATTCTGGTACTAAGTGGCTACCTTGGCCAAGCTCTTCACTTACTACATTGCCTGATAGCAACATTGTTTGATAAATGTTTGATCCTTCACGCCCATGAATAGCCTTTTTACAATACTTACCAGTTAATTCATCAGCTGACGCATGAGCTTCTAATAATAAAGGATGGCCTTTATTTAATTCCCAAAGCTTAACTAGCATCGCTTTATTTGATAAAAGCATTTTCCAAGCGGGCTCCATCCAGCGAGTTTGTGCACCTTTAATAGCAGTAGAAAATTGCTCATCAAGCATACATTCCCACGGATACAATTTAAAGATATTACGGATTTCTACTTCATCCAAATCCAGGAATCTGCCATGCTCATCTAAACCAATATCTTGCATATTGATCTCTTTAACGCGTACACCCGCTCTTAATGCGCTATCCATGACATAAACTAAATTACCCCAATCTTCATGCCGAAAGCCTGCTGAAGCCGAAAAATGAACATTTGCATTTTTATATAATTTTCGCCATGTATCCATTAATGTTTCATCAATCATATTATATTGAATACGCAGTTCATCAGGAATATCATTGGCTTGTTGAATATAATCCCATTGAGCAACAGAACATTCTAAAATAGAAACAGGTGTATCCCCATTATATTCTAGCATTTTAATTTCATCTTTACCATCATATACCAGGTCAAATCGGCCATAAATTGATGGGTCACTTCTTTTCCAAGATTGCTCAATTAATTCAATTGCATTATTATTAAGACCGAAATAAGCTGGATAATCGCCAGATTTAACCATATGACGTACCATGTCAATTGACATATCATGTAGTTCTTGACTAGCTTCTTGAATCTTATCCACTTGTGTTTCAGAAAAAGCATATGTTACGCCTTCTTGCCAATAAGGATCCATATTGGGACCAGATGGTAAATTCCAATAATTGAATCCAATAGATTCTAATTGCTTTTCAAAATTCGGGCGTTTTGCAAATTGTAATCGTTTCATATTAAGTTACTTATAAAGATGAATATTAAAATACTAAAAATATATAAACAGTATTAACCGCCGCCGCCACTAAATGATCCGCCAAATCCACCACGAGATACTGATGTTGCTCTAACAGTAGGGGCTGGTGCAGATACAGCAGGTTTTGGTGCAGAAGTTGATACAGCAGAACGTGTATAACTATTTCTATTTGCTGATGTAGCAGCTAGTGCCGCAGTATTAGTAGACGAAGAACGAGCGACTGTTCCTCCACCGTTACGGCAATTTTTGTCATTAGATGTTTTACAGTCATCATTATACTGTTGTGTTTGGGCATAATTTACTGCATTATTAGTACGTTGAGCAGAATATGTATTTGAAGCCATATTATTTTTGCTGCTCATTGAATTAGCAAGTAAACCCCCAATTGCTGCGCCAGCTAATGCACCTAATAACATTTCCCCACCAGAAAAACCTGCTTCAGATGCTTCTGTTTGGGCTTGTTGCGGATTAGTTTCATATAAAGATACTAATTTAATCCAATCATCAACTGTACCAGTATATCCATCCGCTTGTGCTTTTTGATATGAATCTAATACAACAGTTGAATAAAAGCCTTCTTCATTTTTTACAATGGCTTCATTTTGTGGCGTTGCAACAGATTCATAATTTGTTGTGTCATCACAAGCTGTTAAGGCAAAAATTGGTACTATCATTAATGCGATTGAATTCTTTTTCATTCACATATCCTATTAGTTATAAATTGTTGGTTAAAAAAAAGATGCATCATAATAATACATCTTTTTTATATTTGTGTAAATTTATTTTAGCAGCTGCAAGAAATAAAATTACCACGTTCATCACTAGGAACATTAATTTTAGTTACTTTTTCAAACGCATCCCAAAATTCTTCGCCTAAATAAAAGCCTTCTGCTTCGCCTCCGCCAGTATAATAATGACCACTTTCTAAATAACTTTTCGCATGTTCAATTAGATCTTCATATGAGATTTCTAATTCATCTGCTTTATTAGCAATTAGATTATAAGCATCATTATCTAAATCTGTATCAGTTGGCTCATTATTAAAGCGTTTTAGCTCATTTAATGGAGTATCAAAGTCAGAATGTTCCCATACGTGTCGTAATGATGTGATCATACCTGGATGTAAAATTAACCATACTTTAGAATCAACTTTAATAGTACCGACTAAAAATGGGTCCAAAATACCTAAGCTTTTTTCGCCTTTACGCGCTTTATAAGCTAGACCATCTTGAATTACTAATTCTGAACCAGCTTTAACTGGCTCACCTAGTGTAACTTGATATACAGCTAAATGAACTGCGTCACGCGCTTCATTTTTAGTATGAATTGTACCCAAGGTTGCAGTAGCATCTGCATGAGGTTGTCTTGACATATGAATATTCCTATAGATGTTAAGTTTGTGTCATTAAGAAGATGAAAGCTCTATTAGCGAGCTTCCTCATAAATGCATAAATGTGACGGCAAATATGTATATGATTTTGCCGTTTTAACTCGATAATATCCATATTCTGGATAAAAATCAAATAAGTTCGATTGACCAGTATAAACCAATTGTTTACCGGTTGCAGGGTGTACACAAGTAAGTTTACTAGTCTTTTTATAAGCTGCATTAGTCATTACTGGCAATAACATGACAACTAGTACAGCAATTAATAACTTTTTCATATTACCAAATCCAATTGTTAGCATATTCTAACGCATCTAAAGCATCTTGTTCAGATACAGTTAATTCGCCATAGTTAATCCAATCAAGACATTCTTTACATGTATTATCAATTACATTAGATTCAATAATACCGCATCCACCGCATTGATTATTTTGTAATAAAGTGCTTGTCTGAATTTGATCGTTGTTTATATGTTCTTTAAATTTAAGCATCGATAGTAGACCATTGTGAAATAATAGTAAGACCAAGGACGATAAATCCCATCCCAACCCATCCTGCAGTATCAATATGTTGATTTAAAAATTGTTGGGCTAATAAAGCAGTTGCAACTGTTCCAATACCAGCCCATAATACATATAAAATGCCTGCTTGCATATATTTTAGTGCAATTGCACAAAATACAAATGACAAAAAATATAAAATACCAGCAACAATTTGCGACTTTACATCTTCTAAGCCATTAGCTTTCGCCGAATAAAAAGTTGAAAATACGTCTGTAAGGATTGCCCCAGCTAACCAATAAATACCTGGATTTACTTTAAGTAATAATTCCATAATGATATACATATATAATCGTTGATAAGACAATTATAATCTGTTATATTTTATTTGTACACACATTTATATTTATATTTGCTTAATTAATTTGATAGTTACCAACTTTTTTTAAGTAAAGACATTTTAGTCATCCCGCATTTTTTCATTGATTTCATACAATTACCTTTTCATATGCTAGTTTAAAAAATTTACAGCTTGCCATATTCGTAGCAATTATTTTACCATGTTTAATTTTTTGCACTTCATTAATAAAGTCATTAAATGAAAGTTTTAATTCAGTAAGATCATAGAAGTCTTTTTGATATAGCCCCATCATTTCCAAATTGAATGTTACTAGACAATGCTCAAATTTTGAATATCGAATTTCTTCTGGGGCAGGTTCATATGGTTCACAGATATCATATGAATCAGATTCTTCTGAAGACTTTGTATACATATCAAATAAGCAATGGAATGGATGCTTATTGCGCAAACGAGGATTCTTTTGATCTTCGAGAATCTGATCAACCGATTTGATTTCATCATCATTAAATCGACGTGGACCTGATTTTTCGGCGCGTACCCATTTACCATCTAAGCGGCATGATAAAGACATATCATCTTCTATTTTTAATGGAACAGGTCGACGTATGCGATATGTATTTTCTGAAATAAATTCGTCATATACAAAGTGTGTTGTACCTTCTGGGTAAATGAATTCATGTTTCAAATATTCATGCGGGCCTTTAACAATGATGATACGCTTGTCGGTATCAATTGATGCATGCACTTTAACGTATTCATCGGTACGAATATGTTCACTTGGTTCAATGATTAATTGATTCGGTCCTTCATTATCATCAAGCATAAAGGTTTTAACAGACAATTTTATATACAACCGATCTAATCGATCAACTATAAGCTCGTCATAATATTTCATACGGCATCCTTATATTGTGAATATAAATAAGATAATTCATTTAATGCGCCATCAAAGTCGAAATTAGTAATGCCCATTGCACCAATTTGGGCGAGCATCATAATTTTACTATGATGTTGATCTTGTTTTGATTTGCTTTCATATTCATGTTTGAGTTTATAAAAAGGTTTTGCATATTCAATAATACATGCAATAACATCTTCTTTAATAGAATCAACGAGTGAAGCATCATTTACAACAATGGTCATTGTATGAGCTTGTAGATATGAACTCACATTTTCAAAACGAACATTGTTATATCGTTTACCAATATATTGTTGAATATGTTTTTCAACTAATAGATTTGAGAACTTAATAAATTTAAGAAAATCAATTTTAATTAAAACTTGAGTCTCAATTTTAAAAATTTCGTCGAGCTGCTTATTCGTCATCATCTAGTTCCGTGGCTTTATATTTGTATGGTGCACCGTAGTCATCGATATAATCTTGCACTTCTTCTTCTGCAAGTTCAATGGCTTCGTCTTCATCATCAGCAATGACGTCTAACACAAGTGACTGTGTTAGATCGCCTTCATTATTAAAATAAATTGTTACTTGGAAATTTGCCATATAAAATACAACCTTAATCAAAAAGACCTAATGAGGCATAAACTAAATTTAATGTATTGCTGCTCTTTTGATCGTGTGCAATAATATCTGTTAAAAGATCATCTTCGATATCTGTGATAGATAGATTGCTTAGTTCAGCAATTTCTTCTTCATTAGAAAGGTCGTATTGTTTGTATTCCATAAGGCATCATCTATTTAAAATATGGATATATTATATTACATAAAATTGCGAATGTATATACGTTTTTTTAAAATATACCGTCATTCGTCGTCTTTAAATAGTTCACGCAAATGTGGCGGAATACATTCTTCAACATAATTGGACCAATCTGCAAAGTCTTCACACGCCTTATATACAGCTTCCATTTCATCTGTATTATGTTCGTCGTCTGTATCACAACATAAATTGTAATATTCATCGGTTCCAACATAATCAATAATTTTTAATAAGTTATTGAATTGTTCTTTTGTTTGTGGCAAGAAATACGGTTGATGTGCTTTTGACCACTTATCATATAATTTTTCGTGATCAAAACAAATACGACCATTAATATAAAGATATGACGACCAACCATCAGTTGGATCTTCATCATGCGCATTGCAAAAACCAATCAGAATATTAGGCGTATTAATAGTTACATAAATGAAGTTGCGATCATATTCTCGGATTTTAATGTACGGCTGATAATGAGTTCCTTCGAACCATTTAATAATCTGGATTAGAGCAGGTAAACCAGAATATTCATTATCAAGAACATGCTGCATGATTTCAACTACAGATATAGTTGAATAACGAGCAAGTAGCTCATAATCTTCTGCATTAAGTGTTAATAGGTCAATTGTTTTTGCAAACGGTGTTAGACTATGTTCGTTTAATTTACGAGCTAATTGAGGAGTTGTCATTTTCTTAAGCTCTTCAACTGTTTTGCGAAGAGCTTCTTTCATTTCATTGGATAATTCATTCATACGGATAAATCCTTATTGCATATACATTAAATTATATCTTGTCCACCAATTTTAGTAAGTAGCTGTTCTAAGATTTTATCGTCTTTTTTATCTTTATAAATGCTTAATAGATATTCAATATTTCTTAACTTTGATATCTCATCATGTAATTCTTCAATGGAAACGTCCGTTCCTGATAATGCCATATAGTTTTCGAATAAGCCTTTATATTTGTATAATCGTTTATTGTCGACTTTTAGTTTATCATATTGCGTACATAATCGATTAAATTTGTTATTTGTTTCACGTATATTATAAGCAACTTTTTCCGGTTCTTCAGTTTTAGATAACCAACGTGTTAAAAGATATCTTTCATTTTCAGTATTGATATCTTTAAACTTGGATTTGCGTGTATCTTTAATATACGGATGTTTAATAACTTTGACTTTACCTTTATCAGTAACATATGCTAAACCCCATTTATCGGGTAATTCTGACTCATCAATAATGCCTTCAGGACACATATAATAACGCCAATTACCAATCCCTTTACTAGGGTCTTGACGAAATAACTTTTTGAAATCTGCCTTAAAATCAGACCTGGATGTTTTGCATTCAACTAAAATACTCCCTTCTTTTGCGGTTGTACCATATGTAAATTTCCAACCAATTGCATCCGGATTTTCTTTTATACCCTTTGGCTCATTAATACTGATTGTGCATTTTAATGTATTTTTAAGCCACTTAGCTGCAATTATACATAAGTCTTTATGTGTGAATGGTGTTGTCATTTCAAGCCTATAAAAAAAGGATACTAAAGTATCCTTATATTTAATGAGCTTATCTAAAGTTGGTACGATCTTTGGTAGCCTTAATATGTGGAATCAAATAATTCCATGCATTACCTTTAGATTCAAATAGCCGTTTAGTGATAGTCAATTTAATAAAAGTACGCACAATAATATCATCCGTTTTATTTACCATTGGCTTATGAACACATTCACGGTTCAAATAATATAGTTTATTGATTTCTGATGGAACAATATCTTTAACCTGGTGGTCATATTCACTTAAAGAAGTATATCTATTCGGACTTAAATAAAATTTACCTGGCGCAATTAATGTTGGTAATGCATTTGACCAAATAAAATTATAGTCATCCCGCAAAAACCCATCAATATGCCATTCATCTTTTGTTTGATATTGATGTGGATTGATAAACCCCTTTTTAATAGACAAATACCAATAGCATTCATCTGTATTAAGTTCATATAATTCCAAATTAGTAATAAGTTGCTGAACATGCTTGACAAATTTATTATCTGGATTTACTATATCATTATAATTATCCGGAATTAATATAAAATTACCAGGTTCTTTAATACAAAGATAATCAGCATTACAAAATTCTAAGTATTCTGTATTTAATTCTAACGGTACACTTACAGGTATTTCAGATGTTACACTAATCATTAATAGTCATCCCCATTGATATTAATGCCAAATACTGTATTTGGCTCGCGTACAGACGCTTGAACAAAAGATAAATGCTGATATTCATCTTTAGTAAAATCAAAAGATGAAAGTTTAATATCTTCATTTTTTAATACATTTTTAATTACGTTAGTGAATTTTTCAGGAAAAATGCTTATATTTTTAGATTCAATATATGTATGAGCATCTTCACATTGACGAATAATAATATATCCGTCAGTTAATTTATCAATTGTAGATTCAATAGACCGAATTTGATGCCAAATTTTTGCTGCAGTTGTCTCAATAACAAAAATTTGGTCATCATTCCAATCCATACCTTGAACAAAGTCTTTTGTATACTCAGATACATAACTTTTATCATATGAGGTTGATCCGATAAACCATTCTGGATAATACGGCATCTCACAATCCATAAGATCATATAGAACTTTCATCATTCTTTGGTGATATTCATCTGATGCGATCGTGCTATAGTATGACTCCATCGTATTTAAAAAGTCGCTACGTAAATTGGGCTTAATTTTTAAAAAACATAATGAACTGGCATAATGGCTCATGTTAGAGTACTCCATACTGAAGTCATGTTTTTAGATTTTAAAAATTCATAATATTTGTGTTTAATATCATTTACTGAATGATCCATTTCGATTTTGCATAAATCTTTCATATCAACATTTTCTTTTTCACAAAATTCTTTTGCAATAATGTAGCGGTTACCAAATTTATTATTAATGATATTGCGCGGATCAAATAATTCATGAGAAGTTGCTGTACAACGGCCTTTATCAACCGCATCATGTGTGTCGCATGATCGGTCATAGCGATATGCTCCATCGGAACAAATTAAACACTCATATGATTTAGTATCAGTGCGTCCTAAAATACGAACAGTTTCGCCATTTTGTAGTTGATACTCTTGACCGACTTTAAATTTAAAGTTTTCGGCTTTAATATCAGTTCTAATTTCATACATTTTTTCATAATCATATGCTTCAAGTTTGCCAGTACCATACTGTACATAAGATCGATCTTTTAATGTATTAGTAATTTCATATCGCAATTGTTCAGCTCGTGCTAAATCAATACGTTTCATACTATTCCAGTTGGTCCACATAGTAAACATTTCTGCATTATTTACTGGTTCTTTAACAGAAATAATATCTTTCGTCATGATAAGAATATCTTCATCATGTATTGGATGTACCATGATACTGACAATTTTCTTTTTGTCATCTAAATTAATCTTTTTAATGATTACTCGCGTGGAAAGGCTATCTTTCCATTTCATAATATATTCTTTATCTTTTTTAAAGTTCATACGTCAGTCCTTATTTGGATTTAAACAGCGATATTATTGCATAAATTACAAAACCAATAGCCGCTGTATTAACAATTATAAAAGCTATAAATGATGCAAATATACCGTGTAGTCTTTTAACTAATGCATCATGTGCATACCGCCAACAAAAAAATATGGCCGTTAGATTAATTATTACACTAATAATGCTCATAATGGTTAAAAAAGTATGCATTTGCAAGTCTTATATATGTGATATGACAATTATAGCAAATATAATTTTATATGTATATACATTTTTTTAATTTTATATTATTATATATTTTTACAGGAATCTTTATATGTATAAAAAATATCCTAGAACATTTCATCTTCCTTTTAGTGAAGGTGTAAATTCAGATGATAAAGTATTAAAAGATTTATCATCATTTGAAGGTAAACAAATTGTAGTTACCTTAAAAATGGATGGTGAAAATACTACTTTATATAATAATCATATGCATGCTCGATCAATTGATTCCGCTTTTCATGAAAGCCGATCATGGGTGAAACAATGGTGGAGCACCTGGAAACATGATATTCCAATGAATATGCGTATTTGTGGTGAAAATTTATTTGCTCGCCATAGTATTATCTACTCAAATTTAAAATCATATTTTTATGGCTTTAATATTTGGATTGACGATAAATGCTTAAGCTGGGATGAAACACTTGAATATTTTGATTTATTCAATATCACACCAGTTGAAGTAATTTATGATGGTATATTTGATATCAAAATTCTTGAAGAACTAGCAAAAAAATTGGATACAAATATCCATGAAGGCTTTGTTGTTCGTAATAAAGACTCATTTGACTATAACGAGTTTTCAAAAAATGTTGTCAAATATGTTCGTAAAAACCACGTCCAGACCGATAAACACTGGATGCACGCTGCAATTGTGAAGAATGAATTATGCTAAAAATTATTAAAGATTTATATAATGGACAGCAACCAGATTGCTTTATTCTTATACAAGAATTAAAATTCATATTTCCATTATTATTAGAATACCAGGATACCCCGCAAGATGAAATATGGCATGCCGAAGGTAATGTACTAATTCATACAATGATGGTATTAGATGAAGTATATAAAATTATCAATACTCAAAAATTAAGTAAAGATGATCAAGTTGTATTAATCTTAGCCGCATTACTACATGATATTGCAAAACCAATTACAACAATCACTGAATTCAGTGAACGTGAAAACCGTATATGTGTTAAAGCACCAAAACATGAAATTATTGGTCGTGATTATCTTGCATACCGCCTATTAGAATTAGGCATTAATGAATATGTATATAAAAATGTTATTTCATTAGTAGCATATCATCAAGTACCCAAAATGTTAGTTATTCGAAATAAAGATCGGTATGATTATATTCATCATATGCAAATGGTAAATTATAAATTAATGTACCTATTAGAAGTTGCTGATATTAAAGGCCGCCTTTGTCACGATGAAGAATCGCAATTACAATATCTTGAAGAATATAAAATGTTTTGCGAAGAATATGAGCTTGTCACAACCGATTCTTATAACGATGTGATTGGAACTTATTTGATTTCTAAAAATGAATTATATTCATTGGACGAAGCTGAACATAAGTTATGGGATCATAAAAATCATTCGCATGTAACTGTTTTATGCGGCATCCCAGGTTCAGGAAAATCAAGTAGCGTAACCGGTGATAATGTAATTTCATTGGATACTATTCGAAAAGAAATTGGTGATATCAATTATAAAAAATCATCGGAAGTTTTATTAATCGCAAAAGAACGTCTAAAAGAATGTCTTCGTAAAAAAGAAGATGTTATTTATGACGCAACAAATTACCGCAAAGACTTTAGACAAAAAATATTTGATTTATGTCATGCTTATCATGCAAGAGTAACAGTTCATATGATAATGAAACCATTAAAACAATGCTTGATAGATAATAGAGGGCGTGATAATCAAGTTGATGATGGATATATTATTCATCAATCAAATCGATTTGAATTTCCAGAATATGGTGAATATCATGAATTAAAAATAACATTAAAATAATAAAAAGGACCGTTAGGTCCTTTTTATTTACTTCAATAATGAAAAATCTGTTAGCTGAATATCATATCCAGTGGATTCATTAAATTTAATGAACGATTCTTTTAATAACTTAGTAAATCCATTATGGTCAAATGTATCAAATATAAAATCAAATTCAGAATATTTAATAAATCTAACAATAAGTTCTTCGTAACCAAATTGATCGATAATCAAATCCAAACTACTATCTGTATTAATTTTAATTCGTTTTAAATTGTTTGCCCACTCAAATTCAATATTAAAGCCTGAATAAAATAAAAATATAATAAATTCATCGTAAGAATTAGGCATTATTTATATCTCCATGTTAATAAAAATTATAATATAGACTACTCGGTTTAGATCGATCTAATGTAGGTTTACCATACTCCTGATATAATGGGGTATAATAAGTTTTTACAAATGTATGTACTTTACCTAATCGTTCGGGCTCAAACTCTTGTAAATATCCTAATAATGCCGACTTAGCGTCATTATATTGTGTTGATATAATTGTACCATAATATGGTTGGTAAAAATCAGGATGGTCACAACTAGCGGGAATATATCCTGTTTTTACTCCATATTCTAAGCATTCCTGTTTAGTTAAATCTTCAAATTTCTTTTTAAAGCTATCGATAACTGTAAAACTCATGCCACTTAAATGAAATATTTTAGTTGGGGCTGATTTATAACTTTCAGGTAATAAAAATAAGCATTTATAGCCATCTTTAGCTCTGGAAACTTCATGATCCTTTAAATACCAATCATCTAATATTTCATATATTTTCATTTTTTTACTCGTCATCCGCTCCATGAAATTCATGAATTTCTTCTTCTAATGCAACTAAGATATCAGGTATACTCATATCTTCGAATCGTTCACAATAAATATCATCTGGACCACGCGCTTTTAAATAATCTCGATATAAAAATAATGGGATTTCATCTTCAAAGCACTCATAAATATTTCGAACATATTCATCGAAATAGGCATATAATTCATTAAGTTCTTCTAAAAAGTCGCTGTCTTTTATATCACCGTCATAGCGATCATATAAAATCTGTAAAACATGATTTGCAAAGTTTGATCGATTATCCATTATTTTCACCATTCAATATAGCTAAAACCAACCCAGTAGTAATTACCGGTTACCTCATTATACATATGAATATCATAACTTTCATATCTGCTATGTCTATAAATATATTCATACAGTTCAGTTTTTGTCTTATTTTCATCAGAAAGACAAATTCGTTCAGAATATCTTCTTGGATATTTTTTATACAAAGATGATAACTTATTCGCAATCATCTTTGTATCGTGTCGATTCTCTACTTTAAATTCAGTTAATAACGGCCAATAAAGTCTCTCATTAAATGTCTTATCATCTAATGTTTTAACTGGTTCATCAAATTCTTTATTAAAGCATATATTAATTGGTTGAACTATATTAGTCTTATTTTTAATAATTACATTATTCTCTTGAATATAAGTATTAACAGTTTTATTAATAAAACTAATAATAGACTGATTTGTCTTATCAGAAAATATATTATATAAAAAATTATTTTTTAATGATTCTAATAAATTGACTTTTAAATCACTATAATCATGATCGGTATTCAAATGAATATTTACTACTAGTTTGCCATTTTCAATAGCGACTGTAAATAAATCATTTGTATAATATAAATCTTCATTCATTATTAAAACTCTTACTTTAATTTTTTACGGAAATTTCTTCTAGCTTCATCAGCTTTTACTTTCTGATATGAAATAATGCATATTCCCATAAAAATTAAAATAGTATGTGCAATAAATGGTGCTAATACTAACCACCAAGACCAATCAATTTTTTCTAGCAATTTTAAAGTAATAAAAACAACAGTTAAGCTTAATAAGAAAAAGCGCATTAAAATCTCCAATTTAATGTGTATATATAATATACATCATTTTACGATTTTAATACGCTTTATTTTAAAAAATTAATGCACCGTGAAAATATAAACCCGTAAAAAATGGTACGTTAAAATTATATTTTTCAGCAATTTCAATTGATACACATTCGTATACCATTACACCGCCATATGATTCACGGCTGCTTACTACATATAGTTTTTTATTTGTGTCTTTATGTGTTACGATCATAATGTATTCCAATAAGTTAATTAATAAGTTGAGATTAAAATTAGCTTACTGGTCTGATTTCGTCTTTAGTATAATTAGAATTTTTAAGTTGCTGATTAATATACAAATCAATCATTTTAATTTTATAGTATGATGGCATATTATTAAAAACGTAATCTACATTTTTACCCGATTTACGAGCAAGCCATAATACATAAGCAAATGGTTGATGATTAACTGCAATTGCAAAATCAATATCAGATTTTAATCCATTAGTTGTATAATATACAGAATTCATTTTTGCCATAAATTTATCAATAAGTGAATCTACATTATTCAAATAATATACGTCATCCGGATATACTTCTGCAAATGCTTGCTGCTTATTTAATAATAATACTTTAATCATACGTTTAATAGTTAGTTGCCAATCGCCAAACATATTTTTAATCATTAAACGATCTTTAGAATCTGATTTAAATTCAGTAACTTTAGTCGTAATTAATCGTAGTGGGTCATTGCGATGAAGATTATTCCATTCATCCTGGACCTCTTTATTAAAATTAATAAGCTTTGTCTTAATAGATTCAGCTGAATCTGAATGCTTTATAAATAAGTTTTTCCAATAAGATAGGTACGTTTTTTTACCTTTATCATAATCAGTATAAATATTATGAATTTTTAATTCATTTTCTTTATTGGTATAACCAATCATAACAGTCTTAGTTGATGGCTTGCTTGCCACAATAACAGCTCGACGAACTGTTAAAAATCGATCATATAAATTCATGACGTTAGTATCCCATAAGTGCTATTTAATTTAAATTTAATTGCATTTTTATCTGCATTTAAACGTGGAAGTTCATGCATAAATTTTTCATATGATGATCCAAGTAATTTTACCATTTCTGTTTGTATAACTTCTAATCTATTATCAATATCTCTTAATAGATCATCAACAATATAATCATATCGCATATCAATCCATTTTTTATTGTAAAATGATAGTGAATTAAGATAAGAAGTTGTAATAAATGTTTTTTCCTTTGCATGCACCATTAGCGATAATAACAAATATTTGTCATGTGCATATTGAGTTACCGCTTTAAAATTACTTGATCCAATATCATCAATAATTTCTTTTTCAAGATTTTTAATTTGTAATATAATATCATTACGCTGATGTACTAATTCAATGCTCATTTTCCCATTCCTCTAAAGAACATTCCATAAATGTTTTATCTAAAGAACCACATGCGTGACAATCGTCGGACGATGAAGTATTTTCATATCCGCAACTATTACAGTGGCCATATACAATTATAATTTCATCATCCATCTTAATTATCCTTTCGTTACATACATTTTATATGCGTCAAATAAGTGAGTTCTATGATAATGATCAGCTAATTCTTTTAATTGATTAACTGATTTACCTTTAATAATACGTGTACCCATCATATTCATAATGGTTAGCTCTTTTGCATTTGTATCTATCAACATAAATCCAATAGATGAATTACCAGTTAAATGATTTAATCCTTTTGACCAAAAAATTGGCCGAATATCTTTAGGAACAATCATGTGCAGGTCCTTACTTTACCTAAGACTATTACCACATCACCAGGCTTTTTATATTTACATTTCTCTGATCTGACATTAGTCATATTGTCATCTATACTTTTAACAATAAAGAATAGTATAATTAATACGATAATTATCATTAGTGGAGTCAAAAATTTATTCAATTTTACCATTCCTTAAATTCATCAAATAAGGATTGCTGATAAAATTCAGTAATCCACGTTGCATCATCAGATAATGCATATGATTTTTCAATTTCCCAATCTTCAAAACTGCAAAGACTAATAATATACTTTTCTAGTTCATTAGAAAGTACATCATCGACAATGGCCCGACCATAAGTGTCACAACCATCACGACCGCCAGCATAAAAGAAAAATACAGGTTTATCATCAAATGTAAGATATCCAAGTTCCCATGTACGACGACCATCGAAACAAAAATTTTTGATAAATTTTACTTTTACTCGTGCGTCTTGTTCTAGACGAGTGGAATCAATACGATGACTATATTCATCATCGAAAAATTTCCAATGATAAAACATACGATTATCTATGCCAATCTTTTCTTCTTCAATTGGCATATTCAATAAGTCATTAAATGTAACCTTACGCATGAGATGATACTCGACCAAGATGCGTGTAGATATAGCTTTCATTACCATCGGCAGATGTTTCAGCATGAACCGCATTATCAAGCGCGTCAAAGAACGAATCAAATGCTTCACAACGATCTACACAATTTGATGCGATATCGAATTCTTCAACAATAAATTCTTTCAAAATATCTTCTTTGATTACGTAATCGCGACCTGGAATATCTTTATGTCGAACCAGAATAGAATTTTCGCCAAGGTAACAAATTTGTACATTGTGATAAGGTACACCGGTATCAACAGCAACAGCCGGCATACCAGCATATGTGTCTTTGCTTACTTTAATACCAAGTGCAAATAATGATAAAACTAATTCAGCTTGTGTAATCATGGTCGTATCTCTATACGTTAAGTTAATATAGCTATTATACGCAAATATAAATTAAATGTATATACATTTGATATGAATTATTCATGCTTTTTATATAAATATTGACCGTATAAAACTTTATTTCCCATATTTGTAGACATTCCAGGTAATTTATGTGGTATACAATTAACTAATTCAGTATATCATCAATAAGCAGTAACTCTGATTTTTCAAAATCACCAAAAAAATTATAAACGATTTTTTTTTTGAATTTTTATCATGTACACAAATCATTACTGTTTCAGCTGAAGGCTTACACGCAACAATAATAGCATGTCGAATTACGAGAATACGATCTAATAATTTCATTTAGTGAATACCCAATCTGATCTATTTAATTATTTAAACAAATCAATTTTATACATATAATCAAATTATGTACACACATTTTATTAAATATAATTTGTTTGTAGAAATTGAAAATACATTAAATATTTTATATAAGCATTGGGAGAAAAACAATGACAACTATTAAGCCGTTAATAAAGAATTTTTTACTATACCAAGGCACTACATTTAAGGCCTTATTTAATTGGCAAATTGCCGAATTACCATTGGAACAAAATTGTATTGCAGCAATGCAAATCCGTCCCAACATTACTGACACACTTATAATATCAACTCTTACAACAGAGAATGGTAAAATTATTATTAATGCATCAGCTGGATTTATTGAATTAAAGATTCCGGCAACAGAGACTGCCACATTTGATTTCGTTAAGGCTGTATATGATTTAGAGTTAGAATTCCCTAATGGTGATAGATATCGTATTGCACAAGGCCAATTTTCATTAAATCCAGAAGTAACAAGAGATATATAATGTGGACAATATTGACGATATTACGGCTACAGTTGAAGAAGTAATTGTTGTTACGGCCGAAGAAAATGAATTAATTGCAATTACTTCAGCTGATGATGAACCTATTGTTTCTATTATTGATATAGAAAATGAATATATTGTTATTGATGCTAGCTATACAGAAGAAGAATCTGTTAATATAACAGATGTATTTGTAATAGAACCAACGCGCGAACAAGTAATAACAGTTGTTGATGAATATCTTGCGACACTTCCATTTTTAAATTATGCTATATTAACAAAAGCAGATTGGTAAAAATTGGGGGATTTAAATCCCCCAATTTTTTATGCTCTAGCACCTTGAATTGTAATATATACATTTGATAATGCAATATAAGATGTTACTGTTAATGAGTTAGCATCGATAGAGTCAACGTCTAAACTAATCATACTATTGTTTACATCTATAATATTAATTGTAAATGCATTACGATGTATAAGATTTAAATTATGCGTTATCACTAAAGGCGTGCCTGCGACAATATTAAATAATCCGCTAAACTGATGAACTGCTTTTGCAGCTTTTAATACGGCTGGAGTAATAACTCTTGTAGTATCAGTACCTGCAATTACTTCATCTGAAGTAGCAAGCTCGACAACACCAGTTTGAATGTCACTAGCAGCTCTAATAGCACTGTTACTTACTGCAGTCACACGACCTTTTGCATCAACTGTAATAGCTGGAATATCTAATGTTGATCCACTTCCGTAAGATCCTGCAGTAGCTCCAGAGTTAGCCAATGTCAATGCTGCAGTAGCATTAGCGTTACCATCAAATGATACAGACCAAGTTGCATCGCCTGTGGTAGATATTGTTCTTGCAGTCGCTAATTTTGTGGCAGTACCAGCGTTACCACTTACAGTTGTTTGAACTGGATGAACGTGATCGGCACGAGCATAATTTATTGACGTACCAATTGCAGCTGTACCAGGAGTAGTACCTACTACTGTACTAGCTAATCCAGTATCAACGACTCTATTCCATGTTAAGTTTGTTGTACCAATCGTATCAGTTGTTTTAAAGTCGGTATCAAAGCGTAATCCACCATTTACAGTACCAGAGTCTACATTAACATTTGAACCGGCGAGTTTAGTAGATGTATCTGCGTCAGGTGATCTTGTCCATGCAGTTGCTGATACAATATAAATACCATTCGCTGAAGCAGTAGATTGATCTTTTACTAAAACACGGTCGCCAGCAACTAATGTAATACCATCAACTGTTTGTGCACCAGATAATGTTATATTTGCTGTAGTAGCGGCACGTACACTTTTCTTAACAGCTGCATCTGGCATATAAGATAGATCTAGCGTTACCCAAGTTGGCGCACCAGTACCGTTTGATTTTAATATTTGATTTGCCGTTCCAGCCGCAGTAAATGCATTTGTTGAAGCTGTTGCACCATATAAAATACCGCCTTGAGTTGAAGCTGCTAAACCAGTACCACCTCTACCAACAGCTAATGTACCCGTTGTTAATTTTGATACATCTAGACTTGGAATATCTGAGGATACTAATACGGTACCTGTTGTTACACGGCCTTTGGCATCGACAGTAACTTTTGGATATGTTCCTGCTGTTACTCCACTATTTGCGAGCGTAATATCTGCAGAAACATTTGCACTACCGTCAAATGATACAGACCATGCTGCGTCACCTGTTGCTGCAATTGTTCTTGTAGTTGCTAATTTTAATGCTGCATCAACAGTACCGCTACCAGCAGAAATAGCTACATATGTACTACCAGACCATCTATATACTAAGTTTGTATCTAAAGCAACATATATTTTACCAGAAGATCCAGTTACTGGGAAAGTTGCAAGAGTTGCATATTCTAATACGTCGTCAACAAAGCTAGGTAATTGAGATGAAGGAATAATACCAGTAGCATCTAGTGTAGCAACACCATTAGCAACACCTTTTTGAGAAGATGGTATTGCAGCTGCAGCAAGATCATAAGCGGATTTAACTGCACTTGGTGTAGCAGCTTGTGTTGTACTTGTATTATTAGTTGCACTATTTAATTGTACAATACCGGCCTGTGATGTTGATGCAGTTTGTATATTTGTATTCGTTACACCAGTTACACGACCTTTTGCATCCACTGTAATTGCAGGTACGGTTGTTGCAGTACCGTATGAACCCGCTGTTACACCAGAGTTAGCTAGTGTAAAGGCAGCTGAAGCATTTGCACTACCGTCAACAGAAACAGACCAAGTACCATCACCAGTTGTGCTGATAGTTCTTGCTGTTTGCCATTTAGAAGACGTTGCAGCATTACCAGTAATATCCTTAATCAATGATCTTAATGCTTGACCACCAGCACCCTGTATCAACGTAGGCGCTGTTACCCATGTACCGGCTGTTGCTTGGTTTACATCAATAAACCCAACAATTCTAAATGCAACATTTGTTCTTATAGAGGTAGAATATACCACGTTATCAGAGTCAGACGCAGTAGATAATGCTGTTGTACTTACCAATTGAGATTCATCAAAATTGAATGTACCAGCTGCGTTAACAACAGCGAGTTCAACTGTACCACTATTATCAATGGCTAATATAACTATACGTGCATTTGTAGCATTTAGAGTACCTAATGTTGCTCCATTAGGTATAACTAATGATATATTTGTCGGTACTGTTCTAGTATATACTGCACTAGATCCATTAACTATATCTCTAAATTCAAGTGTAGTAGCATTTAGACCAACTGTTAAATTATTAGACGCTACAGATGCAGAAATTTTTTGAATTTTTTCACGAAGATCGCCAATATTAAGTTTATTATCGTTTAAAAATTTACCTTGATTTGCAGTTAATGCTTGTGTAGTTGAATCACTTGTCAACGTATCATTTAGTTGTACAATACCAGCACTAGTAGTAGTAGCAGGTCCTACATTTCGTTGTTGTATATGTGCCGTTGTTGATCCAGTAAATAATATTAGATCTCCAACCTCTACATCCGATGACGGTGAAAATGTTACACCTGTCATTGTAAGAGTACCGGCAGCACTTACGATATATTCGTATCCGGCAGCAGCAATTGCTTGTGTATCTAAGTTAAGATTTGCATCAACGGTACCTTTGTATATAACATTACCGTCAATTTCGGCACTTTGTGGTATAAAAGTAGTACCGTTCCACACAAATTCCTTTTTAAATGTAGAATTCCAAACAACTAGACCTTCATTAGCAGATGATAATGATGATGCTAATGTATTCATTTCTGCATCAGTTACATTTTGGTGTCTGGCGCCAACTAATTGTCCTACATTAACAAGATCAATATCATGATAATATTGTTTTGCGGTCATTTCATTATCCTTATTATTTTATATGTATTTAAAAGTTTTATTGATCAATTTTTTCAGCGCATACAACGCAATAAAATTCATCTGGTAGATGTTGTCTATTTATTTCAGAAATATAAGATTTATAACAGTGATCTTTTTGAAAGAAAAATAATAAATCAATAAATTTTCTAAATGTACCCCAAAATTTATTTTTGTCTCGTAATCTATATGCACGTGATGAAATAGTTTCATCTGCCATTCCACCGAATAGTGTATTTATAAATTGATCAAACGCTATTGCTACTTGTAGTAATTGTTTTTTGCTCATTGCTTTCCCCATTATTATTCTTATTGTGATAATCCGTATGCCCAAAGAGCGTCAAGATGTTCGCTTGATAGATTTAATAAAATAGCCATATACATAATAGTATTACTATTTCTTAAAAATACTGGTGACTCATCATATTCTATTTTTACACGCATTTTTAAATATGGATCAGTTATACCATCTAATGCATATTCAACCTGTTCTAAAATATTATTATCTAATAGTGTCAGCTTAAATTGCCGTCTTGTTAATGGCGGCATATTATCCAATCTACTATTTTCTATTTCGCTAACAGATAAATGATTTTGCGGATTTATAATTTTATCTATTTCTACTGATGATAATTCAATCATATCATCTGTTACTAGATAAAGCTGATTATCGGTGTAACCATAAATTTTATTATCTTTTTTATAGTATTTCATAGTTCCACCCAATTTAAAATAATACCACCATCAATAGTATATGTAGCCATTGACGGCACGTTAAATACAAGCTGTGTTTTTATTGATCCAAATGTGTTTGCTGATATCGATGACACTAATACATCATCAACATATGTATTTATAATTTTAGATGTTGTTATAAGAGATATAGAAACAAATATACTATCCGGTAGTGTATTTGTATAGATAATACCCGGATATCTATTAGCTGTTACTTTATTATATTTTAATTTATCGTGTTGATAGATAATATCATCATACATAAAATTAACTCCAACCTTTTATTTGTATTTAAAGATTGGAGCTAATTATTATAGATATGTTACATACTAGTTATTGATTTTTCATTGAAGGAGGGTTCCTGTCCAGTTGTTTGGCCAAGGTGCCGATGTGGTAAAATTATTTGCTGATGGAACAACTATGTTGCGGTGGTTTACTAAGTCGTAAACATTGCCATTCACATCAACAACCTCGATTCTGTGAAGTGTAATATTGGTAGACACCTGTCTTATCAGTAGAAGAATGCCTGCTTCGTAAGGTGCGTTTGTGCCTACTGTGCTGTAGGTTGGTTGACCACCACCACCACCACTGTATGGAGTAATGCCGCCAACCCTTGCGTGAGCAAAGTAGTTTTGATAAGGACTAGCTGTAGGAGTGGTAGTCATTGGAAAATGAGCAATTACCGCTCCATTCTGATCGTAAGCAAACGCTTCTTTAAGTTGAATGCCTGAGTTTTCAGTTGTGACGACGACTCGTAGGTATCTTGAATAGGTTGTTGGGTTCTCATTTTGCGGGTTGCTCGATTTTGACGAAGCCCAGGACCCAGTGTAAATGCTGTACTCGAAGTTGGACTTGCCGTAAAAGTCACTCATGCCAATTGTTGACACCACTGCTTCTTTCTTGGCTAACTTTCGGAATCGACTGTCGTTCAGGCTAATATTTGTCGTTGGAGCCAATCCCAATTCAACGCAAATATCACTAATTGATATTTGACCTGTAGTCGGTAATGCCATTATTTACACTCCAGAACAGCTATCCTGTTTTCAAGTTCTTTAATTGCTTCAACCAATAGACCTACGATATTACCATATGCAACAGATTTATAATCTGCACCTTGCACAACGGCTTCAGGTAATACTTTTTCTAGTTCTTGCGCGATTAAACCAGTTTGTCTTTTACCGGAATCAATACGAGTATATGTATAGCCATTAAGCTGTTTAATTTTATCAACTGCATTTGCTATTTTTTCAATTTCAGTCTTTAATCGTGCATCAGAAAATGCGGTAATATCCCCGCCCGCTACTATGGCACCATTACATTGAAATGCGCCAGCCGCAGAAATTGAAGCGATATTACCACCAGCCGCATTTCCAGACTTGAAGATCCACCCTCGGTTTGTCGCGCCGCTCATAGTGAAGTATGTTGCCCAATCGCCAACTACACTTCCATGCGTACCAAAGGTTGCTGTACCTGAGAACGCAAGACCGTAACTAGGCATACCAGCATTTGCACCACCATACAAAGAAAGACCAACTCCATTAGTTTGCACTGTATTAGTTATACCTATAGCAGTTGCAGCGAATGTTCCGGTTAGTGTTCCGCCAGATAGTGGTAACTTTGTAGCATCTGCAACAGTAATATTAGCTGTACCATTAAATGACACACCGTTGATTGTTCTTGCTGTTTTTAAAGCTACCGCTGTTGCAGCAGAACCAGTATCAGATGCATTTACTGCTTGAACAAATGCGGTTGTTGCAACTTGTGTTGTATTGGTAGTAGAAGCTGCCGTTGTTGATGTTGGTATACCTGTTAATGCAATACTATCAAAGTCATTGAAAGCATCTTGTACATTTGTACCATCAGTATAAATTAAGTTACGTTTACCTTGAGCAACTGTAACACCTGTTCCGGCAGAAGTTTTTACTGTTAAAGTAAAAGCACCGGTCGTTCCATTGATTGCTGCCCATAAACGACGATTTGTTACAGGAACAACGACAATCAAATTAGAAGTTAAAGCGCCTGCAAAATACAAAACGGCATTTGATACTTCAGCATCGGTCAATGTAATAGTGCCGCCAGTCAATCCTGTTTTAGATAAATATCCACCAACGGTATTTTGAACAAATGCAGTTGTTGCAATTTGTGTTGTATTAGTACCATCCGTGGCTGTTGGGGCTGTTGGCGTACCTGTTAAAGTGGGAGACGCTAAAGGCGCTTTTGTTGAATCCGCTACTGTGATGTTAGCAGTGCCGTCAAAGTTTACCCCATTGATGGTTCTAATGGTGGCTAGTTTAGTGGCAGTTGCGGCATTTCCAGTAATAGATTGGGCTCCGGTAATGGTCAATTTACCAGCGGTATCTGAAGAAACTGTGACTGTGCCTGCACCGGTTACTTGAGTAGAAGTTCCTGGGGAAGCATTAGCTGTGCCAACTTTCTCAACAATATTAAGAAAAGTATCGGTGTTCGTTGTCGCGGCATTTGTCGTACCGGTCGCGGATGTAGAAGTAACTAAACTAGTCACCACATCAGTCCCTGCAGTAACCCTCCCCTTGGCATCTACTGTTACCGACTTATAAGTCCCAGCAGTTACGCCAGAGTTAGCTAAAGTCATTGCGGCGGACACGTTAGCTCCACCATTAAAAGAAACAGAACCTGTCACATCTCCTGTATAAGTAAATGTTCTCGCGGTCTTTAAGGTAAGAGCAGTAGAGGAACTACCTGTGTCTGCGTTATTAACCGCTTGAACAAAAGCTGTACTTGCCACCTGAGTGCTATTGGTGGCAACAGCAGCAGTAGGTGTGGTTGGAGCACCCGTTAGCGCAATATTTTCAAAATCATTAAACCCATCCTGAACATTTGTTCCGTCGGTGTAAATGAGGTTTCGTTTACCTTGTGCAACAGTTACCCCTGTACCACTTGCTGTCTTAACAGTCAGAGTGAAGTTACCTGTGGTGGCATTAATTGCTGACCATAAGCGACGGTTTGTGACAGGTACGACGATTATAAGGTTAGAGGTTAGGGTTCCAGAGAATGAAAGAACGGCATTAGAAACTTCAACATCTGTTAATGTAACTGTCCCTCCTGTCAATCCTGTTTTATTTAAATAACCACCCACCGTATTCTGAACAAAAGCTGTAGTGGCTAACTGTGTAGTGTTGGTACCATCCGTGGCTGTTGGGGCTGTTGGCGTACCTGTTAAAGCAGGGGAAGCCAGTGGTGCTTTAGTTGAGTCAGCAACTGTGATATTTGCAGTACCATCAAATGCCACACCATTAATTGTACGCGCTGTGGCAAGTTTTGTTGCTGTTCCAGCATTACCTGAAATATTCGTTGGCGTTGGCGCATGTGTTTGAATTGCACTCTTTAGAACCGCTGCCGTAATTAGTCGGGCTGTCGTTTCTGTTCCTGCAATTGCGTTTGCTTCCGTCATTTCCTCATAGGTGGTGTCTGTTGGAACGACCCATGTGCCGTCCTCTCGCAAGAACTTGGTTGTTGTAGAGCCAACTCTTGCAGGAACAAGACCAGCGCTATTCACTGAGAATGTTGGGATTGTTGTCGCGTAGTTTCTGGAATCGACCTGCGTAGCCCAACTAAGCCAAGTGCCATTGTTCTGAGTTCGAGTGAATACATCACCCGTACGCCAGTCAAACGCTTGCTGACCTGACCAAATGGCACTGTAGTTCAACGTCATTACGGCATGATCTGTACCTGTAGGTTTGTTTGCTGCCGAACTGTTTAGGTAGCGTACATTAAAGCCACCAGTGTTTAACGCATTTGCATCACCTGATGCGTAAGTCGCAAGTGGATTTGCAAACGTAGGTTCGCCAATGGTGATGTTGCCTGAACCGTCAAATGACACGCCGTTAATTGTACGAGCTGTGGCTAACTTGGTCGCTGTACCAGCGTTACCAGTGATATTTTGATCACCTGTAATTGTTAATTTGCCAGCAGCGTCCGAAGTGACTGTAACAGTACCCGCACCACTAATTTGTGTACTAGTACCAGCTGAACTTGGTGTCGTTCCAACCGTTTCAACTACATTGAGATATGTGTTTGTATTTGTTGTGACAACATTTGATGTACCAGTTGTAGACGTTGAAGTGACTAGCCCGGTAACTAAAGCTACACCAGCAGTTACACGACCTTTCGTATCAACAGTTACGGCCTTATATGTACCAGCAGTGGCGCCAGACGATGCTAATGTCAAAGTACCTGACACATTAGCACTACCATCAAATGATACCGACCAAGTCGCATCGCCTGTGGTAGATATTGTTCTTGCAGTTGCAAGTTTTGTGGCAGTGGCCGCATTACCTGTGATTGTTGTTTGAACTGGATGAACATGGTCAGCTCTAGCATAGTTTATTGATGTCCCAACCGCGGCTGTACCCGGTGTTGATCCAACAATTGTACTAGCTAATCCAGTATCAACGACTCTATTCCATATAATAGATGTAGCATTTATTGTGTCTGTTGTTTTAAAGTCAGTATCAAATCGTAGACCACCATTTGATGTACCAGAGTCTACATTAACATTTGAACCTGCAATTTTAGTGGATGTATCTGCATCTGATACGCGAGTTAATACCCATGGAACCGCTGTTGTACCTAATGTGCTTACATAATAAATACCATTTTGTAAATTTGCAGATTGATCTTTTACAAGTACACGATCATTTAATGCAACTGTAATACCATCAATAGATAATGCTGCAATAGTCTGATACCATGTTGTATTAATAAGAGTTCCGGTTGCAATTGTAAATGTAATTGCTCCTTGTGTGGTAGCAGTTACAGTTTCTGTACTAGACCAGGATACAGAAGTAGTTGTACAAGCAGTTACAATAAAATTACCGTTATATGTAGCTGGAACAGCGCCTGTAATAGTAATTGTTGAGCCGACAGCATAAGGCGCATATGATTGTGTAGCAAATGTTGACGTTGCAGTTGTTCCATTACTTGTAATTGCAGTTGTATTAATAGTAGCTCTATTACTAACTGTAAAAGATGTAGATGAATTAATTGATGTTATAGCTGTACCAGCAGCTAATTGTGCAGTTGCAACTGAAACAACTGCACCAACTTTTAATAATGTTTGTGTATTTGTTGTTATTGTAGTTGATCCAGCCGAAGTAGTACATCCAACAACTGGATTTGTTGATTTACCTGTTAATACGCCTGCGCTAAATGTTCCAGTCGATAAGTCTGACGTGGTTGCAACACGTACACTTTTCTTAACAGCTGCATCTGGCATATAAGATAGATCTAATGTCACCCAAGTTGGTGCACCAGCTCCATTAGATTTTAATACCTGATTTGTAGTACCAGCAGCAGTAAATGCGGTCGCTGATGCAGATGATCCGTAATAAATACCGCCTTGTGTCGCACCTGTTAAACCAGTACCGCCGCGGGCAATTGGTAAAGTTCCAGTAGTAATCTTTGCTGTATCTAAGTTTGGAATATCTGTAGCTGCTAATGTTGTTGCAGATGTAATTAATCCTTTAGCATTAACTGTAACTTTAGTATATGTACCGGCGGTGACGCCTGAATTAGCTAACGTTAAAACCGCACTTACATTAGCTTGACCGTCAAATGTAACAGTCCATGCTGCGTCACCGCTTGCTGTTATTGTTCTTGGTGTTTCTAATTTTGATGACGACACTGCATTAGCATTCGCATTTAGCTTTGTAGCAGGATCAAAATTGCCGCGATGCCATATTGTATAGCCGCCAATAGTAGATCCGCTTTTTAACTCTGCCATTTATTTTACCTTTATAATATTTGGTTTTCTATAATATTTCCGCGAATATAAAAATTATCTTTATAAGATCGTGCCTGCACACTGTATAGTGATTTTATTTGTGCATCAGTTAGAGCAGAATCTATTAATATCATGTCTTTAATATAACTATTTAATGGATATGATGAATCATTATGTGCTATTCCATTAACAGCAAAATCGGTTGATGATGATGTTAAATTGATATCGGCTGTTCTATTTGCTTTTTGTACACCATCTAAATATATACTTGCAACAACACCACTTTTTACTGACACGCAAATATGATACCACTTATCTTTTTGAATAATACCACCATCCGTAACTAATGATTTTTGGGCAGGATCAGTCCATGAAAAAGTTAATCCATTGGTAGTATTAGCTCCAAAATACCACTTATTCCATGCGCCACTCAATCGCCATACGCTATTCTGCTTATATTTTACCCACATCATAAAAGTAAATTCAGACCAATTATTTGACGTTACATTATTACCTGTATAATTAAGTCTCGTCCAGTTTCGTGTTGTTAATACAAATGGTGTAGCAAATGTACCGGCTTCCATTTGTACTTCTGTATATAAAAATTCAAACTCATCAGATGTACCAACAATACCAACACCACAATTAACACCACTTGCAGCTAAAGAGTATGTACCAGAAAATTCATACCAACCATCGCCTAAATATTCTACGGATTGATATGCTGAATTACCACCTGCCCAATGTATTGCTATTCTATTGCGTATATCTTCACCTGAAATACTTTTTGCTTTAAAGCTTATTGTATAACTAGACCCAGATGTAATGGTAATATATAATCTGGCCGATGCCCACCCAGCTAGATTTGCAGTTGATGTTTTACTAGCTTTATAAATTGTATATCCTTCTGGTGACGAGCCATATACAGATACTGATATATTTGCATCGGGTGTTGCCGGTATTGCTTGACTATATAAATTTGTTGTACTTAATCCAAGCCACATCGAATTTTTTGTAATTACAGTATTTGATTCTAATACAGGAACAATATTTAAATAGCTGTTTTGCCCATTCGTTAATAAAGGAAAATATGATGCCGCTGGTGGGATGTCTGGTATTTTTTCAATTATGTTATCGGCATACATTTTCCCATTATTATCAATTTTCATTGACTGACCATATAATTTTTTAACTTCTGCATCTGATAACTGTCTATTATAAATACTCAAGTCTCGATATGTTGCATTAGGCATTGATGTATTGCCCATTGATAAATAAGTTATATTTGTAACGTCTTCACTACTAATATTTTGTCCAACATAAACACCATCTACATAAACACGAAATGTTCTATTATTAACTGCCACCAATGTATACATATGTTCTTTATTATCCCATGTATTAGTATTATATGTATAATGTGTTGTTGTACCAGTCCAACCAGCAGATGTATTACCTTTTATATATACACGTAATGCTTGTACATAATGCCAAAATGATATTGATGCATTTGAATAATAATTATTCATTTGAAATATCATTGGTGACGCAGCTTGATTTATTATTTGAGTAAACGGTCTAAAACCGGTATGATATAAATTAATTGTATATGGTGGTAATAATTTAAATGGTATATCTATTCGACCAGCTGTATTACGACTTACTTGTGTATATGTTGTAGCAAACGGTTTTACCTCTAACTGTACATCGGTTAGATAATATTTTGCTCTAGCTGCTGTGCCATAAAAATTAAAATCTTGTGTCCCGTTAGTGGTATCAGTTGTAAATGAATATTGATATGTTTGCCACTGTCCTATTGTAGAATTTATTTCAACATAAGAATTCCATTTACCTTTTGGATCAAATACGATTGTGCCACTTATTAAAAATACTTTAAATGATACTGTATATGTTGTATTTGCTAATAGCTGTATTGTATACATATAATGAGATGTATCTGTATAATATCCAACATCATTATATAAACATGACTGATCATATAAATATGTTGGCTCTAATGTTGCATTACCTATATTACCACTAATGAGATTCCATCCATTTATACCATCTTTAAAATTACCATTTATAATAAGGTTATTTGTTGTTTCATGGATTGCTAACTTATTATTTGTAAATACTATTCCATTAGCGGCCGATGGATTTACAGTAGTTCCTAAATTTTTAAGATCATGCATTTTGCCAACTGATGTTTCAACATATTGACCTTCTATAAAGCTGTCAAAAATAGTAAACCAATTTATACCATCTTCGGATACTTCAGTTTTTGTATTATAATATGTTCTACCATCACCATAATAATGCCATATTTTAATAAATTCAAGTTCATAAGTATCAGCAAGATCAAGCATTGACCATTGACTATTTGTACCAACACTAAAGTATGGATTTGTTGTTGTTATATTATTTGTTACTAATGGATCCCATGAGCTAAGTGATGACGTACCCGATTTACCAAACGCTACATTATTACCGCTATAGTCGAACGCTTGTATTTCAACCCAATGATTGCCGTTATTTATATTACTACCATTTAAATAATCCCTAATATATCTTATTTTTGCGGGGATATACGCTGATACTGTATTATCAAATGGATGATGTCTATATAAGCCGTCTAATATGCATGGCAGACGTTCATTAATTTCATTAGATAATAATAAATTACCATCCTTTATTCTAGCAACAGTTGTTGGCATATTATTACCTTATAATACAATAAAATCGATACAATTTTCAGTTGAGTTCCATACAATATCAATTTTACCGGATACATTTAATTTGTCAGTTGATATACCTTGTGATGCTTTTATTGCATAATTTGTACCAACATGCGTATCTGTATATGGGCCAATTGAGAAATGCGATTCTGATGTTGCGTTAAATGCAGTAGCTGATACATTACTATTAGATGTAAGCGGTCCTGTTAAAGCACCACCAGTTAATGGTAATTTATTATTACCGATATCGTATGCTTTTTTAACTGCATTTGCAGTTGCTGCTTCAGTCGTACTTGTACTATTGATATTATCATTTAATTGAACTACACCAGCCTGCGTTGTTGACGCATTTTGTATAGTTTCATGCGGTATAAACGATGTACCGTCCCATACAAACTCTTTATTTTGATCGGTATTCCATACAACAAGGCCTTTATTATTAGAGCCTAATAATGTTACCATTGCAGTCATATCGGCATTATTTACATTTTGGTGTCGTGCCCCTATTAGTTGACCAATGTTGACCATATCAATATCTTGGTAAAATTGCTTAGATACCATTTTTATTTCCCTATTATTGTTATTGTATGATTTTGTAAATTTATTAAACTCTGTACAATAATTGTATTATCGCTTAAAATTTTATATACGACAGATACTTCAGAACCGTCGTATTTATTTATCGTTACTTTATCTATTAAAGTAATGTCGTGCTCATCTGCTGGAATTGAAATATCAAACCCGCTTAAATTTTTCACGAACTTTTTAACTGTTAATTCATTAATATACTTATTTACAACATCTTTAATTGATGTCGTATCCATTGGTAATGCACTTATACCATCTTTGTCACTTACAAAAAGCTCATAACCTGCGTCTTTTTTTACAAAATATAAAGTGTTAGCTGTCAATACAGCCGGTATTGACGCAATAACTTTTTCAATACGTAAAATTTGATCATTCATTCTATTGGCTTATTTTAAAGTTTTTATGGTTTATAGATATTTCTTATAAATATCTATAACTATTTATTTAAAATACTTTTTGATAATTAATAAAGGTATCTATACTTTGTTGTTCTGGTTTAATGTATAGATACCGAATATATTCAAATAGACATATAAATCAAAATTATGAATTATTTGCGTTATATAAATAACGTACATATTCTATTTTATTGTATATATTTTGAGAAATATGAGGCCGAAGCATCATTAAATCTTCATTGATAAGTAATACATAGCCAAGATCATCAATAAGTGTTTTAACACAAACGACATTTTTTGAATCAAGACACTTTAAAATATTAATACATTGAGACCATACGACTAGAGATCGTCTATAATAATTAATTATATCTTCAATAGCAATGTCTCGATTAGGCAATGTAAGATATCGACGATCATCATTTTCAAACGATACAATAATTGACTTATATTTAATTTTATACGCTTTAAATGACGGTTGATGAGATACAATAGATTTAATACCCATTGCAGCTAAATCATGAAAAGTACCTACTAAATCAAGCTCTTGTCCATTCTCTACATCAATAATACGAATCATGTATGTACCATTTTGAGAATGGTCAATCCGCTTTACTTCATATCCTAAATGTTTCATTTTATAAACCTATATCGTAATTGCTAATATGCTCTATTGTTACATTAATATCATTGCGCGCATTTAAAGATCCAATAATTGGGCGTTCTGCCACATATTTTTTATAATAATATAAGTACAAGTTCCAAATAGTATCATTGGTAAATTGATCTTTTAAAGCAAATAATAATTTAAAATTACCATTACAAATATCGCGGACCTCTTCCAGGTACAAATATTTGTCATCCAATTTTTTTACATATTGGCCGCGCGATGAATAAATGTTATGAATTTCAGTAATAGTTTCACCATTATAATCTTCGATTAAAGTAACAGTATTATAATGAGCATCCATAATTTCTTGTGTATCTAACTTTAATACTTTGCCCTCCATTAAGACAAAGTATATATCAGTTAGATCAAATGAATGAGATTTAGTAATCCCATTCTCTTCATAGATAATTTCCATTAGCGTTGTCCAGATTTATACGCCGCATAACAAACATCGATATAATGATTTAATTGCTCTTCTGTAATACCAATTAAATCATTATCATAAGTAACCTTAATCATATCAATAAGGATACCAAGATCTTTACCCTTTAGGCCAGTTCGCTTCATTACATAACCACCTGGAACAGCTTCGCGGATAGCTTTACGACGTTCATATTCAATATCAAATTCAGCAATACTTTCATTCAACCAAGGATAATCAACTTTCGGGTCATATTCCAAATTATTAGTTTTACTAAAGTCAATATAATTTAAAAAATCATTATAAACTTTACGCTTTTTATCGCGAACACGATTACGGTTATTCAGATTTTCAAATTTAAATAACTCTGGATTGAAATACTTTGAGCCTTGTACATAATCAAACATTTCTTGATATGTATCAAATCCAGCTTTAAACTTTTCAACATCTAAATTAAGGATTCGCAAAATTTCATGCGGGTCAGTTGATAGTAAGAAACGGTGCCGTTGTGTGCGGTTATTAATATAATGATCGTAGAATAATCCATCCATCGCATGCGTCATATTAAAACGCTTAATAGTTCGGCCTAATAAGTTACCTAGGTCATTATGACTTAGATACGCTTGCGTATATTTGGCACGATCAGCTGCAACTGTAATAAAATCAACTTGATATTTGCCTTCATATAAAATTGATGCAAATGGGCTATTATTGATGAATAATTCATCTGTAATACCAAATTTATCAATATTATCAAGAACAACTTTTGCAGGTGAATTATTATCAGTAGATAATGTTTCTGGTGGGCGATCATCAATTAGAATGATATCGATATCACCAAAATCAGTTTTTTCATGAATAAAATCTACATCTAACCAGCGAATACCTAAGTCATCCAAAATAGCATGAACTTCTGATTTAACGCGATTAAACTCATCCATTGTTAATCGATGGGATTCTATTCCAGCTTTTGCTAAAAGAGCAGTTCCGCCCATAATAATTCTCCAATAAAAAAACGGTATAACTCATTATACCGTTTAATTACTTATTCGTATATGCATTTAATCATCGAAATGGTGACCTGCTAATAATAAAGAATGAATTATTTCAGGGTCATCAACTGGAATATTTTTTATAAACTTATGCCCCATATATTCAAATTCAGTATTATCTTCTTGCTGATTAATAAAAGCACGTGCTTCATCACCTTCTTTACGGGTAATAGTAACAAATTCAGTAAATAATTCTGCATCAAATGAACCATCCGCACGCGATGCAGTACGCATATCTTTATACTTATCACTAATTTTATGATATATAGTAGAATGTATAGAATCGACGCCAGATGTTTTGCCATCAACAATATTATGTGGTAAGTGTAGTACGCCATCTTTCGAATAACAGTAGATAGTCTCAAACGTCGATTGCTTAGTTAGATCAACTTCATCAATCTGAAAGTTATAATGCATAGTTAAAATAAAAAATGCAGAATGTGATGTTGAATCATATCCCAATGGAGTTTCAACTAAATTACCACTTCCGCCTAAAACATTTTGATAAAAATCAGTTGCACTTTTTGCATTCAATACACGACAAAATTCGCCAAACCAAACATATTGCATATCATGATCGTAAATCGCGCGATACATATTAATAGCATTAGTAATATGATGAATTTTTTCATCTAATTTAATAGATAATTTTTGCAAACTATTTGAACCTAAGCTTGCAAGCATATATGTTGCGATATTCATATTTAAATTCCTTAAAAAAGGATGCAAATGCATCCTTTATATTATTTGTTTGTTAGTAACAGTTTATCTAAATAGGATTCTTCTTTATCAAAATTTGGATGATAAATAAATTGCTTTTCTTTATCTTCTACAAGATTTTGTTCGTAGCCAAGACGATCCATATATTCATTTGCATATTCCAAATATAACGGACGTAAATCGCCTGTATTTTTGGCAACAACTATAGAGTGATGAGTTTCATCTACTGTAATAATTACGTATGATTCTGCAATTACATCATAAATGCTTACTAAAGTAGGGATAATTAAATGCGAACGCATGCTATTTTCAAAACAGCAATTGCCTGTTTTAGGGTTATAACCTGTTTTTAAATCTTTAAGCGCATCTTCCACATAGCTATAATTACCATTGGTATTCATGCCAATAATAGCAAAAGCATATTGTGGGTTTACTAGCTTATCAATAAAGCCAAAATATTTAGCCAATTCAATAGATTTATCAGAAGCAGCCATATAGCCTTGTTGTTCAAAGCAGGTAACAAGGTCATTCATATGATTAACGAATGAAGATTTAATTTTAGCAAGAACTAAAGAAGATGCGATTGTAGCCATTTTGTTTACCCCGTCAGGTATAATTAGTTTGTATATACATAATACCGCTTTAAAAATATTATGTACATACATTTTTAAATAAATTGAATTTTTAGAATTCAATATATGGATCAGCAACACACATTACATTAGGAATACCAATGCTATGCCACAACCTAATTATCACTGGTCTATCATCAAACGCACCAACTACATCATAAACAGGTTCAATATGTTCCCAAAATAGTTCTTCTTTAATAACAGTATCTTTACGCATATCGCCTTCAGACCGCATATAAATTTCAACACTATCTTTTGCCATATTAAAATGTTCAGCAATCCAATCAATTGTTTCTTGTCGACATACAGAATCACGCCCTGACAAGAATACAATATTATGTGTACTATAATACTTACAATAATTTGTAATCATATCAATAATAAATTTGCGTGGTGTATCTTGACCAACTTTCGCCCATTCAAACGGACTACGACCAACTCGATCAGCAATTGTACCATCTACGTCAACAATAATTGCTTTTGGTTTATAACCAGATGCAATGTATTTTTTAACACCAATATATTCTTGCCATTGTTTATATTGTTGGTAAATTACAGTTTGGCCTACGCCATTACCCCGTGCTGTATCACGTTTCCAAGCTTCTTCAAGTGTAATTGGAAATTCTTTAATAATTACTTCATAACCAGCAACAATTGCGCGGTTAATCCATGCATCGCGATATGTTGGATTAAGGTTAGTATCTGAAACAATAATGTTATAGTTCATCTCAACAGCATTATTAAATTGCTGAAGCGCAATTTCAGATACTTCCGTTTCACGAGCTTTAGTAAATTTATATGTGGTCCAATTGGACCCAGGCAAAACATGATTAAAACGAATGTCATCACGGTTAATATTAATTGTACTAATACCGTTTTGCTCGTCGTTTTTAAGTTGCTCATTTGCCCAGGTTGTTTTACCAGATGCGGAAACACCAACTGTCAAATAAAATTTTGGCTTGCTCATGATTTATACTCATTTTATTTACTAATCATAAAATTATATAATAATTATATTTGCATGTACATAATTATATTTACAATTTTTATTACTCACAGATCGCTCCAGATTGCATTTAACGGCTTTCTTATATAATCATATAGCTTTAATACTATGATTCAATCTGGAGCGAATGGGTTATATTATTTGGTGTGTTTTAACATAACAGCATATCGTTTTTCATCTGTCGCTTCAAAATAACGATTCCCTAATGCTTTAATGAGTAGCTGCTCATTTTTAGTTCGAAGCTCATATCGAACTTCACTAAGCATAACTTCTTCAAAGTCGTCATCTACATCGTCAGCATACATATCGTGTTGTTGATAGTCTTGATGTAATTCATCAAAACCCATTACTGTACAACAATCTTCACAATATCGATTAGTAAGAAGTTGACCATCCACATTGGCTACAATAACACGTGAATAAGTACCTGGTTGGCAAATTGATAAACAATCTGAACAGAGTTGTTTGGTATTTCTAGTTTTTACAATTTTATCCGATAAATTCGGACCATCACCAAAATCGCCTTCAAATGGATCAGTCGATAAGACTGCATCTTTCCACTGGTCAGAGCCAACATTAATGATTTCATTGTTATATGTAAATGTTTGTGTGTTCATAATCCATACTCATTTAATATTTGTATGTATGAATATATCATATAATTATTATTTTGTAATTATCTTTCTTCCGGGCATGACTGTACCCATTGTATCCGTGATTAAATAGAAAATCTTAATTTGAAAGATAATTGAAAATATAAAGAAAAAAAGAAAATTATATTTAAAAATATCTATTGATATAAAGAGACATATTGAAAGTTATAAGATGATACATATGATTTTAGTATTTCATTTAATAAAGAATATTCCTTATTAAAGTCACAGTGAGTCCAACAATACTCGTATCATTTAATTATTGCTAATTAAACTTACTACAATGGTTTATCCAAAAGGTTTGACCTTTCTGCTCTTTGTCGTAAAGCAGTTATCCTTACACCAATTTAAGGCTGGTGTAACAGTTATAAAATATACAATTTATATATTTTATCAGATTGTGCAATAGTTATTAACCTATGTATAGCAATCTATAGACTACGGTTGGTATGACACTTTAATAAAAATCCTTAACTACTATGACTCTTATTAAAGCAATTCATTGTTCATTACTTCAATGAATTATTCATCTATACTGGCGATCTACCTCAACCTGCTAAGCAGGAATCACGTCGCTCGGTTGTCAGGGTGGACAGAGCCGGCACTTTATTTTTAGTAGTATGAATGTTATCAATTCACGTCCTTCATTCTATTATTCAATGCCCAAATGAAGTAAGGCTAATATTTTAATAAATATTGAAACATATATATTTATATCATAATTTATTATGTTTGTAAAACAAAAAGATGATCATTTGATCATCTTTTTAATTAAGCTTTTATTTTAAGTTACTTTGAAGTCTTTAATAATTTTCCGTTTAGATGGATTTAATAAAATATTAAATGCTTCTTTAACATTATTACCTTGCTTCATGCTGAATAATAAAGATTGATATTTGTTATTTTTAACAGCTTTAGCAAATTCAATTTTATCTTCAATATGAGCTACTTCCGCAAAATCGTTTTCTATTAATGTATAGAAATTTTGTAAGCCATCAAAATATGGAATAATACGATGACGATCTTCTGGAAAATACGTTAAATATTCATCAATTTCATTATTAAGAATAAGTGTACATACTCGTCCAACTGATAAATCTTCACCTTTAATTAAATGTGCTTGTACATAAGCGGGAGATTTAATTTTTAAAGTTGGTACATTATCAACATAGATAACATATCCTTCTTCAAAGTTTTTTAATTCTTTAGCCGCTTTAATACAATCTTCAATTGTAGCAAGATCATATTGGTTTGGTAATTTTGCACCAATTATTGATCCATCAAAATCAATATATGTACCACATTTATTTTTACGAGCGGCAAGATACCAAAGCTCAGGTACTTCATATCGAGTAACAATACGAGTTTCGCGAGATGTTACTTCATATATATAAGTTGTATTAATATCAAATGTTGCACAACGATCATTAAATTCATTATCATCATTTACATTGATAGCGCGATATACCAGCTCTTTATAAGTAAAGCCATGATCAGAAACATCGCTTTCGCCATAAATACGACCGCTTGTTGCAACACGCCATTGTAATGCTTTTACATCGAACCAAATTTTAATAAGTGATCCATCTAATTTATCAAAGATTTTTGCACGACTAAAATCAATACCACCTTGTGGTGCGGCTGGTTCACCATGATTAAAGAATCGATCAAACGGGCGACATACAATATTATAATCTTCATCAAAAATTACACCACGACATTGAGCAGCAACTCGACTGGCAGATGGGGTTTCAAATTGATCGTATGTAATAGTTACATAACCTTCTGGATATTGTTTATACTTCATTCCTAATAAAGCTTGTAATCCTTTTAATGTGACTTCGCCTCGCTTTAACATCTTTTGAATAATCATTACTATTCCTTAATAGTTTGTAATATATACGAGATTATAATATAAAATATTATATTTGTATATACATATTATACAATTTGTTTTTTATTCCATTCTTCAAAACAGATATCAAATAATTCAACTGTAGTATGTTCTTTACCTTCTAACATATTTTGAAGATAAGCAATACAACGATCACGCGGATTATCTTGCGTATATGTTTGAGATGTACCATCATTTACTGGAAAAACCATATATGTTGTCGCATATAGATTTTCAAACATATCAATTGCAGCATTACAATTATCATCGCCAACAAATGTAACTAAATGGCCATACAGACAATTTTTATTATCTTTAGTGCGATATACATCTGTACACCATGAATCAATAGTGGTATTTTTTAAATAATTAATAAATGCAGTCAAAAATGCATTCTTATCATACATGAATTCTATTGTAATCATTTCATTCTCACTTAAAAAGGGACATCGATGTCCCTTTTATTATAAAGTTCGGAGTAATTCAACTTTACCTAATTGAATTATCTCGATTAAATTAATTTCAACTGGTACGACATAAGTAATTTTATAATCCATTAAAAATCATCAAGATCTTTCCAAATACCGTTATATTCAGTTAAAAAATTATTACGTCGCCTTTCTACTTTTAAATTTAATCTATCACTAACCCAAACGTTCGGAATATCGTTATATGCAAACTCTTTACTAGTGGACATACTATTTACTTGAGATTCAGCTTTATATAAAGGATGATGTAAGTAAATTAATATATTTGCCGCAACATTTTCTTGTTTCTTATAAAATACATTATCTGTATTAATAAAATATACTAGCGAACGCACCATACCTTTTTCATAGTCTTCACTATGAAAAATATTACGAATTTTTGCTGTATCATGATGCGTAGATGATTGTTTTGCAATGTATCCATATTTTGTAGATGGAGTTCCAATATATACAGCTTTATCATCATGTATATTATTTTTATCAGCAATAACCATTGGTGGTTTACCATTATTGTCCATTGCTAATAAAGAATAAGTGTGCTGACCGACAAACTTTTTATAATCATCTTTATAGTCCAAATACTGCATGGCAATAATTGTAAATCGATTATTTATAGGTTTATGGATATGAATTGTCATATCACTACCCTTATTGAGTGTAATATAACCTAATGATTCAACTTTAAGTCTATTATAAAAAGGCTTATCATTAATTGTTGCTATTAAATCTTCGTTTGTATCATAACATTCGACAATATTTTTACTGCTTTTATGAATAAATTTAACTGGATACATATTGTAACAAGGATTTTTTTGGTCTAAAAAAATGATAGCCGATTTATCGATTACCATCTTTTTAGCTAGCAGATCTAAAGCGGCTTGACTAACTACCGCTTCAGGACCTTTACAACTACTAGCTTTTAAAAATTTGAGCCGAACATTTTAGCCATCATCATGGCTTGCATCATGTTATTGTCTCCACCGGAATTACCCATAGATGAAGACATTAACATCATTTGCATCATTTTATCCATTTGAGAATCATTTACATTCCCGTCATTCAACATCATCATTTGCATCAGCATATTTTTAACTGAATCGGTATTGCCTTTAGTTACGTTGAATAATGGTTTAACTACCATTAGACCAGACTGTTCCCCAAAGCCGATTACATTAACAGTTGGAGGCGTAATTTTTTGTTCTGATCCATCCACACGTTGAATGGTAAATTTACCATTTGTATGAATTTCAGTTACCCATCCGTTAGCATCACCTTTAGCATCAACTGTAATATCGCCAACCTGGATATTGGCAGCAGCCATTTTTTGGCCATACGCAGGAATAGCCATTGACATAACTACCATAGGATTGATAGATACTACGCCATCAACTTTATTTGGATTTTCACCTTCAGTCGAATCATATGAAAAAATCGCAATGCTTTCGTCTTTAGTTAGAATACCCATTTGATTTGTTGATAAATCCCATACTACATTATCAACACGACGAAATTGGTTATTCATAAAATTTTTGCTTAGACGATCGAACATATTTGACATAAAATTACCTTACATACTTAGTTTAAAATTTGATATTAAAAGTATAACGTATTTGTAATTATACGTATATACTTTTTTATAATTTAACCGACTTTAATTACAGTTCTACATTGAGAACACATAAATGAATTGTCACTATTATTTTTAATAGTTTTGATGCAGCACGATTTTAATATAATAGTGCTTGTACCAAATACTTGTTCCATAATACGATTAGCAGCTTTTTTACCAGCTTCTTCCGCTCGTTTTTTTAGTTCAAGATCACGAAAATATTTTTCTAAAGAGTTCATAAATATTTATCTACTATATTAATTGATGATTTGATCTTATTTAGCATCTCATCATTATCTTCAACATATTCATATAGTTCAGTATCTTTACTATTAAGATATAAATGATATTTTGGACACATCATATATTCTAGACCGTACTTATCGTATACGACGTCATAGATTTCGCCTGGCGTACGACAATTAACTTGTGCACTTATGCTATCTAAAATTTTAAAACGCTTAACTGATACAATATCGCGAGCAACATCGATATCGAATTCAGTAACACCATCGAATTTTTTTAGAAATGCCAATGCATTAACTAGCTCATTGATTTCATTAATATCAATAATATTAGTTACATTGGATGGATAGCGGAATCGACCATTTGGGTGTTGTTCAAAATATTCATTGTCTATTTTAATAAAGGGTGTAATAAATGGCCTGCTAATATCCAGTTTAATTTCAGATACAGAAATATGAGTAGCCTTTTTATGCTTTACGTCTAATTTTTTAAAGGGTTCTAACCCATATTCTTTAATAAGATCAATAATGTTCATAACGTAATTCCTATGGATTTAAATAAATGACTTCACTAGAATATAAATCCCATGATTGAATTGCAGAATCCTTGATAAAACATTCTTTTAATTCGGCTAAATCTTTAGCAAAGACAAACCAACGAACATCGGTATTACTTAATCCAGTATCATCTTTTTTATACCAGCAATCACCATAAAAACGATCATATAAATTAGGTTTATCGCAACTACGTTGATATGCAGTTTGTGTAAAAATCAGCCCATCTAAATAAACTTCTTTTTTCTTAATATCTTTTGAACTATGAAAAATTAAGTTGTCATCTTTATCAATTAATAAAGTAATTAATTTTAAATCATCTAAATTTTTATATTTACCTTTTAAATCAGTAAAATTATATTGCTTAATATAATCTGGAATCTGTGATGGAAAAATATGATCAACTCGATCAATTTGTGTATTGAACTTTTCATTATAAAAATCTAAATCATAATAGTGGACTAATACTTTTTTTACACTATCTTTAAAGTATTCGAATAATTCATTTAGATTTTTATTATCTTTTGTTCCTAAAAATTCCTGAAATTCTGTTTTTAAAATAACATGATATCCAGGTAAATCATTAATATGATTGACATCAAGTGGTCCATTATAATTTCTATCAATTTTTAATTTATAAACATCAAGACCCATTAGAAGGCTCCTTATTTTTAAAATGATGAATAGCTTTATTAACAACTTTAACTATTGTAATACCAGCATCACATTGTGCATCATAATAACCATCATTATATGATTGGTCAATTTCAGATTTCAGGTCATGCATTAAAGCATTAATATAATCAATAGAATTATTAGGATCATCTAATAATGCTAGATGTATTTTATCTAAAGTATGCATAAATTTTATTCCATTGACGATCGAAGAGTTTTAACTTCATTGATCATATTTTTATAATGTTTAACACGTTTATCACAATAGATAATCATAGCACTTTTAATATCATTGATAAGAGTGTTTACATTTTGATCATCTTCAATTACGTAAATAATTTCGCCTTTATAATTAAATCCAAGCTTATTATCATCACGATATAAAGCATATTGCAAATCTTCACTCACACTATAATATTCATTATCATAAATGATTGGACTTTTTTTACAAATACTTTCATTTAACAATTTAATGATATATGGTACATATAAAGTTTCATGAGTTAATTCTTCAATAATACTTTTATAAACGATCGCATCTTTACTATTATATTTTAAATTATTATTGCAGCGACGTAAAATAGACCTCATAATATGAGCCGGATTAAATACGTCTATTCCACCATAATATACATTATCATTATATAAAAATATTTCGGCATCATCATCATCTTTTAGCTTAACGCTAAAATAATTATTTGCCGATTTATAATAGTTATCATTAACTTTTGAAAGCGGCATTGATTTAAATACGCTTTCATTTAATAATTTAATAAATTTGTGCATGATTAATTACCTTTAAAAGATTTATCAATTTTAGAAAACTGTACTTGTTCCATAAAAGTTTCAGATTTAATCATACACGCCAAAATATTGACAGTTAAACAAATAAAGAATGCAATTAAACCAACAATTTCAGATACAGCCCAAATAAATGGTAATGATGATACGATTAGTAAAGATAACATTAAACCAATTTTAATACGAGCAAATGATTTTTTACGGAAGATACCATTTGATCGCAAAAATTTATCGATCGACTCTGATTCCGCCATTTTGAAATTGTATTGATTTAAAATATAGTTGTACAAGTAATCGTATTTTTCGCTGTTTTTATACTGACTGACCACAAATTTAAGATATTCGATATTGCCTTGAAGGAGGTATAGAGTAGCTTCAACATGCTTGCTATGAAGCACTACATTTTTCTGAACTTTTTCAGAATTTTTCTTAAGCAAAGAATTTGTTTGAATTAAATCAATTACATTAGTATTCATTATGGTTCACCCGTTGATGATTGATAAAATCATAATACTATACTTTTATATTTGTGTATACGTTTTTAAAAAAGATTTTTGTTATTTTGCCATATTAAATATCTGTAATATATCTTATGAATATTAACATGCTAAAATTTTTAAAAAAATTATTTATTGACAGTTTTGAATTTAAACCTGAACGATTTGAATCTATGTTTTTTGATGCATATAACATACAATATAAGAAGAAAGGATATATTGATGAGCATTGGATCTATACGTCATTAGATTTAACGTATAAAGTTAATGGCAGTGAATGTATTGTTCTATTAAATGGAAAAGAGCGCTATACAATTGAATTCATCCATAATATGAAATACAATGTAGAGACGCTCTTTTATAATATTAAAAAGTTTTATTAATCGATAATGTAGTTAGGGTACTTATCTTTAACTTTTTCAATAATTGTATTATACGCTTTGTGCATGGATCGCAAATTATTAATATCTGTTGGAGTGCTACGATTAGCATTCCGGCGAATCGATTCCAAGAATGAAATTTCGCACAATTTAATATTAACAGTATATCCAAAATGTTCTAGCAAGCTTACAAAATTACGTACATATTTCATTCGCAAGTTAGTATCAGTAATAATAATATTTTTACCATTATTATGAGCTTCACGAATTAAATCAAATTGTTTCGCTGTTACCAGTTTTTCATTTTCTGCGGAATTGTTATATTCATTCCAGCCATTCACATTAAATATTTCGCGACGAATATTATCGCGGCAAATTTCAATATAAGAAGGGTCTTGTTCGATAATACTATCTGCAAAAGTGGATTTACCACTAGTAGGAATTCCGATTGTAACGATTGCTTTTTTCATAATATTATCTCCACACCACTTCTTCTTCATCAGTTGACCATAAACGACCTTCATAGGAAAATACTGCAATAAGATTATTATCTACAGTAAGGTTACCATCTTTTTTCAATAAATCGTTTTGACTATTAATCCCGTTAGATTCACAGTACGCCTTAAATTCTTTCAATGCAATATCAATTGAACTAACCTGTATTTTTTTCTTACCAATGGTTAATTTAACAATATTCTCTTTGAAAAATGTATCATATGCACTCATATCAGTAGCCTTTTCATTTAACTAAATCATTATATACATAGTTTATATAAAATGTATATGCATTTTAAAAATAAAAGGACCAGTTGGTCCTTTTATAATCAATTAGATTGATTAGGTTGTTGCTTTATGCGCAGCGGTCATTGCGGCTTGACGCGCAATACGAGCTTCAGCATATTTCATGCTATGGCGACGTAATGATTTATCATTATCGTGCACAACATCTTTTTTACTTACGCGTTTTTCAACTTTAGGTTCTTCAACTTTTTTAGCTTTAGCTTGTTTAGCCATTTGATAACTCCATATGTATCAAGGTTAATTGTTTGTAAAATAAATATAACACATATTTTTATATTTGCATATTTAAATTATTACTTTTTGGCTGTTAATAAACCACTTAGAAATTTAACTAGCTCATCCATGTTTTTAAAGATGATTTCGCCATGGTCATTTGGTTTATTTGATTTACTGGCTGAAACATATGCTACCCATTGATCATTAATACCATTGGTTTTAAGTGGTTCAGGTAATAGATAACTTAATGTTTCAGCATCCCATAAATCTACAGTTTTTTTATCAATCATTGATAATAAATTGCTATTATGTTTATCTGAAAAATCTTCAAAACCAGGACGTAATAATAAAATTACATCTACTTCAGACTTTACATTATTTTCAAATGCATCTTTTAGAAGTTTTTCAACATCAATTTTTGATAATGAAGAAACTAATTCTTTAGCTAATATGTTTAATAGTGACATTATAATACCTTAATAATGCGTGTATGAGAAATTTCCATAATTTTATTTTTGGAAATTTTAATCAATACGTTTTCTTTATTTGTTGAGCTTTGGCCCAACACCCGACCGTTATGGATAATACCTAAAGCATCCTTTACGATTACATCATGATTTTTAAGTTTTTGAATATTCATTTTTTCACGCGATAAAAATTATAATGCTCCGTTAAGTCAAATAATAATGTGACTGCAAACGTCGCAATAAACCATATTAATGCTGTAACTGAATTAAATGTTACAAACCCCATTAAAAGCGTACAAACCATTATAAAGAATGATGCTGACGCGATAATGCACGCACTAATTATAGCATATACATAAGCATCAAAGAAACCATGTTTAAACAAATATCGGTTTATTTGCTTATCTTTTAATAGATTTTCATTTACTTTATAAAAATTTTTGTTGATATATTTAAATAGCTGTGCTTTCTTTTCAAAATTAGATACACCAGAAAATTCATTTTTAAATATATCCATATTATTTTCTAACAGTGCAATTAATTCTAACTTGTCTTTTTCAAGTTGAGTCTTTGCGTTTTTATAATCTTCGCGTAAAGACTCAATTTTTGCATTAGCTTTTACAAACTTTTCGCTGAATAAATCTTCATTTTTCATTAGAGACGATTTCCTTATAATTTAAATTTGTTACAGTTAATGGCATAATTATTTGCGACAGTATTATAATCAACAACAAATGATTTTTTAATATGCTTGGCAATACTTGGACATCCAATTTGATTAAAAATAGTTCCAGGAATTACTTTATCTACAAAATAAATTGTAGCTTTTCCACTATCGCTAAATTTAACATCCTTAATAGTAATTGTACGTCGAACAAAAGGTAATCTTTTACCAGCCATCTTATGAATTACTGATGGATCAATATTATGTTGTCGAGTTACAATATCATTTAATGTGTTAACTCTATCAGATAACTGAATATTATTAAACATACTAATGACTGAAACTGGAACGCTAATAACAGCAGCCCACATAAATAAATTATCCATTAGTCTTCTCCATTAGCATATTTTTTTCAATAGATTCGTCAATTTTGTTCATAATTTCAACATGATTACCGTTTGTGTTAATTTCAATATTAAAAAAATCGCGTAACACCCAGTCATCACAATTATATAATTTCTCTAATAAAAAATTATATTTTTCAGCCGTATCGAATTGATTAGCCATAAAAATACCATTTGTATAAAAAGTAATTTATTATAACAACTAAATTTATATCTGTATATACATAAAATTAAAAAAGAGCCCGGAGGCTCTTTTTTTATAATCCCATTTTATGTTTAGTAATGAGATATTTTCTTACTTTAGGGTTACGTAGACAGTCTTTAGGCTCATAGTTGATTACTTTATAATTTGGATTATTGCGGTAATTACTAACTTCGCCCTCTTCATAGTTAGGATATAACATATTACTCATGTCATCAAATTCATCTTCATATTTGTTCATATTATCAAAAATGCTGGCAAATTTTGCAAGACCTGATTGCTCGCGATAACGGTGTAAATCAGTTTGTTTACCATCGCCACAAATAATAATTTTAGAAGTTGATGTAATACGAGTATAAACGGTATCTAACTCTTCATAGTCAAGGTTTTGTGCTTCATCCAATATTACAATAGCATTTTCAAGGTTAATGCCACGAAGATGTGAAGTTAAACGAAATTCAATTAAACCAACCGCTTTAAGATTATCATAAGGATCCGCATATTTGAAAATATCTTTAACGATTTCGCGATACGGATCTTCAAATGGAGCTTGCTTTTCTTCTAATTCACCCGGTAAATGTCCAATTTTACGAGCTTCAACAGCAGATCGGATAATAATAACTTTTTTATAAATGCTACCTGGCGATAGAATTTCATAAAAAGCTTCTGATAAAGCCATTGAAGTTTTACCGCACCCAGCCGCACCTAATTGAAAGATAACATCAATTTTATCTTGATATGCATCTTTGAATCTTTGTTGGTTAATAGTTAATGGAACAAGTCGTCTTAAATCTTGAAGACTGAATTTTTTCTTAGTCCCTGATGTTGCGATTTGACGTTGGCTTTCTGGTGTTTCGTGCTCGGTGTTGAAGCGGTTAACTCGTTTTCCCATTGAATGGATCCTCGTTTCCTTTTTTGAGATGCTAAAAACATCTTAGCGTTTAAATCCGAATATGTGCACTTATGCAAATAAGCGGTTATATCATCAACGGTTTTATTCTTATTACGAGCATACTGGTTGATATCTTTCGAACCATCCATTTCAATATCATATAAAACCACTGAGTATCCTTGATCTATAATGTCTGTTAATAACTTATAAATCACATCATTTGTTTTATAATCATTGTCAAAAACGACAACTACTTTTTTATTTATCTCTTTAATTTTAGCCAACTTTTGCATAATTGATGCACCAGATGCAGCTACAGCATTACGACAAAACATCGAATCGAACGCCCCTTCGAAAACATAAACATTATCTTCACTATTAATGTTTTCGAGGTTATATATATGTTCATAATTTTCAATAATATCATAAGTCAAATAACGCATCTTAGATGATTCATCGATATTACGAACTTGGAAACACTGTAAAATACCTGATTTATCAAAATATGGAATTATAATTCCAGCTATTGCAGGTACTGTTTTTATATTATATGCACTAATATGGCGAACCACATTTTTTAAGTTATCAACATAATATAATTTTTCCATTCTTTCTTTTGGAATCTTTCTATCTACAATGTATTTATAGCCCGGATTTTCCTCATTTAATTGAGATAGCGGAGTTAATTCTTTTAAAATACGGCTATTCAATAAAAGGTCGGCTACATTTACTTGCTTAAGATTTTCAAATGATTCAGCTTCATTTTTATTTTTTTTAATAATTACCTTATCATCTGATTTATTTTCAGTAAAATATTCAAAACGATATTCTTCATATAATGCAGGTGATAAGAAATTAATAATATTTGATAAACTAACATTAATGGCACAGTTATGACATTTATACCGCCATCTTCCCTGGGATGATACATAAAAATATCCACGTGCTTTTAATAATGATTTTTGTGAATCACCACAATATGGGCAACGACAGTTATATGTGTTATTCCCAACATCTTTAAATCGATCTAAATACATACCAAGTTGCTTAATATATTTTTCATCGATAAATGTAAAGGTTGTCAATTTAATCACCTTGCAAATATGATATATTTATTTTAAACTTATTTTAGTTAAATAAAAACATATATATTATATTTTTTAAAAATAAAAACAAGGAAATAGTTTATGAGTATTAAAAAACCATCTTACGTTAATGGTGACGATGTTATAGCAACTAAATCTGGTTGGTGCTATACTCCAAATCATAATGAAGTGTTAGTAGCAATACCGCATTTAGATAAACGTTTAGATCAGCCTGATGTACCAGAAGTAACAGAACCAGAAGTTCCGGCAGAACCAGAAGTTCCGGTTACTGATCCAGAAATTATTGAATAACATAAAGGAAAATTAAAATAATGAGTACATTAAAAATTTTTTAAAGAAACGGCGTTACCTCAGTCATTACAGGCTAATAGCTTATATTTTATTGCACCACCAGCTAAACCTGATTATGTAGAAATTTATGTGACAGGCACCGATTCATCAGTTGTTAAGCGTATTTTAAATCAATCAGATGTAGAATCTTTAATTGCTACAGCAATTGCTGGTATTGGGCCGAGCGGAATAAATAATTTGCATGTAGTTGATACTATCGCTGCACGTGATGCATTAGCACCGACTGAAAATATTATTGTACTTGTTACCGATGCAACCGACGATAATACTGTGGCTAGTGGCGGCGCTACATATGTATATGATGTTTCTAAAACATTATGGAAAAAAATTGGTGAAACTGAATCTATGGATTTAGTTTTATCGTGGAATAATATTAATAATCGACCTACAAGCGCGGTTGCTGATATTGATGATGCTGTTACTAAACGCCATGCTCATACTAATAAATTGTCATTAGATAAAGTTGGTGAAGATCAAAATGGTGATTTTACATATAATGGCTCACATCCAAAGATTCATCTGGATTCAGAAAACTGGTAATTTTAAAAGCCGATCTTAATTTGATCGGCTTTTAAATACCTATTTTTTAAATACTAAATAATTATAAAAATGTTAAGGCATAATAAAATGAAACAACGTTATAAAAAACCTACTGGTATTCCAGAACAATTTATTGAAGCTACTCGTCACGGTTGGATTGATAATCGTACTGGTGAAGTATTAGAATCAATTCCTAATTTGGTAGCTCGTTTAGCTGATTATGAAAAATATATGGCTGATCTTGAAAAGCTACATGAAGAAAGTGATACAGACGCATTATCGAGTGGTGTTAATACATTTGAAGTACATAAACCTTCAAAATCTTTAGAGCTACAAGTCGATCAAGAAGTAGAAGTTAAACAGGATTTAATTAATCATACAACTGTAACTGATACTATTAAAGAAGCTCCTAAAGCTGATACAGTAAAAGAAAAAGTAGGTACAACAAAAGAAAAAGCCGCTACTGAAACTAAGGGGCGCGGCAAGGGACGAGGCAAAGCTCAAGCGCAAGAACAGTCGCAAGAAACTTCTGTCGGCTCATCTATTGTAATACGTTAATTTTAAGGGGGAATTTTTCCCCTTAAATATTTTTAAAATTATAATAAAAGAATAGCAAATGAAAAAAATATATTCTAAGAAGCAATTAGCTTTGCTAATTATCAATGACAATCCAGATATCTTTATTCCATTAGATACTTTGATTGATGATTTGTCATGCATTTATAAAATTCGTAAAATTGCAAAAAAGATTCTTAATAATGATCTTTATAATGAAGCATTATTAAAAAATCTAGTGACTACTTCTAAGAATATATTTGGTGAAAATAGTGCCAAACTATATGACATTATTCTTACTGAAGACGAATTACACGTAATAAAAGATTTTATTTAATTACCCTCTGGTAACAATTTTAAAATCAATCGGCTTAATTCTTACTATTTCAAAATGTTGATATGAAAAAGTTACATCAAAAGAAATAATATCGCTGGTGCTGGCATTTGAAGTATATTGCCAGCCACCAACCATATTTGGCCATGCCCCATGAAATTTAAATGAATATTCAATATTTTTATTTGAATCTAACGGAATAAGGTTAATATCTTTTAATCCATTTTGCCACATTCCCTCTTCGCGAATATCATATTGCCATTGCTTCATTATTTCATAAGCATATAAATTCTCATCCATAATAAGCTGTACTGTTATATCATCCCAATGATATCTGTTATCAGGTATTTTAGCGCTAACATCTCTAAATGGCACTTCAATGGGATTTAATGTAGTTGTCGGTACATTTGTCGATAAAGCATAATATTCCAATTCCGGTAATTCCGGAAATGTCAATTTAAAATTTGTTGGAATAGCATTATTATAATTAAAAATCATTTTTTTTATCCTTATCTTTATTAAATATATTTAAATTAATATAAGACGAGTAATACAAATGACATTTTTTGAATTTTTAAGTTTAAACGAAGATTTTATGAAATTTAAAACTGCATCGGTTCGAGATGAAGAAGGCGAATTAGCAGTATATGTAAACCGTGATAAAGTAGATCGTATCGCCACTTTTTTAGATAAGAAAAAAGTAAAGTTCTTTAAGAAAAGTGTGGATATTGGTTCATTTGCTTTAAAAATTAAATCCCCAATGAAATTTGAAGATTTAAAAAAAATGATTGCAGAGTTTGAAAAAGAACATAATAGAATATTCTAATTTTAAAAGGACCTTGCGGTCCTTTTTATTTTCCATATTTTTTAATATAATCTTCAATATAAATATTAAAATCCTCAATAGACATTGGCGTACTATTATTAACTGAAATAGTAACATTATCACGGCCATTAATATCTATTACATATTCATATGAAGCTGATTGCATATCAAATTCTTCATTCGGAATAATATATACATTATAGCCTGAAATAACATGGCCTGCATTTGGACTTTTATGGATATTATTTTCCATAATGCTAGCTAAAACCATAGCAGCTAAATTTTGTCCATCATTCCAAGGATACCAATATTTAATATTTGCCGGGTCCGGATTTTCTTTTAAAAAGCAATTTGCAATCTGTCGACCTACATTACTTGGATATCCATCATATTGAGTATATACAGTAAGCAAAGGTTTTCCATTATCGCGGATTTGAGTAAGTGAACGTGTTCCCATATGATTCTCCAGTTTAATATATTAAATTGTAAAATATTTTGGTGTATAAATATCAGGTAATCCATATTCGCGTGGATATCCGCGGGGATTACATAATACTCTAGTATTGCCTAACATATAATCATGGGTCGAATGTGTATGACCATGCACCCAGTATGGAATATTCATTCCAACAATTAGTTCATCTATATCATTACAGAAATACGGATTTAATGCGCTACCGGCAAAACGAGGTGTAACCGATTTAATACTGGGCGCAAAATGTGAAATTACAACTAATTCTTGATCATCTTTTAAATTTAAGTGAGTTTCATATAAATTTTCAATAAACGCATTAAATAATTCACCCATACGTTCAAGAGTAAATTTTTTACCATTTTTCTTGTCTGTGATAATATCAAAATCATTAATCATTTGCTTAATGTTATATTGATCTAATGAGCTTAAATTCGATACATTTGCCCACATAGTCCCACCATAAAAAACAATATTTTCATAAACGAATGTATTGTTTTTTAGAAGGATTACGTTTTTTGGATATTTAAATGCAGGCTTATCATCAATATCACTTTCATAAAATTCATGATTCCCTTCTACGATAAGAACATACTTATAACATTTTGACAATGATTTAATAAATTGCTTATGCTGATTCATATATTTGTATTCATATAAATCACCCGCCAAAATTAAAATATCGGCTTTATCTTCAAAAGTATTAGCAATTGGTGGGTAAACTGTTTCACCAAATATCTTAAAATTATCTAAATGTAAATCAGAGCAATATGCTATCTTTACCATTTTTAATTATCCTATTTTGCGTTCATTCGTCATGTATCGCATTATATATAAAATCTATATACTTGTATATATAAATAAAAAAGACTCACTGGTGGTTAATCAGTGAGTCTTTTTGAGACTTTAATTACGCCCCAAAGAACGCTTGTTCAGGACTACCAAATGTAGATTTTTGAGAAGTTTCAACAATCACACCTTCAAGATCTTTTTTAGGGAATAACAAACCTGACGCAATACGATCAAGTGAAGATGAAGTAGATTCAACTAATTGTTCAGTATGTGAATTTAATTCAGTTGTAATATTCCATAAATCAAAACGTGAGATTGGCGATGGAAGAGCTTGAGCAATACCTTCTTTAACTGCACGTTGGGTGTAGTATTCAGAAATATCGCCATAAATTTCAATCGCACCCTGAAGTTTATTCAAACGATCATTACTTGGATTTTGGCGTAAACGTTTTTCAATATGAGTACGAACCAAATCAACTTCTTTGACCATCGCATGTTCGCGACCCATTTTTTCAATACGTTCAACAATTAATCGGCGAGATACATCGATTAATTGACGAGCTGCAATATCTAAATGGTGGTCAAAGAGGTTAATTACAGGAACTTCACGTTCAAATAAACGATTTCGTGCAATCATACCATTTGAGCAGACTTGACGCATTACTGATACTTGAGTTTGTAGATTTTGAGAAAATGCAGACCAAGTAAATCCAGTTGTTAAATCAAAATCTCCACCTAAACCAAATTCATTTAGGCTAAAGCGTTCCAAACCACGAGCCTGTAATGTTTCGTCAGTACCAAAACGATCTAAAAATGCTTGAGTTTGAATAAAACCTTTATAACTTGAATCGCGATATTCTTTTAAATCAGACTTATTTTGATCATCAGTTACGATTGTAAAGTGGCCGCCTTGAAGAGATGCTGCAGCATCTGCTGGAGTTGTAAGAGACGAAGCGATTGCGATAGGATGACGACGATTCAATGGAACTTCTGAATCATTTACCGTTAAGATGATGTCACCTTTATTACGACCAGTTTGACGGATTGCAACATATTCAGCAGATTTGATAAAGTTTACAGTATTCATATTTAGTTTCCTTTAAACTAGTAGAGCTTACGAGATTGATTATATAGCTGTTTAGAAAATTTGTATACACCTTTTTAATTAATTTTCTAAATTATTTTCAGCGGTATCATTTTCAATCTCTTCGCCAATAACTGTATCAGCCTTTGCATATTTTAAAGCTTCAAAATCAATTTTTTTAATTTCGATTTTTTTCTCTTTGTACACATTTTCATGTAATGTATTACTAATATTTGTAATACCAAATGCACATAAAGATCGTAAATTTTTCATTAAGATTAAAATATTTGCAGCATTCTTTTCTTTATAAATTAAACCTAATAAGTATGAAATAGCTTCAAATGGTTTTAAGTTGGTTGATGAATTATCACGAACATATGGAGGCAACTTCGCTAAGTTAACTGTTTTATGACGAATCATATATTGTGGAATATCAAATCGTTCAATTGATTCCCCACCATATAGTCGAGATACAGTATTACACATTTTTAAAATCGCAGTAAGTGACAAATACATCTTATCTTGCTGTGTATCCAACAATAAAAACTTTTTATTATTGTTTTCCAGTGTAGTTGATACTGGAGGCGTTTGTAATAGAATTTCATTATCCTTTGTAATTACAAAGCAATCATTTTGAACAACTTCTACTGTCGTACTAAATGTTAAATGAATAGGGTCAATAACATTAACTTCTTGAATCGAAATAAAGTCGCGTGATGGAGCAGCATTTAATTGATAAAAGCGCTCATTGTCAAAATACCAATTTTCAGTTTTAAATCTTTCAAGATTTAAGATATTTTGTGGAGTGGCTGGCTGATCTGATTTAATGATTTCATATGCTAATACAACATTGTCATAAACAACAAGCATACATTTAAGACCATTACTATGATAAAGGTTATCACGTTTAGCAGCCCGTTTACGAATACGATATTCTTTTTTTACACCATCGATTGAAACTTGTAAAGTAGCATCTGGGAAAGTCATATAAGTACGGTGATATAAGCAAGGAATTAATTCAATTTTTGATAAGTCTGCTTTAACGTGATTCATATGTTTGCCTTTTCATTAAAAGTATATTTGATAAGACAAATATAGTATGTTTTAATGAAAACGTATACACATTTTTTAATTAAACGTCTAAAAAATGTGCAACTAAAGCGGTATCATCTAAAAAGCTTAATAAGTCATTTACCATATCATCATAATTCTCATATAAAGGAATATTATAACGATCACAAACTATTTGGACATTACCAGAACGATAGAATTCAGGTGGGCAACAAATAAAAATCTTTTTATTTTTAGCTTTAATAAATAGGCCAATTTCCATTAAAGTAATTGGCGATTTACTATCAGGTAATATGTTGAAAACAATGATATCACTTTGATCAAGATTATCTAACTCCCATTCAACTTGACCACGAAAATTATCGTTACTAATATGTTGTTCCCATGACGAATCCCATTCGGTACGTCGCGGATTAAAAATATAACAATCTCTATCGCCAATTTTGCTTGTAATATCATTTTGCCAGTCAATAGAGCTACCCATATCAATTGAACCACCAAGAAAGATTCTTTTTGCTGAATATTCTTTTTTATTATATACATCGAGTCGCGTAACCGGTTTAAACACAATAGCCATTTTATAATACCATAATGATTCTAATGATATTATTTAACTACAATAAAAAAGACTCCCTAAGGAGCCTTCTTAAAATTTATGATATTATACAACATATTCCGACACGAAAAATTCGACTGAACGATTAACTTCTTCTTCATGGTCGCGTACTTGATCATAACAGAATATATTACCGTTATTTTCAAAAATACGTAGTTCATTTCCTTCAACTTCGTCGCGTTCTAAACCATTTTCATCTTGAACTGCGTCATATAAAGAATCAATATTATCAAAAACTTTACAACCTATTTCGACTAAAAGATTTGCTGATACATCAACAAATTGATCAATCATAAAATAAACGCCATTTTCATTTAATACATATACAGTCATACTGATTTCCTGAATAATTTATTTGGTACTAATATTATAAAATAATATTTATTAAATGTATATACATTTTAACTTATTTTTGGCATTACGCTGATATCTAATGCTGCACCATTACCCATTAATAAAAGCCAACATTTTCGGCCGTGTGGTCTAATGATAGGATCTTCTTTATAAATACCATGCTGTATTTGACCATCCATAATACCAACCAGTCTAGCCATATCTTTAATTAAAATAATAGGTTCACATGCATCTTCAACCCAGGGAATTGCAACAAGATCAAAATCTAAATTCATTGTACCATGCACTGTTAATGCATATCCATTGCGTCTAGCTATATCACATAAACCGATATACATTGATGCAAACATCGGAGAAAAATTTGGATCTTTCATTATTAAATTCCCACAAATCTTTTATAACATGATATTGAACATAATGCATATCGACTTTCGAATATAGCACTTTTATCATCTTCATGAAACGTTTTACCACATTCATCACACTCACAATATCCGTCAAATTCAATATATTCTGCACCAATTCCTGCGGTTGGAAATTGTTTTACAGTAGGATCAATAATCCCACCTTCGTCATCCTTCAACCACCAGTGAGCTTGTTTACCCCAATGCGGGCATATATAATGGCCTCGTACCAATATTAATTCTGGATACTTTAATAGCCATTCTTCACACATTTCTTTACATTTGCCGCGATATTTGCGGTAATTTTCAGTTGCTAGTGCCATATGTATACTCCAATACAGATTAATAAAATGATGATTCCATAAATTGTTTTTTTGTAACTATGCTTAAGATTAGTATTACAATTTGCAATAGCTTTATCAATATCTTCATAAAAGAATTTATGACCTGGATTTTTCTTTGATAAAAAATACGGATACATTGAATATTGAATAGAGTCATTTAAATTTTTGCGAACAAGTTCACTGATTTGTGTATCGGCCTGAATTTTTAAACCTTTAGTTTTAAAAGTCGGCTTATATAAGTCATCTTTAAAAATATCATCGGACGCCATAATATTGTATAGATCTTTAATTGAACGCAATTTAAATTGACTTTTATATAAAGCACGTTCAACTGCATATAATTCAATATTTGATTTATAAAAATAATCTGCATAATTTTTAATAAGATTATCATAATTATGACTTTGAATTTGTTCAGTTCTCTTTTGTTGAAGATGAGTCCGTTGCCATTCTTTCATTCTTACGATCCTCTAAAATCAATTCAATTAGATATTTAATTATAAAGCCATGACAGTCGCTAAATGGCACACACCAACAGCCTAATATTAAATCGCCTTTTTCAGCAATATCTGCTAATCGATTAAGTTCATTTGCAATTGCTTTGTCACCCAGGTTATCAAAAATCCAATCATTATATAAAGCAATTGCTTCATCTATAGTTTTAACTCTATATTTTGCGATAGTGTTAACTTTATGTGTATATGGGTTTCCTAAAATTGAGGGACGACCTATATATTCGCACGTCCCTTTATAAAATTTTTTATTAACTATATGTATCATACTTTTGACAATTATCCACATTTACCAAATTTGGCATTCAATATTATATTGTTTGCCATTTTTTAAAGGTATCATACTTAACTTTTTATCTGATTGGTAATCACTAAAAACAGATGAATCAATCTTATATAAATTGCTATTATTAGTATATGTATTCAATCCATTTTTAGCAGCACTTTCATAAACACAATTATTGCGATGAGTAGCACTACTATTTTCCGCTACACATGCATTAAAGTCTATTTCATACTTTTTAAGCTTTTTTTCTGTAATACAAGCTGCAGCATGAGCTTTAATAATATCTTCATCCGTTGTAGGAAGAGAGCATCGGTAAGTTATGCATGCCATACCTGTAATTATAATACAAGTTATATATTTGAAAGAGCTATCTTGTGACATTTTATAATTCCTTTAATTACAGCTTAATTTATTAATAGTACCATCTTTTAATAGAGTATTAGCTTTAATATATAAAGTATTATATGAGTCAATAAAACCAGGTCTTAATTCTACTGTTTCAGTGGAATATGCGGTAATAGAGCTTAATTCATATGCATTACGACGGCATTCTTTTAAACCAACTTGAGGAGTTTCAGACGCACATTTATTATAAAGCGCTTCAGCTTTATCAAGTCGCTTTTTATGCATACAATATTCTACACCAGCCATTTTAATTTCTTCGTCTGAATATGTAGCAGAACTAATTGCCCCGTGTATTGCAGCAGCGACCACACTAGCAATAAAAAGTATAATAATAGCCCACATTTTAAAAAATCGGAAAGATTCAGCACTCATTTTACTAATCCTTGTTTTTTTGCATCGCCAATAAGCATATTCATATAAACAAAATCTTGTGGGCGTCTTTCATCTTTGGCTTTGACAAAAGCGCGTTTACGACAATCGTAAAACTTATAGCTTTTAAAATATGCACGATAATATTGCACAATTTCAATTGCACGAGCTTCGCCACCAACAAGATTTACATATTTTGACATGATACATTATATCCGCTTTGAGAATACAAATATGATAGCATATACATACAATATATGTACATAAAAAAATGAGCCCGAAGGCTCATTCTTATTTGAAAACTTTAATTATTTTGTAAACGATATAGCAAAAGACTGCAAACATAGTAAGAGGGAAGAAAGTTGCTGCAACAACAATCAAAACATACTTCCACCAACCCAAAAACTTGGATATTTTATAATCATATAGACTGTCTATTTGATAATAGATAATATATACAATTATAAGTGCAATGAAAAATCCAATAAATGACATTTAAATTCCTTATTTTTTAAAGCCAAATGATGGTGTTGATTCTGCAATATCAATTGGCTCATTATTTTTAATGGCAAACAATTCGGCAATAGTAAGTCCATTTTGTGGTACTCGCGTATATTTAAAGTGATCGTATCCAATTACATCCATTGCTGCGTCAAGTTCATCACCAGTTAAGCGACCAAATTGTAATTTTTCAAAACAACGACCTGGGCGAAGTAATGCTGGTTCCACACGATTTAAGCTTGGTAAGTTAGTAGAGAAAATTACTTTTTTACTTGGATTGGCAGTTAATCCGTCTGTAATATTCAATACTTGTTTCATATTTGTATTGCCGTCTTCACGCTTTTCAATATACGTATCAGCATCTTCAATAATTAAGAATTTTTCAGGTGAATCATAAAAATAGCTGAATAATTTATCAGTCTTTTTAAGATCATCTGAATAAGTTAATAATACAGATTCATTTGTAACTTGTAATAGCTGACGAATAAAATTAGTTTTAGCTGTTCCTGGTGGACCGATTAATAATAGAATAGATGAATTTGATTCAACATATCGTTTAGCGAAGTCACGAATATCTTCATTATTCATAAACGGATAAAACGCAGGTTCATATGGGTGAATAGATTGCAAAGAGAAATTTTTAATATTCAATTCTCCGTAGCTATCAATACCAGTTACCCAGCTTGCCATTGGGGATGTTATAATATCTTTACCAGTTGTTTCTAATAGATTATGCATTTCATCATAACCAATTGCACAAATAATAGTATAACGACCGCTTGTTAATTTATCATGATTAATTACGATATAACCATATGATTCATTATAGAATTCATATTCAGTTACCGTACCACGATGAATAAAACGACATTGCGTAAATTTAGATTTAATTTTATCAAAATCAGTCGGCGAAATATGTTTATCGATATGTGTATGAACATCTTTATTTTCTTGAATACCATTAAGAAAATATTTTAATCCTAGAAAATTACCAAATGAATTAATAAATTGAGCAGGTACACCCTCAATCGCATTATTCAAATTTGTTAAGTCTTGAGTTTTTTCAGTCATTGATGTGAGTCCGTCGTCGTCTACTGGGCCATGCATATATAAATTTTGTGATACATATTCATATGTATCGTCAAGGTGAGGTGATGCTGGATCTGTTAATACCGTTTTACTAATAATGCTTTTACGAACAGATTGTATATAAAAATTGCGGTTTTCTACACTTCTGCGATATATACTATTATGAATCATATTTTTGCCCATATAAGGCTTTAAATATAATGTAAAATTCCATTTACTAAATCTATGGTCATTAATACTGTCATCACACAAATATTGTGCGCTATCAAATTTCATTTATTAAATCCAAAGGTTATCAAAAAATTTAATAAATAGTTGACGCCCATATTGAATTCGTTCATTCATGGACGCTTCCCATTTAGCTCGATTCTTTTGCCATTCTTCTATCATTTGAGTTGTATATCCAGCTTTTACATATGGCTTGAATACATTATTTTCATCGAAACATTCTTTTGTATAATCATACGGTGTACCAGCGATTTTTTCATACTCATCTATTAAATCAATATTAGAAAAAGCAAAAATCATTTCATCAATTACTTGTTCCCATAAAATACCAGCAGCTTGCTCATCATCATGGGTAATATTATCTTGGCTTTTAAAAAATTGTGGTGGAATACTATTGCGAGGGCCTTCTTTAAATTTAATTAAGCCAGTATGAATAATTTCAGCAAATGTTGTATCTAAATCAAATACATCATCTTCATCAAACTGAATTTTATTATTTACAATGTTCATCTTGAATTATTGGCTACAACTTAGGAATAAGTACAATATAAAATATGTTGTAATAAAAGTAAACATATTTGCAAAAATAAATTATATTTGTAAATGCGAATGTAACGCTCGTATAGAGATATTTTGATATATACATATAACTATATACATTTTATAATATAAACTCGTACGGATCAACCAGGATCCAAATAAAGCAGGAAAACAATGACTATTTATATTACGGCAGACCTACATTTTTGTCATGATAAAATCGTAGGCTTTTGCAATAGACCAACTACAATTGAAGATCATGAAGAATGGTTAATTAAACAAATTAATAAAGTTGTAAAAACAACCGATACAGTGTATCACCTGGGTGATTTTGCTTTTACCAAAAATATTGAACATATACAAAAATTTTGTAATCGATTAAATGGTAATTGGATTCATGTATTAGGCAATCATGATAATGAAAAACGATTAACAGCTGCATTTAAAGATACAAAGCATACCATTGCAGGCCCATACCATGAATTAAAATATAAAGGCAGTCATATTATGATGCTACATTATCCGATGGAATCATGGAATAAGAAGCGATATGGATCTATTCATTTATTCGGTCATTTACATACACAAGAAATAGCTGCACAATCTCTTAAACCGCTTGCTAATCGTAAATTAATTTCATTAGATTCTCATTCTGAATTTATCCCCTATAAATTAGATGATATATTAGAAGAGTTTCCTGCTGAAAATAAAAAACCGACTTAATCGTCGGTTTTTTTAGGTTGCTCAGATGTCTCTATACTTTGACGTGTAATGGCAACAGTATCGGTTAGATATTCAATAATTTGTCTTAATACCGCAGATTCGGATTCAGATTCATCTAATTTTTCTAAAAGTTTTAGTTTTTCTATTTCAATTGTATCAAGCTTAATCTTTATTTCACGAATCTCTTTTTCGTTTAATAAGACTTGCTCATGATATTTATCTGATAAAACCAATGCATCATCCCTTTGTTTTATTAATTGTTCGATGATATTTACTTCCGCTCGTTGATTTGTTGATTCTACTGCATCAGATTTTAATTTTTTATGTACACCATATATGGTAACAAGTATTGCAGCTATTCCCCCTATAACTTCTTCACTTTGTAGCAATGAAAAATCCATTTAAACACCTTAAAATATAAACCACTTCTTTTTTTGTTTAACATGGTCGTTTTTATGATCTTCGATTCCGTTTGGAAATGCATTCATAAATTCTTCATGCTCCTCTTTAAGATCGGAAACCACCAATTTAATATCAGCAATATCGTCTTTTATTTTCTTAATTTCACTAGTAAGCTCAGTCATATACTTTAACATAGAAGTTTGAAAAGCATCCATTGTTGATCCCCGGTCTTTTTATTTTATTTAACCTTTTGACAAAAAATAATTGTAAACATAAAAAAATAATTGTAACATTAAATAAATCATATATAAAGTCCCCAAAGTTTTAAATAAATACAATAAAAAGAGATTGAGATGTTTTTACTATGATACAGTTAGCATCATTCCAAGAAATAACGTCTTCTGAATTCGATGAATCTATATTACAGAAGATAATAGCAGAGATGTATTCGGTAATAAAAGAAAATGCTAATTTATTCAGATTACAAATAGAATTAAGCGCAGAGTCGTTAGAAGCAAAACTATATAAAAATAGCTTGACCGGCTATTTTATGTCCAAAGGCTTTAAAGTAGTTAATTTTAATGAATTTATATTTATTGACTGGTCAAGCCCAAATATATATCCGTCTTCAAATCCTGTATTTATACAAAGTAATATAAATTACCTCGGAACCTTTTTTTCCGCGAGCGAATTATATTTGTCACTTACTGGGAATAATGATTTAAGAAAAGTCTCATATAGACCGTTACTTCATAAAATTAATACTGAAATTAAACAGATGGAATTAGTTGGTCAATCAGAGGCCATAATTTCTTTAGGTATATCCACAACCATGACTTCAAGTCAACTAAATAATCTTTTCGCTCCAGATATGATGAAAATAAATATGAAGTACGGCGACGTACTATTGTCTTTTTTGGATGGAGGCTTATTTAAGATCACATTATATTCACCTGCAGAAGTTTATACAGACGTTCCGTACGAGGTCTTATTCGGCACCAAAATATATTAAATCATATTTGCACGCGCACACTTTTATTATACATTTTAAAATTTATGTTTTAAAATGTTTTTACTTGTAAACCATTAAACATTTGAAGGCGTCAAATAAATGCAACATATCGATGATTCATTATTAATATTAGCCCAGCTTATTAATAATAAATCTTATTTTAAACGAATCATGCACCATTTAGAGCCTGAATATTTTGAATATGTATTAGATAATCGTATCTTTAAATTTATTAAAAATTACTCGGATAAATATTCTGCGGCACCAGTGCCACTTATTGTACAAAATGCATTATCAAAATTGGAACTATCAGATAATGATCAGATTCAATATATTAATGAATTTGTAGATCTAATTTTAGTAGGAGAAGTAGTACCGCTTGAACCACTGTTAGATAAAACTGAAGAGTTTGTCAAAGAGCGAGAATTAAAAAACGCAATTAACCAATCGATTTCTATCTATAAAGGTGAATCAAAATTAGAACCTTCTGCCATTCCGGATATTGTAAAAACCGCCCTGGCTAAGAGTATTGAAGATTCTCATGGCGAATTCTACTTTGATGAAGAATCAGCTCGTGCTCGCCGCGATGCCTATAATAATCCTGAAACAAAAATTCCGTTTAAGATCAAACGTTGTAATGAAGTTACTAATAACGGTATTACAAAAAAATCATTACAATGTTTTGTGGCAGGACCTAACGTTGGTAAAACCGCGTGGTTAATTTCATTAGCAGCTGATTATGTTGAATTAGGAAAAAACGTTCTGTATGTGACTCTTGAAATGTCACAAGCACAAATTGGTATTCGTTTTGACGCACGATTCTTAAATCATGAAACATCAGAAATTCCTTCATTAGATGAAGATTTATATTTCAGTAAGATTGCAAATCTGAAAGATAAAAATGGTCGTTTGATTATTAAAGAATTTCCAACGAATGAATTAACGGCACAACGTCTAGAAATTTATTTGGAAGAATTAGAATCGAAAAGCGACTTTGTTCCTGATGCTGTATTTATCGATTACCTTGGTATTTGTTCATCTTATAAAATTAAAGATAGCAACAATATTGGTACTTATTATACGAAAGTGGCTGAAGAATTTCGTGCTTGTGCTCAGAAGCGTGATTTTGCGCTTTGGACTGCCCAGCAAATGACTACGGATGCATTAGATAATACCGATCCAACATTAAAACATATTGGTTATGGCCAAGGTATTGCTAAAACTGCTGATATGGTTTGGTTTGGTATTCGTACTGAAGAGCTTGACGCACTTGGTCAAATTCTAATTAAACAAGAAAAAACTCGTTATCACAAAGAGCGTATTGTACGATTCGCTATCGGATTTGATATTGGTTATATGAAAATGCATGACGTTGATAATTCTGCAATTCCTATTACAGAATCTATTTCACGGAATGTATCACCGGAATCAATTAAACCAAAAATTCATACTGCATTTAACCAGATTGGTAAACGTGGCGATTCATCGGGAATTAAAGCATAAGATGAAAACATATGGCATTAATAATGAAGTAGACTATCTAAATTATTTTGATGCAAGTATAAAAAATGGCGTCTCTAATTTTGCCTTTAAAGGTGAAAATGGCACCATGAAAATGTACAAAGATATTGTGAAAGCAGTCCAGGTCAAGCGCGTTACTAAGCGTTCGGCCGGGATATGTAATAAAGGTGATATATTATTATTTGACAAATGTAATATATCATATCCTTTATCTATTAAAATGGATGGTGTTAAAACAGCATGGGAATCAGCTGATTATTCATTGCGTCATGTTTTGCATAATTTTATTGATTGTTATGGGCGGATTGAATTACCATCTATGGTTAAAGTTAAAATAGACAACCATGCCGAAGATTTAGAAAAATATGTTTTTGGCGATGACATTATTCCAAATGATGGAACTATCTTAATCCAAACCTTTAATAAAATGACACCTTATCAATATAATTCTACTACTGCCATATTAAATTGTCATCGCGTTTATAATAAATATGATGAAATAACAGATGATACTCGTTATGCACCTGTTATTTCAGTAAGAAAAGATCCGCTTAGAAATAAATCAGATGAACGTATTAAAGGATATAGAGTTGAGGTAATACCATCACATTCTGCCGTTAATATGTTAGATATTATAGATTTGATTTAAATATTTAATAAATAGGAAAAAACATGAAGTTTAAAGATTTTATTAAAGAATCGGTTTATCCTTCTATCGATGATAATAATGTATTACAAACATTAGATAGTTTAGGTATTGCATATACTCGAACAAAAAATGATAAAAATATATTGAACTATTCATTTGATAACCGATATTCTTTAAAATATGATGGATCACTTTTTACGTTATACCGTAGTGAAAAGCGAGTTCATTATATGAATGCCCGTAATAAATCTGAAATTGAAACCGCTCTTAATACATGGAATGATTCATATGAATTAGCTGCAACTGAAATTACAGATGATGATGTTGATGATATTGTAGCTAAAATGAAAGCTGATGCTGCAGCTGACGACGCTAATAATGGCGGTGAAGATAATACAGAAACAGATAAAGACGCTGAATTAGATAAAGAAGCTGATAAAGAATCTGATGATAATAATTTTTATAGTGATATAAATAATGATACTGACTCAAAAGATAAGGACAAAAAATAAATGAAATTTTCAGAATATTTAACATTAAAAGAAGATGGCGAAGGCGGTGGTGATGCAGGCGGTGGTGATGTTTCTGCACCTGTAACAGCTGATATAGTTGATACCGCACAACCTGATCTTGTGCCTGATAATGTTGCCGGTAAAGAAGAAATTGAAAATCATATTCAGCCAGGTAATACAACTGCAAATATGGCTGGATATCCAGGTATTTTAGGTTATTACTCACGCATTAATATGCCGCAAATTACAAAATCTTTATATAATGAATTTATTAATGATTTAAAACTGAATAATGTTAGTTATAAGCGTTTAAATGTTAAAGCCGGTGAATTAAAACCAACACAGGGTGAATTTAACCAAGATAAAATTAATAATATTAAGGCTTCTATTAAAGATAAAACTTATATTCATAGTCCATTGTTAGTAGCTGGCGGTGAAAATCATATTGTAGATGGTCACCATCGTTGGGCTGCTTTCGACAAAGATGATTATATTCCAATCGATCATGTTAATTTATCATTTGAAGATCTTTATGATTTCTTGCAAAATAAACCATATGTGCTTCAACGCGATATTAAACAATAAAAAATGTATATAGAAGAAGACTCAAATCAGGGTCTTTTTTTTATTTTAAATAAGAATAAATAATAAGATTAATTTTATAAAGAGTGTAATAACATGGCATTACCATCAGTAAAAAATGCAACGTTCACTATTAAAGTGCAAGAATTTCAAAAACCACTTAAAATTCGACCAATGATTTTAGCCGAGCATAAAGCAATTCAAATGGCTACTGATGTTGGTTCAGAATCAGATGTTGTATTGACAATTGCAAATGTTGCAGAATCTTGTACAGACGGTTTAGTAACCGCTAAATCTGTACCACATTATCTATTAGAATATATATTTCTTCAACTTTATATTTCATCTGTTGAAAACGTGATTGCATCACGATACAGATGTTATGGTCATTTAAAAAATGAAGAAACCGGTGAAGTTTTATTTGATGAAGAAACTGGTGACGCAATTATTTGTGATAATAGTATTGAAGTTAAAATTCCATTAGAACGGGCAAATATTATTTATCCGGAAGATTTTAACGAGTTGAAAGTGATTAAAATTAATGACACAGTAAAGCTGCATCTTAAATGTTTATCTTTACACGACAATTTAGAAATTACAAATATGCGTGCTGAAATTATCGATATGGTTAATCGTGTAGATGAATTATCAGAAAAGGCAGAATTAACTGAAGCCGATCAAGCAGAAATTAAATTATTAACTGATTCTATGATTACAAAACGACAAGAAGTTAAAGATGCGTATCTTTATTTCTCAGTTAATTACATTGAAGACTCTGAAAATATTTATAAGCCGGAAGTAGACTTTAATCATAAAGAATTTTTAGACTGGGCTGAAAATTGTCCGTCAAACGCGTTTATTAATATGGAAACTTTCTATAAGAAAATTCCAACCATTGGTATGGATTTGCATATTGTATGTCCAAAATGCGGTAATAGTTCAGATACAGTTCTACGAGGATTAAAAGATTTTTTTTCTTAATCTACCCAGCTGGTTATTATATTAAAATGTTATCGGATCTTAAGGATATGGTCCGATTTCATGAATATAAAATGGGTGAGCTATTAGAATTAGTACCATTTGAATATCAAACAATAAAACTATTAATAATACAAGACTTGCAAAAAGAGGTAGAAAATGGCCAATAAAACTAAAGCACAAATGGCTGGACGCATATTAGGTGGAGCAGTTAAGAAGACAGTTGCTGCAAATATGAAATTATGGGGTGGTAATAACGTACCGTATCTTAGAGATTCAGTTAATGCCGCTATGTCTATGTTTGATTATGAAAAATTATGGGATAAATTAGTTGAACCTAGTATACGATCTAAAGTAAAAACTGGTCGTAAAGAGATTATGAAAGCCACTAATGAAATTGCGACGCTTAATCATAATTTAGGAACCATGAAAAATAATATTGCTACTATTACATCAGAGCTATATTATCTAAAAATTACGGCAAATGCCTATGCACAACAAGCCGGTGGTGGCACTGCATTTGGGCCGTCTATTATATATCGTATTAATGAAAGCGTCTTAAGAAAATTGAATATGCATGGTGCAATTAATATAACAAAGTATAATAACTTAAATAAAAACGTAGTACCACAAAACGTACAAAATGATTATAACAATAAAATAAAGTCACTCAAAAACGTAGAAACAAAAGTAATGGGTGAATTAAATCGATTAAGTCAAGCTGAACAAAAATTAAAACGTGCACAAAAACAGCTAGACGATATTATTAATAATCAAAATAGATAAAAATAAAGGGATAAAAATAAATGGCATTACCTAATTTAAAACAACTGGTCGATGTAACCGCTAATACATCTTCAGCTACTAAAGGTATTGCCAATAGTCAAAAGACTGATGACTCTATGAAGGGTGTAGCTAAACAACAAAGCTCTTTCTTTGATAAGCTATTAGCGAATGATAAAAATAAAGACAAAATAGAAGCTGCAAAAGCTTCTACTGCCGGTCATATCGCCCGTCAAGATAAAAATATTGAACAACGCATGCTGCTTCGTCGTATTGCTCGTAATACAGATGAAATGGTTGATTTATTACGCGATTTAAAAACAGGCGATAAAACGTCTAATAAATCGTTATTGGATCTATTAAAATGGTTAGGTCTAGGCTTATTAGCCGCACCTGGATTAATTGCACCTGAAGCGACAAAACCTGTTGTTGCTGGTGTAAAAGCGGGCGCAAAAGCTGTTCCGGCCGCACTTAAAGCTGCAGGTGCTACCGCTGAAGCTACTTCCGCAGCCGCAAAAGCAGCTGGCAAAGTCGGTGCAGGTGTCCATGCGGCCGGAGCTGCAGGTAAGGCATTAGGTAAAATTGGGGCTGCAGCTGGCAAAGTCGGTGATAGTAAAATTGTAAATAAGGGGATCCGATATGCGTCTGGTGCAATGATCGGTGGCCGTTTAATACAAGAAGATTATACTGGTGCTGGTATGGAAGCGGCTTCGCTTGGTATGCATGAAGCGGCTCGCAAAGTTAAAAATCCTAAAGCAAAATTAGCATTAACTATTGGTTCACTTGCAACTGACGCTGCTATTATCGGCCGAGATTTGTGGAATGGCCATGAAGAGAAAAAGAAACAAGAATTTGCCAAAGAAAATGATATAGTTTTACCTGAAAAAGAATCTATAATTACAAAGGTTGCTGGATGGGCTGGATTAGAAACCGATCAAGCAAAACGTATTAAAGAACAAGAAGCTGCTATGACACCTGAAAAGAAAGCAGTTATGGAAAATTATGATAATAGTAGTAGTATATTTGGTGGAAATACACAAGATAATATAGGCACTATTACTAAAATTATCACAGGTGTTACTGCTGGTATTTTAGCGGCTTTAGGTATTAAATCATTATTGAATAAAGGTATTCCTGGTGTAAAACCAGGTAGTATTGCAAAAGAATCTGCATCAGTAGATACAGCAGCTAAAAATATTAAACCTCAAACAACAGTACCTAGAACTTATACACCGGTTGATGCTAAACATAAACCTAAAGTATTAGCTCCCCCAAAAAATGTATCGAATTTAGTCGCCGCTTCTGCAGCTGAAACAGCTGGCAAAAAAGTTCTTACTAAAGGTGCGGCCGGAATGGCTGGGAAATTGATTCCCGGTGCAGGTCTTGCTTTAGGTGCATATGGGGCAGTATCACGTGCGTCTGATGGTGATTACATTGGTGCGGCTGCAGAAGCTGTATCAGGATTGGCGACTTTGATACCTGGGGTTGGTACCGCAATTGGAGCTGTAATTCAAGGCGGTCTATTATACCGTGATTATGTTAAAGCAACAAGTCAAGATACCGGTGAACTTAATAAAATCACAAAAGAAGCTACTAGTACATTAGGTAAATCTGCTGAAGCCAATACAAAAACAGTTGATGCAAACGGTAAATCAATTCAAAAGTCGAATGAGACTCTTGTAAAAAATTCTGACGAAATGAAAAAGGCTACCGCTGACACAGGTACCTTATTAAAAACATTTACCAATGCATTAGGTATGGGTGTATTTGGATGGATTACCATGGGTGGTAAAGTATTCAATGAAGCATTTAAAGTATTAAGCGATGTAAGTGGAAAACTATGGGACTGGGTAAAAAATTCAAGTATAGGCCAAGTTGTATCTAATGGTATTAATGCCGTATCAGGCGCTATTGATACGGCCGGTGGTCAAGCAAGTCTAGGTAAACATGGCGGCACTATGACCGGCTCTATTATGGCGGGTGAATCAGGTGGTAATTATGGCGTATATAATGTTAAACAAAATGGTAAATATGTAGCTAAAAAAGTTGATCAAAATAATACATCACTTAATACAGTTATGAATATGCAATCTAATGGTCAAATGAATGCATTTGGTGCATATCAAATTATCGGTAGTACAATGAAGGGTGCTAAAACAGCACTTGGACTAACTGGTAAAGAAAAAATGACGCAGCAATTGCAAGATAGAATCTATCAAGATTATCTTATAAAAGAAAAGCGCAAAAATATGTATAAGTATCTTACTGGTGGTAATGATCTTAATGGCGCGATTACAGCTGCAGCAATGGAATGGGCATCAATTGGTGTACCAGTTGCTATGCAGGGACATAAACGACAAGTACAGGCTGGTGAATCTTATTATGCAGGTGACGGTCATAATAAAGCATCAATTTCACCAGCTGAATTTGGTGAAGGTTTAAAACAGCAGCGCAATCGATATCTTGCATTAAAGAAAGCAGGCTTAAATGAAAAAGATGCTTATCATAAATCATTTGATAAAAATGCATTATCTAATGTCTCAAATATTAAAAAAGAAGATAAGAAAGGGACTGGCGGTGAAGAAGCTAGTACATTACAAAAGATAGTTAATGGCGCAAGCGATGGTATTAGCGCTATTGGTAAAGCTTGGGATAATAGCGCTCCTGGTAAAGTATTTAATGCAGCCACATCTGATCCTACGGCCAAAAAAGGGGTTGACGGTACACAGCCATTAAGTGATAAAAATATACCTAAACCTGCAGCAAAACCTGCTGCAAAACAAACTATTAAGCCGGAAACTAAAGATACTAAAGATACAAAAAATAAAGCTACAACAGCAGCTGCTACAACACCAGCTGTTACGCCTGCTAAAGATCAAAAAGGTAATAGTGCTAAAGGTGATGCTGAATGGGATTTAGATGTATTATGTAGTCATGCTATTAGTAATGCTAAACCTAAATCTATTAGTAAATGTGCATTATTTGTTAGAGAAGCATTAGAAGCTGCTCAGCTTAAAACATGGTTTAGTGGTGGATTAGGTAATGCTAATCAAATGCCATCCCGGCTAGTAAAAATGGGTTGGACAGCTGTTGGTGAAAATCTTAAATCATTTAAGAAAGGTGATATTATTGTTTTCCAAAAAACAACGACACCAGCTGGTCAAAAAGCAGGACACGTACAAATTTATACTGGTAAAGTATTTGTATCGGACTTTGTTCAACCAGGTGTACAGCCTGTTAACGGCCAAAATTTACCATATACCGTTTATCGTGCTATAAAAGGCTATTCTAATGGAGTACCTATTGGCGCTGCTGCTGGTTCTGGTGGTATTGAATCCGAAGCTGGTAATAGTGAAAATGTTGGTGGTGGTGGCGATGATCCATCTGCGGCAGAAGAGAAAAAAGATGCTGGTGAGAAATTAGTTGATGGTTTTGCTAAACTATTAGCATTTGTTGGCGATTCAGATGCAGCAAAAACTGCAGTTGATTGGCTTGATAGTGTACAAATAGATCAACCTAAGAAAGAAAATATTGAAAAAGCTGATTTATATGGATCCGACTCTACTCTATATGGACAATTAGATAATGGATTCAAATATAAAGGCGGAAACGGCGACGCTGTAAATGAAGATTCTTTGTTTAATCCAAATTTAGAACGTCAACAAGGTGCTAAACAAGATTTATTAGGTACGGCGGGAAATACTGGTGGCATTCAACGCCAGCAAGATGTAGGTCGTAATTTGCTTGGTAATGCGGGTTATATTAATCCACAAGCTCGCCAATTAAATGCTACAAAAAATTGGTTGGGTAATGCTGGTTATATCGATCCAAATATGCGTCAAGAAGCGTCAAAATATGACTTATTGGCTGAAGCTGGTAAAATCGATGGTATACAACGTCAACATGATGTGGGCCGTAATTTATTAGGTGATGCTGGTTATATTGGTGATATTCGTCAAGGTGATGCATCTGTATTATTGCCAAATAATCCTGGCTACGGGTCTAGCGGTGAATTAGTTGGAACTGGAGGTTATAATGATATTGAGCGCAATACTAAGTTAGATGAAATTACTAAAGAATTAGAATCTAAAAATGATGCATCTAATCCTAAAAAGAAAAAGCTAAAATGGTATGATAAATTATTTGGTGATTCAAATAGTTGGTTAGGACAATTATCACAAGGTTTAGGTCTTGGTGGTTTGTTTGGATTCGGTCAAGATATTTATAAAACCAGTAAAAATGATGAATGGGGTGACTTCGCACTTAAAAAACTTGAACCAATAGCTAATGAAAATGGCTTAGGAGAAGTTTTTGGTATCGGTAAAGATATATATGACACTAGTAAAAATGGTGAATGGGGTAATTTTGCAGGCCGTGCTGCTGCCACTGTTTTAAGTCATAAAGACGATCATTTATATGATAAAGATGGCAATCTTATTAATAATACAACAAATAATGACAATACAACAAATAATGATAATATATTCAATCAAGTATTGTCTGAAACTACTAAAATTAATCCTGGTGTAATGGTACCAGAAAATATACCGCCAGAGCAAAGTGTTGCTGAAGGTGATTTTAAATTAGGTAGTATTAAAACTAATCCTGATGGCACATCAGTTTATACAGGCCCAGACGGTCGTATTGTACGAATGAGTGCTGAAGGTGATATTTTATCAATAGATCGTGGTGATGATAAATGGCGTAATAAAGGTGTTACAGAAGAACAATTAGCTGCAATTGATGCGCAAGCAAATAATAATAAGCTTGAACCAGGTACAATCCAGGCTGATCCGGATGCGTCAAATGGTGTTAATGATATAATAGCATCTACAAATGAAAATATTAAAGCTGATGCTGATTTGGCACCACAACCGGAAAATAATATTATTCCGACCGTTAAAGAAGATACTAACGGCAATAGAACTTATTATAATGGCGATGGTAGTACAGTAACGCGCGATTTTGAAGGTAAATTGCTTGGTCAAACTCCGCCAACAACTACTGTTCCAAATAAACTTGAAGATGTTAAGCCGCGTCTAATTGCACCAGGTGAAGAAAATCAAGTAAAACCAATGGCACCGGTGTTGTCCCCAGTACCAGCGGCATCTACACAACCTGTTGCTAATAGTCCGTTAGAAGCTGTTTTAGCAAGACAATCATCTGTCGATAATGCTTTTGCTAAGCTTAGAAGCGATAAAATTGCAAATAAAGAAATATCGGATAAATTACCGGATACTAAAGTTAATTTGGTACCTGATAATAAATATAAAAATGGTGTATTATTACCTGATAATGAAAGTCGCGAAACTTTAGATGATCATGTTGCTAAAATCAATAGACAGCATGAACAAAGTAAAGCAAATGCGAGTGGTACAGCAATAATGAATAATACACCGTCTACTCAGTCTAGTGGTAGTATACCTTCAGCTAATGCTAATAAAAATGGAGGAGCTGGTTTATCTGCTCCAATTGTCACGCGTAATCCAGATTCTATCTTTAGAGAAGTATCAATTACAATGATGAAAGCGTCTACCACATAATTTTATAAAATGTGTATACAAATATAAATTTTCTTATTACAATAAGATTATTCTATAGGAGTATACACATGACTATCTCTGACATGGCCAAAGGGCTTGCTTCATTATTAACCGTAAGTGGATTAACACTTTTTACTAATTATGCCGTTATTAAAGCATCAGGTCATAGCTTTAAAGATATGACGATGTTATCGTTATTATCAATTATACCTTTTCAAGAAGATTCTATTGAATATCTTACTGAAGTTATAGAAAGTAAAAATGAATTGGCTGAAATAGAGTCTGTTTATCGTACTCTTGGTATTAATTATAAAAATTTATTGATTCAATATAGAAGTGCAATTATTCATACATTCTATGACAACGATATTCAACATGACGAAATAGCAGAAGAAGACAAAGTTGATTTATCCCAATTTGTGTCATTTACTGCATATAAATCATAAGAATTATTGATATATTAAAGAGGATCATTTGATCCTCTTTTTTTCATCTTTTTATCATAAATGTGTGTACAAATATAATTATCTTTACTATAATAGCCATATTGATTAATTATATAGATGTGAGTGCACATTATGTTAGTACGCGAAATTCCTTTTCAAACTAAAGCAGTTGAAGATATCATTGATAAATATGAACTTAATCCATTTGCTCGAGTTATGTTAGTATCGCCTACGGGTACAGGGAAAACAATTATTGCGCGTAAATTTATTGCGAGTGATCGATTACGTGAAGTGTTATTAAAAGATAAAAATCGTACCACTTTGCGAATCATTTATAAGTGCCATATTAATCGCCTTATTACACAAGCAAAACGTCGCTTTGACACTTCTATTGTTACTGAATCAACTTTAGAAAATTGGAAGCTACAAGATGCTAATCATCCTGATGCAGTAGAATCTACATTTAAAGTTGAAATCTGCTATCAAATGTATAGCGATAAAATTGATGAAGATTCTGATATTGATCTAATCATTTATGATGAATGTCATCATGAAGCATGTAATACAATTCAAGAATTTTTAGGAACAGCAGGAAAATTCCCTTCTTTAGGTATGACTGCTACACCTGATCGTAACGATAATTGTTTGATTAAATTTGACTATATCGTTGAGCCAATTACACGTACTCAAGCTGTTAATCAAGGATATATCTGTCAAACTGATATTAATACAATCGTTGATACATCATCTAAAGATAAAGTTAAACTTTTAAAAGAAATTTTAGCTCATTTTCATCATGAAATGAAACAAACAATGATCTTTGTTCGTACTAAAAAAGAAATTGCGGAAGTTGTTTCATTCATTAATAACGATCTTGGTCTTCTTGCTCGTGGTTGTGACGATGACGATGATATTGATGTATTACTTGACGATTTTGGAGCAGGCGAGTATCAATTTATTGTTTCATGTCGTAAATTAGGTGAAGGTATTGATGTACCAGGTGTAACTGATGTAATTTTTGCACGTAATATTGGTTCACTAATTGATCTAAATCAATATATCGGCCGTGCAGCTCGTACTGACGTTATGGAATGTCGCGTATGGGAATTTGTAAATGCGTTATCTTCAACAAACTTAGATACTACTGAAGTTGTTGGATTACCACAATCGCATCGCTTAATTTCAAAAATGAATGGTCAATTTGTGGTTCGTGACTTCATGTAATAAATAATGGCGATACCTTCTTTAGGTATCGCCATTGGAGATATTAATGCTTAAAAAAGAAGATGTTGATAAAGTTTTAAAAGATGCTGAATTAGATAGACGTCGTATTATTAATGACTCTATATGGTACCAAAGTAAACATGATGAGGCAACTACAAAAGCTCTTATTTATATTACTGCTAATATTGATGTTTTAAAATATAAATATAGAGACGATACATTTTTTAAAGTTCATCAATATATCCATATAACATTAAAAGAAAAATTTCATGGCTATGATATTAAAGTAATTGATAAATTTCTTAGAAAAAATAGTGTTTATAGTTTTTTCAGTACATTGATATTATCTATTATTTTTTGGGTGTCTTTATTAATTGTATCAAACATTTTATATTTGGATTCTGAAAATCCGTTCTCATATAGTGCACCATTAAGTAAAAATGTATTATTAACTGTATTAATAGCATTGATTTGCTTTATAATAACAATGCTACAAATGGGGATTATGTCTTGGACTGGCTTTAAAACTTATATAACACCAAAGATTGATACATTAAAAAAAGGGGATTAATCCCCTTTTTAATTAAATAGTTCTTGATATGAGAATAAACAATATTCTGTATCTTTAGTAACATGCTCATCTAATAAGACTTTAATTTCTTCTTCGCTATAGTTATCAGTGTTAATCAATATAGAAGTATAATTAGATACGCCATAATGATCATCAATATGTTTAATATTAAAATGATATGAGTTCACTACATCTTGCATTGGATCAAATACTTCAATAGTTGATTCTTTACATCTATCGTTATTAATTTCAATTATTTTATTAAGGATATTGGACATAATAATAAAATCATCTTTAAATTTAGAGATATATAAAGTTTTTTTATATCCATCACTTGTTGAATAATTTTTATGGCCTGTAATTGTATAAAACAAATTGCTTAATGGTAAATTTGCTTTACTTTCATATAAATTAAAATACATTTTACATGTATTAAAATCAGAATCCATATATAAAGTAGTTGGATATAATGTTAAATTATCATCAACCCAATCTTCAGCCAAAATATCATCTGTTGTTGGTACATAATAACGGCTATTTTTTAATTCAATAAAATTATCACTTGTTTGATCTTTAGCAATTGCAACACCGTTTACCAATCGTCTAGCAATCAATAAATCATCTTTTAAGCCTGGTAATACATCTGCAAATGAACAAGATTTATTATATGCAAAAATAAAATTGTCACCCAAATCGTCATCGCTTTCAATACTAAAATCAAGTAATGTATGAAAATTATATTTGCCAATAAAATCATCAAATCCAGGATAATCACAATATTCATTTAAATCAATATCAAGGTAAACTTCTATATCAACAGGTATTTTATCAAGGTGCTCCATTATAACTTCAAACTTTGGGTCCAATCCAAGCACCATAATATATAGTTTATGCTTTTTCATAAATGATTCATTGATTAATAATCGGCCAAAGGACTTTTGTTTCAATTTGATTAATGATGTAGTTAAAATAATTTTCATTTATATTTCCTTAACAGATATTAGCAATATTTATGTATTTATGTTACATCCATTTACAATAAAACTATTAAAAAATGCACATTTTTAAAAAAAACGTGTACTTTTGTATATACATATAATAATATAGCCATAATTATATAAAATTACCAAGGGGTAATATATGAAAACGTATAAAACTAAAAACGACGTTAAAATTATTTTATCAATGATAGCTTTGATTTTTTTAGTTAGTATTGTTGGTAAAATGGATTTTGAAGATGAACAACTGGCATTTACACAATATTGTGCAGATGTAAGTGCGGGCATATATCCAGATTATAAGAAGCAGCTTAACTATTGCAAATAGGTGATAGTATGAAAGGTTTAATTATTATTCTTAAAAATAATGAAATTAGATTGGCTCATTTATGTCAATCTAATTTAACGTATAATGATATGGGTATTATATTAACCGATCAGCTTTCATCTATTATAAAAGATAAAATATATGGGTCATTTAAATTAATGGTCGATACTTTAACATTTAATAATATACATCCCGCTTTACCTCAGTCATCCGACAATATTATTAATCTTATTTTGTCTGGAACAACTTCTTTTAATAATGATATTGATTATATTGAATCTGTTTATTTGGACTATTCCTATATAATTAATTTAGATGATAATAAAATTACTTTAATATCTAAACACAAGACGGATTACCGACTTCCTTTATATAGAATTGGCAAGATGATTGCCACTGATTTAAAATTTATTAGATCATTTAATATTAATTCTGCTATTGACAAAAACTTTAAAAAATTTATTCAACTACAATTGGAAGGTATATTATGAGCTACGTTAAGCTATATGGTTATGGTGCATGTAAAGAAATTGTAGATAATATTCCCGATAGAACTGCAACACATTATACATTAGAAGATGGTTTATATCATTCAGTCGATTTTATATCTGTTTACAACAATGACGACAAAGAATGGTATGATTCTGATTATGCAAGCGAATCAGACTTAGAATGCGATTATAAACAAATTATAAATTTAAACACATTAAAAAATGAGATTGAATATTAAATTTTTATTGATATTTAATCGCACTAAATAAAGTAACAAATGCACAAAACTTAAACAATGCTCATTTAAAAGCGATTCTAGCTACAGAGCGAATTAAAAAAAGGAAACTAGCATGTTAACATCTACAATCATTGGTAATAATCCTATCTCTAAAAAAATGATTAACCACATTATTTTTCTTATTGATGCATCATCATCAATGAATTACCACCTTGCCGCAGTAAAAAAAGTATTTGATACCACACTTGAAAGCTTTAAAAATACCCAATCACCAGATCAAGAAATTCATATTTCATTATATCAATTTGCGACAGGTGTTGAGCGCGTAATTTTTGATACTGATATCAATAAATTAAACACTTCAATTTCTTTCCGTGCTAATGGCATGACTGCATTACGTGACGCCGTGAATGAAGCAATTATTGATCATAAAAAAATTAAAGTTGGTAAAGACGAAGACCATACATTTTTGATCTATGCAATTACAGATGGGCAAGATAATATGTCTAGAACATCACCTGTTGCATTAAAAAATACAATTACAAATTTAGATGACGCATGGACTGTTGCGGCACTTGTTCCGAGTGTAACAGATATGCATCATGCAAAAACGTCTGGCTTTGCATCAGGTAATATTCAAATTTGGGATACTAATTCTTCTAAAGGATTTGAAGAAGTTGGTCGCGCAATTACTGCATCATATCAAACATATTCTACTGCACGTAGTCAAGGTGTACGTTCATCAAATAATATTTTTGCAATCAATACGGATAATATTAGCAAAAGTGATATTAAACGCACTTTATTAGAAATTAATGGTGATATTCATTATTATAATGGATCGTCTGATATTTCAATAAAAGAATTTGCTGAAGATGCAACTGGTGAATCATACCGCAAAGGTAGTGTATTTTATGAAATCAGTAAAACTGAAATTGTACAAGCAAGTAAAGAAATTGCCATTGTAAATAAAAAAGATGGCAAAAAATATAGTGGCCGTGATGCTCGCGATGTATTAGGTTTACCACATCATGAAACTAAGATGAAACCTGGTGAATTTGGCGATTGGAGAATTTTTATCCAAAGCACGAGCTACACCCGTAAAATCAAACCAGGCAATTCAATTTTTGTCATTGAGCGTTAATTATGTTATATAAAATGAGTGATAATATGTTTATTCAGCTAAATCATATTACATATATTCAGCTGAATACCACTGTTACAGGACGACGAGTAGATCGTAAAATGCATATCATTCATATGATAAATGGAAAACATTATGAGCTGGATGTTAATCCAGAAAATGATGCTAAAGTTAAAGATATTATGGACCGGATTGGTATAATTAATCTATAAAATGTATGTACATATAAAAGTCTGTATACTATAATTGGTGTACAGACTTTTTTATTTACAAAGGTAATTAATATGAAATATAAAAATGCAGAAGAGAAAAAGCGCAAGCCTTATTTTGATCAAAATTATGGCACCGCCTTTAATATGGAACGCCTTGATTACCTATTTGATCAACTTCGTATTATCTATAAAGATTTACCTTCAAACTTTTTCAATGATAAAAAAGTATATGAATCATTTGATTTATTACGGGGCCACTTATATAATATTTCATTAGAAAACAGATTTAAATTAACAACTCGTGAATTAAATCGCATGCGTAAAACATGTGAATTATCTCATGCAGAATCATTATCACAATTTATTCGTAAAGATAAATTTTATATTATCCCATCCGAATCCGATTTGACTTATAAGCATGTAAGTAAAGTTGATCGCTATACAATGGATTTATTACATGGTGCGCAAGAATCATGTTATTTGAAAAAATCATTTCATAATATGGAATATATGTATGCGGTTGGTGAATATGCCGTAATGTTTGCGTTGCTTTTAGATGCTATTATTGAAGATATTAACTTTGAATCCAAAGTTATTGGTGGTATGACTAATACACTATTTTTGTGGGGTATTACAACATGTCAAACTGCGAATGTAAAATTATTGCCATTTGCTGTTATGACTAAAGATCAATCGCTCATTGACCGAGCAATGTTGATTATTGGTAAAGACCGATTTATTTCTATTGCAGATGGATTAAATTATGGATTAACTTCTAATTTAATTCCAATGGGTAAAGAACAAGAATCGTATGTAAATGCGAAACATGAAAATGAATTACGACGACAAATTAATGAATACTATGGAATAAACTAATGAAGGTATTAGTACAAACAAATAAAAGGCCTCAGGTCCATTTGGAACACGAATTTAAAATGATCGAACTCGCGGGATTTATTCCCGTGCCTTATGGATATGTTGAATCTGAACCAAATGTTATTACTGTATTTGGTTTAGAAGATATTGAATATGATGAACTAGTTTTTAATCGGCCTAGTATTCAAATATTAAAAAAACATTTTGTGGATAAAGCAAAATTTTTGGGGCCTATTCCAAAAGGATTTTTTACGACTCTTGATTATAATCCAGATCGTTTTAAAATTTCTAAGATGAAAACTACGCCGTTAATGCTTAATCGTTATCCAGGTATGCATAAATTTATGTCATTGAAAGATGCATTAGTGGAGCCTAATAAATTTGATACATTTTATAAGCCTGATAATGACCTTAAACTAATTAATGGTACATTAGTTAAAAAAGGTCAAACATTAGCAGATACACTTGCGGTAAAAAATTATCAATTTTCAGAATCACAATTAAATTCTGTTATTTTACAAAGTATTAATACCGCTTCTGAAATTAAAGAAGAAGTACGGTGTTTTGTTGTAAATGGAGAAGTTGTTACTGCAGCGCGATATCGTCGGAATAATGACACCGATTTAACAAAGCTTACATTACTTGAAGAAGCTGTATATATGAGTCATGCTCACATATTTATTAATGACTATTATAGTCCTAGTAAAAGCTTTACAATTGATTTGGCTCGGTTAAAAGATGGCACTATTATTATCATTGAATATAATTGTATCAATACAAGTGGAATGTATAACATTAATTCAAAAGCTTTATTCGCTAAAATTAAAGCAAATATTAGTTTACATAAGTGATATATAGTTATATAATAATTATATATTGATAAGCAAACAAAATTAACCTTTTTGTGACTTATACCCATACCGCTTATCAATAAAAAAAAGATTCAGTCTTCATACAACTGAATCTTTTTTTATATTTTTTAAAAAAATGTATGTACAAATATAATTAGTGCGTATATAATAACCATATACGATAATTGATTACGAAGGTAATACTATGGGTTGGTTCGGAACATATGCAGATTATGAAACTGTTGCAGAATATGCCAAACAAGAACTTAACTGGAATGGTGAACAAACTAAGCAGCTTGACCAAGCTGTTGTCAACAATAATGTCTATACATTGGTTGAAATTATTAAAGGTGATAAAAAAGGTGAAATTTTTATTAGCATTGATCGAGTAGAACGTAAAGATGGTCATTGGATGCATAAAGGATGGGATGAAAATAATGGTCCATTCTCATATGATTGTCCAGAACGCATACTAAAACGATCTAATCAAACAACACAAATTGCAATTAACTGGCGTGAAAAATGTCGCCGCATGCGTCGTGATAAAGCAGAACGTAAACGACTGGTTTTATTATTAAAAAGTGGTATGATTATTAATAGTAAGGCGTTTGGTCCACTATGTTTTTTATATAAAAGCACAAAAACGGGCAGCAAAATAGCATGTCGTGATAATTTAGGATCGGTTTTTGCATATCAACTTAAAGATTTTTCAGTTGAAGAACTAAATAATGCTATAGACAAAGGATAAAAATATGAATTGGTCTGATGATGTTGTAAATACTAAAGAACGATCTTCTAAATTCAAAGAAGAAGAAACTATTTACTATTGGTTCGAGGAAGATGGCGAACGCTTTAAAATTGGTTTAAAGAAAAGTCAATCACCTGCATCATATGCTAAAGAGAATGGATTCAAATATCTATATCGAGCATAATAAAAAGGACCGTGAGGTCCTTTTTTTATAATTCAAAAGCTTTATATTCTTTTTGAATTTTTTCTGTTGCTTCAACTGGCGTATTAAATCTGTCAATAGTAGATTCTTTTACATCTATTACTTTCTCTTTTATATAATCATATATAAATTCACCAATATAAAAATAATCATCTTCTGCATTTTCAAATTCATCAGATTTATATTTTTCGTTCGGTCCATTTAAAGTATAAACAATATATCCATATATTTTATCTGTATCTTCAGCATATGGATATATATGTGATTTAAATACTTCGATATTAATATTAGATGCAGACTTTTTTACTTTATTCAATAATAGTGGAACATCAATTTGATCAACTATTTGTTTCAAAGCAATATCAGATAACATCGTTTTTTCATTAATAAAGTCAGCGAATTTCATTATTAAAGCCTTTTATTACTATTTAATCATCAATAGCAACAGATCGATATGATAGATAATAATAACCTGATGCATTTATTTTTAAATCTACATATTCTATATTTTTATCATTTAAAAAAATATTTAATTCACTAACTCGTTCAAACGATTTAATTTGAACTTTATATCTTGATGTCGGCTCTTTAATAGTAACGTTTAATGGTTTATCTGCCGATGATTCTCTTTTAAGATGAATCAAAATATCATTTAATTTATCAAAAGTATTTAATAAATTATGATGCTTTTCTTTAAAAATGCGTGCTGCATATTGGGCTTCATCTTCACGTGTCATACAATGCGCATATCTTACTGATCCCGCTTCACCTGCATATTCTTGAATCAAAATATTTAGATTTTTTAAAATAATTTCTAAATCACTTATAGTTATTTGATCTTTCATTTTATACCATCTCTAATATTCATGATAATCTTACCTAAATTATTTTCACCAATACCGTTACATACACCCCAGAATATATCATCCCAAGTATTTGTTTCTTCAATATAACGGTCGCCTGTCGCCACTAATAATGCTTTAAACTTAGGTTGATCAAATTTAATAGATAAAATCGATCTCATTATCTCGATTTTATTTTCTTCGAATGCGGGATCAATTTCAACTTGCTTACCAACTCTTTTAGCTTGGCCTGGTGTTAATTCAGCAATAAATTTCATATCATTATGATGCTTACACTTCATTGCTTGATATGCATTTTCAGTTGTATGAAATTCCATATCAATATAAATGATTGGCCACTGTAATGTATAAAAATTTGATAACCATCTATATTCTCCGCTAAATCCTAATATTGGATCATTCATTGTTATCTCTTATATAAACTGTTATATTTTACTCCATATGGAATAGTTTAGACTAGATATACATTTATATGTCATGATCTAAAATATTCCAATATGGATCAACTGGTGCTTACTGGTGCCATAAGTTTAAAAGTCTATATGCATCCATACTTGCATCGTGTTTAGCGTTATGTTCCTGGAATCCTAGATCGTCAATATTTTCCGGCATCCATTTTTGTGTTTCACCGCCAGATAGAATGTAATTATAAGTTTTACATTCATGCCAATTCCAGTGATTAAAAATTTCTTTTTCACCTGGATAAACCATACTATTCATTGACGTTAATTTGCCATATTCATAACCACTATTTCTAGCCCATAAAAAACTTTCATAATGATTATAATTCCAACGATTTAAAAAGCGTTTGCATTCTTCAAACATTTTGCGGACACTAATATCTTCATCAGTTGGATAATAAGAAATTTTACGTAATGCTTCAGACTGGCGACCCCACCATTCTTCAGTCATATCGTCGGTCACACGGCCCATTTCAATTTGTTCTTCTTGATCAATTGACAAATATAATGTTCGATCTAATAATACTTCATATGGAAGTACGCCTTCATCAAATTTAAATGGACAAACTGCAATACGTGTAACAATACCATTATCTGTCTTAGCGCGAGCTTCAACATCAACTACTACTTGTAAATGGGTGGTCATAATATGTTCCTATATAAATTACAAATTTATTATATCATATAATTAATTAATTAAATAGATATGTATTTAAAAACATTTTATATTATTAAAGGTAGGAATAACAATGAAATTTACAGATTTTTTAAATGAAAGTTATAAAAGTAATGAAGAAGACGCTAACCCAGAAAACTTAAAGGCATTCAAATTAGCAATTAAAAAGAATGAATTAATTGATTTAGTTAAGGATGTATTTGAAGAAGGCTATATTACTAGAGGTGCTTTTTATAGCGCACATAGTTTTAAAGTAAAAACTGATGATTTATTTTTATCTTCTGTATATAACGATGGCAATGGTAAAGTAAGAGCTCGTATTCGTGGTTTAGTAGAATTTTATTTAACTGATCCGAAAGATGCAAAAGATACATCTTTTGATATTAGACCAAAAAATGAACCATATTATTATCCAATTATGTATAGCATCGATTTGAATAAAATCAAGTTGGCTGATTCAGAATTAGATCATGATTATGATGGTACTGGTACTTATAAAGATGCTGTAAAACGTATTTCTGAATACGCGTTGAAAATTACATATTAAAATAAAGATGTATATCCAGTTTGGATATAATTATAAAAAAGGACTCTTAATTGAGTCCTTTTTTTATATTTTTTTAGCGTTGAAGTGGTTGAGTTACCAATTGTATACCGCTACCGAATTGACTATTATAATGGTTATAAATAGTTTCTTCAGGCTCAAATAAACCGCCGAATGCTTCAGATTCAGGGATAGATAATACATCTTCTTTCACTGTACCAAGAAGTGGGATAAGACCTAGTTGACCTTGCGAAATTTGAATCACGCAAGGATTTTTAAGATCATATCCACCTTCAATGCGTTCTTCAACGTCCGCAATAAGTTGGCCAAAAGATTTAGTGAATAAGATTTTAATAGACATTTTATAAATTCCAATAAGTTTTATTTAAAAGTTTAATAGATTGATCATATAAACGTTTATATGATCAAGTTGTGGAAATATTATTTAGCCGGTGCTACCGAATCCACCTTTACGGCTTGTTTTTTGTTGAGGTTTTTCAGTTAATACTTTAACTTCGGTGCTAACCAATTTTACAAGTTTCGCTTGCGCAATTCGTTCACCGTGTTGAATATATTGTGATCCGCCGTTATTGCTTACTGAAACAAATACTTCTTCCACATAATCAGAATCAATAATTGCAGTACAGTTATTCAAAGAAATACCGCGACTAAATGAAATACCACTACGTGGATAAATTTCTAAGCAATAGCCTTGTGGAATATCAAATGCTAAACCTGTTGGAACTAGTAAGCGATCACCTTGATGAATTGCAATACCTTTATCGGTAACGCGGCGAGTTGTTACTGATTGTCCGTGAGTTACAATTTTAACTTGATCATCAGTTAATAGTACAGCTGATAAATCAAAGCAAGCTGATTCTTCAGTTTTAAATTCAGGGATTACCGCTTCCGCCTGTAATTTGAAAATACCCAAAGTCGCATCTACTGCTTCTTTTTCATTAGCTGTTTCTGCCGGATCGCTATCTACAGCTAATGTATTTTTAGCAGCACGCCCTTTTTTCTTAACAGATGCTTGTTCTGTTGATTCAGTATCTAATACTTCTTGTTGCTGCTCAGTTACCGCTTCATCGGCATATTTAATATCTTCAGACATATGTTTAATTTCCTACTATTGTAAAGTCGTCTGTTTCGGGGTCAATTTCATCGTAAAATATATGGAATGATTTACTTTCATCGTCTGATTTAACTAGAAATACACAATCATCATGTATATTGGTTAGAACGCGGTGTTCACATCCATCAATGATAATCGTTGTACCTTCCGGCAAAGATTCAAATTTTTTAACTAGTTCTACATATGTAATGGTTTTCATATATTTAAGCTCTTTTAAGTGGAGATGCTGTTATTCAGCATCTTTTTTCAAATAAAATTTCTTACGTAAGAGAACTTCTTTTTTACGTGAGAATGGAATAATACTAATATTGCAGCGTGTGTTTACTTCTTGTAGAGGCTCATTATACGTAGCAAGGCCCCATTTTTCCAGTAGTGACGCTATATATGTCATTTGAGAAAAATCTTGTTCATTAAATTCAGTTTTATCATCCATATCTGATAGCAAATATAAATGTTTAAAATGAACTAGGTAACAATCGCCATTATCTTCATCTTGAACGATATGACATACCTGCCATAAAGATTCTTTACCACTTTTAGAATTATTTTGAAGACGCCCAACACGAGTAAGTGTTTCACGAATTTTTAAAAATGAATCTACAGAACTATTAATATTCAGTTTATATGGGAAATATTCGCTGCTGTTATTAAGTTTAGATTTAAGAGTGGTTAAGCTGATTTTGTGTGTCATAATTAATTCCGGTTATATAACTTATTTGCCGCCCTTATCTGTTAATACGGCAAATTCTTTTAACAATTTATTAGATTCAAGAACATCATATATTTCTTGCGCTTTACTCATTGAACAGCTATAGTGTTCAATGATATTATTTAGTGTCTCTTTTTTGGCAGAATTTTCTTTCTGTTTTTTTGACCACTTACCATATCTTTTCTTTTTAGATAAAAGATAATAATAAAAATCAAAATTTAATTGCTTATCACAATCAACGTTTATTTCATTCACATACAAGATTAAATCTGCCATATGTGAGAAATTACGATTAACAATAAAAGATTCATAACCTTCTAAATTTTCAGGAATTCCTGTTTTATTGTTAATCATGTTGATGTAATCAAAGGGACTAAGCTTATCGCTCATTCATTATCCTTTAAATTTTACTGACAGCATTAAATCAACTAAAAAACTAACCATATTAATTTCTTTGTCAACTACATGAGCTTCACGATAATCATATTGATTTAGCAATAAAACCGCACTCGGAATTGTTGATCCTTCAATATATTCTTTTAGATTGTCATAAATTGCACGTCGAATTAAGTGACCGTCATTGCCCTGGGTATTATTAGTAACCCATTCTTTTACAAGCCAAAAATCTTCTGATCGTAAACATGCAATTAATTCTTTAATTTTTTCAGTTGAATTAGAACCAAGACTGCTAAATTGTAATTCACCATTCTTAGCATTCATCTGAAGAATATTCAGTGTTCGGCGGAAGTCTGGGAAATTAGCTTTGCAGAACATAGCTAATTCTTTACGATCATATGAAATTGTTAATTCAGTTAAAATCGATTCAACTCGTTTAATAAATTGAATTAGCATCTCAGAACGTTCTTCTGGAGTAAATTCAAAATCAATGATCGGGCATCGTGAAAATAATGGATCAATAATTTTATTCTTAAAGTTTGCAGTAATAATAAATCGACAGTTCTTTTGGAACTCTTCAATAATTCCGCGCAAAGCAGGTTGTGCAGAGTTTTTATTAGCATAATCAAATTCATCAAGGATGATTACTTTATACGTAGATGTAAAAGACATTGAACTTGCAAAGTTTACAATCTTTGTACGTACTGTATCAATACCAGATTCGTTTGACATGTTAATTACGATATATTCAATATTAAGTTGTTCACACAAAGCGCGAGCTGATGAAGTTTTACCAGAACCTGCATTACCGACCGCTGCGTAATTTTGAATATTATTTGTTTCAATCATTTTTCTAAATGAGGACTTAATACGTTCAGGTAAAATGCACTCATTTAGACTACGTGGGCGAAATGATTCAACCCATATTAACTCATTTGTCATGTTTGCTCAATTAGTAATTAATTAATACGGCGCCATTTGCCAATACGAAATTATTATCGCGGGACAAAACATAATATACAGGTTTTTCACCAATGAAATTAACTTCAAGAACACCATCAATTTTATATGATTCACCATCTTTAATAATTATAGATGTAGTTTCATCTAAACCATTAGCAATAGATGATTCATAAAATTGATCATATTGATCAGTGTCACTATAATCACTATTTACACACATGATTAATTGTTGTGCTGATACATTTAGAATACGTCCACCAGTTGTTTTAATTTCAAATAGTGGTGCATTTTCCCAATGTGCAATACCTTTAATAATAGTATCTTCAAACTTTAAAGTTTCTTGATCAAATGAAATACATCCGTATGATTCACCAAAAAGATTACTAAAAATAGGAAAGCCGTCTTTAATAATCCCGCTATTATCAGGGGCAAATAATGTATCAGCCCCTACATAATAAATTGGTGTTACATTATCATCAGCGGAATCTAGTGTATAAAAATCCATATCCATTTTATAAATGCCTTTGAAATTTAATAATAGAGTTAAGCTTTATTGAACAATTAAGCCAGCAACATATTTAATGACGCCATCAACGCTTTCAAATACAGTAGCTTTTTCTGTAATTGATACTTTATAATCTAACGGTAATAGACGAAGCGCATCAACTTTAATTTTTACTGTTTGTAGAATACTTTCATCTTCAAACGTAACATTTTCAATTGCAGAAGTATATTCGTTATCAATCGCTTCACCTTTAGCATTACTGTTAAAAGCACGAAGACCATTAATAGAGAATTCTAATTCTTTTAAACCCAATACAGAAGTTGCTTTTAAAACTTCTTGTAATTGTTCACGCGGCATATCAAAAGAGAAAATTGTTTCTGGAATTTCGATATCTTGTGTTGGTTGATCGGCTGTAACAGCTGGTGCACTATAGCGGTATTTTGCATTCATGCGACCGCCATTAATAACCATTTGTTTATCTTCAAATGAAATATCTGGATCATCAAATAAAGATAATGTAGCGAGCCATTGATTTAAATCATAAATTGAAAATGATTTAGGAAAATTATCAGGAACTGTTGCACGTGCGTATAATGGAACTGAAGAATTAAAAATCGTTAAAATATTTCCATTTGTAATACGAATAGATTTATTAATTGACGAAAAATTTTTTAAAACAGTTAATGTTTCCTGTTGCATATTAACCTCACTTATTTGGTATAAACAAATTATAGCAAATATAAAATATAAATAAACAAAAACAGTGCGCGTACAGCTTATTTATTTTGCTGAATGACTGTAAAACCATCAACTTTATCTAAACAAATTAATCCACGAACATAGTTTTCTAATTTTTCAGGTGTGTGCGTAATAATCCAAGTATGTGTATTTTTTAATGAATTCAATGCTTTACTGAATAATTCAACACCTTCAGCATCCATACTTGCATCAGTAATCTCATCAAAGAATAATAAATTACAAGCCATACCACTTTGCATTAATGATAATTCACGCCACGCCAAAATTAATGCCAAGTCAACTCGAAGCTTTTCACCTTCACTAAAATTATTATATGTGAGTGTACTTAAACCTTGCACATATATAGTTTCATCAAATTCAGAATCCAATTCGAAATTAATAAAGAATCCAAAATGATGTAAATAGTCATTGATAATCTTATTAATAGTCGGAATATTATTTTGAATAATAGAAGACTTAATACCAGTGTCTTTTAATAATGTATGAACAAATACATTATTATCTATTTCTTCAACAAGATTTTGATAATGATTTTGTGCATTATCAATAGTTGTTTTTAAACTAATAATAGAAGATTTTAAAGTATCAACTTCAATATCATATTGGCTTGTGTCAACTTTCTTGTTTTTAAGTGTCGTAATGCTCGCCTGGTGGTCCCGGATCATCCGATTGTTAGATTCTATATCAAACGTAAGGTTACGGTTAAAATCCGATTGGGATTGATATGCGTCAAATACGGGCTTTAATTCTAATACTGCTGATTTAACCTTTTCATATAAAGCTTCTTGAGTTTGACGAGATGTCATTAAATCATCAATATGTTTTTGTATATGTGAAATATCCATTGGACTACCACATACATGACATGTATCAGACGTCTTTTCAGATTTTTTAATATCCCGGTCAATAGAGTCAATTCGAGATTTAATTTCAATTAATTTATTGCCAAGTAAATTATATTTGTTAACATCAGCAGAATAGTCTGTTGTGTCAAGCTTTGATTTTAAATCTGTATTGGATTCATTTAACACGTCAATCTTATTTGTCAAAGAATCAATTTCTGCTTTAATACCGTCAGCTGAATCTTTTTGTATTTGAGCAATAATAGATTTTACACGCTTCAATGATTCAACTTTATTTGATAAATCATTGTTATATAATTTAATATCACTTTTTAGTTCAATTTCTTCATTCTTTAAGCTTGTTACTTTTTTAGCTTGCAGCTTAAGCATATCACCAAAAATTTCAATATTAAGAACACTTTCTACGAATGCTCGGCGTTCGGCAGCTTTTAAACGCATAAAAGGGGTATATCGAGTTTTTGAAATAATAACTGTTTGAATGAATGTAATGAAATTCATTCCTAAGATATTTGTTTCCAAATAAACTTGATAGTCTTTAGATTCGGCGTTTTGATTTACTAACACATCGTCTTCATAAATTTCAAAAATATTAGGCTTTAATCCACGACGGACTAAAACATTTTTGCCATTATTACCAATGAGTCTGATTTCAATTAAAGCGTTCTTTTTATTTGTTGAGTTAATAAGTAAATCTTTTTTGATTTCACGGAAAGATTTATTATACAGACCTAATGTTAATGCATCAATAATAGAAGATTTACCGCTACCATTTTTTGCTGTAATCATATTAATATTGTGTCTATCAAAATAATAAACGATTGGACGTTCACCATAAGATAAAACATTCTTAATTGAAATAGATTGTAAATACATTTAATTACCAATAATATTGCATGTAAAGTAAAGTTTCATCACACATTATTGTGTGATGAAATTTAAATATGTTATTAAGAATTTAATACAGAACGATTTAATAAAGATAGCTCATTAAAAAATTGTTGTACATTAATACAATTTTTAATATTTACCGTATTAGTATCACTCTGCGGAGAGTCGTATGTAATATTAAGGCGATCACCTTGATCGGTAACTTTTGCATCCCGAATACATAATAAATTTACTACTGAATATGATACTTCTGCACCAGTTTCACCAAAACGTTTAAATACAAAATACATGGAACTACTCCTTAATTACTTTCTCTTAAATTGGTTGCTTCTTTATATAAATCAAGCATAATATTAATCGCAGCGGACTTTCTATTTTGCTCAATAGTTAATGTATCTACGTAATCTTTGATCATATCGATATTAGATTTAATAGTTAATGCAGCAGTTGAATTCTCATTTAAAACTTCTTCATTTATTTCAACAACTGTAAATTCAAAACATACGTCATTTAATTTGTCAATAAATGTCAAATAAGATGCTTGTTTTAATTGAGCTACTTTATTAACTAGAATTTTAACTTTTTTATCTTTATATTTATCAAAATTAAAAGTATCAATATTGACACTATCTTCATAAATAACTACATCAAAGTTTTCATATGTATTTTTGATAAATAAAAATTCATTAGTTTCATCATCATATACATGAAAACCACGGTCAGAATTATAATCATCCCAATTAGTTTGGAATGGATTACCAATATAATAAATATTACCAATCTTATTTTTAATATGAAAATGACCTGATAAAACCATTTCAAATCGATTAAAGATTTCTTGCGAGAAGCCTTTTTCTGCAATATTACCTTTAGTCATTTCAAAGCCGGTGATTTCATAATGACCACATAGAAAGTCAGCATTAGATGTAGTATTAATACGCTCTAAATTACGTTCCAGGTTTTCATTATTTACCCATGACATAAATCCAAACACTTTTGGACCTATTTTTATTTCTTCATATTCTTCAATAATATGAACATTTTTATAAGATGATTCAATAATATCCATTGAATTAATATTATTGGTGTTACGATAAAATACATCATGGTTACCTAATATCGCCACGAATTTAATATCACGCTTTTCTAATTCATTAAAGAACATATCACGAGATTCTTTTAATGCATTGATATTAATATTTTTACGATCTTCCCAAGTATCACCTAAGCAATAAACGGTTTTAATATCATGTTTATCAATATATGGAAAAAATACGTTCTTAAAAAATAATTTATATCTTTCGATATAATATGGGGAGCCATTACGAACCGCAAAATGAATATCTGTAATAAAGATATGCTTACTCATTATATTAAATTACCTATCTATCTTTTAAATTAATTATCCGAGAATAATTATAAACTCGGATAATATATATTAATTTTTAATTATCATATACTGAAATTAAACGATCTTTATCCACTTGATTATTATCAGATGATTCTGATGTATAACCCAAATACATTGGATCTTTTAATAATGACATTTTAACGTCATTTTCTTCTTTTTCGGTTTTAATACGAGTAGTCATAGCTTGCCACATTACACGGTTAAAATATCCGAATGCGTTACTTGATTTAGTAGGGTCAAAGTTTTTAACTGCTCGGATCGCCATATAGACAGCATCTTCACGCATTTCATCGATATATGTGTAGTTACGGAAATTATAGCGACGTGATAAACCTTCGGCCATAAGAAGCATTTGAAGTCCAATAACATCAGGCATTGGCGGTTTTGGTGCACCATTTTCTGCAGCAGTACGACACGCTTCATTCCATGCAATTACAGCATTACAAAAACCATCATTATCTACGTAGTTAGTAACTTTTTTACCAGTTACATCTGAAGTACGTTCTACATTGAATAGTTCAATACTGCCTGTATCAACTACTTGTTCGTCGTCACCAACACGTTTATATGCAACGTCTTCATTTTTTTCAACTTTTTCTACAAAGTTGCCTTCTTCGTCGAATTCTTCATCGTGGTCTTGTGCTTTATCAAAAAAGTCATTACTCCAGTCATTTAATTCTTCATCTATATGTTCGTCTGTTGTACGCATTATTTTTAATCCTTATGAAGGCACGTTTGATTGTGATTCAATATAATCTATTTCAGTTTCTTCTTCTAATTGATTAGATAATACTTTTGAATAAGCTGTTTTAATATCATTCCAATATCCCATGTATCTGAATAATAGAAGACTTTTTGGTGCAAACATAACTTTAGGTGGTTCATCTAAAATCAGTTCACTACATTCACTAGCCAAGTTATGATATGGATATAATAGATATGAAATTTTATATGTATATTCGTCAGAATTTACACTTTCAATTAAATGAATCGGCATATATAAAACAGTCGGCTCATTTGCATCATACATACATAATACTTTTTCACCATTATATAGTTCAACACACATAATATTAAATTCTTCGTCCATATACGCATCGATATATGTATCTATATATTCAATAACGGCTTTGGCTTCTACATCCGTGATATCAATTGGATCATTCGTGGTTGAGTTCATACGAAACTCTCTCCTTCGTCTATATTATAGTCTTACAATTAGATTATGATTACTTAAATCATATTTAGACCTTATAAATGAAGTAGATAATATAAAAATATTATTATAAAATAATCAATATAAAATGATTAATAGATGTGATGGCATATGGTCGTTAATGTGGTATTAACTTATAGTATTAATATTATCATATTTGCTATTAATGCGTAATAAAAATATATATTATTTGGTATATACAAATATTAAAATGACCTCTTGAGAGGCCCTTTTAATTATATCTTTTGTTCAATTAACTCATAGTTAAACTCTTCGGATTCATAAATTTCCATTCGAGCTGTACCATGTTTATATGTATGGTTAATCTTTTTACCTTTACGGTAATCATCAATTAAGTCATATAAGTAAACTTTATTTTTGTCATTAGACTTACGTAAGATACGGCCAATACTTTGTAGATTCAAAATCTTGCCTTTAAATGGATGACAGAAAATAAGATTATGCAATTTCTTAATAGAAATACCGGTTGACATGGTACCGTATGAAGCTAACAGAATATATGATCCTTCCACAAGCTCTATATTCGTCACCGTGCGATTATTTGTACCTGGTTGGATAAACATATACTGTTCATCTAAAAGGTCCAATGGGAGCGATTTATCGCGATATACGGCAAGATCATCCTGACTAATAGCATTTGCATCAATAGTGGCTGTACTACCATCATTAAATGTAATTACATGAAATAAAGGCATTTCACCATCTAATTGCTTACGAATACGTTCACGCTCTTTGGCTTTAACAGAACCGGCAATATAAAATACTTTCTTTCTATATTGCAAAGCTTTTTCTTCAAGCTGTTCCATTAACTTCATACCGTGACCTTCAATGCGATTAAACAACATTAAAGTGGTATTAGGTAAAGTTAAACCCAGGTTAATAATATAATCATTACGTTCAGTCGAATTCAATAAATAATCGATTTCGCGCTGATAATCGTTTTTACAAAACCCATGGAATCTATCAATTTCAATTTTATCATGTATTAATCGTACACAATTAATATCAATATCAGTTACCAAGCCACGATCAATAAGTTCGCGTGTAGTAACCATTTTAAAGATTTCACCAAAGCGAGCATGCATTTCAATTTCATGAATATTTGTACCGTTTAAAGTACCAGTCATACCAATACGATGTGGACAATTATTTAAGTTATCAATAATTGCTGAAATTTCTTTTGCTGAACTACCGTGCGCTTCATCACAAATATAGAATTTATAACGGCTAAACCATTCTTTGTCCATATTCGTGCATGACTGCCATGTAGAAATAGTACATAATTTATCAGTTATTTTTTCTTGACCTGTATAAATTGTATGAACATTTTCTGCGACATTATGATCATCTGAAACATAACTTTCAAAATCAGATAATAATTGTGTTACCAGGCCAACACTAGGAACAGTAATTAAAAGAGGTAAATTATTATCTACACAATAGCGGTAAAGCATATAAGCAATTAATGATTTACCGGAACTAGTTGGACTTAAAATCAATAATTTTCTTTTTGATAATGCTTCTTTTACCGATCTTTGTTGATAGTCATACGGTGGGAATTTAATATATGAACTTAATTGATCGATTACTGAATCTTCAATTTTAGTTGGCATATATTTTTGAATGTCTTCTACTTTAATTGACAAACCACGTTCTTTACAATGAGTCAATAGCGCTTTTAATAGACCATTATAAAATAAGCCTTTACCATCAATCATAGAGATGCGACCATCCCAACGACCTTGCTTATATAAAGGATGAAACTTATATCCATTCGCAAAGAATGAAAACTCTGTTTTTAAACTGTATAATATTTCTTTTCGAGTTAAAATACGGCATCGTATTTCATCCACATACTGTACAGTAATATCTACGTACTTGTTTTCCATCTAATTTAATTACCAAAATTCTGCTCGCTTTATATTATTTAATTACTTATTAATGAGATGAAAAGCATATACGAGAGTTAATATATATAGTTATTTTATCATATTTGTTATATTTGTAAATTATTATTAAGCGCGCACAAAAAAGCGGATATTAATATCCGCCGTTCTTGAATTTTTCAAATTCAATCATATTTTTAATATTATATGTTCGTTGATTTAATTGTTTAATTATCTCTTCGACATATTTTACTTTATATTTTTGAGCCTCAATTTTATTAACAATTTCAGTATATTTTGGGTCCGCCTGGATATACATATCAACATCACTTTTTAATACTTTACGATTAAATGGTTTTGTCACATATGCTTCTGGTGGAGCTAAATGTAAATAATAGTCATATAAGTCTTTATATACTTCAAATAATTTACTTTCAATCATTTTAAGAATTCGACCTTCTTGAATAAGATATCCATAATACTTATTAACAAGAGTGGGCGTTTCAATACTGGCATCAATAAGTTTAGATTTATCAATCAATAAATCATTATTGGCTTCCGATTGAATATCTTCTAGCTTCATTATTTATTCGTTTCCTGTAAAATTATATTTTGCTAATTCAGCATTTAGTGATTCTGTGTCCTTAGCTCTGAATTCATTCAGCTGATGTAAAAATACCTTTTGATAAATATATGGAAAATATTCTACCGCCTTATATTCTGTATCAGAAAAATATTTTAGCTCTTCAGCCAAAAATTCTGGAATATCACCTTTATAATATGATTCAATATATTTAATTAACGGTACAGCGTTCTCATTTTGACATTGCATATGCCATTTTAATAAATGAGGTATAAATCCACCAATCATTTCATTACACGGTTCAGCCGGGATAATAACGCCTGATTTATCAGTCATCATACCAACTCGAATAGCGTCTCTTCGATGTGGATTATTTTTAGATGGAAAACGTACAGTCCAGGTAATACCGTGTAATGCATGAATCATATTTTTTAAATCAAATGTCATTTGTGTCTACACCAATAGATAATCCAATAATACGGCACATGCTACGAACCCGTTTATTTGAAGTAATATTAAAATTTAATTCTTTTAAATTAATTCTATCATCAAATACATTGATACCAGTTCTATCGCCGTCAACATATACTTTACATAAAATTGAATTATTATGTATAATTAATAATTCGTCCACACGTTCTTGTTCGTGTGACCCTTTCATATAAATTTCAAGCTGATATTTAAGTGCTGAAGTATGTGTAATTGAACTAATATAAGGAATCATATTATAACCAATGGGGATAAATTATAATATGATTTTATAATTACATTATAAAAAAGTAAACTTATTTATTAACTATTTCTTCATTATACTTGTTTACTATTTCATATTGATCATTAAGCATACCATGATATGTTATCGCGGCTGCTGTGCTTTTATCAGCTGCTGTCGAGAATTCAACAAGAAGTTCTGCGCTTTCGTTGAATAGTCTATTGACGGTTTCTGTATAATGCTTTCGGGTGGCTTCGCTAAGATTATTGTAGTTGGTTTCGGCGGCGGTTGTTTCTTGGCGCAGCTCATTAATAGCGGTGCGATTATTATTGGTAATAACATTAATTTTATTAATTGCATCATTTAATTCGCTCACTCTTTTATTATTTGCATCATTAATTGCGGTAATGATAAGAAGTTGATTTTCTTTTTGCTTTAATTGATATTCAGCAAATGATTTGTGTGATTCATTTAATTGTGATTGAACAGATATTATATTTTTATGAAAAGTATATTGTAAATAACCAATAACAGCTAAAAGAATAATAATTATAAGATAAGGTATAAGTTTTAAATAATTCATTTTATCCATCCTTTTTATTATTATATTTATAGGATGGACAAAATTTAATCGTTATAAAGTATGAATTTTTAAGAAAAAGATATATTCTAATAAATTAATATCAATTGAAATTGAAGTCGGTTGTTGACTGTCGCTAAATTTAATTATATTTGCAAATGAAATAACAAATTTAGTAAGATCATTATTAAAATTGACAATTTGTGATATTGTATATTTTGACTTATCTGTAATTAATGAATATAGTCCGTCTTGTAGTTCTTGTGCAAGCCAAGGTGTGGGTACATTATATTCGTATTTTGCCATAAATAAGCTAGCGTTTTCTAACAATAATTCAATCTTAGCATGCAAGCCAGTAACTGAACTTACAATATTAGTCATATCTTTTATATTATATGTTGCATATGCATTCATATCGGTTATCTCTTTATATTAAAAAATATATTATATCGTATATACAAATATAAAAAATAGTCCCGAAGGACTATTTTAGTTTTTATTACTTACTGTACTTTTCAAAGTCTGTTTGGCAATGAATGCAACGTTCCACCCCACCCAATTTTTGGCGTACCGCTGGAATATCATCCCCACAATCAATACAAAACTCTTCCGAAGGTTTCAAAAATTTTTTTGAAATTTCTGTAGCGTCAACTTCAGGGATAAAACTCTGCGCCAAATCTGCATCATCTGCCATTTTAAATTTTCCTTTTTTTCCTTTATTTAATAAAATTACTTGAAAAGTAACAAGTCTTGTAGCGGATCATTTGACTTAGACATTCCCAAGTAAACAATATCAACAAAGCGTTTTAATGATGTGATGTCTTTAAATACACCATTAGTTAATTCAAATAGTGAGTTTTTCAATGCATTTGCTTGTGTTGTACAAGCAACAACATTGCCTTTAACATAACCAAAATCATGATCAATGCGGTCAAATGTTAAAACATTGGTATTGTCAAATTCAACACCTGTATAAAAGCAACGACGTTGACTAATTAAATCTTCTACATCTGATAGATCTAAATTAAAATCTAATTCACGTTTAACCGCTGAACGTATAATATTTGTATATTTAGTTGCAACTTTTAAATCCCATAATAATGGATTATTTACTTTTAAGTTAGGCTCATACTGTTCCAGCAATTCATCTTCAGTGCCAACTTGGATGGTTGAAAAATCTGTTAATTCAGGTGGAGCTGATTCAACTGATGGTTGTGAATTTTTAATTTGCGTATTTTCTGCTATTGGTTGAAGTTGTTGCTTAATATTAATATCAATGGTATCAAATGATAACCATGAGCTTGATGCATCAATATATGAATATACATATCCTTGGCCTTCCAAAATCTCTAATAAATTACGAGTTGTTTGGATTGACTTTTTCAATTTGCTATTATCGCGTTGGGTCTTATATTTGTTATAAGCCTCGCAGATTTCACGAATAGTAGCTGTTTTAAAAAAACGTAATTGCATTGGTGAAGCATATTCAAAATTCTTAGGTAAAATAGAAAGATCCATTACATATTCCCTTCATTAAATTCTTGTAAAATAATAGTTGCCGCATTTTCAATTAACTGTTCGTCTGTATATTTTTTACGAATATACGCCATAAATTTTCCTAGCTCATGATGCTTTAATCCTGTCAAATTTGATACTAAATTTCCATTAAACGATTGTTTAAAGGTTTTATTTTTTTCATATTGAGAGTCAATTTCATTAATCGATTGATTAACAATATTATTAAACTTAATATTAGGACTAATTAATTTACCATATGATGTAACTGGTACATTATGTTTGTCCATCCATTTAGAAAACTTTTTATAAGTAGTTCTATTTTTATAAATCTTTCGATTATTATGAGACATACTTTCTAATGCATATAATGATGAACCCAAAATAGGACATTCACCAATATAATCAAACATATCAGTATATGTTTTGAAGCCTTCTTTATATCTGGATGGATTCAATTGGCATACTTCCAAAATTAAATCTGGATTATCTGTCAATAAAATATTATGATTCTTGTAATTAGAATGATAAATATAATATAAACCATTTTCATATAATTTATATGCATTACCTTTTTCTAAAAGCTTAGCAATCATCCATGCAAAATCATTATATCCATAAAAAAATGAAGTCATATTAAACTTATTTTTTTCTGAAAAAATAAAATCAACTTGATATTTATGTTGGAATAAAAAGCTATGAATATTTGAGTTTCGTGAATATGGTACGAATTCACCAACTACATTGCGTAATACATCAATTGAAACTGGCTCAATAATAATGTCAATATCGCCAAATGTATTTTTTTCGGTAATATATGGGACTACTTTATGACTAATATTATATTCAGTCAATTTAGAGGTTAAAAAAGAGACGACATTATTATATGTCGTCTGATCCATGCGAGTATTATCTAAACACTCTGAATAAAATAATCTACCACCCATAACCATAAACTCATATATTCGGTATAAAACAATTGTAAATTACTTTTATTGTTTCGTACATCTTATTTTATTCGTATTTTATATTCCAATAATCATTTGTATTATTTTCGTCCGATTTGCCATATCCAGTATACGAATTTGCCCAAATATTTAAAATTGGATATTGAGAATATTCGTTTTCAAATAAAGTTACGTATGTTGGTTTAGTAAAACGGTATGACATAGTTGAAAAAATATGTAACATCATATTGTTTACACTTAAGTCAATACCATTATGTAATACAATCATTGGGGCTCTATAATTTAATGCGCCACTTAAATTAATTATTTTATAATGTAGCATAATTGAAACACTATATTTAACATTTGGTGGTAACGACTTAAGAAAATCACTCAATAAATATATAGACGTTTCTTCATGTGCTATAATATTTAAAAATGTATCTTCATCTTCTTTAATTATATTATCTTCTGTTAATTCATTTATGACTTTACGAATACCATCAAATACAGTTTCAATTGGGATTATATTATCATTCATTATATTAGGTTCAATTGGTGTTAAAATAATTTCACCTAAATCGATATAATCAGTCATGCTAGCTCCGTTAATTTATGCTACATTATATTTTATCATATTTTTATATTATTGCTGACTACCTTTCAATAAATAATCATACAATTCTGAAACATGAATATCAAATATTTCGCCTGTATGATTATCTTGTAATGTCACCATAGAATCACCATCAATACAGTTACTTAATATTGCCGACATATCATTAACAGCAAATGAACGTGTATCTTTAACCGATATCATATCTGCTACTTTAAACTCACCTGTAAGCTCTATAATGTCTGTAATTATATTTGGCGACTTAATACCTAATGTATCACCAACTTTTAATTCATGAGCTTTAATGAATGTACCATCATATAATTTAACTTCATGTTCAGGTGTTACTTTAATGTGGTTACCATCTTCTGTAGTAATCATTAATACTACATCTGTATATCGAGAAGTAATACCATCAAAGTCTTTAAAACCATCTTCTGTAAGAATTTGATAATCGTCATTTGGCGTATATGATTCAACATGATTATCGATTTCAATAAGATCATATAGTTGTGCCATTGTTAAGTTTAGTTCATCACCATTAATACGAACACAAATATTTGTATCACCAGTAACGCATTTACCCATCTGTCTCGGAAATTTGAAAATACTAAACCGATTCTCATGCATTACCTTAATAGCATTTTTTTGATACTGGAATAATTTAAATTTTTGTACGCCGTGTTTAAGAGTAACAATCTTACAATAATTGACGATAAAATATAAAATATCGCTACTACATTTTTTTAATTCAATAAGTTGTTGTTCCGTATAAGGATATTCTACGCCGCTTTTCATAATAGAAACGTTGTTATTATAACAATTTACTAATTTAAATTCACGATCTACATCTTCGACTTCAGGTGCTACATCAGTTGGACTAAATACGTCCATCCCATCTTCCGGGTCGAAAGGTATGGCATAAGGGTAATATTCAACATAAATTTTTGATTTAGTTTCTAATTTTTCGGCCATTTTTTATAAATATAGTTGTAGGGATAATACTATTTAAGGAGAATCAAAATGGCTAATCAAGATGTTGCTGTTGTAGAGAAAAAACCATTTTATAAATCAAAAATTGTATGGCTAGCAATAGCTACTATATTCTTGGGCGCAGTAGACCAATTAAATTTCATCACTGCTCAATTACCAGCTGAATACCAAGGTGTAATTACCATGGTATTAGGTGCCTTAACATTGTTGGCTCGTTCATATTCTGGTTTGACCGTAGTTAAAGAAGCTACTGAAAAATAAGAAATATATAAAATAAAAAGGACTCTTAATTGAGTCCTTTTTTTAATAAAGATATTAATTATGATTAAGAATTTCATTAATCATATTTGTGCAATTATTAATTTCCACAAGCGATTTTGAAATTTTGATAATATCATCTTTCTTAAAAGCTTTATTTAATAATTGGTCACGGAATTTACCTAAATGATTACCGTCTTCAAATTCGTATGTATCAACTTTATTTTGGTTTTTAATACCGTTATTATTTTCTAATACATGTCTGAAGTGTTCATACGGTCGTTTATTATTAGGATATTTTACAAATAAATTATAAATTTCATGCGCTAATGCGTGACCACCATTACGAGTAATAATAATTTCTGCCGCTTCTTTACCTTTATCAACGTTATCTTGATGTTTATTTGCTTCTTCTTCTGTATCAAATGAAGCAAAATCTTCAGTAATAAACGCTACACCGTTATTTTTAAAAATATGAATGTCATCTAATGTTAATTTCGTAAATTTAATTTCTGGCGATTTGATCGGATCAGCTTCAATGATTGGCTGATTTTCATTTACAGATTCTTTAACATATGTTTCATTTACATACTGGGTATCATCTTTATCACATTCATCATTTTGTGTATTGGTGGTCAATTTACTATGAATAGATTGATGATACGTATATAAACCGCATACTTGATTAAATGATAATTCAGCATGTTTATTTTTTGTTGCATATGATGAAATAATACCATCTGAATCAAAATAAACGCCTAATATATTATCACTATAGTTAATAGTTTTATTAGTATATCCCATTACGCTGAGCATATTAATAACAATATTATATTGAATTTGTGAACAAATAATAATTAAACCATTAAAAAATTGATTTTTATTTGCTAAACCAATAATTTGTGGACTTAAATGCGTTACATTTGTAGGAAGCCATCCGTATTTTTTATTTATTAAAACTGTTTTATAACGATCAACTTTTTTAATATTATACATTGCACAGAATAATGCAGAAAAGCTTGTATTCGCTTTATCTTCGGTATTATTAAATGAAATATTAAAATTATCATTAGTATTAATGAAAGCTTTTGTTTTTTCATTAATAGCACGACCATCTAATAATAATGAAACATTAATATCAGAGTTATAATGGCGAGGCATATCGTCATTAATAAATTTAGTTTTTGATGGATTAATTAATTTGATTGACATAATAAATTACCTTAATTAAATTGAATATGACCAGAACCAGTTTTAGATATATTACGTTGAGTAGGTTTACCGCTAATATTAATGCTACCAGAACCAGTAATATTAGCTTCGATTAATTCGCTTACAAAACATTTAATATTACCTGATCCTTTTACATTTGCAATTAATGTATTACATTTTAAATCAGCGATATTAATATTACCAGAACCTTGAACTGTAGTTTTTAATTCAAAAATGTCGCCTTGTAATTTAATATTACCTGATCCACTTACAGATAGTTTTACAGAGCTTTGTGATAGATCAGATCCATTTAAAGAGCCTGATCCACTAATTTTAGTATTGGGTAAATATGGCATACCAATAATAACTTTAGATTTATGTGATGGCGTATTTGTAATAATAGTAGTTGTTCCAAAAAAAGATCGTTTTACTACCACTTCATCTGCATTTTGAGAAATAATTAAATTATCACCGTTTTGTGTTAATTCAATTAAGTCTAATCCCTTTTGCGTATCGCTCATCGCAATAGCGTATTGATTATCCGATTTAACATATTCTACATTAATAGAACTGTTAATATTTAAATTAGTAATATCAGTTAATGAAATTTCACGTGTAAAATTCATTATTTTATCCCTTAAAAAATGTGATTAATGAATGATCTATATATTGAATAAAATTATATTTTGGAATTACCATTAATGTATAACCATTTGCATCTCGTTCAAATAAAAAGTCTTGTATGAAAGGTTTTAGACGATCTATATAAGTATGCATTTTAATAATTGGAATATCTGAATAATAAGATTGCCATGTATCATTTAAATACATCTGTTTTATTAATGCAACTGGTACATTTAATTCATTGGAAATATGCTCAAAAAAATTATCGTAAACAAAATTATTGCTCATATCAAGTCGATTACTAATATTCTTAATCGATTCAATAAATTCTTCATTTAAAGTTACATCTATATCAACTATTTCAATAGGTGGATATTTGATATTAAATGTACCGTCATTATAATAACCTTCTATATTATTTTTAATATTAATAGCATTAATAAATTTTGCTGCAGCAATATCACGTAGGTTTTTATAAAAAGCATCTAATGACGTTGATTTATAGAATGAATATTTTATATTAAGACCGTTAATTGCAGTCTGATTATATAAATCAATCACCATATCAGAATCTAGACCATGAATTTTAGCAAATTCTATACATGCATAATCACAAATTTTTTTATAATTTACATTTAAATTAGATAATTCTTTAAAAAGAATAGATTTTTGCTTTTTAATAGATCTATTCAATGGATCCACTAAAATATTAGCTTTAACACACATAAATTTTGTTTGTATATTGTGTGCCAAAAACGGATAAAGATGGGTTTTGCTTATTAAAAGATTAAGTCCTTCTATATTATCCATCATCCCACAAATTAATTCATACTGTAATAAAGTAGGTTGACACGCTAGCGAGCCAATATAAATCACATCGGATTTATTATTAGTCCACTTGTTATAAAACAGATTGTATTGTTGCATTTATGTATAGTCATAAACTAAGATGTGTCTATATAATCATATTTTTTAACGAAAGTAAAGCACTTTCATACACAATTTAGCATGTATGTACAATAATTTGTCAATGTACTATAATAGTATGATATTATCAATGTTTTTGGATTAAACGATGTCGCAGATTTATCTATATCACTGGAGAAATCAATTTAATTTAAAGCCTACCGCAATGATATATCTTACAGAAAATATTATTTGTTGGTGGCAAGAAAAAGATACATGTAAAGCATACATTATGTCTGACAGTATAGAAGACGCTTATGATACTCTTAAATTAGCATGGCCAGAAATTCTATTAAGTGATTTAATTGAAGCATGTGAAAAGCCATATTTAAATATCCCAAATATTGATTTTCCAGCATTTTTAGAGCAAAGAATCAAAAAATTTGGGATACAGTTACATTAAAAAAGGACCGCAAGGTCCTTTTTTTAGTGATTTAAAGCATCACGATATTTTTTACGGATATCTTCAACATCAGCCAAAACTTCTACAATTAGATCATAATTATCATGTAATTCTTTAAGAGCGTCAGCATACTGTTTAAGAGATTCACGAGTAAAATCAGTGGTTGATTGACTAATTTCGATATCTTTTTTATCTTTGCCATAGTATCCATGTGTTGAATGTACGCGTAGCGATGGAATACCTTTAATTGCAAAAGTATCGAATCCTACTTTAACAACCATATATTTTGTATCAATATCAACTGGCAATACTTTAAGTTTAGCTTTTAAACGCTGGCCTGCATCAACCAATTCTTTAGAAAATTGTTTTACTGCTGCTTTTTGTTCTGGTGTAATACCAAGTTTGTTTTCATTAATATAAGTTTCAAAAGACATTATTTTTCTCCAATCAAATGTATTTTTTTACTTTATTTAGTGAGATTTTTTGATAATTTTTAATGTTCTTTTTAAACCGCTATATCCATGATAATCTTCCGACATTAAATCATTCCATTGTTTTAATATTTTATACATTACTATTTTCATTACGCTATTTGTAACTATATCAGAAAATTTACTTGGCGCCGCAATAGATTCCAACAAAATTCGTTCTTCAGATAGCCTGGTTGATATTTGAACAATAGATTCAAATGCTATTTTGTCGATTTTATTTTTATCAACTGATTTTAAATATCCATTTATTAATTTATTAACTTTTAATACAAGCAATATACGAGGCCGTTTTGTCAAATATGTAAATGCCGAAATAAGAGTATCTTCGGCATCTGATTTTTTAAATTTTTCTAAAAGTATTTCATTATCACATTTATATTCAGATACATTGTAACGTAATGAGAAAAGTACATCATCTATAAAAAGCTGGTATGTCTTTTCTAGGAGAATAATATTTTTATAAAACAAAGTCAATGAGGGATTATGATCGTACCAATATTGATTCATTTTTTATTTTCTCCAGTTATTATCCTTTAAATATATTTAAAAAGAATAAAAAGGTTTTATAAGATGTCAAGCCTCAGCTATAACACACCGCCATTAAATCATAAAAATGCAGCAGAATTTAATTTATATTTGAAAGCGTTTGATGAAAATATGCGGTCTGCAGGTCTTATTAGAAATAATATGCCAGAAGGTGCAACATATACTGATAGCTTTGGTGCACAACCGATATTTGATTATAATTATAATGCTTTTGAACCATTTTATTCTACTCTAACAGTTAAACAAACATCGTATTGGTATAATACACAATATTTATGTTCTATGGAATATAAATTACCTATTGGTAATGGCAAGATTATTTTTGCAGACGATCCTGCTTATCCTGGATATAAAAAAATTAATCAAGCATCATATGAATCAACAGAAGTCATTATTCGATTTAATTTTGTACTTAATAGTGGCGTCCAAAGTAATGTTAGTAATACATTAAATCAAAGATATATATTATGTTATCCAACTATATATACTAAAGACTACGTTGCTATTGCAGCGCCTGGAACTGGATATTCATTTTATCCACATACTAGTGCTGATAACTATAACTTTGAAATGGCAATGGAAGGTAAATCTTATATTTCATTAACACAAAATCATTTAACTGTTGCAGTTGGATGTCATTTTCTTGGTGGTACAATGTATGGTAACTATGGTCGTAATAACTTTAGACGATATATGATAAATTTTTCGCTATATAGAAAAGACGGTGACATTTATATATATGGTATAAATGGAGGCGCGACCGACAATAATTATGGTTCTGACGTTTATTATGATGATCGTAGCGATATTGTTTTATGGTCATATAATAAGCAAAATAATAAAACTACATCTTGGTATAATCGAGATGGCAAATTCTTATATTGGCCAATTGGAACAGCTATACCAGCACAATCGAAAGATTATTATATAAATGGTAAAACATATGGTATCAATGATAAGCAAGGATTATGTCATATACCAGAATTAATTACAACTAGAATAATGGAAACAAATACGCGGCCAATTGAATGCGTATATAGAATAAATAATAATTTGGTTGTTGGTAAATATATGAATTTAGGATTAACAGAACGAGCACAATGTCCTATTGATCGATATACAAAAAATTATAGTTGGGCATTTTTATATGATGAAACAACAAACTTCACAACAAACAATTTATAAGGACTAAAAAATGGCAACTATAGAAAGATTATGTCAATATCCAATTTTTGATTCTAATTTTAGAAAACCAGGTGGGCAAGATACATTTAAAAAACATATTAAAGATTTAGATACTTTATTAAAAGATATTGGATTAGTACGTACTAGTCTTGAAAATCAGCTTGATGTTGATAATATCGACGATCTAGATATTAGTTTATGTTTTACAAGCTTAACTAGTGTTTGGCAATGGAACACAAGTCAAGCAGTATTCTATAAGCCTATAGAATATGGTTTTAATGATTCATTACAGGGAACTCAACCGGTAACCATTAAATTTGAATTTTTCTTTTTCAGATTTAATAGACGAACTTCATTAAACCCTAATGATAATCCATATTTTGGGTGTAAAGTTACTGTATCTAATGGCGTATATACGCAAAGTATTTGGCAACATCCATACGTATCAAGAAGTAATTATGGCGACGCAAGTTATGATAACTGGCCAATTTATGATTTGCGTTCTGTATATAATAATAGAAAATCTATGGTCTGTTATGATAAAGAAAAAGGATACTTCTTTTTAATGTATTGTCCAGATTATCGGTATAATTTACTAAGTGGCGCAAATAATCCACCGGCTTTCCCATGCTTGCTTTTAATGGTAGAGCGATCTCGTAATTCAAATGGTGCTATAACAACTGATTATACTCGATTTATTGGAACAATATCTGCAACAAATACAGATAGCAATGGTTATTATTATGGTAATAGTTATTTAGCACGATATGACTCAAATAGGCAAGGGTTTTATTCATACGTATTATGCGGAAGCCCATCTGTAGATATTTATGAATCAAATATACAATTCCAAGTGCCTTATAACGCCAATACTTATTATAATAACGGTAATTATTATACTTATATGTCTGTTATTTATAATAGCAAAGAAAAAATACCAGAATATGATCCATATGTATTAATTGGTAATAAAATTATGGGTGGTTATGAATCAAGCACTATTTATAATATTAAATTAAACGATCAAGAAACAAAAAAATATTTGGCTCTATCACAAAATGATATGCCAGGCTATCCATATAGTTCAACCCAATGTTTATTAATGTACTATAATTAAGGAACAATTATGTTCGCCAATGAAATTGACAACGTATTAATAGCAAAAGTACCAGTAAAAGAATTACCTTTTGCCACTACAGAAATATATCCAATAGCCGAAATTGCACCGCAAATTACTAGTGCAGTTGTACATTTTGTACCTAGCGTACTATCATCTAGTGATATGTACGCTAAAGAATCAATTGGTACCGGCTTTACTGTTCAAGGTATTTCTACTGAAATTAGATATTCAGAAAATATGGACGGTGTTATTAATGGTGAAATATATGTAAATGAAAAAGGCACAAAATATGCTGGTACTATTATTGTGCGTGACTGTAATACCGGACAGATCGTAGCAGAAGAATATATTGAAGACGGTATATTTTCAATTAAGAATTTAAACCCTGATTTAAAATATGATGTTGAATGTATTCCAAAAGATGCCAAATATGTAAATAAATTTGTGCCCGGGTTTGAGCCTGATATATATGAGATGGATTTACTTGTTGAAAAGCTTGGCGAATCTACGGCTTATAGTATTGTTGATTATAGTGCAATATTTCGTGTAAAAAATGATTATGGGACATTATCAGTTAACGCTACGCCTATTAATGGTATTAATAATTTAGTTGTAACTAAAGTTGCGGATGGATTATTTAAAGTCGAAGGAACACCTAATTTAAAAGATATTTCATATAATTTAATTGTATCGGATATGCGTAAAGATACAATTAAAACAAAAATTATTGAAAATAATGTGGCTCTTACAGTAAGAGCTTTAGATATTAAATTTGGCTATACAAATAAAGACGCATTTAAATCAACATCTATTAATTCAGTTGGTACTACAAGTGTCGTACCATTTGGAAATAGTGATGGTGTTTCTATTACTGGTGAAAACACATATATTAGTTTAAGCAATAATGATATACTAAATGTTGGTACTAATGATTTTGAAGCAATATTATCATTTAAAGTATTATCAAAATTAAATGGCGTAACTGTACCTCTAATTTCTACAGAATCAAGTAGCAACAATACAGTTGGTAATTTTGTAATTGAAATACAAGATATTGGATTAAAAATTATGTTTTTTGATGGTAATCCTGAATCATCATCGAATACAATTTTAGTTGATTATAATTTTGAATTGAATAAAGAATATATTGTTAAGCTAGCTCGTAATGATGGATCTTTTAAAATATATATTAATGATATTTTAGAATTCAATAATGCGAGTTTTTATTCTAAAAATATGAATTTTATAAGTGGAGGATTATGTTATTTTGGATACACAAAATGGTATACTGAATTTACATACAATGTTGTATTTGAATCATTCAAATTAGTACAAAATCAGCGTTATGCATTAAATGCTCCTATTAAAGAATATGCAAATAATTTATTATATGCAATTTATTTTACAGATAAAATCTATGATAGTGAATCTTATACTTATGATATATCAACTTATACGGTAGAAAATAATAAAATATATAAAAAAGAAAATACTAATGCTTTATCAATTAAAAATTTTGATGGTTTAAAAAATATTTTTACTATTGAATTTAAAACATCATTCGGTTCAAGTACCACACGACAATATATTTTATATAATAATGTTATTTCAATTTATTTTGAAAGCAATAAATTGCACTTTAAAATAAATGACGAAGTTTTTTCATGCTTTATTACAGACTATGAAAATGTGCTGGTAACATTTAAAAAATCATACGAAAATATTAAGCTATATGTAAATGATCAATCATATACATTTACAAGTAAGTATAAATATTTATCAATTCCATTTTATGCAAACAGCTTTTTATTATCTGATTCTGAAAGTAAAAATATTTATAAAGGATCATTGGAATATATTTTATTTGATGAAAATGTATATGCGGACAAGCATATGGGAAAACCATTAAAATTAAAATATGATAATTTAGATATGGCAATTGATGAGACATTCGATGTTAAACTAACTTTACCATCAAATGCTATTGGTAATGTGCAATGGACACTTACTAGCGGATCATTGCCGCCTGGTATTATATTGAATACAGATGGAACAATTTTTGGAATACCATCTAATACAGGCCGATATATTTTTAAATTAAAATGTACTGATACATTTGGGCAAGTTGGATATATTGTATATAATATTCGTGTTGGCACTGTTGTAACATATTGTCAATTTGAAGGCGCTAATGCTGCAACAAGTATGACTGATCTTGCTGGTAAAGTATGGACCTCTAACTCTAGTGCTCAATTAAGAACTGCAAATAAACAATTTGGTAATTCAAGTGGCTATTTTGATGGTGAATCGCAAGATTGGACAACTCCAAACTCAACTGATTTTAATTTTGGTCGCGATGATTTTACTATTTCAATGTGGATTTATAATACACAAGGCGCAAATTATACGCATCGTACTTTAATATCTAAACGTAATAACTGGGGCGCATATAATATGGCGTGGTGTTTAATGCGATATGCTAATACAAATCAATATATGTTTGAAGGTTGGAATGGACCTGTCTCATTTGGTCATCAGTTTGGTAGTGCTAAAACTTATGAATGGGAATTTATTACTATATGTCGTAAAGGTGCATATCTGTATTTTTCACAAAATGGTAAAGTTGAAAAAGTATATTTTGGTTTTTACATATATGATTATAATTATCCAACTGCTATTGGACAAGGCGATGTTAGCAACGGCCAAAACTTTATTGGCTATATTGATGAAGTAAAAGTTGTTAAAGGGGCAGCTTTATATACAGCCGATTTTGAAACGCCTAAACGATCATCTGATTTCCCGGCTAGCGTGTTGAAAACTGCCCCTTATAATATTGACTTACAATATAAAAACAAAAAATTTAAAATTAAATGGTCGCATGATGAATATGATTGTAAATATAATGTATATTTGTCAGAATCAACTATATTAGCTAATAATTTACCTACTCCTTATGCAACTAATATTTCTGGAAAAGAGATAGAAATAACTACATTTAATAAAACTAGCAAATACTATGTTCGTATTGCTGCTGTACGTGGTAATAATAATAAAATAAGTAATGAAAAAAACATTGATATCAATTTGCTTGATACATTATGGTCGCCGTCAGAATTAGATATTGATAAAGAAGTATGGATAGATCTTGCTGATACTGCAACTGTTCAAATTGATAGCGGTGTACGTGTAAAAAGTATTTTGAATAAAAGTGGTAAAAATAATCATTGTTCAAACACTAATAGGTCACAAATGCCTATATATAATTTTGATGAAAAATATATTACTACTTTACATGAAACATATATTGGTTTAACTGGAAAAATTAGTGCACCATCGGATGGTACAAAAAATAACTATACTATATTTTTTGTAAATAGGCCTAGAAAATCAACTGGTTCACAATATGGTCAAGAGAACTATAGTACAAATTATTGGTCATATGATAATCAAACGTCCCCATTAATGAATATTAGTCACTCCAATACTGGACCGAGCGGTGTTGTCGTTCCATATTGGAGTACCACTACAAATGCGATTGCAATGACTGAACAACGAAATAGCTTGGCACCATTTAATGTGAGTAGATCTCATACAGTTGGTTCAAATATTATGATTAGCTCATTTGTGCGTAATGGCACAACTAAAATATTAAAAAGTGGTATTAATGGAGTTTATGCTAATGGTTCATTTAGTACAATAGTAGGATTAGGCTGGGATACATATACAATATTTGGCCGCTATAATACTAGTAATGCGTATAATGATATTCATGAAATTATATTAGTACAAGAAGAATTAAGTGTAGAAAATATTCAAAAAATTGAAGGATATCTTGCGCATAAATGGGGTATTACAGGTAGTTTACATATGGATCACCCATATAAAACGTCATTACCAATATCAAATATTACATTAGGTAAGCCATATAATATTAAATATACATTAAATATAGTACAAAATAATATTCAGTATAATTTTTCAATAGAAGGTATACCATATGATAAGTTAAACTATTATATTTCAGAAGAAGAATTTGATATTAATAATATGCCAGTACCTAAATTGACTAATATTAATACATCATTTATTGATGATACTATAGAAATAGATAAAGTATATAATATTATAATTAGTCGATTATTTGATGGAGTTGAATATTATAGCGATCAATTTAGTATTAATACTAATCCAATTAATAATATTATGCTATCATATAAAAATAAGCAAATGTATTGGTATGATATTAATGATATGTCGACATTGTATCAAGATATCAATGGTACAATACCAGTTACTGATGTTGGCCAAAAAGTAGCATTAATAAAAGATAAAACTGGCAATAATAATGATATGATTCAAACTAATACAAACCAGCAATTTATTTTAAAATATGATGCGCTTAATAAGGCATATTATCTTGAAACATCTGCTAATGATAGTAGATATATGATTTCAAAATCCGTAATAGCATATAATTCACCAAAATTTACCCTCATAAGTAAAATTATGCGAATTGATTCTGAAATTGCAATGATTTTGGAAACATCAAATAACTCTAACAATTATACTGGTGCATGGTACTTTGTAAATGGTGAAGGATCATATGCATATACGTCAAATACTCGAGGTAGTAATGGATCTGGTGTGAGCCAATATTTCGGTGTAGGCTCATCATCTCAATATCTAAATGAAATAGAAACAGTTACATCTGTTTATAATACAGTAGATCCAATATCATATATTAAATATAGAAATCAAGTAACATCATCTAAAAACAATATTGGTACTATTAATTTCAATAATTTTAATTTATATATGGGTTGTCGAGGCGGTACAACACTGTTTACAAATACACGCATATATAATATTATTGGTATAGCTGATCAATTAACTGATAATGAAATTATTAGTATAGAAACTTATTTGAATAATTATAATACAGAATAAAAAAGAGGCATAATGCCTCTTTTTTATTCTGTATCTTCGATTTCAGCTAAGATAGTAACCTTAACAATTTTAAGATTATCATATCCATCTTCTGGTGGTAAAGCCTCTAATACTAATTGAGCGTCTTTTTTAGTTTCATGCAAAACGCTATCATCTTTAAATAAACGAATCGCATATGAATGGCCATTTACATCATAGAATTTTTTGCCATCAGTAACTGCAAAAAATTCTTCTAATGTATCAGACTTAGCTTCAGTAATAAAATTTTGAAAGTTCATGTTAATATCCTCTATACTTTTATTACATATTTAAGAAACTATTATACACTATTTCGGCTATGTTGATTTAAAATATCACGCGTAATTGCTACTTCGTTTCGTACATTTAAAATACCGCAACTAAATAATGAAGCTTGAATCCAGGTAATCCATGCATCGTCTGATGTTTTATTCACAAAGTCTGGATCACTCATTTTAGTAAGCATCCATAATGAATGTGATAATTCTAAAGATCCATCTTTATTTTTAACTGGCGTTACATCAGGTCGAACTTGATTGATATACTGAATATATCGTTTGACTAAAATCATATGATGAGTTGCTATAGCCATTTAAATCGCTCCATTTTATTATATATTTATATACCTTGTACAAATCAATTTTATAATACAAGTATAATTTTGTACAACATTTAATTAATTTTAAATAATATAAAATACAACGAAATATGAATAAAGCCGCAATTATTTTTGCGGCTTTATTCATTTACAAAACATCAGTATAAAATATCTAAATTTTAATATCATTCAAGTCATTAAAAAAAGATGTTTCAATATAATGTGAAACATATTGTTCTCCTTTGTCGCCAACTTCATATTTAAAAATATGATATGGTTGACAAAGGACTTTAAAATGTGAAAATCTAATATCTGTATTTTCATACATTACAGATTCTATATTAATGGCCTTATAATGGTTTTCCAAAAATTTTGCGACATCTTCAATTTCATTAATTTTTGCTAGATAAATTGTATCAATATAATTTAGCTTATGATTATTGAAATCTTCTAAAGTTTGTGTCACTAATCGATAAATAGTATCCATACTTTTACTCTGCGCTATCCATACTAAGAATTTCCAATTCAACAATTGGAAAGTCATCTAATGCATTGATCAAACTAAAAATATTTTCAGCATTAGTTTTTACGCAGAATGTACCATTAATAGTGCCATACTTGCTATTATCCGATAATTCATTCTCTAGATCAACGTCCCATTCCACTTGAATAATTTTATCGTCGTCAAAATATGGATAGTCGTTTTTAATGAAATTTAAGGCTCCATTTAAAATTACGCCTGTATTTTCTGCACTAAACTTAGGATCATTTGCATCAATTTTACGCACCATTGGTTGGAAAATACACGCCCATACACCATTATTTTCAGAAAGGTAAATACCTGAAGTGACGTCATGATCAAAACCATGATCTTTAATTTCTTTAATAGGTACATATAAAAATGCATCATCTTTTACACAATAAAATTCATTTTCTTCAATTAAGTTAATTAATTTTTGCATTTCAGTCATGATAATTATCCATATATTCGGTGTAAATAATTATATCGCAATTAAATTTATATGTATATACATTATTGTTTAACATACAGCGCAATATCACTACCTTTATGATAAAGATCTTCTATATTTTCAATACAATAATGATTAACGGAATCAAAATATCCATATTCTAATTCTGGATAATGAAACATCATATTGACCCACATACGTTTACCATCCAATGATTGACAAGTATCTGAATAAATCATTTTATAAAAGTCAAGATAGTATTCTTTAATTAGTATCGTTGCAATACCTTTCAAAGAATCTATCTTTTTATTTCTCCACACAAGATTTTGGGAAAATATATCATTACCATAATCATTTAAAAATTTAGACTTATATACAATTTTCTGGTTTAAGTCATCCAGCAAATAATATGTATGAACGTCTTTAGACTCTTCCTTATATAAGTTGAATCCTTTAATGTTCATTATATAAGTACCATGATTCATCGCCGTTATATAATTAGATTGCTGTACATAATCCCGGTCAAATCCCCAGGATGGTTCCTCAATAATGAATGGCATCTAATATCCCGATATGAAAAATCATATAATAATATATAAATTTTAAAATTTATATAAAAAAATTGGGATTAATCCCAATATATGTCGGCTAATATTTCTTCCGCCAAAGCTTTTCCAATTACATACATACAATCAGTGACAGTCATACAATTGCTTAGATCAAAGCTCATTCCAGATAGATGTTCGTTAATATCATCTAATTTATCTTTATAATTATATTTTTTAGATAAAATATTAAAAGCTTTTGTTCTACAGTATGTTTCAAAAAATTTAAGTTGATCAAAGTCATAATCAGTTCGCTTTGCAATCATATTTACATATTCACCAGTTTCCGGCTTTAAGAATTTAAATTTATATGAAATATTACTACTTTGTTTAAATTCAGCATTCAAAATACCATAAGCTTGCGCCATTAAAATACTTTTTAGTTGTCTAACAACATATTCTCTATTAGTATGATGTATTTTATATCCGTGAACAGACTTATAATTTTCAAGCCTATAATTTATAGAATTAATATAGTCGCGCCATTGGTCTTCAAATAAGAATATATATAATTCTGATTTTTCCCCATTTTTATTTTGAAAATTATAGTGATAATGTTTTTCAAAATATTCTTTAACTTCATCAATTGCTTCTAATGCTAAAAATACCATCGTCATATAATTTATCCTTTTATTAATATTTAGATATCAATTGCCATCTAAATACGATATAATTATAAATGAGTCTCAACTTAGGTTGCAGCCTGCCGTAGTGAAGTCGGCGAGAAAGAATAGCTCACTCCAGGTATAGGGATACTGCTACTAAAAAATATAGTGCTGGCACTGACTCGCCCTGTCAACCAGCGACGTGATTTTCCCGTTTATTCGGGTTTGAGGTAATCGTCAACATAGATGAATGATTAATAAAGTAATGACTTATTAATCGCATTTTTAAATGATTATAGTAGATTGTTATTTAAAAATGTGTCATACCAACCGTAGTCTATAGATTGTTATACGGAGCTTAATACCTTCTGCGCAATCCGATAAAATATATAAGCAATATATTTTTGAGTTGTCATGCTAGCCTAAGAAAATAGCATGAGGATACCTTCTCTACGACCAAGAGAAGTAAAGGTTACAACCTTTTGGCATAAACCATTGTAGTAAAGTTATTTGATTTCCAAATAATGAATACGAGTATTGTTGGACTCACCATCGTTTTATAAATGGCTCACTTGATGCGTTGCATCGTGATAATCCCACAAGGGGATTAAACACTTTATAAAATGTAATTATTAAACATATGTATCATCTTATATCTTTCTCTATATGTAATATTAAATTTCTTTTTTATATAGATCTTTAATATTTTTTTTAAATTAAGTTTTATAATTAATCATGGATACAATGGGCATAGTCATACCTGAAAGAAAGTATCCATGATTAAAAGATTCACATGACAATTAGTATTTCCATATAGAAAGATCGACTATTGATAATGAATTAACTTCGGGACATAATGGGTTAATATTAAATTTTAGATCTTTTGGTGTTTCACATATTAGTGGTACATATCGTTTATCGCTTACATCCAGCAATTTATCAAACAATAATATATTTCTAAATTGTGGAATATTGTCTTCAATATATAGTGTTGCAAGGAATTGTGCTTTTACGCTGTCCACATTATATTTGACACAAAAGTCTTTCTGTTCTAAAATTATTTCAGCTAGCTTTTTAATATGCTCATCTTTCAACTCGTGTGCATTATTTATTAATGCTTTTAATTCATTCTGTATATCGTTCATATAAGCTCCGTATGAGAACAAAAGAACCGTATGACATAATCATACGGTCTATAGATTAAAGTGTCTATATGGATCATTTATCGCATAATACGACTGCATAAACGCTATAACCGCGATTATCGATTGACACCGAAATTTTCTGTACTTCAACTTCTTTACCAAGCAATTCGCTTAAGAATTCTTGGATTTTGATGATCGGTTTACCTTCCCATACATCATTCAGTTTATACTTGTCCATTACTTCCCAATAGTTTTCGTATTGGTTACGAATATGATCTGACCAGATTGTAAAGCAGTTTTCAGTTTTGCGATCTTCTAGTTCGAATAGTTCGGCTGTTTTGAATGCATCGAATGAACCTAAACCGCTATGTGGTAAATTATGATGTAATTTGGTTGCTGTGCCGAATAAAATGTACATATTAAAAATCTCATATATTTTCAGTAGTGATTTCATTATATACAAGATTTTTATATTTGTATATACATTTAAATTGATTCGTGAATATGATCGGAATCTTTATCGAATGTGCCTTTATTACCAATTGCAGATTTTATCTGATTCGACTTTGGAAATGCATATATTACAGATGCATGGCTTGATGATGTAGTTGCACTATCCACAACATTTTTGACAAATACGCCATCATATTTATCTTTATTATCATTATAATGTTCAAATGCTTTAGTATGGACTTTTCGCCAATTTAATCCTTTACCATCAACAATATATGGTCTTCTAATATTTAAAAAGCCTGCAATTACATTACTACCTTCTGTCACAAGTTCATAATTAATTATTGAGTCATAATATTTTGAACGTTCATCATCAGCAGCTTCCCATTTAGCACGAGATTCTTTAAATTCGGTAGAATCCACTCCATACTTTATAAAAGCGTTAGATACATCGCCCCATAAACCGTCGCGTTTTGATATTGCATCATTAAGTTCTTTACTATTTGACATTTTTATTGAATATCCACTTGCGACACGATGATCATCTGTAAAGAATATTAATTTACCAAAATCTTCACCAATTTCACCACTTCGTTCTGCTTCAAATCTGGTAAAATTAGCTGTAGTTCCATGGTACGCAACTAATGGCTCATTGTTTTCATCCAGGACTTTAGATGCAGATTTAGGATCGTGTTCCCAATCACCAAACCATTTTTTAAATGATTTTGTACGAACAATTAACCATTGGCGAGCTGTTAAATTTGTTTTTTTACCATTAGGAGCTTTTAAATATTGATCAGTTGATTCTAGTTCTTTTTTTAAAGTATCTATTTCCGACTCAAATAGAAAGCTTTCAAATTTCATTTTTGTTAAAACCTGTTTTTTTATTCTATTTATAGTTGTATTCTAAATAGAATAAAAAACAGAGTAGTGAAATGAAATTTAAAGATTACTTGACAGAGATGTTACACCTTGACTTTATTGAAAAAACCGACTTAGAAAAAGCGAAAGACGTATTAATCGATAAATGTAAAGGTCAAAATTTTGAAATGCCCTTATGGCGAGGTATGCGTGATACAGGAGAAACTGCACTTTTACACGGTAAAAAAGTAGACCGAGTTTCTAAAGATGGTAATAATTTACATACATTGATGTTTGCACAAACATTTAAAAAAAATATGTTACCGCTTCGACATAAAGCAATTATTACATATTCGAATAAAGGTAAACCATACGCAAAAGGTTACGGTAAATTATATGCAATCTTTCCATATAATACGGCTAATATTGGTATTTGCAAAACAAATGATGTATTAAATGATATAAATACCAAGTATAACAAAACTATTGAAGAGCTTAACTACGGAATTAGTGATTTATTTAAATTTGATGGTAAATTTAAAGAATTATCTGAAGTTAAAGACGCAATTAAAAATGCAAAAGAAAAAGGATTCGGTAATAACGACCTGGATGATATATTCACTGATGAATTATTGAATAGTGATGTTGACACAATCTATGATGTAATTGTTGATCTATATGATCCAAAGTATTTCCAATTCAAGCGTACAGTTATTAAAAATTATAAAGATACAACTCCAACAGGTCAAGAGTTATGGTTTAGCGATACATGTGTTGCTATTCGAGTTGATGTATGGGAAAAGCTTGTAGAAGAAGGTTTTAAACTGTAAAGAAAAGTCCCTTGTTAAGGGACTTTTCTTATATGCTTTTTACGTATACAATGTATCTGGCTAGCTCCGTCAAATTTAACTTCATAATATTTCTTTTTGCCAATCTTTTGACGTCCTCGCACTATTCCTAGTGTTCCAGCAGGGAGTACTTCACCGCCATGATAATAGAATTCAAACCAAAATGCTTCTTTAAGTTGAACTACATCATTTAATTTAAATTTAGCCAATTTTACGTGCTCCAAACTTTATATTTTGATATCGTAAACATTTTTGCCAATTAAGTCGATTTTCATATTTAAAAATCAAATTATCGCTCAATACCTGATATTGCGATAATAAATCCCAATTTAATTTATCAGCAAATTTATCAATAAATGACTCAGATAATTTTTGATAAATTTGAATACGCGTTAAATTTAATTTATCAATATATTTTTCAATAAACTGTTCAGTTAATTTATATTCGCACGATAATAAGCTCCAATGATAGAATGTAAACTTATCCGTACGAAGATGATATTGAGCAGTTTCAATATCATCTATTACTACTGCATAATGCAAAATTGTCAAATTTTATTCCTCATCCTCGTCATCTTCCTCTTCAGGGTCGTAACCGCGCAGGTCAATATATAATTGGCGATGATCTTCTGGTAATTGATCTCGAATACTAATAGGCGTTCCATTTTCATATTCACGAATAAACCATAAGATGCTACCTTCACAAATTGCTCGATATGTACATGTTAATTTAAACTTGTGAATAAAGCTTTCAACAATATCCAAGGGAGCACCCCATGCAGATTCAAAATAAACGGATCGATCAGATGTATATTTTGTTGTATAAGCGTTCCATTTAGTTCCCCAATTTGCATAGCTCCATTCGTACCAGTTAGGGTAACCATATTTTTCCCAGTTAGTATGTACTTGCTTTCCGAGTTCATACATTTTGCTACCGGGTCTCATATCATATTCATCCCGATATCGATTAACAAAATTATAATTCATTGGACTGTAATTATATTTCGGATGAACTGGCATATTGTTTATCTGCAAATATAAAATATGTGCGGCTGTTGCACTTGTGGAAGATTCAATATTAAGTTCTTCAGGCATTTGTTTGATCTTATTAAAATCAAAATGTCGTGTATATTTTTTACCGTAATCATCAACATTGTCAGTGCGCATATAATCAAGCGCTTCTTGATAATTATCAGAGTGAATAATAATTTCGTTTGAAATATGATTAGGCATATAAGTTCTCTACATTTTGGTCAAAATAATTATACATAGGGTGTAGTTATGTGTATAAAATGTCTCAACTTTGCATTTTTATATAGGACTAAGTTTTCTATATAAAACTCTCATTAAATAACATTACATATATTAAATAATAGCGTATTCAAAGTTTAAAAGGAATAACCGATGAAAAATTTAGATAAAGAAAAGACATTAAAAGAAGCTGAACGTATTAAAAAGTTGCTTATTGCATCAACTAATCCCGACCTTGGCTTACAAGATAGTGATGTAGAAATTAATTTCATTAAAGAAGATGACATTTATGAAATTACAATTCTTAAAGGTCGTGCTGTTGATTTCGTTGAAGGCAAAGGTGCGCATGTCAAAAACGTATCTAAAGTAATCGATAAAGACTTTGAAGAATATCGCCGTAAAGGATGGGTATTTACTCAACCACAAGGTGGTTCATTCCGTATTGGTGTTCCAGCCGAAAAAGTGAATGAAGGTTTCACATTTGCAGCATTCCTTTTAAACGAATCTCAACTCACAAATGAAAAAGAAGCTCTTGCCGAATTGGATGACGCCGAAAAAAAATTGTTTGACGAAGCTGCCAAAGAAGCCAAAAAACACGGTTTAGAAGTTAAATTTAGTGGTAAAAATAATGGCACAGCAAATGTTTGGGGCTTATATAGCGCTAAGCATAAAGAATTTGTTAGCAAAAATTATTCGGTTGAAAAACTACATGCGATTGTAGTTGATGAAGGTCTTGACGGCTATGATGCCGAAAAAAATGAATTTACTCAATAATTGAAGTAACAAAAAAGGACCGCGCGGTCCTTTTTTTAATTTTCAGATCTAATTTGTAAAATATTAGGGAATAAAGAAAGATACCCAACCCTTAATCCACCTACTTTAAAAGTATATACTTTATTTGGTTCGATCGATCCATATAAATCTGCAGAATTGAATCTAACAATAGTAACATCATCTCTTACATTAAATGTGCCGCATGTTGTATAAACTCTATACTCATGCGCTTCACGCTTATAAACAGATTCTTTACTAGTTACTTTGCATGTAACTTCAACCCTATTAAATAGAGATGATCGCACTAACACACTTGTTACTAATATGACAATAATTGCCGTTATAATTAAGAAAATTCTCATTGATAGTAATACCCTTGTTGGCAACGCTTTAATTCATCTTTATCTTTATTAATTAAAGCTGTTGCATATCGTTGAGCCCAAACGGGCATATTTTCAATATTTGTTTCTACTGATAAACGTTCATCTTCATATTTACCAATGTCAAATATATAAACTAATCCTTTATAAAAAGAACCTTTCCATTCACCATTATATACATAAAATGTAAAAATTTCATCATTCTGCTCTCGCCGAATGCAAATTAATCCAGTACGTTTATCATTACCATGTAGATATACAATATCAGGTTTAGAGTTCATTTTCATAAATCGCACGTACAATATATTCGGCCGATTCAGCCTGGTCATAAAAAGGTAAACCGTCACACATTGGGCATTTACAAGAAAAATTCTCATTCAAATATTTTTCTAATTCTTCCGATGTACCTTTATAAACCCATGAATGCATACCTGGCCCAATAAAAGACGGTAAATATGTGATCTTCCAATTTTTACGGGAGTCTTCTAATTCTGAATCAGTTTTATATTTATCAGCGTCAAATGAACCCATCGTAAATGAAGATAGTTCTTCCGTTTTTTCCATAACCAATGGGTGATCAGTGCCATTATAATAATTTACAAAGAACAATTTAATTGTGGCTGGTGCATAGTTAATATTGAGGTTAATTAATAATTCCTCAAAGTGATCAGTCCAATCATTAATTGTTGTTTGATCATATGACCATAACTCAAAATCATAAATTGGGCAGTTAATAAACGGAATATATAATATATCGTTTTTTACTCCGCCAATATGGATATTATGATTATACAATGTGTCATAAACATCGTCTTCATTCTTATTAATATCTTTCCATTGATCATGAATAGGTTTAACTAGTTGTACCTTTAATCCAACGTTAGTATATGTTTCGCTCATTTATTCAGTATCCTCAATCATAAAATGATATAATGCTTCAATAATAAAACCGTTTTCATCTTTAATAGCGTATACATTATAACCACCGTCGCCATACGCAGTATGAATAGTTGCACTATTAGGACCGATGCCAACTTTATGTTCCATAGCGACATTATTTAATCGTTCAAAATAATCTTCTTGCCCACACGATTTATAAAAGTCTGAATCCATAAAAGTTAACTGGCCAGAGTCAACACTTAATGTATCTAAAAGTACCCATTTATCAGATTTAATAGATGAATATTCAATAACGGATTCATGCTTTATATGTAGATATAAAGTGCGATACGATGCTTCACTATCTAAATAATTTTGAATTTTTTCAATATTACGATTAATACGATTTTCAATTTTTTTGCTATATAATTTATTGTCACTAATTTCTGCTATTGATGCAATTTGATAATCATATATATCAAATGAATCTTTTAAAAAATTAGCAACCCATTTATCTTGTGAATATCTATATGAAGGAAATTTGCCATATAAAGGAGTTATATATTTTGATGCCAATTCAATAATATTATTAAAAGTCGGTAAATATTCAGGGAATTTACAATTGGACTTCGCGAAATTTTTAATACTATCTAATGACAAATCGCCTTCAATTTCTCTCCATTTATAACGGATATGACCGAATGAAGACACCGCATAAGCGGAATTCTCATCAATCATTAATTGTCTAATATGGGACTGAAATTTAATAGTTTCAATATCATATAATTTATCAAGTACGTCACAATCGCCTTTAAATAGACCGGCCTTTACGTTATATACGCCTGTAATGGCTTTATATGAATTATCTTCAGTAAAATCATAGCATGGATCGCTACAATAAAGATCGCTATTAATATTAATAGGAGTTAAGACAAATTCTTTAATATCAACAATACCGCTGTCATTTACTATATTCATATTATTATCCTAATTTAGTTAAACGTTTTTTAACTGACTGATATTGTGGATGTAAATCTGCATAGCATCCTTTATCAATGCACCATCTGGAAAAGTCATTGTTTAAAGCGATAAAGCCACAACTCATACAATAAGGTTTACCAGCAATAATGCCGCTAAAAGAATGGCCTTTCATTTGATAAGTCTCTTTTACGTGAGCTTCGCCAAAAATTGTTTTAAATGTATCTTTAGATTTAGACATTATTCATCTTCTCCAGTACCGTCATAATTAATGACGGCTTCAACAACTTGGTCATTTTCATTAAGTCGTACATATAAAGAATAACCACCGTCTCCATATGCCGTACTAGAATTGCAGCCAAACTCAAATACACCGGCCGCTACTTTATAATAAACATTTTCATCGTCATCATAATATTCACGATCCGATAACTCACATATTTTTTGATATGTTATTTTATCAGTTTTAGGCTGGTGTTCATTATTATCATTAATCTGAAGAATAATATGACCATTTTCATCAATTTTGGTATCTTCCCAATATGAATCATCTTCTTCTTCATCTGAGTGACCTCCATTATATGAGTTATACCATTCTCTATCAAACATACCGGCTTGACCTGAATCAACCCCAATATTAATAGTAGATTTAGACCAACTTTCGTCATTATGATCAGTAAATTCACCAGTTGAAATATGAATATATTGATTACGATTATAGCGAGTTGTTGCATATAAATCTTTAATTTCAGTAATCATTATATTAAGATATTTTAAACGAAGCGCAATAAGTTTATCTTTATATGATTTATTTTTATACTGATTAATGGCTTTAAATTCTTTCCAATAATCATCCCAAAAATCATAATCTATAAATTCATTTATACAAGCGTGATTAAATATATTATAAATAAATCTGCACATTGATGATTCATGTGTAAACGGGTCAAGCTTGTGAAGATATTTTTCAATAAGATAATGGTATTTTTTATTTGTATTTTTATAGATTGTATCAATTTTAGATTTATTTGATGTTATAGATAATGCAACTTTTTTTAAATCATCAAAATCAATATTTTGGTTTAATAAATCAATAGCGCATTCAATCGCTAATAAATTTTTTTGCTGATTTTTATTATCATAATCAGATTTAAAGGTGCCGACACATACATTATATATTCCATTAATTGCTTTCAAATGCCCTTGACACCAAGTACCTACTGTATAGCAAGGATCAGTAAATAAAATTTCGCCGGAATTTACTGTAAATGAACCAATATTTTCTACCGATAATGTCGGATTTTCATATAAAATTTTCATATAGCAACCAATATAATAGTGTGTGTACATCATAACATAAATATAACATATACGTAAATAATAAAATCACAATGAAATTTAAAGAATTTTTAATAGAAAAAAAGCAAGAACTAAGATGGGCAATTGGCGATCATGCTAATAAAGCGATTCGCAATTATAGTCACCGAGACGATTTTATAATTGTATGGCTAAAGCCTTCAGAAGTTATTAAAAATACGGATCCACAAATGAGAGTTGATCCGACTGATCCAGCAAATCATATTGGTAATAGAATGCATCGTGCAATAAATCATTTTAACGAAGATGGTTTTATGGACCCACCTATTATTGGTTTTGACCGATATACAAATACGGAATTTAAAGTTGCAGTGGATGATGGCCGGCATCGTATAGCGGCATTAAAGAAAATGGGGGTAAATCGCTTTCCCGCGTATATAATGAAAGATGATTTAGAACCACTTAAAAAGATATTAGATATAAAATTAGAAAAATGAAAAAGGACCTAAAGGTCCTTTTTCATATTAAACATCACTAAAAATATCCGATAAATGAATTTGTTGCATAGTTAAAACATGTTTAACATGAATCATATTTGTACCTAAGCTAATTGTTTTTTTATCTGGCTCACTATTAACATACAAATAATTTTTGCCATATATGCCGTTGACATATACATCTTGTCCATTTGTAAAATTAGGTAGGTGATTTTTTTCGTCTGAGGGAAAATTGATGCGAACTTTTTCCCCAATAGAAGGTAACTTTTTCATTTTATAAAACCTTTTCTATTCGAACACCAATATCATCTAAACAAGGTGTTTCCCAATGACAAGGCGTCCATTGACGAACTTTTGGATCATACCAAAAATCTATATTATCTAAACATACATAGAATGACGGATTAGTCGAACTTTTTCCAATATGTGATGCGTCTAAATGGCTATGGCGATCAAATATTTTTTTAGATTCTGTGCTTAAAGTTATACATGAATTAGTATAACTTTCTAACACGTCAATGATTTTAAATCGGTCCTCTTCATTAAAATCACCTGATTCATATAAAGTTTGAGCAACGCATTCAACTAAGTCGCGCCACTCATTTGCGTCATATTGTTTTGACATATCTATTGTCCTATTATACTAAAGGGCTTGTGTTTAGGTTATCCTTTTTACCTTCCCAAACGCGACCATTATAAGAAATATAAGCAACAACTTTTGAATTGATAGTGATATAGCCATCTGTTTTACGCATAGTGCTACCGCTCTGAGGGTCTTCCCACTTCCAATCGCCTTCGGCGTCACGATAATCTGTGAATAACTGAACAGCTTGTTCAATAGAGGTAATGCGAAATTTAGCACCTTCAAGAGTTACAGTCGCACCTTTTTCAGCAATCATTTTATTTAACGTAGCAATAGTTAAAGTAGCCATATCAATACCTTCGTATTCAGTAAGTTATTTGTATGAATTAATTATACTGCTTAAAATTATATTTGTATATACATTTTATAAAATTAACAGGCTTTTAGTTCAATATTTGTCCATTTAATATAATTATTAATATTTTCAATTGCTTCTGTTAGAGAATTTACTAATGTATTATTTATTTCTATATATTGATCATTTTGTTTAATAAAAAAATGAAGGCCGATAAAACCTTCATCAAATAAATAAATACAGTACATGTTTGATTTATCTACATATCGATATTCAATTTTAATATGTGGACAATTTTTGTTGAGAACTATTTCAAAGTCGTTCAATTGTAACATGATAATCTTCCTTAATAAAAGAATTTAACTGTTATACTGCTTTATTTTATAGTTATAATATTAGCAGCGACTATTATCTTAATTATATTAAAATTATTTAGTAAATAATAAGTTGCAATAAATATAAGTAAACAAATTGAGAATCTAAAATGAATTTTGAAGAATTTCTATTAAGCGAAAGTATTAATGATAAAGGTATTTTAAAAGCTATCTTTGTTGTTGGTTTACCTGGCGCAGGAAAGTCATATACAGTATCTAACTTAAAAGGTCAAATTTCACCAAAAATCGTTAATACAGATGTGGCATTAGAATTTTTATCTAAAAAGACGAAGATTCCAGCAAACTCAGAAACTTGGAAAACAGTATTCCGTGATAGTACCAAAAAAATGACATCTACAATGTTATACAATTATATTAATGGTATGTTGCCATTATTTATTGATGGTACATCGAACGATGCATCTAACGTTTTAAGTCGTGCTGGTATTTTAGAAAGTCTTGGCTATGATGTTGGCATGATTTTTATTGATACCGATATTGAAGTTGCAAAACAACGTGCTATAGAACGAGCTGAAAAAATAGGACGTACAGTAGATCCATCATTTATTGATAAAGTGTATCAAGAGTCAGAAGACAATAAAAAGTATTTTAAATCTAAATTTGATTTCTTTAAAATTTATGAAAATAATGGTCAAGCATTAGATAATGATTTAATGAATAAATTATTTAAAGAAGTGCAGTCATTCTATAATGAAGATGTTAAAAATCCAGTCGGAAAACGCAATTTAATTAAAATAGAAGAAGACAAAGAAAAATATTTAGTACCTACTTTATTCAGTGACGAAACGCTTAAGAATAAATTAAGTACATGGTATAAGACATAAAAAAAGAGACCTTAAGGTCTCTTTTTATTTCATAATTATTATTTTGCGAATGTAAGGGCCACGTCTAAAGTTGTATTGTTATCAACAAGAACAAGTCGATTAGCGTTATTACGGAGCACAACTTTTGAATTAGCGCGATTAGATTTTAATCCAATCACAACATATTCACGACCTTGTAAATTAATTTTTTTACCTGTTACGATATAAACATGAGTCATGAATTTAGAGTTATCTCGATATAAAGCTTCATCGCTAGTCCAATCACGATTTACATCGTCTTTTTCGATGAATGTAAATTTTGCAGTATAATCAACATCTGTATGTTTAGCACCTGATGCAAGAGCTGCATGCATATCATGTTTAGCTGCTACTTCTTTAGCTTTTGCGATCATTGCTTTATGTAGTTCTTGAACGTTTTTCATATCATTACCTTCGTAATCAATTAGCACATTTGCTTGGTATGAGTCTATTATATACCGCAAAATTAAATTTGTATATACATTTAATAAAAATAAAGGAAAATATTTTCCTTTATTTTCAATTTTTTATTAGTTTGCAAGAATGTTCATAACAAGCGTAGTTGGTAATTTGTAAAGTGTTTCAGTACCATGTAACTTAACGATTACAGATGCATTTGAACGTGTACTTGACATACCAAGAATCAAGAATTGTTCATTGTTATGGTTGATAAGTGTACCAGCACGATGGATTAAAACAGTACGTTGAAAGCCACTTAGTTTTGATTTTGAAATATTATTATAGAATTCCCGTTCAACTGAATTAAATGATTCAACAGGTTTTACGCATTTAGATGAAGGAGCTGGAGTTTGTGTAAGACCTTGTTTAGGAGCAGCAATCGTTGTACTATGAATACAAACATTAAAACTATTATTGCTATATGTAATTCGGCCTTTAACTGCAGGTTTAACGTCGAATTCGACACCTAATTCAGCAAGTTCATTTTTAAAATCTTTCATTACCGCTTCAATTTTAGATGTATTCATTTTCATTACCTTCGTAATTAGTTAGCATGTTTGCTTGTATGAGTCCATTATAATATTAAAAATTATATTTGTATATGCGTTTGACGAAAAAAGAGGAAATAAATCCCCTTTTTTGTTTATTTGATTAAAAAAGATGCAAATTGTCAATCCATTTTATAAACTTCAAAAATATGTTTCACATTTCGTCTTCATCATATAAAGGTGCTTCTGCATAAGTTTCTTTTTTCACAACTTCATATACACAATACATTGATGCTGGATGAAGATTAAGAACACAATATTCATTTTCAGCCATATCAAGAATTTCATATCCAAGATTTGATGCAATATCAGTAAAGTCGTATGGTAATTTACCTTCATCGTGCATACATGAAGATGCAATTAAAAATTCTTGCACCTTATATAAGAAGTCTAATGGTACTTCCATAGTTTTGCCTTTAAGGCTTTCAAGCTTGGCTTCTACACCTGGCATTAGCGCATTAATTAATTCAGACATTACCACCACCAATGGATTGCAACTTTTTCATTTTCTTGTACGCCTTTATGTTTTAGCCACATATATATACGTGGATAACGTTCAAATAATTGGTCATCTAAAGTATGTTTAGAAAAATAATTATTATTTCCTAATTCTTCAAATTTCCAAATATCTTTTACTTCTGATTGTACATAATATGGACAGTCTGACCATTGTACATCAAAAAACCAAACTTTATAAACTGAATTTTTTGGATCTAATACAGTACCATCTTTAGGGGCTTGATAAGTACATTTATCATCTTTAATGATAGCCAAAAATTTTTCCATATCATTTTTATCAATAATATCTGGCTGAATAGGTTTAACCTTTAGAACAGCTTTTAATTTACCAATATTTTTCTGCCATAATGCGATATCTGCATTATTACTATCGGAGATTTCCAGACATTTAATGAAATAGATAAGTGTTTCATTAAAGCCAATGTCGCGACATCCTCTAAGTTTATAAAAAGGCTGGAACTCACGCTTTTTATCATATGGATATATAAAAGTTAAAGGATGAGGATCCGGAAAATCATAAATTTCATCACACTTATAATTATTGTTAATATAACCGGCAGTGTTTAATTCGTATCCGTTCCCTAATACAGTAAACAAAATTGATAAACCGTCACCTACATTAGCAGAAGGATTCATTCTTTTAATGCCGTTATATAGACGTTCTACTAAAGTTTTCATATAATTACCTTATTGAATATGGTGAGAATATTTAATATATTTTGGCATATCGGCTAATAAAATTGCATTTTTAATATCAATAAAAAAGTCCAGAAAAGCCGACCCGATTTTTTGATATACCACTAATTTTAAAAGATCTTCTTGTGTATTAGCTTTTACGTGATATACATTATTAAAGCGATCAATAATTTTACCTCGATATGGAGGTTTACCTCCATAAAAAGATTTTGGATCAACTTCTAATACATAATATTTACGTTTTATTTCAAATAGTCTTTTGCCGGCTTGGCTTTCAGTATTCATACTATAAAATACTTTATTTTTAAAATAAATCAATGAAGTAGATACTTTTTTAGGCGCTTCTAAATGTGGAATTATATAAAGCATGACGATATATTCCTTTTATAAAATAAGTGCGGGATAATGGATTCGAACCATTGACCTCTGGGCTAAAAGAAATTGAATCGTTAGCTTTCGCTGATCTTTCGACCTCTACAGTGTAGAAACAATTACTTGTGCCTCTCGCGCTCTACCAGACTGAGCTAATCCCGCATAACATTATTATATCGTAACAAATATAATAATGTACATACATTTATAAAACTTTTTCAATATTTTGAATTGGATAGATTTCAATTGATAAAATATCACTTACTGGTACTTGATAATATGAAGGAATAAGATCGCTTAATGCAGATTCAATGGCATCCCAGCTCGACAAATTAATCTTAGCATTAGTTAATTTTACATAAGTATTTTTTGAAATGTATTCTACTAATGGAGTCCAATCATCAATTGGACTATCACCCCATCCCCAAACAGTATTATTGCGGTATTCAGTAACATGATCCTCTATCGCTTTACCGAATGCACGAACAATATCTAATAGCAACACATGAGACGATTCATTTAATTTAACAATGGTATCGTCATCAACAATTGTATTTTGTGTTAATGTATTACTATTATCTGTACCGGCAATACTTACTATATATTTCATAATATATCTCTTGCTGTTTCCAAATATGATTGATTATATAAGACGAACATATTTTTGTAAGTGTATAAATTAATAAAGGCGGAAATTAATCCGCCTTTATTTTAGATAACCGCTCGATCAATTACATTTTGGAATGATTCTGCTGGTGGCACATATCCATTAATATAAACTGTTTCCAATAAGCATTCGTCACCTGGTTCATAATTTTTCCAGGTAATTTTACCATCCTTCATTATGACTGCAAATTTACCTTTCTTAGACTTTTTCCATGAAGCGGTAATTGGATTTTTACCAACCGGTAATTCAATATCTGCAATAATTACGTTTGACGCTTTCATCGCAAATTTAAGGCTGTCACGCATCATTGAATCAACCAAGTAACCACCACATCCTAATACAATGTTTTGTGAAGCCCAACCATGATTTTTAAGTGAATTAAAAATTGTATTAATTGATTCTAAACAAACACCGTCACCCCAAATAATACCAAGGCCCGGCGGTAATACTTTATAATTAGCGGCATTAAGTGAATAAGACATCTCTTCACTAATAATATCCAGCATTTTAATTAATACTTCTTCTGGTGCACCTGAATCCGGACGAAGAACAACTTTTTTGCCATTTGCAGCTAATTCAGCAAGACGGGCACGAATATCTTTATCTGTAACAATCATACGTGTAAATTCATATACATTATATGTATCTGCTACAATTGAAATACCAGGCCACGGGCCATCTTTAAAAGAATCGATCATATTAAGAACATATTCTTTCTCGCGTTCTGGTCCCCATGCAGTTGAAATACTATGCTCTGATGCAGGAATAGACAAACCATATACTTTGTCTTTATCAGCATATACATCATAAACATATTTGGTTGCGATTATACAATCATTACCACCAAACTGCGTCATATGACCAATACCAGAATATTGAGCAAAGCCTGGTTTAGCACCACGATCACCAAAGTTATGTAACTGATAATTAAGACCTTCAAAACCAGGAGACGTTTCGTCATTCCATTTCTTAATCAATTTTTTCATTTCGCGTGATAATGTTGCAACTGAAACACAGCTCCATACATAAGACAGTAATACTGTTTCAATTACTGTGGTTAACCAATATGCTTCAGGATCAGTATTATATACAATTACAAATGGTACACCCGTTGGTACAATTGTGCCCTCAGGGAGTGCTTTAATATGAAGTGGTAAATAACCATTGTGGCGGTCAATAATATAACGAAGTTTAGATTCATCAAATCCTTCAGGACGAAGCTTAAAGAATGCAACTAATTCGTTATATTCATTTTCCGTGATTTGTTTATCCAAAAATTTTAATACAAATTGTCGAACCCCAATTGCAACAATTTCATCAAAAATACCACCACGTGATTCAATAAAAGAATAGACTTCAGTGGTATCTGGCGGATACATTTTATGCATAGCCAGTTTATAAGAATCTTGTGTGAAGAATACACTTTTTGTAGCGTGTTCAAATTTTTCGTATATAGACATTTACAGCAATCCTCTGTTAAATATTTTTTAATTATAAACCTAATAAATCTTGAATGATTGAATAATGATCTTCAAACATATTTGATTGATTTAGCTCATTTAAAGGTAGCCAAAATGCTTCTTTTGCATCATCACTACCTTTTACTTTTGGTAATCCATTTGGATCATTTTTTAATTCAATTAAAAATGCTTGTGTAATTGTTCTACCACGTAAAGAACGAAACGGATCATCATATGTTTTTTCTTTAGTAATAGAGCCATATAAAACAGGATCAGGAACTTTTAATTTAGTTTCTTCTCGCAATTCACGGATACATGCATCTTTTAATCGCTCATCTGTATTAACAAAACCGCCAGGTAATGCATATAAACCTTTACCAGGTGAATTCTTGCGTTCAATCAATAAGATGTAACCTGATTGAATTACAACAGCATCAGTGGTAATAAATGTTGGTTCATATGGAGCAGCTGCCCAACGTGATCGGTAATCCCCGATATAATTAAATTCGTCGATAAGATTACTATATTTAGCGGTTATTTTAAAGTCGTTTAATAAGTTATTAACTGCATGTGATACATAGTCTTCGATATTTTTATTGCGGAAATAATCATAGCGAACACCCGTTGCAGATAGTTTACTATTTGTCATAACTTCAATTGTATGCCAATATGGAAATAGCGACAAATAGTAAGAAGTATTATCTTTTTTATGCCCAACTAAAGCAATACTTTTTGAATTACCAGTGTGTTTATATACGCAGTCTTGTACATTTTTAATCCATTTAGCGTCATTATAAACAATATCATTTAGAGGAACAATAATAATGCGTTCTTTATCTTTTTGATCATATGAAGATAAAATAAATTTTTTGCGATCTTCATATGAAAATGGATTACGAATTGTAGAAGGCGAATTAGCTGAACCAATTAATACAATTACTTTCTTTGACTGTTTTAACGCTTCGTCAATAATAATTTTATGTCCATTATGGAATGGCTGGAATCTTCCAATAAAGACACTAAAATCGAACATCTGATGAATCTCCTGATTCAGAAATTAGTTTTCAAATAAGAGAATTTTCTTATTTGTTGGTAATACATAAAATACAATATTTGATTTGCCGTACTTTTCAATTAAATCAGCACGATGTTTATATTCATACATTGTTTTTAAAAATACATCAACACAAGATAATAACTTTTTAGTGTTTATATCATAGCAATGTAAAAAGCGGCGTGACGTATAACGACAACTAATATATTTCATATTATATTTGTCAATATATGTTATATTATCATTAAATTCCGCTTTAAGTACATTGTTTTCAATAAATAATTTACCGGAAGAATTTTTATAATTAAAATAACTCGAATCTGTTTTTAAAACTCTAATATAATAATCATAAAATATTTGATAATCATCTAACATTATAAAACATTCTCGCTTTTAAATATTGTATCACAAATTTGAATTCCTCGTGCATATGCGGCATCATCGAATCCAATATCACGATCGCAATGAATAAAATGATCATCATGTCCATATCGAGCATAAAGGTTATCATCTAATACTATATAACCTTCAATGTCTAAATGTGTATGATGTTCTAGCCAATCGGTAATTTGCATACCACGATCATATGATAATGAATGTATATCATCTTTTAGGCGTTCACGATATGTAGTATCTAAATGTTCAGATGTAGTTACACCAATTAATTTTGCGGTAATGCCCATATATCGAAGCATATATTCTAGTTCATGTAATGAATAAAAATCACGCCATGAACTAGAAATAACAATAGATAAATCATATTTTTTGCATAGCCGTTCAACATTTTTTGATAAATGTGCTGAATATAAATCAGTTGTAGCTTGATCATAAATCATAACACAATCTTGCGTCATATCAGCAACGCAATAAGTGTTAACCACGCCATCAAAATCTAAAAATAAAATTCGGCTACTCATTTTCATTCTCTTGTATAAGAGACTCCAACTAAATCACACAATTTATAGTAGTTGGAGTCAACACGATTATCTTTAATCTTATGATTAAGATTTTGAATTTGTTGTGGAGTAATACCATCAACATAATTATAATCAAATTTATAAGATTCATTAATTGCTTCAAGTATAAAAATATTATTAATTGCATATTTAATTAATTCAACTGGTACTTCTACAGTTTCATTTGAAGTTTTTAAATATTTGTTAATACTATCTTTATAATAGTAATTATATTTTGATTGGATATTTTCATTAATCCATTTGATACCATCTTCTTCTGTATTAAAGAAGATTGGCTTTCCATTACTATCTTTCATATAATTATATTCATCATATTCATATGAAAAGCATTGAGCAAGTTTGACCTCTTCTGTAAGAGGTCTAATAATAACCAAAAACTGTTGAGTCATATTAATATTCCTTCATATGTGGGTATTTGATAGCAAATTGACGTGCCATTTTATCAACATACCGACTTAAGCTAAAATATGTATTATTTTTACCTAAACTTGATTTACAAACATTTTCTAAAATTGTCTTCTGATCTTTAATACGAATCCATGTTGCCAAACGAAATTGTGTAAAATCGCCCTCGTCATCATCTAAAGATCGTTGATTATAATAAGGTACTTCATCAATTACAATATCGTCAACTATATCAAATTCATCATGTTCACGAAGAAAATCAGCAAGTTTCTCAATATTATTACGATCATTACGATGCATAAACGCATAGTACATGTCAGTAAGTGGCAATTTAATGCTTACGTACTCGCCTTTACAATCCATTAACATACCATCATTAACATGGTATAAACGATGAACTTTATCTTGAAATGCAATTATATCATCTTCAGTTTTAAATTCAAACTTTTCAAAATGTTTGAAAAAGTTATTATATTCCAGATTATTTACATCAGTTGATTCTGGAATATAACCATGTAAATGCAGTTTATTAATTTCGAACTTAAATGTAGTCACTACATCATTTGTAAGAGTATATTTACATACAACACCATTATCAAATGTTGCAGTTTTTGTCTCTACAATATGAACTTCTTTTTTGTTTAATTTGATTTTCATAGTCTTTTCCTAAATCATCATTTAGCGGTATGACTTAATTATATATCAAGAAAATATATTTGTATACCATTAAAAGAGCCCGAAGGCTCTTTTATTAAAGAGAAGTTGCAATATAGGCTAAGATATAAGCCCTAGCTTTAGTTGAAATACCACTTACTACATCTTTAACTGCTAAATTACTTTCAATCAAAGTATCTAGCTCTTCTTTTACAATATCATCTTTTACCCATTTAATATAACCGCTAATTGCACTTTTATCAATAGTAATATTATTGCGGCGTAAAACATCAATACCTTGTTCCAATCTATTTTCAGTACAAGCATATTCAATAAATGCAGCTGTATTGGCGAGTTTAATTGGATCAACTGGTACTAATACTTTTACTTTAGTATTTGAATGCTTTTCGCCTTTAACTTTCATATTAAAGACTTCGCCGTCCATATAAGACGTCCAAACAATACCTTCACCAGTTTTGTTCTCATTAACTTCGCGACTTAAGCCCCGTGAAATTAGTTCTTTCGCAACTGGACACTCTGCTTCAACTTTAGAAGTAAATTCAATAAGTTGATTTTGTGCTTCACGCGGATTATTTAAATCAATAGTAATTTTATATGTTTCAAATGAATGAATGTCATATAAATTTAATCCACTATTTTCAAATTGATTTAGCAACGATGTATCAAGCCAAATAGATTCATGATGGTTACCTTTATGAACAGGCGGCGTGATAATTTTGATACCAAATACCACAAACATTTTTGGCAAATTAACTAACGCAACTTTACGTTGAATATCGCCACCGCACCATTCTCCATATAAACATACAGCAATGGCATCCGAATGTTCATCTAATACTTTTTTAAGTAACGGCTGTACATGATTTTTTACTTGTTGAGAATACATGAAAAAACCCATGTTATCTCGTGTTGGGGCTAAAATATCTTCGCGTGAAACAGCATAATATTCATCTTCATTGGTTAAGACAATACCACCATTTGAACCATGTAATTTTACAGTACCTGACAATTCAATTTTTGGTAAAGGGATATTTCTATCATAAACACCTTTACTTGTATTATTAGGATCACGGCCGATATATTGTACACGGTCAATAATATTACGAATTAGTGTACGATATTCGGTAATTGATGGGTAACCATAATGATAAATCATTTTATTTCCTTAACTATTTTTTATTTCTGACAATAACAGTGTAATTAACAGGTGCTTCAGTATTATCTAATACCATACAAATAACAGTAAAATTATTTGCTTCAATTGTACCAGGTAATAATTGGCATGCTTTATCTAAATCTTTTGCAAGCTCATCCATTTTTTTAAAAATTTCATCGGCTGGATATTTATCAAATTCACCAATTAAATGGGATCCGCTATTATAAAATTTGCCGCTTTGCTTATAAGCAAAATAATCAATTGTATATTTGCGCATATTAATATTCTTGCTCCATATATTGCCATTCTTTAACAGTTCTTAAGTGATAACCCATATTCCATCCAAATGCATCTTTATTGTGACGACGATAATCATGATACTTAAAATAACCTTTAATTATTTCTTCTGATCCATCTTCAAATTTAGCTTTAAATTTACGTTCACCTTCAAAATAATCTGGATTAATAGATGCATCATGCCAACCCGGATAATATTCACTAAATTGAGTTTGACATTCTCGACATTTTTTATGTCTTGCTGTACGTGATACCTGTGTCGTGCTTATAGCCCATTTTTTTGATGGTTCATATTCACATAAGCATGTGCCAACAGGTACTTTATGAAAATCACGAATAAACTGATTTACAACAGCTGTATCACAATTATAAATCCAGAATGGTGTTAAACATTCTTTTGGAATTCGATCGTCAATTACATACGCCATATAAGTATTATCAGATTGTTTATATACAATTGCTTTCATCTGATTATTTGTAATATATTCTTTAGCAATTAAATCATTTAAGTCTTCAGCTGAAAGATTAATAATTACATAAGTATCGCCATTAGATGCGACTGTGGCAATATAATTTCCACAACCTCTCGGAAATTCTGCAATAGTGCCCACGCATGATTGAAAAGCAATTTTTGTAGGAATGTCTATAATTGTACTCATAAATAATTGGTCATATATATTTGATAAATAAATTTTATTATATTTTATTATATAAGTACATACATTTTGTAAATAAAAAGGGCCAGTCGTGGAGTTACTGGCCCTTTTTATTTTATATGCGTCTTAACCAAACTTCTCGAATATGTCTAGAATAATCATCTCTGTACATATTCGATAATTCTTGTGATAATTGCATTCTTAATGCATATCCCTTATTTGACATAAGGACGTATGCGCCTGATCTACTCGGTGTATCTCTATCTAATTCGCGACCGATCTTGTATTCAAAACGACAAGCTTCATATGATGGGTCAATTTTAGCTAGAAATTCAGCTAATGATTTAGAGAAAGTAAGTCGATAAATTTTTTTACCGTCTGTAATTCCCCAAACTTTATTACTTGTTTTACATTTTCCGTCATTGCAGTTCTACATGGTTTTTTCCTCTTAGGGTTAATGAATTTTAATAACTAAGTAAAATCATAATAATATAAGTATTTATAGTTGTAAATAGTTTTAGCATAAATAATTAAAAAAAGGCAAATTGAATGAACTTTTCTACATTCTTATTAGAATCTGATTATAAGAAAAAAATTGATAAGGATACAGCTATTAAACTTATCAAAGATAATTGTGATACCAAAAAGATTTTATATCGTGGTATGACAAATACAGGAACTTTTTTAAAGGTTAATGGCGCAGATGGTCACCGCGAATCAGCAAATACCTCTAACTACTACACTGTTATTTTAGATAAGTTTATCAAAGATAAAGGTAAAGATTTGCCTTTACGCAGTAAATCTGTCATTTGTACAGATGATCATTATACAGCAACACAGTTTGGTGGTGAAGTTTATATAATTCTACCGTATAAAAATACTATTTTAGGTAAAGTTAATGCATCCGATATATGGGCAACTAAAGTAAAAATAGGTAATATAAATCTACCAATTGAATATTGGAACGATATGTATAATGATACAGATATAGATGTTAGTTCATATGAATCAATTATTAAATCATTAGAAAAATTATTAAATGATGATTTAATTGATGATAAAGATTATACTGAAGATGATATAGTATATTCTGACGCGACTGAATATTTATATCTAGCATTCGATTTTGATGCAAAGAATGTGCGCCCTTATATTGAAAAGGCATATAACATAGATACATTAGGATTTGAATTTGTTACTGCCGATAAAAATAAAATTGGCAGAACTAGTAGCGAATATTGGATTGGTGGTGATTGTATCGCAATTACAGAATCAGCATGGGATAAAATAAAAGACGAATTATAAAAAAAGGACCTCAAGGTCCTTTTTTATCGTAGTTCATTAATTAATATAATTGCATTCGCTATACTTTCAACTGGTATTGTATTTGATAAAACACCATTTTTCCAATGGCTAACGATAATACTATCTAATGTATTATCACGTATAATTTTACTAATTGTAAAGCATTCATCTTTATTAAAACTACAATATGTATAAAGATATTCAAAAGATAAGCGAATATTATTATAATTTTTTTCCAATTGAAAGTCAGCTAGATTTAAATCTCTATCTAATTTTTTAGGAAGAAAATATGCAATATCAATGCTTTTTGATTTATGCGGTATATCTAATGCATTAATAAATTTATGACCATCTTTTTCTTTGATAATAAAATCATCTCTTAATTGTGTACCGGCAGGTAATTTGGCAAGCCGATCTAATTCATCAATGACTTTAATAATATCAAATAAATTATCAGCGTCCGCCCGATCATATAAATCAATACCGTCAATCCAATATTCAATATATGGAGTACCTTCACCTTCGCATGAGCAAGTACAAGCCGGTGATAAATGTATATCATAACCTTTATATAGGTAATGCGTACCAGATATAATTTCTAAATTCACATTCATTATAGCATCTCCATATATATTTTATAATTAAAAACTATCGACTAGCTTTTGTACTTCGGCGTTTAGATATTGACCATATGATGATATATCTAATGTTTTCAAATGCTCATCAATTTTTTCTAGTTCGTGCGGTAATAAGTTCAGCTGCAATTCAAGATAACGGTCATCTGTTTGTGCACATTGATAGCCTGTCAATGGCTTACTTTGGTCAAATTTCATATTTATTATCCATAGTTATGTAAAAGATCAAATACTCTGTTTATACCTTTAGTTGCAGGTGCTTTAATATATTCACACTTAAAGCTATATGCTGCATCATCGCCATCTGGATCAACATAAAAGACTCGACATTTATCGTTTACATTATTAATTAATGACGCAGCTGGATATACATTTAGACTCGTACCAACGACGATTAATATATCGGCTTCTTTAATAATATCCACAGCATCCATAATTTTTGGAACGCTCTCGCCGAACCAAACAACCGCGGGCCGTAATGGAAAATCATCTTCGGCATAATCTTTATAATAATTTAGACCTTCACGACCAACATCATATAACTTTGGATTATTAATTTTTTCATCGTGGCTCATTCCCATCCAATCATAACTGCTATTAGAGCTACGAGCTTTTAAAATTTCGCCATGAATATGCAACACATCTTTAGCACCGGCCCGCTCATGTAAATCGTCGACATTTTGAGTGATTACCTGGACATTAAAATGTTTTTGCTCTTCCGCAATTCTACAATGTGCAGAATTAGGCTCCGCATTCAAAACTTCAATACGTCTTTCATTATAAAAGTCATTTACTTTTTGTGGATCACGCGCCCATCCATTAGGTGTGGCAACTTCTTCAATTTTATAATTATTCCAAAGGCCATCATTTGAATCGCGAAAAGTATTAATTCCAGATTCTTTAGAAATGCCAGCACCAGATAAAATTACTACATTCTTTTTCATATTAACCTACATTTAAACCAGGAAACATTTTGCATAGATATTCAGATGCAGTATTTAAATCACATACTGTATATTTTGAATAAAAATCATTTGATATAATAATTGCACCTTTTATAACTGAATGTACACGATGAATATCACCTTCAGTATCAATTAATAAATTACCAATTTTCAATTGACTAATATTTACAGATTTGTACTCATTTACAACTCTATTTTTAGCCATAAAAGATTTCATATTATGTGCACGAGTCATATTAAATATTGACTTACTAGAACTATTAATATCAGTTCCGTTAAATTCATTCCATTGCTTTTGTGCATGCCATGCATTTGCAAATGTATGAATAAGCATTTCAATAATAGAATCAGCATCTACTATAGATTCACTCTCATCATATACAAAAGTTTCCACCATATGAGGAGTATCATCTTTAAATCTGACATTAAAATCGATTGAAAGTACATGATTATGTCTTACATAAACAGTAAGATTAGTGTCGATAATGTCATATAACATATCTTTTGTTATGGCATTTATTGTCTTCATTTATGTATTTTCAATTACCCATTTTGGATTATTTGTATAACTTAAAGCGGCAATTGGAAAATCTTCAACACTAAGTACATTTTCTTCGTTTAGCCATTCAACAATTGCATGTTCGCCCCGCAATGAAACAACTTTAAGTTCCGGACTACCTGAATTCAAATAAACAATATCACCAATTTGCATTTTTAATTTCTCCAATATAAGAATATGATAATAACGTATTTATGAGTTATTGTCATCTATAATTTTAAATTTTGATCTTTTTTCTGCTACTGATGCATCAGTAGCCGCTTTTTCTAATCGTTTATTCCCGGCTGCAGCTAACACCGCAACAGCGGCTATAAATTTATCAACCTCTTCCGGCGTAGTTATATTATGCCTAAATGTACGTTTATTTCGATGTGGTCGTTTAAACTGGACAATATTAGAGTCATCGTCTAGATCATTATAAAAGCCTTTATATTCTTTATAAAAGCTTTTCATATGTTGCCGGTTATTTAATGAAAAGAGTTTTACATCGCTATTATCATTAATATTTTCCACAATTAATTTATCTTTATTCTTTTGAATAGAATAAACAGAACCATTAACATGTCTAATTTTTAATTTACTTTTAATTTGATGCAGACTAATATTTTTTGCAAAATCATTAGCACATTCAGGTCTATCATAAGATGTATACTTAATATAGTCTAGTTCATCTCCGGCTAAAAAAGCAGTATCATGAATAATTAAATTGTCTTCATTTAACAAATATATTTCAGCTTGATCTACTACTTCATTAGTATCATAATCCATAATTTCATGAATTAGCATAACACCTAATAAGAGTCCTTTATTTAAACCATCTTGCATTAAGTTGATAAGCGTATCTGCGCCAAATACATTATTAATAAAACCTTGTGGGTCAGTGAGTTCAATTTTTACAATATCACCCATATAAGGATAATCATTTTTAAAGTACATAATCTAATTCCTTTTGTATAGTATTAAATGTTTGACCTACTTCATCAACTAAAATATTTTCGGGAAACCGTAAAGCTGTTAATTTATTTGAAAAACTATTATTTTTCATTCTATCAACATAACGGCGCCCTACTGAATAATCTATACAAAATACATTATTATTTTTACCAAACCATGCTAAGGGATGAATATTGTCAAATGTAGAACTCGTTTTATTCATATTACGCCAATAATGTCCCATAATAACTGGAATATCATCTTCATAGCTTTCCCACCATTTTACACGGTCAATCATTCGCCATTTCCCACCAGTATAATACGGCTCGGTAACTAATACTTCTCGACCTGACGCGATTACACGAATTGGGTTATTCATTTGGAATAATAAATCGTGCTGCGAAGTATAAGGCAAATAAGGTGGTACCATATTTTCATCTTTTAGCAAATGACCATATTTTTTCTGCTCTTCGTTATATAGATCATTCAAACCGGTTTTATTAATATAAGAAATAATTTCTTTCTTATATTTTTTATACGCAGTTTTAAATGTATCATTATTTGATTTTAAAGTATCAATAGATTCTTGGTCCCAACACGCATGAACAATTCGCAATTTATTTGATTCTAATACAAGCGGTAAAGAGTTAAAAAACTCTAAAAATAAAGTCCTATCCGATTCAGTCGCAAATTCAGAATTAAATGCTTTTTTGTCGTCGTCATGAGGCGAACCAAAGAACCAGCCGTTGCCTTCTCTTTTTAAACCCATCATAATATTCATTTCATGGTTACCAATAATACATTGAGCATTACCATTATCCATTAATTGCTTAACTAAATGAACTACTTTAACGCTAGACGGGCCACGATCTACTAAATCGCCGACAAAAATAAGTTTTCTATTATCAGGATGATTGCCATATAAATCATAACCAAGCGCATTTATTAATGATACAAGCGCATCATATTCGCCGTGAATATCGCCAATAATATCTAATTTATTGTCAAATAATTTATGTACAAAGTTATTCATTATTGATTACTTCCTTTGACGATACAACGAAAACATTCTACATTTGAATCGTCTTCTTCAAATGTATATGATGGTCTATTAGTATGTTCATTAGTAGTATAATTTTTAATTGTATTGCTATAACGACCTGATTTAAAAGGTCGTCCGCTTCTTTTAATAACTATACTTCCAATTGGTAATAATACTGGGCTTTCTAATTCATTAATTAACATAGCCATGTCTTCCATAGATTCTTATGTATATACAATTATGCCATACGGTATTATATAAAGTACATAAAAAATATATATTAATAATGAAATAAAAAAAAGGACCACTTATATAGTGGTCCTTTTTTGAAATTTGGTTCGATAGGGTAGATTCGAACTACCGTTACGCTCTAGATTTATGGTGAGCGTGTCCTAGACCACTAGACGACTATCGATGGTTTTTGTCTCGCAAGACAAAACTGGTGTGATGTACATGTGGTGTAAAATTATTATATGTCACATATACATCAAAAGTAAACAATTAATTTTAAAATATTTAATTTAATAATTTGGCAGGCGACCAGGGATTCAAACCCTGACGGACGAGGTTGGAGCTCGTAATGCTGTCGTTACATCAATCACCTAATTTAATCTTTCGTATGAAAGATATCTTTATTTAAGTTTCCATTTTTATCTACTATTTTAGATTCAATTAAAAACTTACGTCTTTTTGTCGCTCTAAAATAATTCTTTAATGTCAATTTTATATACCATATGATTTATTTAAAAATTCATTGGTAATAGGCTTATCATTTAATTTACCTTGTTCAGTTAAACGATCACGCAATATTTTAATATCTTCATCAGTTAGAAGAGGCATTGATTTAATCATTTCAAGCAATTCAGTAATTAACATTTTATAACCGTAAAAATAAAAACGATGATATACCAGAAGGTTGGTATAAAGGCAGAAAAATGAAATTCTAAATGGACGCGGGGATACTCTTTATTGAATATCCCCGCGGGAAGCGGGAGTCAGATTTGAACTGACGACCTCGAGATTATGAGTCTCGCATGCTAACCAGGCTGCACCATCCCGCATCAATATATAAAGAAGGCGTAAGATCAACTTAGCTCATACAATATAAAGACGAATCTTTATATCAAGGGGTCGTCGATTTCATGGATTATATAATCCAATCTCCACTTCTATTCATCACCACCGATGAATCCATCAAGAACGTCTTAAGCAATTTAGTGGATACTTAGACGGAGCTTCTTATGGTTATATTTAGAGATAAACTTTAGGTATTTATCCTGGAAGATCACAAGTGTCTTCACCCTGATGATTGGTTACATCAGTTATTTAATGGTAATAACACAATGACTAAATTTGAACCTTTTAAATTAAAAAGGATTGTTATTACCACCAAATTCTTACATATTACAATTAATTCCGTTTGAACCAACTGTAACATATGGATTACCGTAACCTGACAAGATGTTTAACACATCTATAATTTCGTCGGCTAAATCATCATCCATTTTCATTGTTTTTAAACAAGTATGAAATTCATTATACACATCACTAATACTTTTACCGCTCTTCAACGCATCAGAAGCCAGTTTTACTAAGTTACCGCGATTATCATGTATATCAAATTTCATTTCTAGTTATCACTTTATCAATTATGTAATAAACAGATTCTTCAATTCCGTTTCCCCACTCACATCTCACAGCTTCATATCGTCCTTTTCTAAACTTATATAAAACTGTTGTATAAGTAGGTTCACCATCAAAATCGTAATCAACTGTAGTCTTCGTCATGATTCTACGATTATTTACAATATCTTTATAAACAACCGTACCGTTTTTCTTAGTAACAAACTTAGTCATAACTTGATGAGCTTGATGAACTATCAGAAGAACTACTTGAATCAGAAGACGATGAATAACTACTGTAATTGCTAGAATCGTCATAATGAACATGCGAATTGCTAGATCCGCTTGTCGAAGCACTTGAACTATTACGTTCTCTTCGACGACGATCCTCGTCTTTACGTATTCGTTCTTCATTTATACGTACGTTTTCGCGAGCTTGCATTTCCTTCGCTAAACGAATTTGTTTAATATAATCAACGTCATTATTATGGGTAATAGCTTCAACTTCATTTTTATGTAAATGAGAAGTATTGACCGACTTTTTATTGCTAATACCTAATAACCTGAGTATAAATTTGATCATATTAACACCATAATCTTTATTAGTTAAACTGAATTTTAATTATCAGTTTTAAAAATTTGGTCCGGATAGTAGGATTTGAACTTACGACAACTGCGTCCCAAACGCAGTGCTCTACCAGACTGAGCTATACCCGGAATACTAAGGTTTTGGTTGTATTTACGCCAAGATAACCAGGAACTTCAGCAGCATAAATTTCTTCATGCAACAACAGTTTTAATTAGATTACGCTAAGATAACTGTAAACTTCAGCAAAAACTGGTGGATCACACAGGCATCGAACCCGTAACCTCCGCAGTGCAAGTGCGGCGCTCTACCAATTGAGCTAGCAACCCGATAAGTTGGAGGCGAGACTGGGATTTGAACCCAGGGGCCCAGCTATGAACTGAACCAACGGTTTTCAAGACCGCCGCAATCGACCGCTCTGCCACCTCGCCAAATTATATGAAACGGTAAACCCCATACCATCATCGCGCTTCTTTTGAAAGACTTGCAATAATACAAAATTTACACTGTCTCATATAATGTATGACCGGTTCGCCACTCTTTACCGCACATCTTTTAAATGTCAATAAAGCTTAACTCAACACATCTCATACAAGTTAAACATATTTATCAATATATAGGATTCGAACCTATGGACCCCTATTAAAGGTCTACGCTGGTCGGCGTATGCATTCAGCCACTCTGCCAATATTAATTTCAATGTTTTATCAAATATCTATTTGATATCTGATGTTTTTCATTATATACGTATTTATGGTGATGTAAACAAAAAAATCATATTTTTTTATACTTTTTTTAAAAAAATATGTTTAACTGATCGTTTTTTAATCAATTAAACATATTTTGCATTAAAAAGACTCAATTAAGAGCCTTTAATTTTATATATGAACGTATAACACATTAGATTCATTATTTACTCGCGTTAAAAGATAGTCCGTATCTAATTCATTCCACTTAACACCCAACAAATGTATTTCATCAATAGTAATACCAATTGGTTTTTTATTATTAGTAATTTCATCTGCTGTTACATAATAATAAATTGCGTGCGGCATTTCTACTTTGCTTAATACAGGTGTATATTGTGATAACTTATTTTCCAGTGTGCTATTAAATAGTAAGCAATCATATGTTATATATCGATTTAAATCATTTTTATCACGAAAAATTCTATAAATAATTTTCTTATTTTTCTTTTCTTCAGCTTTTACTTGCCGAGAATTAAATGGATTGATCGCCATATAATCTACATGTGTTGCCATTTCCGACGGAAAAAAGTCACGAACATGTTCATATAAAAGAGCGGCGTCAATTTCATTTTTAATTTTTAAATCATTAATCACATAAGATGCAATAAATTTACGTTTAGAAATAACAAAGTTAGGTGCATCTAATAATGAAAATACTTTATTAAATGAATTAATTAACTCATTATATGTAATATTTAATAGCTTGCCACCAAGTCCTTCAATTTTATCAGTTGGAACAATAAGAGATACTTTTTCTTGAAAGCTATTATGTACTAATGCTTTTACCGTAATATTATAATTTAATGAGCTATCAATTTCATTATTTTCCATCCGTGCTTTATACATAGCTTTCGCTTTTTCTTTAACTTCTTGACGCAAATATTTTGGTAAAAGCGAAGCGCCGCAAATTGTACATGTTGGTATTTTTATAGATATTACTAGATCAATACCCTTATGAGTAATCGATTGATCTTTATCTCTCAATTGAAGTGATCCTTCACCACATGCTTTACAATGTATCCCAACAAAATCTTGTTCGGTTTTCATATTATAAATCCTAATTTAATTGTCTAAATTATAACAAATAAAAAATTAAAAAAATATACTTACAAACGATTTTTCTTAAATATAATAAAAACGTTTTTATTAGGAAGAGTAAAATGTCATTTGTAAATTTTTTAGCAGAAGCAAATACACCAGCTATTGTTGAATCAAAATCTGAACCAACCATTACTATCTATGATTATAAGCATGACCCAGTTGATGGCGAGCATGGTTATAAAGAAGGTGATATTATCGTACACGAAGATGTCGATGCTGATGTTGAAATAAACGGCGGTACTTTAAAATTTAGTATTTCTCCTGTATCTTTAAAAGATGAAGACCCAGTTGCGCATGAAGTCGTTGCTGCTGATATTGAGGTTGAATTTGATATTGATGCTGAACAAGATGATCACGGAGATCATCACCCAGTATTTGTTGTTAGCAATAAAGCAAAAGTTAAATATAATATCTGGAAATTAGATTCCCGCGATATTGATAACTATACAAATGTTAAAGCTACTCGCGATCGTTTTGAAAAGCAATTAAATGATGCGCTTTTACGTACAGTAGCTGAAGTGGTAATTGCGAAGTATGAAAAGTTCTTGAATAAGCAGCATAAGAAAGCTGTTGACAACTATAGCGATTACTAATAAAAAAGAGGCTTAAAGCCTCTTTTTTTAAACCAGTTTAAGCTGAATATTTTTTAAATAATCTGCCATAATATCTAAGAATTTATTTAATTCTTCACCGTTGATTACTGCTGTATTATCCACTTTCATTTTATCAATATTTTTAATTGATTCATGCATTGATGCGTGAAGTGGATAATTTTTAATATACTGATGGTATAATTTAGTTAAAATTTCAGCGATTGGATCTTTGCCAATAAATTTAGCGACAAATATATTATTTTGTTCGTCAAAGTAAAAATCCTTATAATCATATGTATTATACATTTGAGTGAATAATACATATTCAGGAGTTTGTGTATTTGTAAAAGTGTTCATATAGCTACCATTTATTTTGTTAATTTTGTGACTATATAATAACAGCAAATTTATTATTTGTATATACGTTTTAATAAAAATGGCACCCCGGACAGGAGTCAAACCTGCATGAGTCGGAGTAGAAATCCGATACCTATTCATTCGGCCACCGAGGCAAAACATCAATATTAGAAACGCCACATTCTATTTGGTCTTGCACCGTGTCGAATGCCATTTATCGGTAGAATTTGAGCCATTAACCTGAGCGAATCTTTTTTCATCGTTGTCAAGCGATATATATTGATATTATTAGTCTTTCCTAACGTCATCTTACTATTTATGTAATTACATAATAGATGTGTTATATCTCTATAAGACATTTAAAAGAATCATAAACACCAAAGAGTTTATAGATATTATTTAAGCTAATAAAATGAATTTTAATCGCCACTTTTAAGAGAATGCCGGCCGTAGCAATGCGATTCAGGTTTCCACCTGGATAATCATAAGTAGAACCAGCTGTCTTTCGAGGGCTAGGGAACAAGATGATTAGCTCTTATTTTTATGATATTTACCAATAGCGATACCATCTTTATTTCTGACAATATTACCGTTATGATCAATATATACAGAATAATATTTTTTGCCTTTTAAAATAGATGATATTTTATTTGCATCATCTAAAATATGCTGAACCAATTCTTTTTTATCGTTCATAATAATTCCTTAAGAGTAGGCGCGCGCAGTCGCCTCGTGTTAATTGCTCGTCTTTCGACGCTACCTTTAGAGCTGCGGAATATGGGGCTCGAACCCATATCTGGTAAACAATGTAAACATTTACCGATAATCCCTATTATACTAATTCCGCACAATTAAGTGTGCCTCTAAAGCTCTCTTATGGGTTAAAATCGCTTAAATTCATAGAAACAAATATGGCATTTGGTGAAATATTGCCATTTCTAATCTCTTGATACATTAAAGACGAAATATCAGATATAGTATTTACATCTGTATTAATAGTCATAAAATGAATACCTGGATCACCTGGCAATTTATATAATACACTATACGTATATTTATGCTTCTTCATTATAGCATCCTATATTATATGTGAAATTATGTAAAAACAATAATTATCTTTAAGATAATTCTTAAAGTAAATTTGATAAAATCATTATATATGTAATTATGTTTATTGTATATATAATTTATTAAATAAAATAAAAATATTTGGATAAAACATGAAATTTGCCGCATTTTTATTGGAAAACACTGTTTCTAACGGTCAATATAAAACAGCTATTACAGAAGAAAAAGCGATTGAACTTATTAAAGAACATTGTAGTAAAGTAAAAAAACCATTTTATCGTGGTATGAAAAAACAGACTTCGCAGTTTTATATTTTTCAAGGTGATAAAGGTAGCCGTTGGTCATCTACCCATAAAGAATCAGGTAACTATTATAATACCTTAATGGATAAATTTATCCAGGAAAAAGGTGCTAATCTACCATTAAGAACTAAGTCTATTATATGTGCCAATCAAGCAAATTATAATCATATTGAACATTTTGGCAATCAACAGTTTGTTGTATTCCCATATGATGATACAGTAATTGGATATTTGCCAGCATTTGATATATGGCATTGCAAATTAAAGCTAGGCGCTAGACCTATTGAGTTTTTAGATTTTAATGAACTGTTGTCAAATGTTGGCAGTATTAATTCATTAGATTATGATAAATTAATTGATGATATTAAACACGTAATTAGTGATGATTATATCGCACCAAATGGATTAGCTCTTACATCATCAAAAACATTAAAGTCTTATTTTAAAGATGGTGATGTTGAAGATATTTTACGAAAAGCGTTCAATGAAGTTGGTTTTTTCTTTGGTGATGCGTCAAAAGATGATAATCAAGAACGTGAAGTATGGATTGGTGGTCCATGCGTTGCAATCGAACTTAATACATATTATAAATTAGAAAATGAAATAAAAAAAGGGATTTAATATCCCTTTCTTTTAATTAATATATAAAATTAAATTTCTTATGTCTTCGTCTGGAATAATAAGATCATAATATTTAATTGATATACTATCGCCTTTTTTAAAATGTTTAACTTTCTCTTTTGCGTCAGCTAATGTTTCAATAAAATTTTTATATAATTGTGAATTTGATTCGATCGCTTCTTTACTTAAATCAATAACAAATTTATTATTGTTAAACATAATTTCAACTGGATATATATCTTTATTTGTAGTCAGTACGGCTTTAAGAGTATTCAATCGATGTATACTTGGTGCAACTTCTAAAAGAGAATCTAAAAAATACAATTTATTAATCCTTAAAAATTACTAATATAACTTATTTAAAAATGGTCGGGGGACACCCCTTTATTGGAATGTCCCCCGGGCGGAAGCGGTGAGATTCGAACTCACGGAGCTGTTACACTCGTCTCGTTAGCAGTGAGGTACCTTAAGCCACTCGGCCACGCTTCCATTTGGTCGGATATTTGTTAAAGCAGATTCCGATTAACTGCTCCCTTACGATCGAGTTTTGGGATTCTCGATCTTACGCCTTTTTAGCTTTCGCTATCTATTAAATTTGGTGGAGTCAGTACGGATTGATTACCGCGGGCTTTCGCATCATATTCACCATATGATCTGCACGTCTGCAGCTTCTTCCTCCATAAAGGTGGTACTCGCACGGGGATTCGAACCCCGGTTGCCGCCGTGAAAGGGCGGAGTCACTAACCGCTGGACGATACGAGTAAAAAATGATTGGGCTTGAACCAATCAGCTTTAAGTATATTTGGTGGGGCCGACAAGAATCGAACTTGTGACCTGCAGAACTTCAATCTGCCACTCTACCATCTGAGTTACAGCCCCAAAAATTGGTGTACGAGGTAGGACTTGAACCTACAATGCTTGTGGCGACGGAGTTACAGTCCGCTCCCTTACCATTCGGGTCACTCGTACATTATATTGATTTATTTGTATTTAACGCATTTAAATCCATATGTATCTGTTTGCGAGTGGCAATTGGGACAAAGAAATCTTAAATTAATTATGAGATTATTTCGCCAATTGCCATCTATGTGATCAATATGTAATATAATAGGTTTACCATTATACTCAACTATACCACAAATAGAACATTTATATTCTAAAGATCCTTCGTTTTTAATTGCTGTTAGCAATGTAGAACGCTTTGCTCTAGACTTCATTGATTTATCAAATACCAGTACGTCGTCATAACATTTTGATTTGTGAACCAAATTGCTATAAGTTTTACTACTACCAATAAAATGAGAAGTATCAATTTCAAATTCCTTCAACTTGGTTGATACCAAATTGATTGAACTCTTACTGACGCAATCTGTACCTTTAATTTTTTTAACAAGGTCAGTTACCGTATCGCATTCATTTACATATTTCAGTAAATTTTCTTTAGAATACTTCATGTACACGCCCAATAATGTTATCAGCTAAATCTAAACTCATGGAAGATTTATCATCAGCTGATGTGTTTCATTATATACATATTTATGGTAATGTAAACATATTTTTTTATATTATTTGGTTATTTTTTGATCAATTGAACATAATTTTTCTTATTTTTTTAGTTTTTCTTCAACTAATGACTTAAATTTATTAAATTCTACTTTATTTACAAGTAAACATTTATTACTTGTCCAAAATTCATATGATTTATTATATGGTATTTCATCAGTCAGGTCTGTTACTTTAATTTTACATTTATCAAGATCATACATAGCATGAATTAAATCATAAAAATCTTTAACTTTTTCAGAATTATATTTTTCATCAATTTTTTTATGTGCTGCATATAGCTTTCTTAATGTACCATATTCTTTATATAAAACACTCGCCGCAACTTCAATAGGATTTCTAAAAGATATGTCAATAGCTAATGATTTTAATTCAGATAAGGCTTCATGTAATTCATCTGAATAATTAAAGTCAATATCTTCAATATAAGCAATTTTAGATCCATTATATGGGAATACATAATAGTTATTATCACCAAATATATTAATATGATCATTACTTTTTTCAGTATTTCCTGCAAATATAACCGACCGCGATCTTTGTGGCGCATCTTCCTTATATTTGTTAAATATAATTTCATCAACAATGCTTCTATTAAGAATATTGCCGGATTTACTTGGCCTAGCCGATACTTTTGGATTAACTATAGAAGCTTCAACTGATGTATTACTACCACGGCTAAATCGTGTATCTAAATTGGTTTTATTACAATGCTTAATATATATATCCGCTGCTTCTTCTATAGAAATATTTTCTTTATGATCAGATTCTGATAATATTAAGTATTCTTCGAAATTCATCTAACTAACCTTTTTTATATTATATTTATAGGAATAGTCAAATGCTTATATTAAACATAAACGGTAATATTATAACAGACGCTATTTTAGTAGAAATAATCGGTGATAAAGTTATATGGCAAAGAAAATATTCAGATAGATTATATGAAACATCTACTGATAATATAGTGTCAATTAATTGTATACCATATAAAAAATAAAAGGACTGCAAGGTCCTTTATTTATTCATCAATAGGGTCTAAGTCAAAATCATATACATATGCATCCATATCAAATGGTATATCTCTTTCTGCTAATTCATAAAAAACAGATATACCTGAATCAAGCCGCATCAATCGTTGAATCATACCCCATTCTTCGTCGTTTTGGCAAATGTTTAATCTAATATAAGCTGTTACATCCATTAAAGACTTAAACAGTTTAGTTTCAATTTCATCATTTGTTAAAGGGGTAATTTGTAATGTTTCATTTGACATATGATTTTAAAATCCTATTAAAAATAAATTATATCATATTTTAATTATTCAATAACTGTATTCTTATATTCTTTAAATTTTTTATATTTACTTAAAAATTCTGCGGTGGCAATATAAATCATTCCAAATGCTAATAATAAAAGTATAATTTCAATTGTATTGAAATTAAAGTTAAAAGTCATGCGGGTTGATTCATTTGATACTGTTTGAGTATAATTAAATGATACATATATAATACTTATTATATTAATAATTGCACATATAAAACCAATTATATATGAACTAACTATTAAATAGCTATCTTCAAAAGTGGCAATTAATGCATCTTTAGTATTCATTTTATATCTCTTATTAAAATTATTATTTAATGGAATAAAAAAATCCGGGTGTAACCTGTTTTCTAATAAAAAAAATAGATTAAACAAAATTACTCATTTAATCTTATAAGGTTTAAATTTTTTACATTTTAAGCATTCCATACCACTTGAATCTTTTGTATTACCTACGCCGAATTCATGGACCATTTTATGCTTACAGAAGAGTTGTTTTAAAAATCTAATCAAAACATTCTCCTAAAAATTTGGTGCCCATTGACAGAATCGAACTGCCGTGACTGGAGTACAAAACCAGCATAATACCACTATATTAAATGGGCTTTGGTACCTACAAATGGATTCGAACCATTGACCGCTCGCTTATCAAGCGAGCGCTCTACCACTGAGCTATATAGGTATTTTACTTACTGATTAGTATCACAGTAAGTAAAATCAATTATATATGTATTTATATTAAAGTAAACATATTTTTTATACTTTTTATAAAAAATATGTTTTATTTGTTCAAAATTTAATCAATTAAATTAACCATTGAGTAATATCAATACTTTCTCTAATATCACCTCTCAAAATATCAACGGTAACAGCCATAGTAGCAGCAGTGAATGATAAATTTACTTTAATAGGTTCCCCATAATATTGATGCAATTTATTTGACATATCAGTAAGCATCTTTTCAGATTCATTATTAAATTCAGTAAAAACTGCAGTATCTACAACTGATTTAATAATTGATAAGACTTCATTATCCATTTTTTGATCCTTTTTAGTTGATATATAAAAATTATATCACGTTTTTTTACGGCGGG